AAGAATGTAGGAAGTAGAACTTGGCGTACAGATTATGTCATATATAAGCAAAATGGACAAGTTAGACGAAACCCGTCAGAGTGGCGTTATGAATATGACGACAAAGAAGTATTTCATGGAGAATGGGTAGAACTTCGAAACAAAATCCAGGATGGCATTGCAGTTAAAAAAGGAACAAGATGGGGTAGTAACAAATGTTTATTCTTCCTTGACCACAATGATTGGAGACAAAAATTGCAAGGAAAAGAAATCTTGGATGTAAAGCTTTATATTCGCAGAAGAAATACTGCACACGGATATCCGGAGGATGGTCGTTTCCTTCATGTATGGGCACATAACTATGGAGGGAAGTGGGATCTGCCTCCAGCATGGCAGGGCCCGCAACTTTTCAACCATCAAAAGATAGAAAGACTAGATTTTAACCGAGGAGAATCACACTGGGTTCCTCTTAATAAGTCATTCGGTGAAGGCCTACGTGATGGTTGGATTAAAGGGGTAGCCTTTTACCATCCGGAAGCAAGTTATGGGCCATATTCTTATATGCGTTTTGACGCTTTAACATTCCAATTTTACGTAAAATATCGATAGGGAGAGAGCAATCTCCCCTTATTTTTTAAGGTGGTGACACGGATTGGCACAGTACCAAAGAAACTTTTATTCTAGTTCATTATATGGACGACTAAAAGCATTTTATGGAGATTATCTAACAGAAGAATTTGATGCTCAAGAACCTTTTAGCTATCATATCGATGCAAAGATCCAAGCACAATTACCTTCTACTTTTTACGCAGCAACAAGCAGAGAATTTACAAGAACCGATTCAACCAAGTGGACAGTATCGGGTACTGATATTAAAACAAGAACTGCTAATACACCAGTGGAATTCTTAGCTACGGGTGACAATTTGGAAGTTCATGTACGACTTCAAAACGTGGGAACTCAGAACATCGAAGCGAGGTTATATAAAGAAGAATTGGTAGCAGAAGCATATCAATGGGTAGAGAAGCAAATAAAATCAATCAATACTTATCCTTAACGAATCCAAATAAAGTAGATAAAATTGCTTTTGACTCTTACGGTTTTGGTGATTACAAAGTAGTTATCCAAGCACTTGATACGACAGCAGATGCAATCATTGTTGGAGGCAAATTAAGAACAAGTGATTTCAATATTGAAATTCGTACCTCTGCCAATAAAACTACATGGTCTCAATGGGAGCCTATTACTTTAACGAAAGCATTTATTCAAGGACAGGATTATTTATGTACAGGACAGAGCGTGACATTATATCAAAACGTTCGTTATGTTCAAGGTAAAATAATTTTACTATCTTCGGATAATGCTACTTCTCCAATTATTGATAAGGTTGAATTGCGTTCAGAAGACAGTGGGTTATATGATCAAAATGGTGATTACACTGTTAAAATCGATATGACGCAAGTAGCAAAAGTGTTGGTAAGACATTCAAATATGCAAGTAAGATACGTTTTATTCAGAAGCAACCAACTGGTACTGAAATGAATATTCGTTCTTCTTCTAGTCGAGACAATATATTCTGGGGCCCGATAACAGCGCCATATCGTCAAAATACAAATCGTCTTCGATTAAAACGTGGAGCAACAAATCACAGTGTAACACTAGGACCGATTAATGAAGGAACTAAGTTCGATTTCAGTAAAACAACTGCATTATTAAAGTGGGACACACAAGCATTCTCTCCTAAAGATGCAAGTAACACTAAGATATCTTATGTTTTCTCTAAAACAAGAACGAACCAAAAAGACCCTCGAAATCTTCTTCAAGTAATTGATAATCCGATGAATGTAAAAGATCGAGCGATGAAGTTCTCTCCTCAACCATATTTCCTAACTGTAGAAATGACACGTTCTTCAGTAAGAGGAACGCCGGTAGTTGACCTTATAGATATTTACCAAAACATCTTATACAAAGAAGTAGTCAATGTAATTAATAAAGATGTTTCTGCAGTAGATGGTTTAAGTACAGGTAGAAAATCACTTCAAAAGATTAGCGATTATGCATTCAAGTATCCTAGTACCTCAAATCAAATTCCATTCAACCAACAGCAAATTACTTCTGCTCAACAAAAGTATGAGCTTACAGACCAAACAAGAAGACCTTCTGATGTTATGATTTACCTTAAATCAGAAGAAAGTAAAGGATCTAGAAAGGTAAGTCTACATCTGCATCTGATGAAGTAATTGCAAAAGCTATTCAAAGGAAGTTGGAGTTTGGACAAAAAACAGGAGTCCTTATGCATTACCAATATGGTGCAGGGAAGGTTCAGTATTTAAGACCTTATGAAAGAGAAATAGATTCCACATTCACACCATTCTTACTACCTAATCTTAAGTACCGTTATTACATTCAAAATGGATGGCCAAACGAATTCCACAAGGTTGTTAATGGACAAACATTGAATGATGTAGCTGAAATGTATAACACAACGGTAACTGCAATTAAAACTATCAATAAGGATATCCTGCTGAATGAAGATGGAACATTAGTGAAAGACCAACTTATCACGATGCCAAACACATCTAAAAAACAGTGATGTTTCTCTATTGTTTAAGAATGGTACGGTTTATACGCAAAAATCTAGTCATAACTCAGTATATGACAAAGATCATGTGTAAACGTTACAGACTTCTCAAGTGAACCAATAAGTATTAAGGTTCCAAACACTCCTCCAAAAGGATATGTGGATTGGGCATCAGAAGAAAAAATTTACACTGGTGTAATTAATGCGAATGATATCGCGGTGAATTTGTTCGTACACAGTTCAACCTTTCAACTCTTGCGGATTTCAATCGTGAATATATGGTAATAGAGGGTGATACTTGGGAAAGTATTGCTACTAAGTACGATGTTCACGTACAAGACCTGAAGGTAGCCAATGATTCAATTGAAGATTAAAAGTAGGAGATACAATCATCATTCCTCCAAAATATTATTCTTCCTGCATTAGCTCCCGAAGCCGAGTTCGAAAATGCGATGCCTTATGAGATTTCTATTATTGAAGATTCTGTTCATAAGAAAAATGGAGTTAGAATTGATGAGTCCTTTGTTCCTATTGATTGGAGTGGAAAACATCTTCCTCTTGAAGTTACATATAGAACTTCTGAACTTCTAACAGCTGAAATGGTAAGAGGTGCAGATGCAAATGGAATGGATCCACTTCCTTGAGTGATGTTGTTGAGATTGTTTCTTGTAAGAAAGGCAGTGTAACATATCACATTGGAACGAAACTTTAAAAACAGGTGACTTCAAATTAAAGAGCAACTACATTGATTGGTCTCCATCTCAAGCAGGAGTACTAGAGCCTGCAGCAGGAGAAGAATACGTTGTTGTTTATAAGCGTCGTGAAGTAGACAGTGTGAAAGTTCATTTAGATACAACTTTACTTCGAAAAAAATGGGAACAGACATTGTATGGCGTTCACCTGAAATAAAAGTATTTGATGGGGTTTGTACACCAACAGAAGACTTTAAACTGGAACTTCCTATCCTCAATCTTTCGAAGGATATGATGGTATCTACAAGAATATCGGATATATTATTGAGGATAATGACTTATGGGTAGAAACAGTTGTCCAAGATATCAATGGCAAGAAGTTCTTAATAGGGACTCTGAATGGAAAAGATCCAAGTAAGAATTGGCATCCTGAAATTCAGAAAGGTTACTACTACCTAAAAGAACAAGAGCATTACCTATATTCTGAACCATTAAAAACGGTATTAACTGAAAAAGAATTACCGACAGCTGATGGTATCGAATATGTAAATGGAACAACTGGAATTGGGGCAATGTTATTACCTACTAGTAGCAACATGGTTAAAGATTCAGTGTTTTGAAAACGACAGTTGGAAAAAGGCTAAGGTCTTTAATGCAACATCATTCTAGTTTAGTTAAGGAGGGGAGAGATTCCTCTCCTTTTCTTATGGACATTAATAAGAATAAAGGTTAGATTGTCAAAAGAAATCAATAAAAAGGTGGTGCAGAAATGTTCACTAATCCGGGAACAATTATTAAACATGCTACAATACCAAACGCTATTACATTCCAAAGCGCGGGATATGTTTCTATCTCCAATGAACTTTATGAAGATAGCAAAGTAGTATTCTCGTTTTCTAGACCTACAGAAAAAGTAGTATTAATCCCTAAATATTTAAGTGATGGAAACTTCTTGTTTGCTTCTTTAGATAAAGAAAACCAGTTACATATAGGCGGAATTGTAAAGGATTCTGAGAAGATTTATGGAGTGGTAGATGCAAAGGATAATATCTTAGATTCTAACACTCTAACAATCTCTTCGGATGGATCTCACTTTACAGTTACTTTAAACAATAAAACAGTTTTTAAATTCGAATCTGCTTTATTCGTCAATGGACAAGTTCGTGTATATGGGGAAGCAGGAGAAATCTTTATTCTTGTGAAATACAAGAACCTCAATCTACTGCATGGACAAGTAATGTAGATAGTGGGGGAGTAGAGGTAAAAACAATTAAAATAGAAGATCATGAATATATTAAACTCTTAGGTTCTGCATCTAAGAAAGCCACATTCTCTCAATCTATCTCTTTACTTGCGAAAGACCATACGCTCTCATTCAATGCACAAGGGAATGGTGAATGTCTAATTAAGTCAGGAGATACAGTGTTAAAACAGATTGATATCTCAAAAGGAGACTTATCTTACATCTCTCAAACTTTCAATGTAGCAACCCCACAAACAATTACTCTACTATTCCAAACAAATGAAATTCTTATCGTGGGAAAACACCAATTAGAAGACCGTGTAGATCCTACTCCGTACATACCGAACTCTAGTATTACTAGTTCAGTAGTTCGTAAGGGCTCATCATTAAAGTTCCCAGTAAAGAACTTGTTTGATAAAAGAGCAGGAAGTATCTACTTAAAATTAACTACAAAAAACCGTATCGATAGAGATCAAACTCTTTTCCGTTCAGACACAAATGAACTATCTCTTGCAGTACGTGGAACTAATTTATCTTATACCGTTGGCGCAAGTTCAATCACTATCCCTAAAACACTTGAAGGAAGTACGTCATATGAATTCCTTTGCAGTTGGAATGATGAAGGTATTGAATTAACTATTAATGGTGAAAATGCGAAAGCTTTAAATACAGGACTCCTACTTACAACTCCTCAAGAATTGATTTTTGCAAGTGAAGCAACACCTGTTCAGGAAGAAGTTATTTTAGAGGAATGGGCATTGTTCAATAACAAATTGCCAGCTACTTCTAACATTAAAACACAACTACCTTTTGCGGTTATGCAATCTTTATTTGATGGAGGAATAAGTGGCCAGAATGTTACTTGGTCTGAAATCCCTGTAGCCCAATTGACCATTCACCAATTCTAGTGCAAAAAGAGAATGGAGATACGTTACAAAAAGTATCATTCTTTAATCATGAAACAGGAGCATACCAAACGTGGAATCAAGAACCATTCCAGTATGACGGTAAGAGTGATTACGTTGAGGTTGCGTACAATAACCTTGATGAACAATTCAGGGATATTGCTATCCGTACAGAGGATGGAGAAAAAATAGGAGAGCCTTACAGAATAGATGGTAAAAGATTTTACTTCTCTTTCCATACAAACAGAAAGGCAGTACTAAAAAATAAAACCCTCTATGCAACGTACCAAGTGAATGACACTTACACAATTGATTACAATATCAAAGCTGTTGATGGTTACCGAATTGATTTCGCTAAACATGATGGCGGGAAAAGAATTGTGTATCAAGAAGGAAACCGTTATGGTGAACCGAAGAAGCTAGCAACAATGATCGATATGAATCCAATTCAAAATCAGAATCATGAAGGGTTCTTATATATTACGAACACAATAAATAAGACAGATAGCTTTAGAATTACAGCTACGCCAGACCGATTACATGCAGATGGCGCAAGTTTCTCAACGCTTATTATTGAGCCACTTGATTATCAAGGGAACTTCTTGTCTCACTCGAACTTAGAGATTATTGCTTCTAAAGGATTTGTTTCTAGACATGTATCAAGAGATGCAGTTGAAGCGCAAAAACGTTCAGGACAATATCTGTATCAATACCATGCTCCATATATTCAAGCAAAGCGTGCAGGTGAGATTGTAGAGGATTATATTTGGATCACAGATAAAGATAACAATATTGGTGTTTGCTACAAGATGTTACTAAGCCCTGTGTCAAAACCAGATAAGGTTCAATTAACTAAAAGTGAAAAGAACTTATTAACTGCAAAAACAAGAATCATCAACTACCTCCTTATGTATGAAGGGGTAGAGAGATATGAAGATGAAGTGCTATTCTCTATCTTAGATTTTAACCAAGATGGTCGCGTTACAATGGACGAGATTTTAGTCTTAGAAACAAATCAAAAAGATAATGAACTGACTATTATCTTAAACAAGTTAAAAGAATGGGAGGATACAAAACATGCAGCTGCAACCTCATAAAGACCTTGTTCGTAGTGGGCAAAGAAATCGCGGGTATGCTATTCGTATCGGTAATAAAGTTCCTAAGAATAGTGCAAACCTTGCATATGTACAATCAAAATCTGTATCACCCGAGGAGAACATCTTATTAGAAGATGTTTCTTCTCAAATTAAAGAAAACGGATTATCTAATTTCATAGAGAAGGATTACATGGTTTATCCAAACAACAAATTCTTATTAGAAACAGAATCCGGGCAAGCTATTTTTCCTACTGATGCAGTCTATGTAACAGATGAATTTACTATTCGTAAGAACCGTCAAGACACTCCAAAACCAGTATTTTATCAGATGGAGTTAAAGGGGCGTTTCGATGCAAGAACTGCTCAAGTCATTCCTTATCTAGGTGGCTTTTCTTCTGAGACTGAGCAAGATACTATACCTTTAGAAGAAGTGGTATTAGATAAACGAAATGATTTAGTTTATGTAGGCAACAGCATTCGTATAGAAGCCAACGGAGGGCCATTGGACGAGGATGATGTGTACAAGGTTCAATTAATTCGTGAGGATAATTTCATATACCGTATTGTTGTATTTACAAATTTCCGTAACAACAAAGATGTTACATACAAGGCAGTATACCCTAACTACCGAAGTGATATTAAACAGAACGAACTAAAAGAAGAAGTGCTTAATGCATATCCATTTTTTGAACAAGTAACAATGGGTGAGTTTGAAGATATCGTTACTGAAATGGAAATCGATCCAGACAAATACAAACATTTGAAAGTGTATGCAATTGAAGAGAAGGGGAATGATTTTTCTTTCTATGCAACATCTGATGTTATGATTGCAAATTATCAAACACGAACACCTCAACTATTTAAACATCGCGTCGAAGCAAAATTGAAAACCAAATTAAGTGAAACAAACCCAGGTAAGATGAATATTGGATTCAGTTTTGTTCAATCGGTAATCAATGTTGAAAACTTATCTTCTATTGGTAAGACGATAAATGAACATCTATCACTTCCAAAGTATATAGAATTACAAAACCCACACCCAACAGAAGTGGATCTATTGAAGAAAGATGTACGATATTGGGCAGTTAACCTTGATATGCCAGACCATCACTATGAGGATTATGATTTACTCGTTATAACTGGTTACGGTAAAGCCGACTTATCTATGTTTAAAGACAAGTTTGAGCATTACTTAAAAAATGGCGGTACGATTTGGATAGATAATGCCGGTAGTGGAATCAACATTCTTGATTTCAAAACGAGCAAAGGTAACACATTTATTTCCGACATCGGGTTCTCGTCAAGCAGCAATGAATTCGGAATTAAGGAAATTACAAAAGACTCTCCATATATTAGTCGTTTGCTACCAATTCAAAACGTTGGAGCTTTAGGCTATGCAGATATCTCTCCAGCTATCTTATTTGGACAAGATGAAGAAAGTACGCAGTGGGATATAATTGTAAAACACTTAAATGGTGGGCCTTCTATTATCAAGAAAACACTGTTTGATAAAGGTACTGTTCTTGTTTCTAACTGTGGAATATTTAGAGCGTTTTACCACAACCAAAAAGAAAGTGTAAACCTTGTTTTGAACTCAATCCTTTATCATTCAGAAGAACAATGGGTATTTACTCCTTGGCGAAATGACTTCGTATATCACCGAGACAATTTATTTGCTCAGGAATACAAAGTAAACAACACGGATGTTTATATTAATGACAGAAGTGATTACAATGCAAACCAAATTGTCGCTAAAAAAATCCTTTATAAGAACTGTAAAGAGTATGTGAAAATCTACTGCAAACCTTGGTTCTATAATGCTACAGGAGTGTATGAACATGCTGTAGATGGTGATAAATCAATTCCAATTAACAATAGTGGATTTGAAAGTGGTCAGGTAGATGCAGGTGGACAGCCTATTACTTCTTGGACAGCTGATACAGTAAATGCGATCCCTTCATGGAATACAAAGAAGTTAGCTGGTCAAACAGTTACATTCACACATGATTCTACAAAAAGCTTATTCGGTGTTCGTCAGGTGTCCTTAGACTCATCAAACGGAACAACAGGTGCTCAAGCCTTTTGGGAAAGTGAAGATATCTATTTATCTATTGATGATTATAAAGTTACTGTATGGGCAACTATTGATCAGGTACGAGGAATTACAACGGATGGTATTAAGGTTGGTATCTATAACTTACAAGGTGAAAAAATCTCTTCTTCTATTTCTATTACAGGGAAGAAAGATTGGGTTAAGTTAGAAACGAATTTCCACATCGATAAGCCTCAAAACATTAAGATTCGTTTAGGCTTTGTGGATGGAAATGGTTTCGGTAAAGCAAGCTTTGATGATGTTACATTAGATACAATCGGAGCGGTTAGAGGTGTTGCACAGAATGAAGGAGAGAAAACTCTCTATGCATTCAGTATTAAACCAAATGCTACAACGATTGACATTGAAGCAGAAGGATTTGAAAATGCAAACATCACTAGAGCTACACCAGAAATTCCATTCACATACACGATTATGCCATTTATTCATCAGTGGATTTCCTTTGGCGTAGATCCAGGAACAGGACTAGAGTTTGGTCGTTATGAACGAATGTATGGACCACCAGTTTCTTATTCTAAATCAATTCGCAAAACAGAAGGATTAAAGAATCTAGGTTACTTGCATACGTTGCTTCCTCCAGTTCCAAGTGGAAAACAATGGTATGACAAGAACAAAATCTTCTACAAGATTGCACTTGGTTCAGAAAGTTTAGAGGAAAACAATTTAGTTAATCTAAAACTATTTGACCGTAAAACAGGCATGGAATGGTTCTACAGTGGAGATCTTGTTATTGGCCACAAAGATATTTTCTGGGCAACAGACAAACCAAGTTTTGTTCTTCACGCTGAAACTGGATTCGAAACAATAAGAGCTTCTAAGCGAAACTTTGGATTGAAGTTAATTGATGATCGTCGTATCTATAGTGAACTTCCTCAAACAAAGGACGCGAAAGAGAACTGGTATTTAAGAATCCATAACGGACAGTTCATTAAGGATGACCTTGGATATAAAGAGTGGTCAGAGCTACATGCTAGTAATAATCCTGCTGTAATGAATCAATACAAAGAACGAGTTATGAAAAAAGAGAAGTACCAAGTCAACGAATACGCTTCTCAAATCTTTAATCCTTCTATCGGAATTATGACAGTAGAGAACGAGATGGAATACATTACTCCTTCTACAGTGAAAGTACCTCACAATAATCTATTTGTAAACCAAGGCTTTGTAGAGAAAGAGCAGCTTTTAGTTGAGGGATTAGCGAATTCTGCAGGAACATTGTTCCGAGCTAAACAAAAAGACTGGATTCGTAACGATAAAGTTCACATCTTTATAGATGCCGCAAACAACGGAAACATCGTGGAGATTTTCGAAGAGTATCCATTCGAGATTAATCATGACGAGGGTACTGTTTTCTTCCCAGGTAGAAATATAACTGGTAAAGTGTACGCTACTTATGAACATCGTAACTTCCGCCTGTATAAGCGAATCTACAAAAATACAAAAATGTCCAACGACTTATTGGAGAATAAACGTATCGATCCGGTTACGAAAGAAGTAATTATGTATGGTTCAAAAGAAAACTGGTTAATCCAACCGGTGCCGGTTCTAAAAACTACTAAAGGCAAGGCAACATCAGCTAATACAATCCCTGCTACAAACTATCGCATCGATTATGAAAAAGGGAAAGTAGTCTTTAAATTTGAACCAGTTGGGCCTGTATATGCAGACTATGGTTATTTCGAAAACCAAGAGTTAACAGCAAATGATTATGATATCCAAAACGGAATCTTCTTCTTAAAAGAAAACATTTCATTTAAAGATGATTTATTTGCTAAGTATTCTTATTTCGATAACTTCTACGAATACAAAGGCTCCTACAATGAAACACTTCGAACATTCCTTCATTTAGACCTCAACCCATCAGTGGGACATTACTCAACTCTTCCGATGACAACTTATGTGAATGGTGTTCAAAAGGTAGAGTATAAGAAAGTTCCATCTTCAAAGCTTCTTAATAAGCTTATCCATATCTACATCGTTCCAGATTCTGAAAATGGAAACTCAATTCGTCACTGTTTCAGTAGGGAAGAATGGAGAAACATTCAACAGTCAAACCCTATGTATCTTCTACTTGCTAAGGTTCAAGTACGAGAGCATACGAGCGTTAAAGATGTGGTTGTTATGGATGCACGTACTCGCGGTGGTGGTATCTCTGAATCGTTATCAACTAAGACAATCGATGAAAGAGTACAAGGAAGACAACGTTATTGGGATATTGGTAATTGGGATGGAAAAGCATTTTACCGAAATGGTGTCCTAATTGTCGCACTTCCTAAATCGATTCTAACTGAATACGGCGGTAACTTATCGGAAGAATACGCAAAAGAAGTTATTGATAAGCACGTTGCTTACGGAACGTACTGCATTATTGAATGGGAGTGATTAGTATGAATTATCCATTAGGAGCATTTCAGTACTATGACAAGGAGACAGATACAACCCACCTACAGTGGAGTTATGTTGACGATCCGAACCTTACTCATTTTGAAGTTGAAATCTATGATCAAAACTTACGTAAATGGGTGAAGTGTGATGGACGAAATGGAATTATAGAAAAGCAACCGAAAATGGGAAGTAACTATTAACCAATGGGGCGGATAATTCCGTCCCGTTTTTTATAGCAAAAGTAATTTGTAATGGTTATAAAAGAAGCATATTAAAGACAAAGTAGGTGAATGTATGGAAAAGGAATTGATTTTCCCTGTGCCTTATTCTGAGTTTGTCCGTAAAAAGGATGCACAATATGACGGGGATCCTAATGGGGATTACGTCATGTCTGAAGATGTTAATGAACTTCAGGAATCTATTGAACAGATAGAGCGCGTCATTAACTTTAAAGAGTTAGGAAGCACAGTCTCAGATGCACTTAATAAGAAAGTAGATAAAGCAGCCATATCTGATTTTGGTAGCCCGTTATTCGTTGGTTATAGAGGTGCATCTATCAACACGTATGACTCCATCGAAAAACGAATCAATGCTTTTAGTTACATTCCTCATGTCATGATTAATAAAGAAGAATCTACTAACTTTAATTTCTTTATAGATGAAGTTAAGAAGAGTGGAACATTGCTATATGGTATTATCAATTACCCTAATGTTGTTTTAAATAACATTGAAGCTGATATAACATGGTTCGAATCTAAAGGTTTTCATGGAATCTTACTATCTAATTTTGGATTTGGAAATGGATGGAACAGATCGCAACAAAACCAAATTCTTCAATACATTCATGCAAAAGGAATGGCAGCTGTTATTACAGGTGAAATAGAAACTACGTTATTTAACAAACCTCATAAAAACAATCCCCAGCAAGAAGACCTTAAAACATCGAAAGATGACATTTATTTAGCACAAGACGTATTCGTTTTAAACGGTGCTAAAAACAATCCTATCGTAATTCCTTCCGTTGTTTTCAATTTAAACAAAGCTCAAAAAGAAAGAGGTATTCAAATATTCGTTGAAGATACAGCGGATGCAAGTAACGACAACAATAAGCTTTATCTATACGGAAAAATGTTATCTACACTGTACAACTTAGATGGATATAGTCTCGTTCCTCAGAGTCGATACGCTTTAAATGAGAAGGTCGAAAGATATCTTCATGGTTTTGAGTTAGGGAAATGGAAAGCACAGAATCCAGTCTATGTAGAAGAAGCGACTGCTACATCACGTTCTTTCTCTAAAGGAAGTCTTGTCTTCGATAAGGTAAAAAACGAATGTTATATAAAAGGAGTAGGGTTAAATCCTTCAATCTACACATGGCAAGATAAACAAGTCCCTGGTAGAGCAATTGATTTCGCAAGTGCTATTTATGGTTCTGAAGGTGTTGAAACTCTTGTTAATGCAATTAATGATAATGACCACCTAATCCATTATTCAAAAATCTCTGGATTAACTGGAAGTGGTGCAACTCCGGATTCAATTAAGGATACTGTTATCAGAGCAATCAATAACTCTCCTGCAGCTGTAGCTAAGAATGGTCCTGGTGGTTACGATGCACTAGCAGGAAACGACTTCTTACACGGTGGCGTTATTGACTACATTGATGCAGGATCTATTAAATCAGGGGTACTTAACATTGAAGCAATCAAGACCAATATCATTGAAGCAATTAACGCTTATATTGGTACAGCTAAAATCAATACAGCTGTTATTGGTGAATTGTCTGCAGAACACATCGCAGCCAATGTTATTGATGCAATCAATATCTACGCTTCAAACATTTCTGTTGGTTCAGCCTTAATTGATAACGCTGTAATCGGTGAATTATCAGCAGAGCATATTAAGGGAGCAGTTGTTGAAGCTGTTAACTTGTATGCAGGGGAAGCCGTAATTGATTCAGCAAAGATCGCCCAACTTGACGCAGACCATATTAAGGCAGCTGTAATTGAAGCGATTAACGCGTCCATTGAAACTGCTGTAATCGACTCTGCAAAGATTGGTACCTTAACTGCAAGCCATATTAAAGGTATGGTTGTTGAAGCCATTAACCTTTACGCAGGACAAGCTAAAATCGATGCTGCTCAAATTGGTGCCTTAAAAGCTGAAAACATTTCAGCCGGATTAATCGAAGCTTTAGAGATCTCAGCAGGAAGTGCTGACTTCGATAGATTACAAGCTTCTGTAATTGAAGCGATTAATGCAAGTATCGAACATGCTTTTATTGATGGAGCTATTATTGGTGAAGGTACGGTTGATTCCGCACAAATCGCAGATGCTAGTATTACAGATGCAAAGATTGTTAGTTTAACAGCCGCTAAAATTAAAGCCGGTACAATTGATACCTCATTAGTAACCTTACAAGGTCCAGGTGCACGATTAAAAATCACGAATAACAGATTGCAAGTTTTTGATGACCAAGCAACTCCAATTGAACGTATCTCTCTTGGTGATGTGAATGGAGACGGATCAGAGTTTGGTTTCCGTGTTCGTGGTGCAGATGGAACTACTATCCTATTAGACCATAATGGTGTAAGGGAAGAGGGTATTACTGACGGGGCAATTACTAATAAAAAAATTGAAGACGGAGCGGTAGACAATGATAAGGTTTTACAAAATTCCTTGCAAGGTGACCGACTAGTAGTTGATGCTATTACCGCTAGAGAGATAGCAGCGAAATCTGTTAATGCTAATCATTTACAAGTCGGTGCGATTGTTGCAGGTAGTGGGGTTATTGAAAAGGGTGCTATTGGTGAAGCTGAAATTGCACAAGCTAGTATCACAGATGCTCATATTAAAGCGTTAAGTGCCAACAAAGTAACTGCTGGTTCTATTCAGATGACGAGTAGAAACTTAGTATCCAATGCAACATTTAGAAAAGGGACAATAGATTGGATTCTTGATTCAAACTTTAGCACTTCTGAAGTAAGTGAAATTGTTCGTTTAAATACCACAAATAGTCTTCACTTATTTACCACTGGAAAACCTCTGCAAAATTCGAGCGCATATTCTAAGTTCGTTCCCGCAAGTGCAGGGGAAAACTACTCTGCTTCTGTATATGTCCTTACAAAAAACCTCTCCGCTTATGATGGTGGACACCCTAGAGTGGAAGTCGAATATCACAACGACTCAGCTCGTATCACATCAAAAATCACCACATCTATATTAACAGGAAATGATATATGGCAACGTATTAGTGTTACAGAAATTGCTCCTGCAGGAACGACAAGAGTTCGATTACGAATCTATCATCCTAAAAACGGAGATTCTTATTTCTGTAGACCAATGCTCCAAAAAGGAAACATCGTAACTGAGTGGACTGGTGACGGTTCATTCATGACTGAAGATGGTTTCTATACAGGAGAATTACATGCGGAACAGATAACTACTGGAAGGATTAAAGCTGGTATGGTTCAGATCGGACCAGATACACAGTTTGAACCAGGTTATAGCCCCGGTGAGCTTCTTCAAGAAATAGAAAAACGAACTCCTTATCGTGTAGAAATAATAAGTACAAATGGAATGTTCTTTAAGCAAGGTGTTGTTTCAACGACACTAAAGGCTCAAGTGTACAAAGGTTCTACTGACGTAACAAGCCAGTTGCAAAACAATCAGTTTCTATGGAGAAGGGTAGATAAAGACGGTAATGAGGATCTTGCTTGGAATCAAACACATGCAGGATTAAAAGAAGTACCAATTACCAGACAGGATTTAAAACAAAGAGCAACATTCCTTTGCCAGATTATCAGCAATTAGGTGTTGCGATTCTAAGACGTAATAGATTACTTTGATTGGGTAAAACAAAGTAGTCTATTACTTTTTTTAATAAAACATAAATCAGAAAGAAGGGAACAATATGGAAGTATTAGCAACGGGGCACATATCACTTGTTGATATTAACGATGCGATTGTATCAGATGTACCGCCCGCTGACCCTTCATTAGGAGCACTTTGGATTGACACAACTAAAGATCCTAATACATTAAATAGTTGGGACGGAATTAATTGGGTTGAGCAATCGTTATCTATTTCCGCTCTAGACCCATCATTTTATCAAGACGTAGAAAAACTAAAAGACTTTGCTGATAAAGCAGGAAGTGACGGTATCATTACTTCAGGTGAAAAAGCAAACATCAAATTAATCCTAATGGAAATCACAGGTGATGTTCTTTCTGGACAAACTCTTCCTACTCTTACAAACATTGATACTGCAAAAGGCGGACAAGTTTATTTAGCAAGAGCAGAAGCAAGAGCTTCGGGTATTCCAATAACTCATGCGGATTATACAGCTTTTGAAACAGCCTACAGTGATTTAAAAACATATCTAGAGTCACTAACTCCGAGACCTTGGTTAACAGGCGATACAACAATTGATCCTGTTGCATGGACAGCTAAATGGGATGCTTACTACGAAAAGCTTTCAAGGTTAGCAGTAGCAACATCTACATATCTGGCAAACAGTATTAGACCAGGAGAAGACTACAACGGTGTTACTATCAATACCGATAAAGGTATCGTTGTTTTAAGAGGTGATGGTCTTTTCAGAACAATCCTGAATGCAACTGAAGGTATTTCTATTGAGAAGAACAATGCAGGCACATGGAACAAGATGTTCTATACGAACCTAGATGGTAAAATCTACGCAAACGGACTAGTTATTAGTTCTGATTCTACAATTGCAGGAACAGCAGCAGGAACGGTTACAGATAATGCCCTAAAAGGTAAGCAGGGTATTGATGACTTAACAAGTGATCTGAAGGTTACTCCATCAGAGAAAACGACATTAAGTAGAGAGTGGGAAGGTATTAAAGCAGAGTATACTCAAGTATTAGCACTAGCAATCTCTCTTGGTGTTACTGCTTCTACTTATACGACATCTTATACAAACCTAGATGGCGTTACTCCAAAAATAGCAGCCGAAGTACTAGCTACTATGACAACCACTTATACATTCGCTTCAGCATCTGCGAGAGATGCGTTTAGAACAAAGATAAACTCTTATTTTGCTGAGTCTGAAAAAATTAAGAAAGCAATTAATGACGCTATCAATCAGTCAGCAAGTGATGCAAATAACAAGATTACTAATCTTCAAATTGGCGGTCGAAATTTAGTTACTGAATATAGTGACATAAGAACGTTACCTCCTAAAAACAATGGAGATGCAGCCGACAATTTCAACTACGAAAGATTTTATGTTGATATGGAATTAAATAAAGAGTACACAGTATCAGCTAAAGTTGAATTCACTACTCAAGCACCGAATACTGATACTCATATTTCCATATACCCTTACCCTGAAGGCAGCGACACGTTTGTTCCGATTATTGACGGTAAAGTTGTTTTTACATTCACTAAGAAATCTGCAAATACAAATAGTGTATTAATGTATGCAGGTAAGGCAGGGACTACTAGAAGCAAAGGAGTTATTTTTAGGGAAATCCAAATCGAGCAGGGAAATAAAGCTACAGCTTATCGACTAGCTCCAGAAGCTGTAAATAAATTGATTTCCGATGCAGATAAAAAAGCTGAAGAGAGTAAGACTGCTATTGCTGAAATGACAAGTGACATGAAAATTACACCACTTGAGAAAAACCAATTGAGTCGAGATTGGGAAGCAATCAAAGCTGAATATACACAGGTTTTAGCTTTAGCTCAATCTACCTCTGGTGTTTCTACGACTGCATATACAACAGCTTATTCAAACTTAGATAGCGTATCTCCAAAGATCGCTTCTGAAATTCTAGCAAGTATGAGCACAACATATTCATTTGCTTCAGCTGCTGCTAGAGATTTATTCAAAACTAAGATGAACTCGTACTTTAGTGAATCTGAAAAAATCAAGAAAGCAATTAGCGATGTAATTAATAACTCAGCAAAAAATGCTAATGACAAAATCGACAACTTAAAAATCGGTTCACGAAACATTGTCAGAAAGAAACAAATAATTCCTTTCAACGCAGCAGATTCATCTTATGATGAGCCTACAAATACATGGACAATAACAGCTAATGATGGAGCTGGTGGTTCATGGGGAGCGGGTGTACGAATTACTGACAAGTTCGCTGTTATTCCAATTGGAAGCTGGTACACAGCTAGTTTCGAAGTGTATTCACCTGTCGATATCACTTGGAGTAATGATACGAACAACTTCCCAATTGGTACAGCATCTGGAACGAATGACAATGATGAAGTTGCACTAAGAAAGAATTCCGGTAGAAACATAAAAGCAAATACATGGACGAAGTGTTGGTTCTCGTATAAAAACAAAGACAATTCAACGACGGAACTGTATGATCAGTCTAATATCGGAGTTGTTAATAATACCGGTGCTCCTATCACATTTAAAATCAGAAATGTAAAAGGGGAACTTGGAAACATTCCTACTGATTTTACATTTAACCAGGAAGATCTAGATGAAGCAATTGCCAAGATTTCTTTTAGTGGTAGAAATCTGATTTTGAATTCAAATCAAGATTACTCTACAACTGGTTATCTTATTAACCAATACATGTTGTCTGAAGATTGGATTACGGGACAAGAATATACTTTCGTAATAAAAGGGTCTATTCCTCAAGGACAAACTTTTGGAATTTGGCAAAACGGTGGTTCAACTAACGTAGGACATGCAACAACTGTTTACATTAATGGTGTAACATACGTAACGTTTAAAGCTGCTGCAACGACATCGGGCAATGAAAGAAAATTGTCTTTATATAACTACCCTAGTAACACAACACTAGCCAATGTTGACTGGGTTGCTTTATACAAAGGTAACAAACCAATGGACTGGATGATTGCTCCAGAAGATATTGAATCTATAGTCAATCTCCAATCAAGCGGTGCTGCAAACATATTTAGAAATTCTGGGAACTTCAAGAATCTCAATGGATGGATATCGAATGCGGGTAAATCATTGAAAATAGGAGAAAAAGATGGGTTTACAGTATTAGAAGCTGTAGGGTCTATTACATCTACTAATCATATTACTCGCGAAAAGTTAAAACCATCTACAGAGTATGTTTATTCTGTAGAAATCATGTTCAGTAAAGATACCAATATCGACAACATAAAACCTATACATCATTGGTTCTTCGATACAGGTGGTAACTACAATGCAGTAGATTCCTATGTTTTGATATCTAGTGACAAAGTTGCAAAAGCAAATACATGGACTAGAGTATCTATTCTATTTAAAACGAAAGCTACCATAACGAGTGCAGCGTACTTTAAAGCATTTGTATACGATAATGTACAGTTAACAGACGACAATACGTATTGGGTTAAAAACGTTATGTTCTCTGAAACAAACAGAATTGTTAACTGGTCAGCATCTCTTGCAGATATCGAAGAGTTAGTTGCAAGTGTTCCGTTTGTGGGAAGAAACCTGTTTTTAAATGCCGCACTTCTTCAAGGTGCTAAGTATTGGTATTCGAATGTGGCGCAAACAGAAATTATCACTGATGGATCAGATATTGCTTTTAAATTTGTTCCTAATCTAGGTTCAAAAAGAAGTGGTATATATCAGAGACAAGGTGGCGTTTCTACAGGTGCTTTACCATTTGACGCGAACCAAGACTATACTGTCAGTGTAACTATGAAGTCTAGTGCAGCTGCTCAAAAAGTAGAGTTTGGTGCAGAGGGTACTAAAACCACAATGGCAAATGTAGGTACAGAATGGCAGGACTATTCGTTCACTTTCAAAGGCACGGGCACTGGTAATGGAACTATAATTTTCTATGGAATTGATGCTCCGGACAATACACAATTTTTCATCAAAAAAATGAAGCTAGAAAAAGGAACTAAGAAAACAGATTTCAGTGCAGCTCCAGAGGATATAGATCAAGCAATTGCATCAGTAACGAATTCTGTTGCCGACATGACAAGTGATATGAAAATCACACCATTAGAAAAGCAAACGCTAAGTCGAGATTGGGAATCTATTAAAGCCGAATATGCTCAGGTGTTACCACAAGCTCAATCAGTTTCAGGTGTTTCTACGTCAGCATATTCAACTGCTTATAGTAACCTAGATGGTGTATCTCCAAAAATCGCCTCAGAAATTCTAGCAAATATGAGTACCACATATACATTCGCTTCAACAGCAGCTAGAGATTTATTTAGAACACAAATTAACACGTATTTTAATGAAGCCGAGAAAATTAAGAAAGCTATCTCTGATGGAATAAATGATTTAAACAGAGAGTTGGCTCAAGCCATTTCAACTGGGAAAATGATGTATACTGATCCGATATTTAAAAACGGTATGAACAGTGTTCAAGTCTACAACAATAATAGCACTGGCGGAGCAGTGACAGTGACTAGAATTGCGGCACCAGTTGATGCGCCAACAACTTCTTCTTCCGTATTAGAAATTAAGACAACAGGAGCAGCATCTCCAAGTCATGGTGGATTCCAACACCCAATCAGTTCAAGAGCTGGTGCTAAATTCTTATTACGAATCATTGCTAAGATACCAGTAGGGTACACTCTGAATACAGCAACTAATTCAATGGGAACTGGATATACGGACAGAATCTTAACATCGAACAAAGGAACAGGTAAGTTTGAAGAGTATATTCGTCTTGTTACTTGTGGAACTACTGGGATTTTTTCAAGTGGAGGACACTTCTTTTTAGCAGGTGGAGCTACAGCTACACCAGAAGCGCCAGTAGTTTGGCAATTAGCTTATGCAACCGTGTTTGATGTGGGAGATGCAGACTACACTGTTACAGATAACAAAGGGAAATGGGACGATGCTGCGAATAATGCAAACAATGCATTAAAGCAAGGTTACGTAGTAAATAACCCAACATTCTCCGACTGGACAGGATCATTTCCTGCTGGACTTGGTTCATGGAGCAGTTCAACAGTTTCAAAAGAAACAACTCTAACAAGAACAGGAAGTGCAATGAGGTTTAATGTTGGAAGTGATACTGCACAAATAGGTGCAACTATACTTCCAAGCTTCTTCATAAATAATCTACCAAACCGGCAGCATTATGTTGTCGAATTAGATTTCATGTTGGTAAGTGGTGCAATAACTGGAGCTTGTGTACTGTTGGATTGGAGTGGGATGAATCCATACCGAACTACGATTCATCTTTCAGATATAGAGCCGAATCCGACTTTAGGTAAATGGTATACAGTTCGGGCAGTAATGAAAAGACCGCATGATAATTTAACTGGATATAATACTATGCAAGGTTTCCTTCTTGCTAACTATTCAGGTTCAACAACAAACAAAGTTAAGAACATTATCTTTGATCGACTTGTTTTCAGAGAGCCTACTCAGCAAGAAATCGATGCTTACGAAATCACAACTATCGAAAATGGTAAAACAGTAATTGATGGAGGAAAACTTAAAACCAATTCTGTAAAAGCGGAATCAGTCGATGCAAGACGTTTAAGAGTAACAAACAGCAGTGGTACTGTTACATTAGAGATTACCGATGCAGGGGAAGTAACTGTTAACGGTAAGGTTTCTATTAATAGTAGTTCAATGTTTGCTCCAGGGTATGACCCATCAAAAAATGATGGCGGACGAAATGTTGTATTAAACTCTCGTTTCTCTACTGCAGATGCAACAAGTTGGACAAACTGGGGATCTCCTTCTGTACGACAAGTAGAAGATATTACAGACTTGCCTGGTTTTGATAAAGCAGTTAAATTTACAACAACAACATCAAACCAAGGACTGTATCAAAACTTCCCTACTATAAATGGTAATACATATACAGCTTCTTGCTATGTTAAATCTTCAGTAGGGCAAGCTGTTCTTCAAGTTAATGATGGTGTAGGTTATCCAGGCGTAACTATGGCTGCGGCTGATGCAGCTAAAAACAAATGGGTGAAGATATACTTTACTTTTATTGCGAAATCAAACAATGCAATAGTATACATCGGTAGAAGTGGCGCAGGTACAAATGGTACCTATTGGTTTACTGGTGTCAAAGTAGAAGAGGGAGACAAAACAACAGGTTGGACTCCTGCAAATGAAGATGCTGATGGGTTAATTGGAAAAGTAGTAACTCCAAATGGAGACATTAAAGCACTTGATATTGCTTCTTCTATGTCTGTTACACCAGGAGCTATTGATATGGTAAGTAAGAACATTAACTTAAAAGGTAAAGTTACATTCTCTGATTTTGCTTCTGGATGGGCACTTGACTCAGCTGGAAATAAAATAAGCAACTCTAACCAACCAGGTTACGATCCGGCGAATCCGCTTTATCTAGATATGGATGGGAACTACAGACCTTTATCAGATGAAAAGAACTTCATGTCGAATCTATTTACTAAAGATGACACAACTGGAGTAACTGTTATCGATGGTAACTATATCAAGACAGGAACAATTCAAGCAAAGTACGCCAACTTTAGAGATGTCCAAGTATACAATGATTCAGGTCAACAGACCTTCCGCATTGATACAAATGGTAACCTATCTACATCTGGTACCTCTCAATCTATTGGATATGAAAGACAGAAAAAAGGTTGGAAGATTGATGCTGACGGTTCTGCTGAGTTCAATGCTGCTACATTCCGTGGAGACATTGAATTAGGGTATTATAACGCACCAACAGATTCTTTCGTCGTTACTGGTGGGTTGCTAAGTAGTATTGGTGGAACTGGTAAGGATTTAAGATTCTGGGCGGGGGCAAATAAATCTACTGCTCCATTCAAAGTTTTCTCAGATGGTACTTTAGAAGCAACAAAAGGATTCTTCACAGGAACGTTCTCTGGTGAAGTAGTTGTGGGAAATATCTTAATCAAAGATACTGCAACAAAAGGAGATGCCAAAATAATTCTTACTGATGACTCTAAGATTCAGAAGGTTGTTCTCGGAGAATCAGCAGTAGAATTAAATACAAAGACGACTTTTGGTAACTTCTTAACGGTAGATATTACTAATCAAAAACTCGATTTCGGAGCAAACGATTTCGGAATTGATTACAAAAACAATACGATCAGAATGAAAAGCTTTTCTTTAAAAGGAACGACGGCTTTAGAATTTGTATCAGATGGTTCATCTGGTGATGATTTCGTATTCAAAAACGTAACTGGTGATACATCGGTGCGGGTAGATGGTAGCTTTATTGCTAGAGATGACATTGAAATTACGAATGTTTTACGTATGAAAAAATCTACAGATGCCGGTAACAAAGGTATCGATTACGTATTCATTTAATAAAGAGATTAAGAGAGGAGTAAAAGAAATGGAGTTATTTGCAGCATTGGCGTCGGGTTCTTACCCGACCATGCTTTATACCGTTTATGCAGATGAGACAAGTCGTTCTGCAAATTCAGTTACGTATAGCGTTACAGTTTGGGCTAGGTTAGACAACCAAACTTACGATTATTTTGGTGCGCTTGTTTATCCTAAGATAACTATAGGTGGAACAACAGCGAGTTTTGCTTCATTAGGTACATTCCCAAAAGGATCAGGAGCTAAATCAAGTAATATCAGCGTGACTGTATCCGGGATATCACCAACAACATCAAGCTTGTCATATACGTTTTCTTCAACATCCCAGCTTGGTGGAACATCAAGTAGTACAACAGGTTATGTTGGAGGAAAATCAGGAACAATACCTGTATCTATTTATGCTACGACTCCTTCATTAAGTGGTCCAATTTGGATCAGCGACGGGTCAACATCAGTTACATCTTACTATAGAGAAAACTTAGGAACAGGAGCTTTCACCTTAAACTGGTCAGGTGCAACTGGAGCCAATGGAACACTTACTTATGAAATACAGAGGCAGATAAATGGAGGCGCTTGGACAGTAGTAGCTGCTAATAACAACGGAACATTTTCAGATGCTCCTGGAGCAAGTGCCAATTCCGTTCGTTATTCAATACAAGCAAAGAATACAGTAGGTACCGACGTAATGCGGTCCGGTTGGATCTACTCTCCTACCGTATACAAAAATGAATTAAAACCTCCGTCACTATCATCTAGTGCTAGTGTTACTTACAACACAAGAACTTTTGTTGTAACACTTGGAGCCGCTTCTGATAATCTCGGCTCATCAATCAGTTACACCATTAGTGGGATATCAAGTAAGTACACTACGCTTAATGGACCTAGTGGTGTTTCACCAGGGAATATTACTATTAATGCAAACAATGGTACATCTGGTCTTTATATGACACTAGATAATTTGAAAGCTGCAGCATTAAATGGGGCTGCTCATTCAGATTTGAACCTCTATAGAGGAACAATTGATTTACAAGTAACAGCTACAAATGGTAAAGGTTCATCTAAAACCGAAACGGTAGCTATTCCACTTGATTTAGGAATAGATGCTCCTGTAAATGGAACTCCTAGTGTGTCTATAGCAGCCACTTCCTACTACTCAATCAATGCAGTTAACTATATCTTCCCAGAATACAAACCACTTTCACTTTCGATTGCTGGTGCAGTCAAGGACATGCTTGGACGAAATTGTAGTTACGACATAATAATGGAAGAAGGAGAAGCATTATGGGTTCTTAAAAATACAGGTATTGTTACTGCAGCAACTACAGTAACTCTTAACCACACCGAAGTTGGTTTATTAACTAGTAAGAAAAATGTTTCTTTCTTTATAGAAGCTAAAACAATAGGTGACGCATCGAAACTTTCTGCAGAAACCCCAAAAGTAGACCTTCACTATTACAAAAAACCAAGTGTTACTTCAAGTGACTTATCTCGTATCGTTGGTAAAGCAACTTTCAAAGTTAGTATTACGCCTAACACCTCATTAGCAGGATCTACAAATACCTCAACCATGCCAACTGGTTATACAAAAGGAACGTCAACTATAGTCTCAGGAACAGAGTCATACACGGTAACAAGTAACACAACTCTTGCTGATTCGTATACTGCGACAATTTCTGTTGTAGTTCGTGATTCGATAGGTTATATATTAAGTGGTTCGAATGACGTTACCCTAAGAGTTACTATTCCTACATTTACACCGGCATTATCTATCCGTGAAAGAGGGGTAGGTATTAATGGTTTTGCAGGAACAACTGAAAAACTTTATGTTGGTGGTAACGTAAAACTTACTGGGAACTTAATTGTTGGCGGAATCATTGACATGGGTAATACCAATATCGAAAACGTAAACCATATTACGATCACTGATCCAGGTGGTGGAGAAGGACTAGAATGGAAAGACCCTACAAACAACTGGAAGATTGTAGTTGCTCCAGACAACCTTGGAAACGCTACAGGTGATTTACAGTTTGCACGAAATGGTGCAAGAAGAGCAACGGTAAGAGCAAATGGTGAGGTTGCATCAGTAGGTGGTTTTTCTGCAACTAACCCTGGTAATACTGCAGCATCAATCTCATTAAACTTCCTTAATAATATCGCAAGACTTCGTACTGGTGGAACAGGTGCTGGCGCAGATAATGGAATGGAAATTCACGGAACAGGTGATGTTGTTAGGTGGAAAGTAGACGGTGCTGGTAACGTAACAAACTATGGAAACCTTAATATTGCTGGAGGTAGAGGAATTTACTTCTTAAACGCATCAGGAATGATGATGGATTCATTTGGGAACATCAAGGTTAGAGATGCAGCTACACATTCAAACGATGCTTCCTGGAGTGTGAGCGATAAAAATGGTTCTATTCCTTTAATAGTTTGGACTGGTGCGAATGGTGGATACACGGAAGCAAAAAGTAGGCCATTTACACAAGTTACAGCATTTACGAATGGTTGGCAGGATTACGGTGCCTTTGGTCCGGTTGCTTATACAAAAGACGCTGCAGGATTTGTTGTACTGCAAGGATTGTTAAGAGGTAATAGTGGTACTACTGGGTCTGCATTCCAATTACCTGCTGGATTTAGACCAAACACAACTCTTATTTTTAATGCTATTAATGGTGTCAATGGTAACTCCCGTCTGGATATAAATGCAGATGGAACCGTTGTAATGCAGGGTGGCGCTCCTGATTTCTGCTCTCTAAATGGAGTTAGATTCCTAGCTAGACAATAAAGGAGGGTTGTTATGGAAAGCTTAGAAAATATTGAAGTCGTAGGTGAAGTAGGGATTATAGAGGATCCTATTAATAATTTTCAACCTACTCCTATAGACACAGGATTACCATGTTGGGAAGTAGACGAAGCAGGTTATGTGATTGAGCACTATTTAATGTCTGAGGACCAAATAAAAGAAGCTCTATCTGAAGGGCGAAGAATTCTTAAGTTTTGCTGGAAAGAAAGTTTTTTTAAGCCACGATTCGATGAGAGTTTAAACGAGTGGGTCGAAGGTGCCGACATGGAAGTGGTTTTAAAAGACATTAAGGCAGTTAAATTTAATGAATTAAATGATGCATGCAATAAGGATATATCAGGTTACTTTGATGCTCCTGTCGGTTCAGAAACATATTCATTTTCGTTTGATACAGAAGCACAATCTAATTTTATTGGCAGCCTAGCATTATTTAATGAAGGTCTTATGACGGAAGTTGAATGGACTGCATGGAAAGGTGATACACCCCATAGAGTTACTTTAAGTAAGGAGCAGTTTCTCAATGTAGCATTTTTAGCATATCGAGAAAAGGATGCAAAGATATCTAAACTAAGAAATGTACTACAACCAAGAATCGAAGCTTGTACAACTATTGCAGAAGTACAAGCTATTTCTTGGGACGAAAAACCGATACAACTAGCTTGATATTTTAGTAAGTAGTCCTTATGATGTGTTCAATAAATAACATGTTCCAAATGTTCAATAGGAGGAAAAACAAAATGAATCAACAAGGGAATACAACAAATTTAGATGTGAATCTATTAATCAAAGAGTATGAGGATACAATTATTAAGTTAATCAGTGAAAACGTTAAATACAAAACACTTCTAAAACAAAAAGCTATCGAAGAACAGCAACGTCAGGAAGAAATGATGCGACACGCAGCACCACCTGCACCACCTGTAGTTGCAACAGAAGAAGTCGTAGAAGCTGCAGCATAACAATAACGGATTATATATTGACTGGTTATATACGAATGGTTACGTTCATGAGGGAGCAAAAGCTCCCTCTTATTTTATTTTGGAGGTGTTTTTCTGTATGACACAGGTACGAATTCGTTCCATTACAAAAGACGAAAAATCCCCCTGGGTTTATATTCAAGAAGAGACCAGACAGGAAACTCCAAAAGCAAATGTATTCCAAGTAAAAGCCGAACCTGTTATAAGAGAAAACACCAAAACAAATCAATATGGACGTTTTCGTTACAGTGAAATGCAATACGGAAGAATTGAAGCAATCTTAGCTTCTGCTTTAGAGATAAGTAAATCTCCTATGAGAATAAGAAACCAAAACGGAGAATGGATCTATATTCAACAAACAACCATCGATGGTGCTTGTCCTGCTATTCGGGTACGAAACCGAAATAGTGAGCAAGTAGGACCTTGGGTTTATATCCAACATAAGGAGGTGTAGGTATGGAGTATTTACATAATTATTTATCGGTTCTACCTAATTACGACGCAGCTATTACAAGAAAATATGGATTTGTTTGATGTAAAGGTCATAACCAAAGAAGAGTTCGAAGCGCTTATCCAACAACTTGCAAATAGACAAGAGAAGATTACAACTCTTACACCAACTGGTGAAAAAGTCGATGCTGAACATTTTAATCAAATGCATTCGAATGTAGGTTTAGATTTGAAGCGACTTTATAACTCTCATCTTATCATCGAAAAAGTAATAGCGAACTACGACAGAATCCTTCGAGGAACATTAGATGATGTTAAAAGAGAAGTAGACTCACTTTCTACTCGCGTTGAGGAATTAAACCTTAAAGCAAAAGGGGAAGATGGTTTAGTCGTAAAGACTTATGGTTTTGAAGAGAAAGAAAAGAGCTTGTATATGGAAACAGACCGTGACCAATATGCTCATCTATTCTTAGACCGTGACGGTAGATCTTTACCTAGTGCGTCATTGAATCGAAGTTTTCATCAACACTATTTATCTCTACCTATTAGAGAAGTAGAGAATGCTCTACAAAACCCAAATGGAGCAACAACTGCAAAGATTGAAGTTGTGTACCAAGCACCAAATAGCATTTCAGATAGAAACCATCCATTGGAACATGCAATAGATGAATCATTTGAAACGTACTGGGCTCAAGCAGTTAAAACAAACGCACCTGCTTATACAGAAATAACAAAACTATAGAAAGGAGGAAAGTAGATGCCTACTCCCATTTATATTGAACAGCATTATTCATTATCAGTATCTGAATTTGAAGGACTATGGGAAATGACATTTATGCATCCATACAATCGACAAGAGCATTTTAGTATTTACCTAGTCGCTCCTAATAGTGATTATGAACATGCTGAACTTGATGATCGACCGATTGTAGAAGCTGGACCAAGATTAAAAGAAGTATTAAAACGATTACTGTATAAAATCGAATATTATCCTTATTCTTGGGACTTTGCTGGGAATAAAATTGTTTCCTATGGATATGATTTCGAAACAGATTTCACAGGTACAAGTTTGACCTATATTGACCTAACAGAGATTGCACTTAAAGAAGTAAATGAATATTACAACTTCTTTTCTGCATTAGAAACAGATGTAGTAGACGAAACAGAAAAGGTCAGTGGAAAAGGTGTTATGGCCAAACTAAAAATCACATTAGATAAACCTAAAACAGTAAACCATTTATCCGTTGATTTCTTCACAGAGTATCCAATCGAATTACTGTCATTGATGTATCAAGTTGATCAGAATGAAGAATCTACTACTTACGAAATTCCTCTTTCAAAAGCAGTTCAAACAAATGGTTCTATTTATCTTCATTTCTCTCCTGTATTTGCAAAGACATTCTATTTAATAATTAAACAAGAGTCTTATACATTACTAGACCAATCAAAGACGGAAGAAGAAGTAATGAAAGCAGAGTTATGGAATCAAGCTTCAACGAGAAGCCAAGTTATTTATGAATCTGCAGTCGGAGAATATGTAGATCAATTATTCTCATCTCAGTCAGGTATTCAGCTACATCAAGAAATCTTAGATAGCTACAAAAACGTCAACGTAAGTCATGAAGCTATTTCAGCAGATCCTATGAATCCATACCGTAGTGATTTTGAACGAGCAAAAAAATCTTTAGATAGCCAACAATCATAGAAAGGAGGATTTTAATGGTTAACAGTTTTGAAAGTGCAAGCAAACCAAAAACAACTTTAGTACAAAGTCAAAGCGTTGCAAGTAGTACGACACCTGGGCCACTTCCTCCAATCGTAGAAGGAGTTGGCTCAAGCAACCGTACAAATAGTTCAACAGAGTATGTGTATCAATATGGGGTAAAGAACCTGCAGTTAAATCATTCACTGTATGAACAAGCAGGAATTTTCGTTACAAAACCAATTGAAGTAGAAGGGAATATTGTAGAGGTTTCACTATCTACCTTTGAAGACCATCCATTATTTAATGAATTAGATGGAATGGCAACAGATCGAGTTACTTCTATTGAATACTACATCTCATTAGAGGAGAATCCTTCGCTTAATGATTGGGTTTCAATTCTTCCGGAAGGTACAAAGAATGTAAAATGCGAAAAGCTTTTCTTCCGTGGTTCAAGTGCAGAACTTCGATTCCATGCAGATATTAGTGATGAAGATAATACGAAAGTATACCGCAACAATATCTTAATGAATAGAAGTGATTGGTACTTTACAGAAAGAGGAGCTGCTATTCAGTTAGCTGTACCTCATGATAGTAGTTCAATCTATACAATTGATTATGTACCAAACGCAAGCCTATTTGACCCTTGGACAGTTAAGGTAGGAGATCACTTCTCTAAGAGAGTTCGCAAAGTAGAGTCCTTCCCAAATGGAACGGATTCTAATAACACGATTAAACTTTCTAAGTATCCATTTGTCGATTACAAACAAGTGAATAATGGAGAGAGCTATGATCCTAATACAAGTGATTACAGACCAATTGATGTATTCCTAACGAATGGTTCAATTGTAGTAGGAGGCGGAAAGACTCAACCAGAATTCTTCCCGATATCTTACTCAAGCAAAAATCAATTCACAACAAAGAACCGTACTGATTACAAAACAAGTAAAGATGTGTCTTTAAATAAGTACAGCATTGTTCCGGATTCTATTTACAACACATTTGAATACAAGCAAGAGAAGAATAAACTGATCTTCACTGAAAGCTTTAATCGTTCGGATCTTTATTACAACGAAGCAACAAATCATGGTAATGCTAAAGTCGTTGTTCACTATGATTACCTAGTGACAAACTTCCGACTAAAAGTTATCTTACGTAAAAACGTAGGCGATGAACTAGTGGTAACACCAATGGTTGATAGCTATCAATTAAAATTTAAAGTTATGAAATAGGGAGGTGCAAGAATGAATGCTCCTGTTATTGAATCTAAAATATTAGAGAAACAAAGAGAGTATCTTTTAGAGCAAGCAAAGCTACGATTAAGTAGTGCTGCTACACAAGAAGAGGTATCTCAATTAGCAGATGAAATCTTTTACAGGTATCAATCTTGCATAGGCAAGCCTTTATTCCAAGCGCGAAAAGTTGTGTATGGAGAATTACCTTTCCTTGAAGATTATTATGACAACAACAAGGACATGGAAAAAGACCTAGGTATTTTATTCTCAGAATTAAATACTATTGCTACTTACCTAGTAGACTACTTCAACTATTCTCAAAGTGAGAAAGACAGAATCTTATCTATCGTTCGTGGTATTAATGGGGTTGTATCAGATCTTCAAATGTTAACAGAAGAAACAACACCTAATACGATTTACTTAAAAGAATCGTTTACGAATTATGATAACGTCGATACGGTTTTAACTCCAGTAGAGAACCGAAGTATGATCCATACACAAGAAGGGGTATTAACTCTTCGACGTGAAAATGCTTTAAATAGAAGCATCGGAAGTAAAGTCCGAACCATACAAGGTAATGGTATTGCAGGTACTTATTATTTAGCCCGTAAAGTTCAATCAGATTCAGAATTCGAAAATTACGAACATATTTCTTCTCAAATTAAAAACGATGACCCAAAAGCATTAGTTGATGGAAACGTGGATACAGTATTCGAATTCGAAATGGTTAACATTCCAGAAAGCTATAAAAAGCAGGCTTTCTATTATGATGTTGAATGGGCAAAAGGGAAAGAACATGACGACTTACTACGTGTAAAGATTGTTGTTCAATTACCTAAGAACGAGACAATCAACTGGATTAATTTAAATCCTTATCATGCTGCAGGTAGCCCAGGTACAGTTAATGTGTATTCTATCCGAACATCTAATGACGGTATTGAGTATAAAGGCCTTTTTCAAAATGACCAATTTGTATTGAATCAAGAAATCAATAAAACACCTCAAAGTTATCGAGCAGAGGATTTATTTGATGGTAGTGAAAACTTTGCTAAAACAAAATTCTCTGGCCAAGGTGTTTGGAGCTTCCCATCAAGAGAAGCAAAGTACATCGAAATCGTACTAGAGCAACCAAACTCATACAAAGAATTACTAGGGCAAGAAGCTTTCTATAGAAGAAAAAAAGATTCTACTTCATGGACACGTATTCGAAAACAAGAAGTACCAAGTAATATCATTGATGAAAAATACGGTATTCATACTGTTAACAGCGACTATGAAATTAAAAAAGTATTAGAAGCCGTTGAAGGATGGCGTTATGCTATCGGAATTCGAGATATTGATATTATGAGCTTTGAATTCGCTGAAGCAAGTGAGTATATCAGTAAGCCGTTTTTACTTGAAGATGGTATTAAGAAAGTACTCCTATATGCCAATGAAAAAGTTCCTGCTATGTATAAAGAGAAAGTAAGTGAGTCTAACGACTGGATTCAGTACTTTGTTTCTTTCGATGATATAGACTGGCACAGAGTTTCTCCACAACATCAGCAACCGGTAAACGATAAGTTCCCAGCAAAGATTCTTTCTATTAACGATAACGAATCTGATATTGAAAATGCGTTTGCTCTTCATAAACAAAACCTTCAGTTAAAAGAACTTCCGAAACAAGTAAGATTAAAAATCATTATGAAGCGACCAGACAAAACAACAGAAGATGAGATACCTCTTCTTCATACAACACCGCTTGTTGAAGACTTCGCTTTAAAAATTCTTACAGAACAGAAAGGGGTGTAGGAGATGTCTATTAACATTCGTCAAAAACGTTTTACTGTAGCAGTAAACCAAATCCTTCAGGAAGAACTTCGAAAGGGGAATCTTCCTACATCCAAGGAGTTCGGTTCGCGTTTAAATAAACTACTAAGAGATCAAGACTTAGGTGCTCCTGAGTATACATTCAAACGTATTCGTAATGGGGAATTAGCTGAGTCCGATTTCTATAATGAAGTTGTTAGTAAAATTCAAAAAGACTTGATGATTCTTTATGAAAATACAATCGCCGTTCACGATCAGTTAAAGGGAAAGTTTAATTGGTTTGAGGTAGAAAAGAATCGATTAGAGTATGAGGCTAGAAGGTTAGAAACAGAATTAAAAGAGAAAATCTTACTGTATGGTAAGACGGGTTACTTAGCGAGTATCTTTGATACATTTGATGACTTATCTAAAATCGAATCAGAAGAGAATGTATCTATTGATATAAAGAACCATCAGATTACACTTAAAAAACAGGAGAATACTTCATTCTTAATCAATCCTGATAGTGTAATTAAATTCGTTATGCCGAAAAGTTCTGCAAGTACATTCAAAAAGATTCCTATTTCAGGAAAGATTGAACAAGCTTTGAATGTAAATACAAACGAAACATTCCAAGAGGTATGGCTATCTAAAACAGAGGGACCAGCTGATGGGTATGTAGATATCACATTCAACGACAGACAGGTATTAAACCGAATTGATTTAAGTCTACATTCAATTAAGGATGTTACGGTGTATATCGAATTCACGCTAGATGAACTAAACTACTTCCACTTACCGTACTATCCAGAAGGAAAACAGACGGGCAATAACGTATCATTTTATTTCCCAACAACAGAAATGAAAAGCATGAGAATTTGGATTCGCAAACAGGAAAGCGATAAAGAAATTGTTCATCCTGAAGGGTACTCATACCAGTACTTGTTCGGAGTTAAAAAGATTCAATTCTTCCAACTAAGCTATCCGGAAAGAGGAGAGGTTGTTACAAAATTCCTTACTCCGAATACAGACGAAACATTCTCTATTGGTAAAGTATCATTGGTTACAGAAGAAGAGATTCCCGATGGTACAGATATTGAGTACTTTGTACGTGTAGATAATAGGGAAGAGAGTTGGAAACAGATTTCTCCTGTTAATAGAGATACTGCACAAGCTCCTAACCTAATTGATTTTAAATACGTTGTACATGCTAGTCCAACAAACTTAGGTATTCCAGAGAATGCTAGTGGCCAAGAATCAGAAATCATTGAACTACAAGCAAACGGAATCGCATTTTATTCATTAGGTTCAATCGAAAAACGAAAAATCGTTCCGCGAACAGAACGCTTGTATATGGGCAAAGATGCTTGGAGTATGCAAAAGACAGTGGCGGACTTCGGTGAAACTCATATCCCTTCATTAGACGACTGGAAGCAACCATCAAATGATATTGTCCGTAATGTGATTCCGATTAAGGAAGGGAATCGTGGATTGATTCTGCAAGATGAGCAATTCACACAGCATACACAACTGTACTATGGAATGGGTATTTTCTATGAAGGAAAAGAACAAGTACTTCCTACGATTCCATCATCTACAGAACCAATTACTATCTTCTTAAATGGAGAGAAATTATTTGAGGGAATCCCTTCTTCTCAAACCAATGTGAACTATAAGTTTAAGCAAGGGTGGAATGACTTAACCGTGTTGGTATATGTACAGAGTTTAAACAAAGACTGTACGATTGATTTAGGATTTGATCCGATTCGTGTAAGTACACATTGTTATTCTACAAGTCAGTTCTTAGAGAAGGTATCTGTATTCGACCTTCGATACAACACAAAGAATAATGATTGGTCTAAGTACGCTCTTTACGAGAAAGATGGAAAGGTCTATATTGTGGTTAATCATTCGTTACCTGGTGTAACATATGACCTTTACTATGACTACGTAGATGAAGTAGAGCATCGAGATATCCAATTAAAAATTGCTATGAAACAATTCTCAGTAGGACAATATACGACACCTGTATTACGTCGCTACACATTACAATTTAGTTAGGGAGGAGCAACTCTATGAGAATCGAAAAGAAATATAAACCTTCCTTTCATAAAGCCAATGCTCGTTATCGTGGTGTAACAGAGCTTTCCCAATATACGAATTTTGTTCTTGAATCTGCTCATGACCTTTTATTATTAGGACACATTACAGAAGGAAATGAAGCAACAAATAAAGATGGCCACAAAAAAGAAATGTACAATAATTTCGTTTCTATCATGACAGGTGATCGAGAAGTAGGGAAGTCGAATGTATTTACGGCTTCCACGCTTCAAAAAATTGATTACTCTCGAACAGTTCCTGTTCCTGGATTAGATAGTTGGAGTCCATTGAATGGATGTACAAAGACAGTTGCGGGTGATGCAATTAAGCTTTCCTCAAATGGATTGTTAGACCCAGTAGGTATGTTTAGTACTCTTTATGTAGAACCAGGGGACAAGCTTTATATTCGTATGAAGGTAAGAAGTATAGGTGGTGCTGCTGATTTTACCTTTGGTTCAAACAATATGCGTATGGGACCAAATACAAATGGTGACACAAGAAAGGTTCCTCTACCACAAAGTAATGAATTTATCACTATCGATTACGTGTTACGTTTTCAATATGCTGAATCAGTATCAATTAACATAAACGTTCATGAAAAACCGAATGTGTTAAAAGCAACAAATATCGAAGTAAAAGATCTTGAGATGTATTACTTCAATGAAACACCAATTCAAGTCTCATCTTTTGATACAGTTATTAAACCAAATGTTGATGAACTAGAAGAAAAAATTAATTCGATACGATAGGGAAGGTGAGTATATGCGCCCGATTACATTAAGAAATCCGAATCTAAATAAAGGGCCTAGCTCTTCTGAAGAATTTAATAAACTACGTAATGATATTCAAACAGACATTACTACTTTGTTTGATATTGTTAATGACCATGATGGTGTAATTTCTGAAAACATGGATCATATCTTACGTGAAAATTACTTCTTGCAAAACCGTCTAAAGAAATTAGAGGGAAGAGTGTATGAGTTAGAAAAGGATTATCAGAACAATAGTATAGCAGGGGAGAGTATCCTTACTCGATCTTTCTATCATGCAAGCAACATCATTTCATCAAATCCAAATAGCCCCGTTAATGTAGATACACTTCATGGGCTTATTACCCCAGTTGTTGTTCGATCTCATGATAAGATTGCCTATAAGAATGACTTAGGTGAATACATATTACCTAGCAACCTAGAAGTAAACGTATATGAGTCATCAGATGTAGAGCCAATTGATGAAGAAACAAAACAACGTAAATTCTACGAAGTAGATTCTAGTGGCATTACAAAAGCATTTGATGGAGACAAGAACTCATTCTGGGTTCGTCAATCAGAAACAAATGAGAATAAATGTGTAACAGAAGTGTATGGATTGATTCATGTAAAGATCCCACAAAACATTTCTAACAACATTTATACAAATACGATTACTCTTCATCCATCTCCAGAGTACTCTATGAGCGTTCTTGATATTCAATACAAGAATCAGAATGGGGAGTGGAGGCGTATTGAAACTTATCCCGTTAAAAAGGTAAACAATACAGATGTACCGGAAGAGATGGTTGAATCTGGTAAGTTAGTATTTGCATTCCCAAGACGACAAGTAACGGAATTACAAATCAAAGTAAAACAACCTTACTGGTTCAAGCATGACAATAAAAGAATCTTTATGTACGGATTCCAAGACATCGTTGTAGAGTACCGTGAGTATTCACAAGATACTGCAGAGTTCACAACAAAGTTCTCATTAGAAGGAACAGATCGTCGTTTCACAAATGTAAACACACCAAAGGTAACAGTACCAGTTGGATGTCCACCATTTAGCGACTATACTGTAAAACATGAATTGTATTTTGATGAGGGGTTAACGGAGAAGTTTGATTTCTCAACAGATATTTTCCAACCAATTCAATCTGTATATGTAAAAACACTTTTAAAAACAGCAGGGGATCAGGTACCATTCTTACGTGAGATTGAGTTACCTTACCGACATGAAGAATTAGAAGTACTGTAATTCAGATAGGGACAAAACTTCAATATAAAAATAGTTATATTGGAATACATAAACATTTAAAAGATTCTTGTACAAGTATTCTAATTGGTTTAAAATACAAAAAAGTATAACTATTTTCAATTCTTTAGTTTTCGCAAGAAGAAGCTATAACCGTCTTCTTCTCGTAGATAAAACATAGGAGAGGATTGGTATATTGAGCAAAATATTGTCTGGTGATTCTAAACAATTACTACAAGAAGTAGATCGAAAAATGAGCATAATTGAGTCTATACTTCAGAATAGTTCTGGATATGTGGTTGCAGAAGAAGTATCAAAGATTCATCAATTGCTTTTAGAGGCATCACGATTGTTACTTCTGTTAGAACAAGACCACAGGATGGCATCTCACGCAAAAGAATTAAATCTACAATTACAAACTTTTAAAGAACACTACAATCAAATAATGAGTAGAGGCTAAATATAATGTCTCTATAATCTAAAAAGATCAACTTACGATATGAGTTGGTCTTTTTATTATGTTAAATACAATTTGTCAATTCATAAAATTACCTTTGATAACTCCACTTTTTGTGAATCTAAAGATCGGGATTTAATGTTATTATATGAATTGTCAGAAATATAATACATATGTAAATATTTTTGAAAATCACATTTGGAGGAATTATACTATGGTAAAATCTAAAACAAAATTAAAGAAAATCATTCCGGTAACAATGCTATTAGCAACTACGCTAACATCTGCACCACTGTCTTCTTTTGCGGCTGAAAAAAACGATGTGCAAAACAATTATGTTTCTTCTCAAAAAGCTAATAAAGCATTTCAACCTACAGAAGAATCAATTACTTTTATGTCTAAAGTAGTAAGCAGTGGGGCAATTAAAGAATTTGATTTTAGTCCAGATTTAAAAACAATGACATACAAACATGATATGGCCACAATGAAAAATACTTACAACTTTAATGATGAAGAGATTGCTAAATTAGAGCAAATCGTAACCTTCTATAATGAAAGTGTGAAGAATAATTCTAGTTCAGGTTTAACTAATCCAAATATGAACGCAGTTAAAAAAGGTGGTCCACAATATGTAGTAACTGATTACGGTTGGACATGGATTAAAATGACGTTCACGAATGCAGAAACAAAATTACTTTTAGCAGGCGCTGCAGCTGAAGGAGCATATGCTATGTATGCCGCATTTGTAGGACTATCAGCAATTACAGCTACACCAGTCGGAGGAGCGATTATCTCTGCTTTAGCTTTGATGGGGCTTCCTAAATTTGCTTCAATTTGTCAAACTGTTCTAAGGGCGCTTGCTGCAGGAAAAGGAGTTTTCATTGAAATTGGAATGGATGGTGTGATTCCATATATCTCTGCAAGTGTTGCGAGACATTAAGGTGAGTCAGGGAGGTGGTACTGTGACAAAGAAAAAGATGGATACGTTTAAAATTGCATGTGGTTTTGGAGTCTGGGGGTACACCTTTTTTCTAGGTGCTATGCTTACACATGTGTATTATGCTGGTGATCTTCTCCTAGCAACATGTATCTATGGATTTATTGGGAGTGTACTTTTAACTATACAATATCATATGTTACGGGATCTCCCATTTACGGAGCGTCTCCTTGAAATAATGATAGTACTAATAATACAGGCATATACTATTTTTTCTGAACATCAAAATATGAATGTGGTAATGCTTGTATTTGTTATTGCTGTTGTGAGTTGTGTATTAATTAATCAAAAGAAAGTAAGAAAAGTATATAGGTAACTAATAATGTCATCATAAATTCCTAAAAAAGAGAAGGGAGCATAACCGAAATGGCATGCTCCTTTTTTATTTAAAACTTTATCTTTGAAACTTCTTCTAATAAAGCTTTCTTTTTATTCTCATCAGTTGTTGTAAGAGATTCATTAATCATTCCTGTAGCTTTAAGAAAGTTCTTAACTGCTTCTACTTCTTCGGGTCTAGAATCTTCGTTTTCTAAAACCTCTAAAGCATATGTAATTGAAGTAGCAAGTGAAACCGTTAAAATTTCCATATTATTATCTCCTTCTAAATGGCTTTTAATATGTATTTCTACAGGTAACAAGTAATACCTTTTTAATTGTTTAAATCATAAATCATACCAGCGAAAAATATCCCTATAACTACAAGTGCGATAAGAGCACCTAATAGCATTTTCCCAAGAGAGCCAGTTAGAATTTCATGTAACATTCCTTTAGCATGCTCTTGAGGTTTTCCTCGTAAAGTGAGGGAGAGGATGAAAGTAATTATTAGTAAAAATAATGCCGCAATTAAATATCCCATTGTTTATGTATCTCCTTAATTTAAGTTGTCCAATACATTATATCAGCTGGAACATCTGAAGGTAATAATATTTTTATTTACGTACAAGTCTTATTCTATTGAATTGAGCAAGGTTATTATTAGTGTCATGAGCCATTACTTTATCGACGATTCTAACACCTATATAATCCTTAAAATCCTCGTCGCCATCTTTAATCTTTTGTTTGATCTCAGCAGCTTTTTGTTTGCAAAATTCATTTGTGTAATACCCAGTACACCATAAGAGAGTTTTACTTCTATCAGCCATAATTACACCGCTCTTAAATCGATTTTAGAATTTTTGCGTGAGTAAGAACCTTTGCCTTTTTTAGCTTTATCAGCTCTTGCTGGTGGGGGCATAGTTCCACGGTTTTGTGTCATAACACCAATACGCTTATCTTTATTCTGTTTATTTTTCATAACAAATTCCTTCTTTCTTAATAACAATAGTGAATAGAAAAAGACAGCCTGCGAACGGCTGCCTCAATCCTTAGGGAGGAAAATAATGATTTGGTAAAGTAGATAGGTTTTAAACAAGTTCGGATTTCACCGGGAGGTGTGAAAGCGTAAAAACTTGCGAGGTAACTTACTCTCTTAATAAAACCTTTTCACTGTGCATATGCAACTTTGTATTACATCAAAATTTCCGGATGATACATTTGAATGTGTTTAGCATCATCAAACGTATACGACGACATAAAATCTAATGTATTTTCATAATCAGTATGTTCCTTAACGTACAAACCTAGTGCGATGAAATTAACGGTTAATGTTTGGTTGTAACCAATACACAAATCAATTCTCATGATAAAACCTCCAGTAAAAATATATGTAATTAACCCAAAGAGGGGATTAAAGTTGCTTTCGAACTCTTTCAACATAATACCAATTTAGTTGAAAGACATCACCTGAAAATAAAACCAGGGGAAAGACCCCTGATTCTAATGAACAAAAAGTTCTCGGCCTTTAGTAAATTCTTTTTCATCTAAGATCAAATAATAAAAATAACATTCTTGATCATCGATAGGTTCAGAGCCTACTAGTTGAAAAGTTTTACCGTACTTATTTACAAACCAAGTGCGAGCTTCATCATGGCTAGAGAATAAAGGGATTTTGGCTTCATCCTCACGAGAAATATGACCAGGAGCGTACATAGGATCGCCAACTTTCTACAAGATTAATTGTTTCATAGTTTGATTTATTCCGTTTTCCTTCTCCAAATTTCAGCAGCTTTAGGTCTAATTTGAGCTTTGTGATAAATACTCGTACCGCTAACACCTTTAGCGTTTCGCAGACCTACAGCTAATTGATAAAAATCATGACCATCTTGTTCGTACTTATATACGAATCTGTAATCTCTTTTCATTTTACGAGGTGGATTCATCATTGAATGAAAGTCTAAGCGACTCCAACCCTCTAATTGGAATCTAAGTTCGGTATTTGGAAGAAAAGGATTGGCCATTGCAGTCGCTATAGCATTCTGAAAAGTACCGTAATAAAATTCATGGAATCGTTCCTGAGTCATGCTCTGAGCAATTTCAGCAAGATCGTTCACAATCTCCGGATGTATGTACACGTCTCTTATTGGATATCTACTGCTCATCTTTAAATTTCCATCCTTTTTCTTTTTTATTTTGCATAATTAAATCAAATAATTGCTCAGGGTTATTAGATTTAATAAATTCACTTTTAGGAGTGTTTGCACGTTCAGCATACTTTTCACTAATTTCTTTTTGTTCTATAAAACTTTTTAGGTGCCTCTTTGGTCTTGGGTTTTTATTCTCAAGAGAAACTCGATGAGGTAATGGGTATTCAAATGCGACAAAAATGCCACTATCAGTTTCTTTTACTTTGTATTTTGGTGGTGTTGGCACAGTTGGTGGCTCAGCATATTGTAGAGAAGAACGTATAGCTGGTACCGCTCTAGCTATGTTCGTCATTTCGGCCTGAGACATTCCTCTAACTAGACTTAAAAGCGCATCTTTATCTCCTTTTTCTATTACATCCAACATAAGTTCTAACTTGTCGGTTGTTTTCATGCTTACTCACCTCAATCAATATAGGTTTATTTTCCATTATTATAGCATATATCTTCTCCGAAAAAGATATATCTTAAACCAAGAAAGGCTTCTTAACGATAATATTATTATGTTAACTCTTTCTACTAAAAACGCTTATTGTTGAAAGACGTCGAATCATTAAAAACTTTCTTATGCAGCAACCAATAGCTTTTCTTGTATAATTGCATTTGCTTTTTCTGCTGTAATTTTCTGAATTTCTCCATTATCAATTAGATAGAAATACTTATTCCCCACAATGTATGACTTGTATAAATCAAAATACATAGGATTATACTTGTCCTCTAAAGGAATATAGTGTGTCCCACTACTTCTTAATAACCAAAGAGCCTTCTTATCCCCTGTTAGATACGCATGGAGATCGTGTAGGTAAAAGTCATTTGAGTAATGATTTACATGACTTGTTACTACCTCCTCCATTGCTAACAACTCCGGATAATCTTCTGGATTAATACCTGCTGGAAATGCCCAGTGTTTCACACCGTATTTTTCATTTAGTTTATTCGTAGTATCATATAGCTCAGATAATGCAGGATTTTTCAGTCCACTACGTCTACGAGCCCATTTATTTTTTACACGCGCATAAAATTTAATATCTTCCATTAATAATCTCTCCCTTTTATATAATATAAAAAAGCCCCTATCTCATAGGGACTCTTCATTGTTATTCGTATACTAAAAACTGTTCTCTTTCTTCATCTGTTAAATCTTTTGGTTCGACTCCACGTTCATTACAATATTTAAACAATGCTCTTACTTTTACTCTTGGTTCTTTTTTATCGCTTGGTTCTACATATACTCCGTCGGGAAATCCTCTTTCAAATCTTTCTGCTTTGTTAATCATAGCACCACGCACCTTTTTTATAGTATGCCCAGTCAATGAGTTCTTAACAATTCCAACTTTAACAGCTGAATTTCTAGCTAATTTAACCATTTTATAACACCTCCCGGAAATTTTGTAGCGGCCAAGCTTTGCCCAATAGGTTCATCAAAAACAATCATCTGACTTCCTCTTGATAATTGTTTTCCTCCTAAGCGTAAATAGAAAGGTATTGTGTCTGTCTTTGAAGTTAAATACATGTGTCCGTCGCATCCTTGCTCTATACTATACTGACAAGCAAATGCTACTAGATTGTATCCTACACCTGTATATATTCTATCTTTATTTACGCCATTCCTTTTTAGACCTCTAACATGATATTTATTACAATCCGCACATTCTGCAGATTTAAGATGTACAGTATACTCAGCCTTATTTACTTTAAGAGCAATAACGCCCTGAACTTCTCCTGGGTACTCGAATGTTTCCAGGGTAAAAATTTCAAAACCTTCTTCAAGATCTTTTTTAAAATCGAAAACCCACTTAGGAGGAACATATTCTCCTGCTTCACTAAGAGCTATTTTACGATAATAGCAATCAGTCCACTTCTTGGTTTTATAGTTGTATATCATTTTTATCAATTCTCTTTCTAGTATTGTCTTTATATTATAACATAGATTGGAATTATTTTGGGCTATTTACCAGTTGTGCGTGGGCAAATCATCAATTACTTCAATATCTCTATCAAGCATAAGCCAAGAACATCCTTTTCCCATTGCGTATCCAATTATGAATACTAATGACTCTGGTAGCACTTTACCTGCAAACATTTCTGGATACAGTGGAATAAACGCTCCATATTCACCTTTTTCGTAAACAATAAGCTCCATATCGTTCTCTTTTGTTGCCTCAACTTGGCTGTCTAACCATTTAGCCGTTTCGTAAGTAATGTGTGCAGTAGAAACTTCTAACATTTTTTGAATCATACTTCTTATGCCTCCATCGTCAAATACAAAAAAAGATCCCGAATTAACGGGACCTTTCTTTATAGGGTATTTCGACTCATTTTTTATTTTAACAATATACACAAAAAATGTATACTTTTCTCTTATTCTTCGTCTTCGAAATCACGTAGGTTATCAAGCAACTCTGTAAATGTAGAGCAAACAGGGTATATTGCTTTCTCTATATCATCTTCTTCATGATCCCAAAATACGATTGTTGGTGAATCAGGATTGTTTCGATAATCAAAACATAAAAAATTTCCAAACGAATCACTTGCAAATGGGTATACTCGATCCACCAACCATTCTTTTATATTCTCGTATCTTTGGACAATTGAATATTTATCATCCATATGTAGAGTTAATAGATCATTAAATGTACTTTCATCTTGTCCTGCTATATCAAAAACTTTAGGCTGAGGATATCCTCCGTCATTTTCTTTAACACACTCAATAAAATCATTAGGTAATTTAATGTTAAAATACTCTTCTACTTTTTTTATCTCATTATCCGTAATTTCTTTTTTACTTACACCAATCCATGTAATGTTACTCACGGGTCAACCTCCTTATTTTTCACCTTTTTTGCCCCAAATATTATATCCACCAGTATGACCAGTTTTCTCATGCAGGAACGCGTCTACGAGCTGCATTCTACCTGTATCCTGATGGTGGTGCCATGTATACGTCTTAGGTTTTTCACCCCTCTTAAATAGTTCAATTTCCTCTGCTGTAAATTTAGCAGCCAATTTTGGATCTTTTACTATTTGTTCGTATAACAGCTTATTACATATTCTATCATGTGTAGGTCTTGTTTTTTTAAAGTCAGCTTCTTTTAGTTTAACTTCAGCAAAAGCATCGAAAATAGGGAACCCATCTAAATCATACGGTACACCTGAAACTGGATGCCTATCTCCCGCCAACTCCCCTTTTCTTAATTTGATTGTCTTTGGACCATTTTTACCTTCATAAGTATAGGTGACCGCTTTCTGTAAATACTGCTGAGTACTTCCGACTCCCGCATATGAAAGATGGTTCCCACCTTTAAACTCATAGTTGTTTAATATATGCAATGCATTTCTGTATGCTGGGGAATTAATTACAAGTGATTTACCTTTAGCAAAACCTGTAACAGCAGCTACCTTCCCTACTTGTCCTGCTTTACTAAGACCCTTATCACCCAGAAGTCCGAGTCCTAACGTTGTTATACCATAAGCTACATAATGCTCTCTACTTTCCAAATCTCCATTCCAAAACTTATTCATAAATGTATCTGAGAAAGCGTTCCATGCAGCAGGAATAGTTTCCTCATAGTTTACAATCGCATCTCTCATATTCAGCCAGGTTTCTTTATCAGCTAAGGATATTAGTCCTTCCCATGCATCTACTGCACCATCTACAAAACCAGTAGAAATACCAGTCCACGCAGCACTTAAATCCTTTTTATTAAAAAATGACTCTTCTGATTTTGGAGGGAGTTTTCCACACATGGCTCCTTCTTGAATATCAGAATCAGCTAGATTCCCGCCATACAGCTCATCGGCTTCTCGGAATTTAACAGCTGCACGTTCTAATTCTACTGCAATTTTTTCTAATTCTTGTAGAACATTAAACATCATTGGTTTCGTATCATTAAACATATGGTAGAACCGATCACTAGTTGCTCCACTCCATTGAGAAGCAATGTATTCTGTTTGTTTATATAAATCTTTATGTATGTACTCTAGGGTTGATTTCGCATCTCTTACGGTTTTGGCCGCATTTTCTAATTGCTCTGGCGTTACCTTAATCTGCGTACTCATTCCATCCCTTCTTTTCTTGTATATTAAGAAAATTATAACATATTGTTCATTTATGTTACTTGGGTTTTGAGTATCAACATATAAAAACTTTTACTATAAAAAACAAAAAGGACCGCTCATTAAAGAGCAAGTCCTTGTTTATTGATGTCCATTAACATCTTATTGATTTTGTCATAATCAGCTTTTGCAGGAAGCTCCGATTTTTCAAAGGCTGCAGCTAATTCATTGTCATACATTTCAACCATTTCTAATGCTTCTTCGAAAGTGTATTTTCCATTACGACAATCTAATAGCAATTCACGATTAGGACGATATGTACTGTAATCACCGGTCTCCAAGATCTCTGTTGCACTTGTTAGTAATCTGATACTGTGCATAAAGAACTTTGTATCGTAGCCATGAGCATCGATTAAGTCGCGTCTGCCTGTTCCGTTTGAGTTCTTGTTCTTTAGTTTTTGGATTTGTGAATTTGCATATCCACCGAATCGATACTTGATGTTTTTAGATAAGAACAAGTGACGGTTATCGATTAAGATTTGTCCTAGTGGAGTAACCTTGATGTAATCCTCAGGACGAACAAATAGGATCTCGATGTTATTAGGTACGCTTTGCATAGCATCTCTAACAAATTTGTTTACATGAATGATGTTCACATCTACATCGTCTTTCGTATTTCTGAAGTTTTTACCACCTGATGTATTGTACTCATTAAATGAATCCAAACCTAAGTAATACTCAACTGGTGGGATACATACACCCTTGTAGTCCTTATCTGATGTATCTGTATTTGTTCCATAGGCATAACTACCTGTAGGAGACAAGATGATTGTTCTATCTTCTAACCACGTTAAATTGGATTGCTCTAATTTTAAATCTGTCATTTTGAAGCCCCCTTCATTCTTTTAAGTAAATCTATTCTACCAGTAAGGATATTTAATCCATGATGGCTCAGATGTGGAATTACATCATGAAGAGTCATTAACATGATTTCCTCATATTTCGGATGATTAACAATTGTATCATCCATGTACGTCTTCTGTAACTCTTTTATAGCTTCCTCTTTTCTCTGTAATGAAAGAGAACCGCAGCACTGTCTAAATCCTGGGTTTCTATCACTTCCACAAACACACATACTAAGCTACCTCCTTTAAGGAATGTTGCTCCTTAATTTGTTCTGCAATAGCTGAAGCAACAGCTGCAACATGAATACATTCCATATATAAATCGTCTGCATCTGTATCTTTCACACTAGCTAATCCTAATTCACTTTGAGCAGCTTGGCATACTTCTCCAAACTCTTCTCCTAAGATAGATAGCCATGTACCAATAGGGTGTCGTTGAATACCCCACTTTTCATTTTGACGAAGACGTTCTTGATATACTTCTTCATTTACACTATCCATTAATTTTTCATTTTCAGTCACTTGAATCACCTTCCTCATAAAGAACATCCAGTAACTTACGGATCTTCTCTTCTAACTCTTCGTCTTCTTCATCAAACCATATATGTCTTTTCCACTCTAAATCGGATAAGATTTCTTTCTTTGTTTGAAAAGTATACTCAGTAGTTACTATTAGTTCAGCATTTTTAAATACTGCCGTTACATCAAAACTAGAACCAATAAACCAATTCAATAGGCTTACAACATCATCGTTATATTCCTTTGTACGGAAGATACTTAATGATTCATAACTTTTAAGAATAACTATGTAAGAATCCATTCCCCTTCCCCCTCTTACTGTTCTTTTGGACAATTTCCACAGTTGCAGTTTCTTCTAGCATTCAGGTAATTGTGCCATCGTTGCTCCGCCATTCCTGGTGGTGGTTGACCGAATAGATATTTCTTCGCTTCTACTACTAAACATTTCTTTTCAATTGGTCTTGTTTCCATATCCCTACTCCTACTACTTCTTCATTTCATCTATCGTAAGCACTTCATAAGAAACGTCAATAGGCAAAATAAAAAGAGTCCCATCAGAGACCCATTGTTTATTTTTTGTCTTGTTTAAGTGGTATTACAGGAATTGAAAATACTGCTTTTAATACAGGGAATATTGTTCCTAATATAATAGCAGGGATATCTATAATTGCCCACAAAATGTGGTATAGCTTAATGCTCTTTGCCCCGTAACCAACAGTAGCCAATTTAAGCCCACTATTGAAAATCCAAAATGCTCTAACCACTACATAAATTGAGTAGATACCAAGCAAGGCAAATTGCCACCAAGTTAACTCTGTAATTAATGCGCTCATTACGTTACCTCCATTTATTAAAAAGAGCCCAAAATAGGGCTCTCACTCTACCAGAATATAGCTACTGCAGCAGCATCTACAAATCCCCAAAATAAGAAGAACATGATACCGATGATTCCAATGAACATTCGAATCCAGTTTCTATTTTCTAAATGGTAAACTGTAAAAGCTAAACTACCTACGAACCCAAAAGCTGAAACAACTAATAGGCACATAGCACTAATTAACATCATTGTGCACCTTGGTACAGGTCAATAATTTCTCCTAGCTGGCCAGGATTAAAACCAGTTGTACGCATAACTTCTTTGTCGCCGTTTTTAAGAATGACAACAGGAACTGACATTAAAACATCATGCTCTACCGCTTTTCCAGGGTCTGCTTCTACATCTACAGAAGTAAAAGCTACGTCTTCGTCACGTAAGAAATTTTCAACCATATTGCAAGGGTTACATCCCTTTTTACCAAACTTAATAATTTCCATTTCAAATACCGTCCTTTATCTTGATGTTTTAATTAAGCTGCATATGATGGAAGGCCTTCAAACACAAAATCTTCGTCTCGTACTTCTTCAACGTTAATGGCTTTTACATATCCATTTCCTTTAACAGAGAAGAAATCATGTTGTTTCGTTTTTGTTTGTAGTCCATTTTGAACGATTGGATTTACATACTCATCATCAAAGTATTGGTCATATCCTAAATTCATCATTGCTTTATTTGCGTTATAACGTAGGAATTTGTTTACTTCTTCGATCATGTCTTGTCCAAGTGGAGCATACACATCATTCGTGTAATCTAATTCATTCGCGTATAACACTTCTAATAATTGAATTGCTTCTTTATCTACCTCTTGCTGTTCAGCTTCAGTAAGTTGGTTTTCATAAATCTCTTGAGCAAAGATACCACCTGTTACCCCGTGAATTGCCTCATCCCTTAAAATTAATGCGATGATTTCACCGGAAGCAGTTAGCTGTCCTTGTCCTGCTAAGAATAGCGGATAGAAGAATCCACTGTAGAATAAAAAGCTTTCTAAGAATACTGATGCTACTATAGCCATATATAGTTCTTTTGGATCCACATCAGGTTTTAATAACTTACGATAATGACCTGTTATGATATCAGCTTTCTTTTGAAGGAATGGGTTCTCTTCAACCCAATCAAACACCGCATCTACTTCTTCATTTTCACAAAGAGTCATGAAAATATGAGAATACGATTTCGCATGGATATCCTCCATCATTGCCATGAAGTTGATAATTGCTTTCTTTTGAGGGTCTTCCATATGCAATGAGACAAGTGGCATACCATACCCTCTCCACCTTGCTTTGTATCTAATAGCGTTAAACCGCCAAGAACTTTCTTATATACTTCCTTCTGTTCTTTCGGAAGCATGTCCCAAACGTTCTTATCTTTTGATACAGGTATCTCATTTTCTAGCCAAAACTGTTGGCGCATTTGGTTGTAAATGGACTCGATATATTCTGTATTGTATTTGGTCCAGTTAACCGCTTTATGTTTCTTTAAATCTACTGATCTAGTACTAATCACCACTACTACTCCTCTCTCTTATACTGCACAAGCAATACATTCTTCTATAGTTGAATTTGATGTACGTGTATAGTAAAGGCTCTTAAGCCCTTTCTTTTCTGCATAGATGTAATAACGAGCAAGATCTCTTGTCGAAGTACCATTTGTAACGTGCAGAATACATGAAATACCTTGGTCTACGTGAGGTTGGATTTCAGCAATTAAATCAATAACTTTCATTTGATCCATCTCATAAGCAGACTTATAAGAGAAGAATGTTTGTTTTGATAAGTAAGGCATTGGATAGTAAGTAGTCGCTTTATCAGTTGAGCGAGTTTCTACTTTATCAACGATTGGCATTACGCTTGGTGTAGCGTTCTGTACATATCCTGAGCTTTGATTCGGAGCAATTGCAAGTCTGTAAGAGTGGTATAAACCATCACGTTGAACTTGCTTCATTAGACGTTCCCAATCCTCAGTTGTTGGAATCTGAATACCTTCAAATAGCTTCTTAACTTTTTCAGATTGAGGCAAGAATTCAGTTGTTAAATACTTCTCAAAATAAGTACCTTTTGCATATTCAGATTTTTCGAACCCTTCAAAAGATACTCCTCTTTCTTTAGCAATCTCTGAAGATTTTTCGATAGAGTGATAGTTCAGCATTGCAAAGAATACACGAGCAAAGTCTTTTGCATCTTCTGATTCGTATGGAATGAAGTTCTTAGCAAGGAATCCATGAAGGTTCATTGTTCCAAGACCTACTGAGTGTAATGTAGCATTCGCTTTCTTAACACCAGGAGCGTTTTCGATATTAGACTTATCTGTAACATCTGTTAACATTTCCATACCAGTATGCACAGCTTCTTTTACATCCTTATTCTCCATTACATTTACAATGTTTAATGAACCTAATACACAAGAAATGTCATTCTTAATCCAGTCCGCGATATTGTAATCGTTAATTACGCTTGTCTCCATATACTGAAAAATCTCAGTACAAAGATTAGACATTTTAACGTCGCCTAAATCTTTTAATGGATGTTGTTCATTCGCGTTTGTTTTATTCATAAAATAAGGATAGCCAGATTCTAATTGAATCGTTGCGATCTTAACTAACATGTCACGAGCTGTAAGGTCTAACTTGCGTTTACGAACCATAGGGTTTGCTACTAACTCTTCGTATTTCTCATCTAAATCCATATCATCTAGGTGGACTCCATAAGCTTTATAAACAGTAGCAGGTGCAAATACATACATCTCTTTGTTTTGTTCAGCTAATTGGAAGAACTTTCTCGGTGTAACTAATCCAATAGATAAAGATTGAATACGTGTCTTCTCATCGGCATTTACTTTTTTTGAATCAAGGAATTCAATTAAGTCCCAATGGAAGATGTTTAAATAAGCAGCACCAGCACCTGGTCGTTGTCCAAGTTGGTTAATGTAAGAGAATGAATCCTCCATTAACTTCATTACCGGTAATACACCACTAGCAGCGTTCTCAATACCTTTAATAGCTTCAGTACGACCACGTAATTTACTTAAGTTAATCGCAATTCCTCCACCAATTTTAGATAACTGTTTTGCTACTGATAAGTTGTAGTTAATACTATTTAATGAGTCATCCATTTCTAATAGGAAGCAACTAACTAATTCCCCAGCACGAGCTTTACCAGAATTTAAATATGTTGGTGTAGCCGGTTGGTAATTTTGCTTCATAATTTGGTTCACATAACGTAGTGCTTTCTTTGCATTACCTGACGCTAAGTATAAAGCTACAATTGCAGCACGATCTTCATAATCTTCTAAGTAGATTTTCTTATCGTCTGAACGTAATGAGTAGTCCTTGTAGAACTTTGTAGCAGCCATATAGGATTGGAATTCAAACTTATGAGCATAAGCAGCTTCATAAATACGTTCAACTTCTTCCTCCGTATATTCTCCAAACACATTGTAGTAATAATTGTGTTCGATAAGGTACTTGATTTTGTCTAGTATCGAAGCAAACTCTAATTGCTTTGTTTTTACTTCGGCAAGGAATACCGCTAGGGCTTCTTTGTCTTTTGCAAGTTGATAGAATCCATCCTTTAAGATCCCAACTTCATTGTTTAATGCAACGTGAGACATAGTTCTTCTATCCTTTCTTTGGTTATTTGTATATCTTTTCTTGTCCCGCTTAACTCAAATTGATGAATGAGCGGTACGTGATATTGCTCTGAAATAACTCTTCCTGCAGCTGCGAAGTGTTCACCCCAGTTGCGGTTACCACTACTAGCAACTCCTTGTAAGAATGAATTATTGGCTTGTAGAAATGACTGTGTAGTTTCTGGAACTTGACCGAATCCTGATGTATAAGTAATCAAGATGAAAGGCTGTTCCATAACTAAGTCGGGTGTAATTTGTACAGCTGGCATACCGAGTTTCTTAATGAACCTCTTTACGTTTCCAGTCTTGCTGTCAAATACAATCATGTGCATCACACCTTTTTTGAAACTTTTTAAAATACAACCATTTGATTTCTAAAAGTCAATTCGAGATATGGCCTATTTTTTAGATTTTCATATGGGCATAGCCCTACATATAGATTTCTAAAAATCGAACATTCATTCTTGATTCAGGAAAAAATGAGATATAAAATAGAAGTGAGGTGAAAATAATGAGACTTGAACGCCAAAAGGATAGTGAGAAGCTAGAAAAACTACGTCCTTCGTTTCCTTACTATATTTCTGAATACATACAAGTGAGCTTAGATCAACTCACGCCTACAACAGTTCTCTCATATACAATAGATATCCAAGACTTTTTAGAATGGTTTTGGCATACTTTCGTACCGGAAAAACCGGGAATAAAAGAAATCTCCCTAGAAGACCTAGAGAGATTAATTGAGATTGATATATCTCATTACCGTTCGCACTTAAAGTATCGTGAGGATTCTCATAACAAAGGTAATAGATATTACAAAACAAAAAATAAGGACACCACAATCAGCAGAAAGATTAGTGCCCTTAGAAGTTTATTTGATTATTTAACTAAGAATACAAACCGTGAGACAGGAAGACCCTATCTTAGTAAGAACGTACTTGAGAACACAAAAGTATTCTCCACGAAAGTTTCTGTTAGAGCTAAGGCTCAGAAACTAAAGAATAGTATTATAAGACTTGAAGAACTGACTGAGTTCCAAGACTTTATCCTAGAGGGATATGGTAAAGAACAATTAAGTAACATGGAAAAAGCCTACTGGAAAATTAATCGACATAGAGATGCTGCAATCATATCCCTTTTATTAACTAGTGGTATCCGTGTTGGTGAGTTATCTAGTCTTAGACTGAAAGATGTTATCTTTGATTCCCGCAAGTTAGTCGTAGAAAGAAAACGTAGTAAGGAAGATGTTGTTTTCTTTTCTAAGCAGACGTTAGAATATATAGTACAGTACCTTGAAGTTAGAGAAAGTCATTATAAAGCAGACGATAAACCGACTTCTCCTTTATTTGTTACAAAATATGCAGGTAAGATAAATCCTATCAGTAAGAATACTGTTCAAAAAATGATAATGAAATATGCTAAAATCTATGGAAAGCCCGAACTAACAGCACACATATTGCGTCATAGTTTCGGGACGAATGTATTTAAAAAGACCAAGAACATTCGAGGAGTACAAGAAGCTCTTGGTCATTCATCAATTAATACGACTCAAATCTATACTCACATGTTCGAAGACGACGAACGTGAATTAATAGATGAAGTGTTTGAGTAAAACAAAAAGGCTAAGGATAAATTCCCTAGCCTTTAATTTATGCCCAACATTCTTATTTGTTCAAAACACAAACTATATAAACCTGGGCGCAATACTTCCCCTTCAATTTTAAAGGTTCTGTAATCAAATCCCCAGTCAATTGTTCCGTGACATTCTACTGTATATACCTGACCAACCTTGAAATGCTTATAGTTTCCAATACACATAGAGCGTACTAAATAAGGTTTCTCCATCACAACCCCTAACTAACTGGACCATAATGATCTTTAAGTGCTTTATCAAGCAATCCTTTGCAACGTTCCAGTTCTTTCTTCATTTGTTGTTTATATCTGTCGTATTCTTTCTTACCGTCATCAGTCAATTGATAAAGAATGATTTCTTGAAAGTCTACTCCCTCTTCCCCTTTTATCTTCTTCTCCCGTTTTACATATCCATCTCGTGTTAATTCATGTAATGTTTTATATAGTTCTGTATGAGTTGGATTATAGCCTAAAAACTTAAACTCTTCTCTCAAGTCATTAAGATACTGTGAACCATACCCTTTATTACGATCAATTATTTTATAGATATATAACTTTAAGTATGAACGCTGTTTTAATAAGAACCCTCTATTTTGATATTCCTCCACCTATAACACCCCTTCTAAATGAAAAAACCATATTCTTATCTTTCAGTAGTTAAATTAATTATACAATTCATAGCAGATTTTGTAAGCTTATTTGCTACTGACTATGTATTTTAAATAACTATTGAACATTTGGAACATGGTTGGTGATGAACATCTTATTCATTACCTTCTGCTTTCTCTCATTCTGTGACTACAGATTTCACATCTATAATCACTAACATGACAAGGGCATTTAGGTTTCTTTCTTTCCCCAATTTCAACGATCACAATGGGCAAAATGGCAATAACTATAATAAAAAGGGTCGTCATACTATCACCTCGCTTATTAAACAGCGACTAGTTTCTGCTCTCTTAATTTTTTTATGCGTTTCTCTACGCTAATCTTAGTTCTGTTCATGATTACACCTATTTCTTTTTGAGTCTTCCCCTCTGTGTAAAACAGGTGCCATACTTGAGCATCTTGTTCTGGTGTCCAAGGTCTCGGTCTCTTCAACCATTTCTGGTAATCTTCTTTCCTACGCTCTTCTAGCCATTCCGGTTCAGGTGTTAAAGCGTATTTAGGTAGTTGATACCAATTGATTAGATCTTTGTTTTCTGTTGCCCACTTCCAAAACTTATCTATATCGATGTAAGTAAGAAGACGTTTCACTCCGTCCTCTTTCTTTATACGAAAATCTCTTTGTACTGTAGGCAAGCCATGATTTTTAGCAAATTTTTTCACCGTCTTGCTACATACACATAAGCATTTTGCTAACTCATGTACAGTTATTAATCCACTTGCTAACTTTGTATTTCCAATACCTAATTTGTCCGCCTTAGATTTAACAGCCGTAGGAGTTTTGCCTAACTTTTTGGCAATCCTATCATACGAATATACTCCAATACTGTTCTCTAAGAATTCAATATCCTTTTCCGTCCATCCGTTACTATATTGATTAGCCATAAAGTAGACTCACCTTTCTCGTAGATTATTTCTCATGATGTATAGTAATTCTGAGATAACATAAGCTATTCAGAAAAAAATTCAAGAAGTAAATTTTAACAATAAAAAAGAGAGCCGAAGCTCTCCCTTTTTCTTAACTAGTTTTCATTAATTCATGAATACTTACTAGTCCATTACCGAACATGTCATCGGCACCTTTTTGTCCAAGATCTACCGAATGCTCACGAATTAATTGCATGATTTGATCAGGAGTTAACTTTTTACCAATGTCACGATAGCGAGCTAGAATAAGAGCAATTACTCCTGCAACCATTGGAGTAGCCATAGACGTACCAGATAGTCTCGCATAGCGACCTACAGGGTATGTACTATAAATGTCTACACCTGGAGCAACTACATCTGTTTCACTACCGAAGTTAGAGAAGCTAGCTCTATCAATATTTTGATTGATAGCTCCAACCGCAATTACTTCATCGTATGATGCTGGCCATCCAACATGAGTATTCTCATTACCAGTAGCAGCAACAATGATAATACCTGCTTCATGGGCACGTTTAATTGCATTGTGTAGAACAGGACCAGGATCAGCTGAAGAACCTAGACTCATAGAAATGACATCTACTTCTTCAGAGATAGCCCAATCAATTCCTTTTACAATTGCTTCAATCGAGCCAGAACCATCATCCCCTAATACTTTAGCGATGTATAATTCAGCTCTAGGAGCAACCCCAACAATACCAATTGAGTTATCGCAACCTGCAATGATACCTGCACAGTGCGTACCGTGTCCCTGTCTATCCATTATGTCAGTAAAGTTAGACGTAGTAAAGTTCATTCCTTTTTTGTAATTAGCAGCAAGATCCGGATGAGTAGCATCGATACCTGTATCTAATACAGCAACCTTAATGCCCTCTCCTTTTGTTACTGACCACATTTCAGGAGCCTGAACAACATTAACACCCCAGTCAACTGTTTGAATAGGTGGCACTGATTGAATCTCAATTACATTAGATTGGATTTTAAATTCCATTGGAAGACCTCCTATAATCATAATCGGTACTAAAAGTAACCATTTGATTTAGAAGGCTCAATGAATAAGTGTATCGTCTCCCAACCACTTCACTACAAAATAAAAAGACGAGAACTAAGTCTCGTCTTGCATTGTTTATTTGAAGATAGCAAAAATGATTTCGAAGAACCCTTCAAAGATAGCCCCTAGAAATTCAAAAAATACGGACCATCTTTTTGTTCTACGTCTAGACATTACACGAATAATCCTACAACCGTTGCAGTTAAGATAGAAGCCATAGTAGCTACGATTAACATCTTAAGTCCAAACTTAGCAACAGTACCTGCTTTTTCTCCATTGATAGCTTGCATAGAGCCACCGATAATACCAATTGAAGAGAAGTTAGCGAATGATACTAAGAAAGTAGAAACAATCGCTACAGTCTTTTCAGATAGGTCAGCAATCATAGGTTTGAATTGAAGCATTGCTACGAATTCATTTGTTGCTAACTTAGTTCCCATGATAGAACCTGCAGTTACAATTTCACTTGCTGGAACACCCATAACATATGCGATAGGTGCAAATACATAACCAAGGATTGTAGTAAGATCTACTCCGAAGATACCAGCGAATGCAGCGTTGATTAATGCGATTAAGGCAATGTATGCAACTAACATAGCAGCAACGATTAAAGCAACCTTACCACCATCAAGAGCACCTACTGAGATAGCTTCAAAGATTGATTTTGTTTGAGATACATCTTTGATATTAATCTCTTCATCTTCTTCTTTCTTGATCGGTGCAACAATTGTAGCAATGATTAGAGAAGATAAAGCATTTAAGATCATAGCAACTAATACATATTTTGCTGGAATCATAGTCATGTATGCGCCCATGATAGCAGCTGATACAGAAGCCATTGCTGATGTACAAACGATAAATAATTTGTTGTCATTCATTTTATCTAGGTGTGTTTTAACTGCTAATAATGATTCTGATTGACCGAAGAAAATCGAATTCACAGAGTTAAATGTGACAACTTTTGATAATCCAGTAACCTTAGCAAGCGCTCCACCAATACATTTAATTGCTAAAGGAAGCACTTTAATATGAGTTAAGATTGATAATAAAGTTGAAGTAAAGATAATAATCATAAGAACATTGATGAAGAATACTGTTACGCCCTCTGGAACCAGTCCACCTACGACGAAGTTAACACCTTCAACTCCATATGATAATACTTTATTTACACCGTTAGAAACAGCTTCTACTACTTTTAAACCTGCAGTAGTTTTGAACATAACTAGCGTTACAATTACTTGTAATACAAGTAAAACTAGAATTGCTCTGTAATTGATGTTCTTCTTGTCGTTTGACATTAGGAAGGCAACACCAAATGTAAGAACAATACCTAAAAGACCTATTAAAATACCTGTCATTGTAAAACTCCTTCTTGTTTGTTTTTTATTCGAAACAAAACATAAGCAGTTGACCTATTAAAAGTCAACTGCTTGAATGGACGTTTCATCTAGCCTTCATATAGCTATACCGTTTCACTTTTTTTAACGGCATTAATTGTTCACAAGTAAGGTACTCATGAGGGAAAATATCTCCACCTTGATTTGGGAATAGGTCAATCCCCGCTTCTTTTAGGATTTCATCTACTAGTTCCGTACAAACAAACTTGTTCTTGTTATCAAATTTGTCTATTAGTTTACTATTCGGAAATTTCGATTTCAGATATAGAGAAATCAATCGAAGCCAATCATAGCGAAAACCTTTTCTCTGATATGTAACTGCTGAAGAAATAATAGCATCTCGTTGTTCTTTCGTTAATTCATCCTTATTTCTTAGCACTACACAATCTAAATCACTAGTAGAATACTTCTCTCTTACGATAGTAGATTTTGTATTCCAGTCTATCTCTATGATATACCCTCCACCCACGTATAAAGCTACATGAGTCCATTTAGAACCTGCTACCTTTTGAATTACCTTTGAGATAAAAGACTTTCCACTTACAACAATAATATCTCCAACAATCATATTGCTAACCACCTTTCCAGTTTAAATAAAAAAGAGGGGCCTCTAATTAGAGACCCCCAAGAAGAGAGAAGTAAGAAGGAGAAAATAACATAACAAACACATAAGAGGATACATATCGTATGATGAACGCTACATTATATATATAAGCTGTTGCTATATATCTCTCAACCTTCTAAACTACTATCTCTCGACTGGATAACGATGGTTTTATTTCAATCTATTGTCTATCTCTACTAAAGTTTCAGTAATGTTATCGTAAATGCGAACCGAAGCCATATGGTCATACGGTGTATCGCTTTTGGTGATGATCATCACTGGAGCCTTACCAGGGTAAACACTTTCCACAAGTGAATTAAACGGAAACACTTGTAGTGATGTGCCAAGTACAATCACTAAGTCAGTCTTTGTCATTTGTTCATTTGCTTGATGCCATGCGAGAGGAGGAAGTGTTTCACCAAACAATATAACTTCCGGACGAACAATCCCTGTACATTCCCACTCTAAACCACAATTATCCTTACCTTCTTTTGTATACATCGAGTTATCGTATTCCTTTGAGCAAGTATCACAAACAAGATTCCGAAGATGGCCATGCATTTCAATTACATTTTTACTACCTGCATCTTTATGATAGCTGTCAATGTTCTGAGTAATAACAGCCTTAACCTTCCCCTGCTCTTCCCATTTTGCTAGTATTTCATGTGCCTTATTGGGTTTGCAATTTGAAATATCATTGATACGATCTGCAAAGAATTTGACGAACTCAGGTTTACCAACGGCTGAGAAATGAGATATCTCTTCTGGTTTCTTTCCATCCCACAACCCACCATTGGACCTATAATCAGGAAGGCCGCTATCCGTTGAGATACCAGCCCCTGTTAATACGACAATATGATTTGATTTCTTAATAAGTTCTGCTGCTTTATCTAACATGATAACAACCTACCTTTTATTAATTAGCTGCTTGTAACAACTGTTCTTTCCAAGAGTTTTGCCCAGTACCTACCGAAGTAGCACTAAATGCTGAAGAAACACCAATAGAATCTTCTATCTTCATTAAGCTAGTTTCCATATCAAATTCAAAGCCACCTGCTTTTGGATGACCGCCGCCACCCGCAACAGCTTTAGCTATTTCACCAACATGAACATTGTCATGAATTGTACGTAAACTTGCTTTACCACCATTTAAATCAAGGATCACAATAAAATCTAGATGAGGGTTTTCTTTGCTAAGAGTATTCCCTAATGTTGAGTGATACTGGTCACCAAACACCACCCCAGCCTCATAGCTCTTATCCCCTACAGACCATGTGCGAACAATCATTGTCTTAGAACGAGATTCAATGTACTTCTCCTCTTTTTTGTTTTCAACATCAATAAAGAGCTTTTCAGTTTCATTGAATGAATACTGAACCACTGATGGATCGTTTACATGTTCAGCAATCTTTGCAAATTGCATATGCATGAATTTACTTGGACCAAATGTATAAAGAAGAGAGTTTAACTCTTTTGCTTCTACATTACCTGTAGTATTCCAATCCCACGTGTCATAAGCACGAACTTGTTCAACAAAGCTAGAGAAGTACTGAGAGTTTAATACATTATCATCAAACATCTCATTTTCTTTTAGATAAAGATAAAGTAATTCAGTTGCACAAGTTTTTCGTCCATCAAGTTCACTTTCGATAAAAGCCCAATTTGGATACTTTTCGCTAATCCATTTAGCTGTATCGTGGTGATCAAGAAGAACAAGAGTAAGACCGCGTTCGAATAATTTATTTAAGCGGTCTACTAACTCTTCTGACTTTGGAGCGATATCTGTAATTAAGATTGCGTGCCCTTCTAGGGCTTTAGCTGTCTCAAAGAAAGTAATCGTGTCTTCTAGTTTTTCCTCGAAGTTAGTATATCCGCAATGAATATATTCAGCTGTGTTTAGTTTAGAGATTTTTGATACGACTTGCGGAGCGTATCCATCCATATCATTATGTGACAAATGATGAACTACTTTATCTGTTAATGATGGTAAGTTAGTAAAGATAGTCATACCTATTCCTCCCAATTAATTACGCTTCTGCGCGTTTATTTTTCTTAATAGCATGTACAACGAATGTCATACCGAAAGTAATGATTAATACGCCGAAGAACATCCAATGTGGAATATGGATTTCTTGCATTTGATAAGCACTGTCAGTGAATGAAACAACAAAGTTAACCATGTAATGAACAGTACCTAATAACATCTTCAGACCGATAATTGCAATAAGAACGAATGCTGTGTGTTCCATTTCTGGTACACGATTGATTAACTTAATGAATACTCCTGCAACCGAACGCATCATGATGATTCCAAGAACTCCACCTAAAGCTAATACCCAAAACTTGTCGCTTAATGCTAATGCTGCTGTAATGCTGTCAATTGAGAATGCTAAATCCATGAATTCGATTGATACAACGATTGCCCAAAACTGTGATAAACGAACACCGAACTTACCTAAGATCTTGTGAAAAATTGTGTTTTCATATTTGTCTACGTTCATTTCTTCTTCGCCTTGAGATTTGAAGTGGCCGATAGCTAAGTGTAATAAGTAAGCTGCACCTAAAACTTTAATGATCCAGAACTTAAGAATAATTGTTCCTAATAAAATAAAGATGGCACGAAATGCAACTGCCCCGACCATACCGTAGTACAATGCCTTCTTCTGTTTTACAGGGTCTTTAATTTTACTTGCCATCATAGATAATACAAGTGCGTTATCTGCACTTAATAAACCTTCCATAAGTACCAAAATAAAAACGATATATAAATTTTCCAATTTAAATTCCTCTTCCCATGTTGTTTTTATGTAATAGATTAACGACGATTCATAATTGCACGTTTGATATCGTCACCTGCGTAATCCCAAATAAAACATCCTGCAACTGCGCCTAATAAGAAAACGAATAAACTCATTTTTTCTTTCCTCCAAACCATAGAATTGTGATTATAAATCCAAAAATGCCAAATAAAATATGCTGCCCAAAGGACAACATTGCTGCTCCGACACTAGTATAAGGGCGGAACAATAGCTCCACCCATACTAGTACTTTGCAAACAAAGAACATGACAACTTCTACTACTAATAGCAGAATCATAAATTTAAAGTTATCTGCGACCTTCTTTGCTTTCTCTCTCATTTAATTAACCTACTTGTAATCCGTACTCAACGATGAAGGCTTCGACACCTTTGTTGTATCCTTTACCTTCAGCACCGAATCTCCAGTCACCATCTTTTAGGTAAAGTTTGAATAGAAGAATTGCTGTTTCAGTTGAGTAGTTTTCTTCTAAATCGTACTCGTACATTGGCTCGTTTGTTTCGTCATTAACAAGAACTACTTTCGCGTTACGAACGTCACCGAAGCGCACACCGTCATTTGTACTAGCAATGAAGTGCATCTCAGTGATATGAGCTGGAAGACGAGTGAAGTCAACAGAGATAACTTCATCTGCACCATCTTTGCTTCCTGACATTTCATCACCACTATGAACGATTGCTCCACTTGGATGAATAGCTAAGTTGTTTCCATTGTCGTCATAACCGAATGCCACGATGAAGTCACGATCTTCACGACACTTACCATTAGATTGAAGAGCTACTGCAAAGATATCTAAATCGTGTTTACCGCCTGTATCGAATCGGTTTTCATCCCAAGAGATCTCAGCACGAAGTTTCTTCAGTCCTGGTTGTTCCTTACGTAAATTGATTCGTTGTCCGCCTACTACTTTTTGTAAATTAACTGCCATGATTAATTTCCTCCTGTTGTATGTTAGTTTTTTGTTTGAGTTTGTTTTTGATTAACCAATAATTGCTCTTTCAATTACATCAATAGAACCAGATTGAACACCTTGTCCTAAAGCTTTGAACTTCCAATCACCGCTATGTTTGTAAAGCTTACCAAGAACTACTCCACGCATTCCCTTGAATTCATCTAATTCATAGCGTACTAACTCATCGTTGGTTTCAGAATTCAAAAGACGTACATATGAACCTCTTAATCGTCGGTCATTAAAATCGTTAGCTCCTGAGAAGATGTTTGCAATAACATAAATCTCTTTAACAGCCGGATTAAGTTTTTGAAGATCTACATAGATTTCCTCATTGTCTACTTCACCGAACTGATTGTTACCGCTGCGGTCATCACCTGCATGGTAAACACCTTGAGCACTACGCATTGCATAGTAAACACGGTCTACCTTACGACCCTTTTCATCTAGTAAAATAACTGCAGAGTCAACATCGATTGCTCCACCTGACATAAATGATTCACTAGAACTAGAACGACGACCGCCACCGAAGATTGCAGATAAAAGACTTACTTTTTCCTTTTTCTCTTCCTTCTTCTCAATTAGTGCTCCCCATCGTAAACCTAATGTCACTTTACGTAGACTTGAATTTTCTTTTGCTAATACAACTGTTTGACCAGCTTTAATAAGATTGATAGCCATATATAAATCCTCCCCGATTTGTTTTGCTTATAAGTTACATAAAATTTATCCCTATTTCCCTATTTCTTCAGACGTTTCTTTTTGAATTCAATAATCGTAGTAGGGACGATGAAAATTGCTAAAGCCATAAAAACAATATCTATCCATAATGCTGTATCAGATCCCACAATGGCACGATGAGCAGAATCGATAAAGATAAAGAACCACCCTACAATAACAAACACATCAACACCCATTTGAAACTTCGTAGATTTTATAAATTTCATGCAGACCTTCCTTTCTTTAATTCTCTGTATCTCTTTCGATAATCATCCAGTTCTTTTCGAGTAGAACTTAACTGTCTTCTCAATGAAGATACGATAGAAGGACTTGCACTTTGGAAAAGCTTGTCCGACTCTCTTGATAATGATCGAATCAATGAATCTTTTAATACTTTCTCTTCCACTAATAGCTTTTGCTTTTTGGCTTTCTTAACGCACATTCCGTTAACATAAACACCTACATGAGATGGGATTTCATCTTTAACCTTCTCAAATAATTCTTTAGGCATTACAAAGTAATTGAAATGTCCGCAAAACGTTTTCTTTGCTTTACTTCTAAAGTCAGCAAGTGAAACTTTAATTTCATAGCATCGCCAAACGCCCTTAGTGTCATAAGTCATATAATCGACTCGTTCATTGCCATTAAATCCGATAGTGACTTCAAAACAACCAAAGACACCCATCTTTTTTGTAGCAAAGTATATCTGTCTTTCTAATTGAGTTGTTAATGCTGTTTTAGCTATTCAAATCAACTCCTAATGTATTCACACGAACAATAAACAATCTGCTATTTCAAGTAGGATAATTCATGTCTAAGCAGCTTTGCAGTTGTTTAAATTGTTAGCATAGATTTTGCTGTGATTCATTTCTCTTGCTCTTTCCTCTTGAATCTTCCTAAGTCTTTCCTTGTCCTCTTCTAATGCAGCTTCTGCTCTTTCTATCATGTCATCACTCAAAGCTCTGAACTGGAGAAACCCCGCTTGCATATGTAAATCAAGGTGTTTAAACATTTCACCGAATTCTGTTTCCCAAGATACACGTTTACTTACAGTATCTTCGATTGTAATTTTACCGCCCTGTTTATAGACGAAGATTTCACACATAGGAGACTTATTATCATTTAAGAAAGCTTTACCAAGAAACACTACGTCACTATGGTAAGATAGTACTGTTTTAATTTCAGAATAAGAAAATTCTCTTACCTTACTCTTTCGTTTTCTTGTTGTGCGTTGTGTATTTAAATTCATTAAATCTATTTTCAAACTATCACGCTGAGATTTTACGCTTACTAAACTTTGATTTAGTTTAGCAATCTCTTTGTCTTTTTCTTTTAATTGATTTTTGTATTTGTCAGCAACTTGTTTTAATGCGTCTATTTCGCCTTTTGGATCATATTCCATTTGCTCAAGACTTTCCCAACAAAAATTACTCTCATCAATTTCAATCGACATGATAGATGAATACTTCTTGCTTGAGTTGTATACTGGCTTCCATTTGTTAATGAAGTACAGTTCTAATACACTCATATCTGACTCACTATCTAATTCAATACACTCTACTACGGATACTTGTTCATAACATTCCTCCGGCAAATGACCGTTCTTTCCGAAATGTTGTCGCATCCTATTCTTTATGTTGTTGGTTTTGCCGACGTATATGATTTGGTTCTCAACGTCAAGAAACCTATAAACGTAAAAATCCATCAGTAAAACCTCTTTCTATATTGCTAATAAATAAAGACCGAACCCCAGTCAGGAATTCAGTCTTTAAAATAGAACCATTTGTTTTCAATTTGTCAATAGGTCAAAAATTATGCTGCTTGAAGTCGCGCACGAATTTCACTTAATGATTCATCGCGCATAAGCTTTCCATCAACAAATACATCTTGTAATAAATCTACATCTTTAAGCGCATTTGCTTGTTCTTTATTTAAACCATCAATGCCAATGATACCAAAGTCATCATCTTCTGTTACTACTACACGACCACGTTGAGATTTCTTAGTTCCATCATCTGTTTTTGGATCCTTGAACAATAAGCGCTCTTGTCCATTTACTACAGCATATGTAGCTTTCATAGCAAAACCTAAAGAATCGCGAGTTTGATATTGGAAAGTATAAGATCCCACGCCGAATACAACGTTTGTTGAAGCGAAGCCTTTTTCTTCTAACTTCTCAACAATAGCTTTTGCACGCTCAAGAGTAATAGAGTCGCCATAGATTGCACCAATATGAGTATCTAACAGTTTGTAACCCTTCTCAGTAATTGTTCCACCAAAGATATCCCATAAAGCTTCAATTAAGCCTTTACGTTCAAGTTCTGTTTCTCCTTCTGGGTTACCAGTAAGAATAAGAACAGGATCTCCACTATCAGGACGAATAACCATACGGCCATCACGTTCCATGATTTCCTTCTTAAGACGAGGAAGGATTTCTCCTACTACTACCCAGAAATCATACGTGTCAGAAACTACACTGAAGAATCCTTTAGGGTATACCTCAGTTACAAGACGCTTGTACATTGCGAATTCATCACGGTTATCCGCATCTGTATTAGCACTCATTACTGAATGTTCAGTAGCTGGGATAGAAGTTCCTACTAATTCTTTTTCGATGTTCGCATTATAATAATGCTCAAGGTAAGCAATAGCTGGAACCGTATCTGTTCCTACGAATGATAATAAGTGTCCTGCTCCACTTGCCATAGCAGACTCTAAGCTGCTCATTCCACGCATAGAGAAATCGTGTGCTTGAAACGGTACATCATTTGCATGACCTACTGTTTTCATAGCCATATCAATTAATAACTTGCGGTACTGATAAGAAACAGTCGCACTTGTCATTGGTAACCAAATTTCATTCGACATAATTGTTTCAAGATAGTTAGTAATCCAGAAAGTAGATACAATGTCTGGTCGTGTGTTCTCAACAGATAAAACTGGTACCTTGATTGGCGCTAGCGTTCCTTCTGGTAATGCTTTCACTTGTAACGGCATATATCCTAACTTGTGAAGTTCAATGATGTGTGCAGCATTTGGCTCTTCAATAAATAAAGTGTGTTTCATGTAACGAACATATTCTGCTACTACATCCTCAAGTGGTCGGTTAAAGAAATTCTCATTGAAGTAATCGATTAGATATTTCTTAACAAAAGATTGAATACCGAATACTACTACTTTGTCTGCATATGGCATGTAGCGATTGCTACGTGGAGTAAACGTAGAGTAAATTACTTCCGTACCTTCTGGGTATTGATCAATATGGGACGTTTTATAATAGTCACAAAGTAACATTGGTGGACAAACCGGTTTCGCTTTAAATGATGTTAAATTTTTATCGTAAGTCATAATAAATTCCTCCTGGTATAAGTTAATTAAGCAGCTTCTACTGCGTCCTCTTGTTCTTCTTCGTTTTCTTCCTCACTCCACATTGGGTAGATAATTTCTACCTTCTCGTGAGTTGATTCATCAATGATTGAATCAGAAGTGTAAACCTTTGTAATTAAATCTGATTCAGGGATTTTCCCTTTGAAGATACTGTCTTCACAATGAGTAACAGCAAGGAAAATGTCTCCTGCTCCTAGTTCTTTTAATGATGCAGCGCTCATCATAAATGTGCCGCCAAATGAACTTAAGTCATCAAGGATAATTACTTTTCGACCTGGTTCGATATCACCGATAACTTGTAAACTCTCAATCATACCTGTCTCAACGTTACGTTTCTTGAAACCTACTAATTCATTAGGAAGTCCTAGTTTGCTATAACGTTTTTGAGCGCCTGCATCTGGGAAAAATACATAATCCTTTTCTGTATCAAACTCAATTTTTTCTGAAACAAGTTCGAATAAATGAGCACCATCTTCAAGTGCAATACAGTTATTTAATAAAGCAACAGCGACGTCTGAATGAGATTCGTGGACGTAGATTTGACTAAAATTAAGTGAATTAATAAAGTCGCATACATATTTCAAGGTGAAAACATCGCTGCCCATACGTCGATCCATACGGCTATATGGCATATAGGTAATATCTAAAATCGTACCTTTGCTTGAAGACTCATCTAAGAATCGTTTAAGCATCATTAATTTAAAGAAATCATCATCTGATTCATATTTGAACATGATGTAATTCTCAGTAAAAAAAGATAAGGCCTTTGTGATTTGTTCCCCATCTATTTTCGTTTCTCCATTTGGAAACTTATTAAATTCAATTACTTTACCATTGAGTTTAATCATAGCTATCTCCTTTTGTATAAAGCCCAGCTAAATAGCCGGGCCTCCCATTTTGTTTTTATGCAAAGTGCTTCTTAATTACTTCTTGTGCAAATGAACCATCGACCTTACCTTTGTTGTCCTTCATAAGGATGCCAGTCACTTTACCAATGTGGTCACCTTTTTGAACACCTTTAGATGTTAGGAAAGAAACGATTTCTTCTTCCGTCATCATCTTTGGTAAGTAAGTTTCGATAATAACAATCTTTGCTTTTTCTGATTCAACAATATCCTCACGGTTTGCTTTTACAGCTTCAGCAAGAGCTTGTTTTGTTTGTTTAAGCTCACGTTGAACTACTCCTACTTCTTCTACTTCAGTAAGAGGAGCACGCTTTTCTTTCTCTGCAGCAGCTAAACCTGCGCGAATTAAAGTGATGATGTTTTTCTTCATCACATATTTGTTTCTCATTGCATCTTTTAATTCAGCCATTAAACGCTCATTTAAAGTTGTCATTGTATTTCCTCCTAGTTTATTAATAACCTTGAGTTACATAATCCAAGTTAACCTCGGCTGTAAAGTCATCAAGTGTTTTGATACGCACTTCTGGTCCATTGAATCCATAGGAATCCTCCCAATAATGTGCATATGTATCTCCTCGATGCACTAACACCACTCGGCCCTTAGCGAATGTTCCATTTTTCTTTCTAGGGATTTTGTCAAACAAGTCTTTCCAATCCCAAGGCATGTATCTTAAGATGGCACGGAAACGATCTTCATCTTCTTGTCGTTCCTCTGCAGTCCATCTCTGATCACCCCAAGCATCTTTGTTAACATGGTTAATACCATATTCCTCATCATCAGGGTCTACATTGAATAATGGAGTCAACCTTTGAGTTAGGCGGTCAATATCACCAGACAAGGTGAACTCGCGCCCTTTTTCATCCTGTTCTCTATATAAAATGTTTTCCATAGTTACTCACTACTCCCTATCTCATTCTTCTCTCCAAAAGCTAATGGAAGAAGGAACATAATAATTGCAGCAATAATACGAATAAATACATCGTAGGTATCTATCTCATCTAATTTGTAGGAATAGGCAGTAGCTATAACTCCACCTATTGCCCATCCATAAAAGAAATATCTCAATGTCCATAAAGGTTTCTTACAACACTCAAGAGTTTCTTTTATCTCTCTTTTAAACGATTCAACAAATTTCTTCATGTTGTGATTCTTCCTCTCTATCCATTCACCATCTGAGCATAACGCTGAGCCCCTGCTTCAGGAACTTCCCGTGAGTAAGCCATTTCAGGTATGAATTCAAAGAACAGTCTTCCCTTAAAACTACTAAACTTGTTTTTACCAACTTGAACTTCATAAACTGGTTGTTTGTTAGGGTTGTCAGGTCTCATCCAATGAACCGTTGATTGTTGACCGCGAAGGGAAACCTCGTTGTAGCAAAGCATTACAGCTTTTGCTTCATATAGAATCTTAACTGAATCACGTAAGTCATCAGATGTTGGTCTTCTGTTACCGTTTAGCTTTCTAAACTCTGCTGTACATACAATAGGACAGTCATATTTAGTAGCAATTTTAGTTAGTAAATCGGCAATATGGTCATACTTTTCTCCACCGGATTTACTACGAAGCTTTTCATCACCAATCGTAATATCATGGAAGTTATCTATGAATACAACTAATTGATAAGATGGATCTACTTTCTGTAGTTCGACATGATACGCTTCCATTGTTTCTTGAATGTATTCGATATCAGAACCATTGTTTACGTCTTGCATGTTGATGTAATCTGCAGATTGTTTTAGAGCAATCACACCTTGAGCACGTTTTTCCATGTAGGTAGCATTGTCTTGATACTTTTTAGGAAATCGAACAACGTTAATTGGAATACGTTGATCAATCGCAACTAAACGAGGTAATAACTCATTGTTGTTATCATCTAAAGAGAAATATAAGACAAACGCTTTTCTTGGTCTTTCTTTCGTAACTACTTGGTTTGATTGTGAAATCTGCCATGCTAATTGAAGCATGAATGATGATTTACCGATGTTGGATTGACCACCTATTAAATGAACTCCAGTATTCAATCCTTCAAAGGCTTTGTTTAAACTATCAAATCCCCAGTCTAATCCACCCATCTCACCACGATTCCACGAGTATTCTTCTACTGCATCAATCGTATTAAGCATCTTGGTTCGGAAGAACGGGACTACATCGCCCGCTACTTCCCGAACAAGATCTGGTGTGATTTCATTTGGATTCATTTCAAAACCTGGTGGGTTTGCTACTACATTAAAAGGAACAACATTTTCTTTTGGCTTGTCCGCTTCAGCTAGGTCTTCTGCTGTTGGCCAAAATAGTTCTTGTCCAGCATTAGCGAACGGACTTGAAACAGTTTCTTGGTTTTCTGTTATTGGTTGTGCAAACATTGATTACAACTCCTTAGTCATGATGTTTAATTACTCTTGTAGAATTTACAGTCTTCTCTGCACGTAGCAGGACAAGACGCATAGGTTTTAATCGTGTTACAACCATAAACATAGTGACCTTTGAAATTGGATCTAAAGAGTGTTTGCAGTTCTCTTTCTGGCAGACTACCATTGTTCCATTCGACTAACATATCCCACGCTTCTTGTTCTGAGTATCCTCTCTGTCTCCAAAAAGCAACTATCATACTAGCGATATGATTTCTAGCACCTTTAACGGGTCCGTTATCAATCATCTCTGCATAACACGGTGGGTCAAAATCAATCGTTTGTGCTTCACCTGTTTTGCTAAATGTTTTCTTAAATCGTTGAACAAACTTATGCTCAACTTCTTTAAAATAACGAGCTGCTTCCGGAATTACTCTTGGTTTGTCATACTTAATCCAAGAGCCATAGTTTGGATCTTTACTTAATTGCTGAATGTCTGCTTCTGAACGAGCCAACAAATTCTTTAATTCCATTGGTACTTTATAAGAACCTGTAGAAGGATGTTGGCTTCCTTTTAACCTGAACAAGCGACGACGTTCATACACTTTCATATCAAGTGTTTGGTTTGGTGCAAATGGCATTAATTCTTCTGCCATAATTCGATACATGCGGTCTAAATGAGGATGCCAGTCAACACCGAAACAATGATATGGAACGGTAACATGAATCCCCTTTTTGCCGCTAAAGAAAACCTTAATCATATTTGCAGGTATTCTATAATTCGGACTAATCGTAAGATGCTGAATGATACGAAGTGCATCTTCTTGAGCCTTCTTAATATCATCTTCATCATCGAAATCTAAATAAAAATCTCCACGAAGATCCGCTGTATAAGGGTCGCTTGTGCTATACTGAAAAGCTGTTGCATACAAACCCCATCCAGGATTCTTCTGTATATAATCAAAACAATGCTGATGATAGTTCATCCAGTTCACTTCACGATACTCGTTACGGATAAACATATTGCCTTCCTTTGTTGGCTTATTACGACCAAATTCCACATAGAATGGTTTTGGTTGTACCATTGATTCAGGCATAGTCGGTGTCTTAACCTCTGCTGCTGCAGGGTGATTAGCTAATTGCCCTTGGTAGAACACGGTCTAAACCCTCCTCAAAACAAGTATTTTTTCTAGCTTCATGCACTAATAACGCTTCTGCTTCAAAGTGTTGAATATCAAGCGGAGATTTAGGCATCGGCTTTCCGTTGTCTAAGGAACATGTAAATGCTTCATCTATTAAATAGAAGATAAAATCTACATCCCAAAAACGGAGCATATGATCAAAGGCACCTATATCCCTCGACAATGTAGCTTCTGGAGTTGGTGAATTCGTTTTAGAATAAAAATAATCAACAAGATCTTTTTTCGTAATCTTATCGACTATCTCTAAATAAAACGGTTCATCATCATATGAAGCTTCAATTGTTCCATCATCCGAAATCTTTAGCATCGGAGGTGGTGGTGTTAATTGAAGCCTTGGGTGGAAATAAAATTGCCCAGGTACTAATAAGTTGTCAGGGTCCCTATACGGTTTCCTTACATATTGGATATTGTGAGCATCTAAGATACTACTCGGTTTATAGAAAAGACCTTTTTGAGAATTATCCTTTTCCTTATCAAATAGTTCGTGGAATTGTTTAGCTGTAACAGATCCCCCTGCTAAGATTTCTCCAATATCATTAATAACTTCTTTTTTATAATTAGAGTCACAGTTAATTTTTCCGTGAGCATCTTTTTTAAAATCTTTAATCTCATCCATAAACCTTGAGGCAAGGACAATCATTTGATTATTCAAGTTGGTCTCCCCTTTCGTTTCTCTCACAGGAGCGTTTGTAACATAACCCCTTTTAGAAGAAAGTCAAGATAATAAAAAAACAAGCGGATAATTACCCGCTTGCTGTTTCGTAAATATAGAATTATTCAGACTCAACTTCTTCTTGAATCTTTTCTTCTACTACTATCTCCTCTACCTTTTCTTCTACCGGTTCTTTAACAACTGGTACTAAGGTAGCGTTAGTTAAGATAGCTTTATACATTTCTAATTCTTCTTCATCGATATTGCGAAGCAAGTAATCAAAAACATATACTTCTAGCTTTTTACCTTCTAACTTATCAGCAGCTTTAACAAAGCTAACATAGTTGCTTAAACGTTTCTGACTATCATTCTTAGCAATTGATGCAGATAAAGTTAACTTAGGAAGATACAATGTTTTATTCTTTAAAAGAACTAACAGTTTATCCGCAATCTCGTTGTCTTGGTTTGCTCCAAGAACAGTAGCTTTTGCTTTTTTAGTAGTCGCATTAGTTAAGTTTTTGAATAGCTCAATCGCTTCATCAATCTTCTTCATGTAATCCATTTTTAGCACCACCTTTCCGCAATAACTCATTACAACCTTTCCATAATTAAAAAATCAATCCTAATCATGAACAACAGTTAGGAATTACCCAAACAAGAGTTTGACAATACCTACCACTAAAGGTTGTTGTATATCTGTAAGAGAGGTGACAAAAAAAGTGACGAACCGAAGAAGAAAATACGAATTCGCGGAAAAGTGGGTAGAATGCCTTAACTGTTCCCAAGAATACGTGATTGAGTATGTAATTGACGAGCGAGATACAAAAGGTTGCCCGGTCTGCGGATCTCATGCTTATGAAGATCCCGCAAATGAATATAGCGATTGGGGCGATTAAACAATGATCGACTACATTGAAAACGACAACTCAGATAAGCCACCAGTTAATGTATATATCGGAGAAGAAGAATGGGCTAACTATTCTTTTCAAAACAAAGTTAGATTACTTTATCGACTAAGAAACTCCGACAATGTACTAGCTAAAGAATTGGTAAAATCTATTTCATTACTAGTAGAAGAAGAACAAAAGATGAGAGAGATTGATTACGAAGCAACATTAAAACAATGTGAGGATGTGAGTGAATGGCCGGAATAAAAAACATGTACCAGCTTTACGGTGCAACCCCATTCGACACGATTAAAGGCGATACAATTATGGACCGCCACATGCAATCACAACTTCGTCAATATACCCCATACTGTAAGTTCTGCGGACGAGAAATTATAAACTCTAAACAGGACGAGCATGGACACAACGTAGACCCTGAGTGGGAAATACATTACCAAATGCATTACCGCTGCTATAGGGAAAACGTTAGATAAAGAAGGAGTTAGATAACATGACAAAAATCGAATTAAGTATGGATGATATTTATACGTTTATGCAGTGTCCATTGAAGTACAAGCTGACTAAGATTCATGAGATACCTTCTGAAGACGACTATAAAAGTGCAGTACTTTACTCAAAGGGCATTCATCAAACCATTTCCTACTTTTATTATGAAGTAATGCAAGGCAGACTCCCTACTCTCCGACAAATGAGGGATAAGTGGGCTAACTATTATTACTCCATTTTTGAAGAGGATAAACGTACAAAGGATAACTTCCTACTTGCACGAACAGGAACAGATCAACAACGAACGCAACAGATTTTAAACCGGGGCATGGAAGCTATCTACGCTTTCTATGCAGAGAACAAAGATAATCCCGGCACACCTATTGCCGTCAATTACCCTTTCCGTATTGCTGTTCAAGACGACCTAATCCTTACAGGCGAATTTGAACTGATTCGAGAGTACACCGATTCAAACAATAAGCGCATGATTGAGATTGTTGATTTCAAAACCAGCAATAACAAGACTGACGCTTCCTCTGGATTTTTCCTCAGACATGACCTACGAGCAACTGCTATGTTTTATGCCTTCCAGGAACTATTCCAATCTACACCAGACCGATTTGTATTTGATTACATCGGTACAGATAAACAATTGTCTTTATACAGAGATGAGAATGAAATTAAGCGCCTTAAAAGCGTACTAAAAGGAGTTCGTAACGGAATAAAGCAGGAGGATTTTTATCCGAGACAAAGCTTCATGTGCAAATCTTGCCCAATGATGAACTACTGCGACAGATTACAATTTTAACTCCAGATAAGGAGGTAGTCGCTGTATGACACCAAATGAAATCGGTATCGTTGAAAAAATACTTACTAGCATCACTGAAGGTGATAAACCATTTATGGTTCTGTTTGCAATCATCATGCTGTTTGTTATTTTCATGTCCGTTAAGGTTATGGGATATGTTCGTAGTGTTAGTGATAGTCACAAAGAACAAATCACTGCTATGAACGACAACATGAAAGAACAACGTGAAGACCACTATAAAATGATTGCTGAAGATCGTCTTCGTTCTGATAATCGCGAAAGAGAATTATTCGTAAACTTAGAGAAGAATACTCAGCAACTTGAGGGCATTGCAACAACACTTAAAGAAGTACAATTCAATTTCACCAGTCTAGAAAACAAAGTTACACAAAACTTTGATTATCTTGAGAAAGAGATTGAAAGTGTTAAAGAAAAAGTTAGTAAAAAAGAAGACCACGAGTAATCTCGTGGTTTTTCTTATGTCTAAATTATCCTATTCTTACTTTAATAACTGAGGATACTTCTTCTTTCCATTTGACCCATTCTTTATTATGCTCTCTGAATTTATCACCTAATGGTTTATACCCTTTTTCAAATGCATATTTCAGCAACTTTAAATCTTCAATCGAGAACGCATTAGGATCTTCAAACCATAATACATTACATCCTCTTAAGTTCAATTTCCGACACCTCAATTTAGACTTCCTTTTTGAAAAAGAAATCTTTTATTAATCGACAAGCAATAACAGTAGCAACAACAATCAAAATAGTTTTCATGAGCTAAACCTCCCTATATTTCAAATGTTTTAATACCAAAGGATTTATGTTCGTCTATATCCCCTTCTGGTACTACATTCTTTTTAGGGTAGTTAGAATAATGATCTGGGTATCCAATTGCATTCATATGGAATTGAACTCCCGCCTTTTCAAACTCACCTTGAATATGGTCATGTCCACAAATCCAATGATCTGCATTAATAAAAGGAACATCCGTCATATAACAAGTATTCGGTTCATATGGTGTAAACGGGTTATGTACTGGCGGAACATGAGAAACAAATACATTAACATGTGTCTCTTCTAATGTGTCATACCAGTCCATAGACTCCTTATGTAACTTTCTTGGTACATCGCTTCCTGCATACCCATTGATTGATATATATCTAGGATCATTGGATACATTGCGAAGAAACTCCCAATCAGCTTGTGATTTAGGAAGGTACCATAGTACATCTCCAGCAAATGCTTTTCCTTTATATGTATCTACATTTTTAACAAGAGGTACTACATTAGGAATCTCAGAAGCTTTCTCTATTAAGTCATTAATTCGACCTATAGAATCTTTATACTTCTTCTTTTGACTTCCTGAGATAAGGTACATATCATGGTTTCCAACTGTGAAATATACTCTTTCATAATGCTTTGCTGCTTCATCTAATATCCATAAGGACTGTTGATTCCATTCACTAAAGTCACCAGGTAATATCAGAACTTCTCCATTGCCATTTTCTATTAGCTTTCTTGTTAATTCTCTTGTTCTGCTTTCCCACTTCATTTGGTTATTTGTCCAAAGCATCCAGTGGTTGGCGTGTAAATCTGAAGCATAATCAATTTTCATATGTGTCACTCCTATTGTCGCCTTAATAAGTTTGGAGTAGTTTTTCTGCTCTCTTTATTAGGTCATCTGTATCTTTCATAGTTTTTTCAAATCTTTCAGCTGAAGGTAAATGTCTCTCTAGTAAAAGAAAAGCAACAGCAACAAAATCATGTGGCAAATAACCTTCCTTGAATTTAAGCTTTTCTATTTTTTCAACCTCTTGCAAATACCCTTCTCTTTGATATTTGTCCATATTACACCTCCAAATTCAAAAAAGGAGGAGGCGTTAGCCTCCCCCATATTTTTATTTCACTGGTTTTAAATATGGCTTGATTGGTAGAGTAGTAAAATCATAGCGAGCTACTTCATTCATATCTTCAAAGTATGCATGTAAGCTGTCAGTAATCATAAGGTTAATAATTTCTCCCTTTGGATTAAATAACAGTACAGGTTTTCCTAGAATATAAGCTGCGCCTAATTCCCAAGCAGTGCCAGTGTCATCATAGTTTTCACCAATAATACCGAATACCATGTCTGCCCATTTGATGTGTTCTAAATCATTTTTAAATACGAATGTACGCCATTCAAAAGAACCGAATTCTAAGTCAGGTAATTGATTTTCTCTCGGTGAAAATACAGTGTGTCCTAATGCACGCAATACCTGCTCTGCTTTTTCTACATGTTTTAATTCTTCTTCATTAAAGAAAGGTGAAGCTAAATAGATGTTTGCCATGTTGTTTCCTCCTGATGCTTAGGGGCTAACGCCCCATCCTAGTTTGTCTTGTTTATTAGGAAGATTACCATGTTAACCATCCATATGTGTGATACTCATGTTTTGTTGGATGACATGCATCTTCTGATTTAATGTTGCGATATTTAGCACGAATGTGACGCTTCCATTCTTTTGCGGCGCTCCAATCTTCATTGTATCCACCGTACTTCATTGTGAAATATTTACGTGCTTTAAATAATCGTTCTTTCTTCGGATCGAACAAGCGAGTATTCTTAGTTGTACAATAACGACTGCTTTCTTTTTCTGCTTGTTCTTGCTCCCATAATTCGATTTCCTTTGGATTAAACATAATGTCCCTAGGAACCAACAGTAATATTTACGCTCGTCATATCGGCGCAGGCTGTCAGTTTCCCGAGTTCATTAGTTCCGATGGTTTCATATATCCAAAATACATTTAACGTTCACACCTTTCTGCTCCACCCTTAATGGCTTTATCTGAGCAATTGTCACAGATAAGATGATTCTTTTCCCCCTTGATAAAAGCCAAATTAGTATTGCTTTCCTCTTCAAAATGAGTACGACATATTTCACATTTAGGTGTATCTTTACGATGCTTACTATAGCTTTTATAGCTCATAAAGTTTACCCAAACTTTTACCACTTCAAAGGTTTCGGTGTATGTTTGCTTAAATAGATAACTCATTTAATAAACCTCCTTAAACAAGCCTATGAATTTCTACTTTTTCAAGAATGCTTAAGTTAAACACCCACAGCCGACAATCTTGTATCGACTCTGTATGAAACACGTATCTTTTCTACGGCTCTTTCGCGCTCAATAGTTAATTTCTTTCGTACAAGCTCCTCTTGTTCGAGTGAAACTTTTAATTCAAAACGTTGCTTGTCAGTGAGTTTATGCATATTTTCCATTATCCACATAGTTTGTTTATTAGTTAAAGGATGAAATAAACTTTTAAAAACATGACAACCATTACATCCTTCTTTTCCAGTCCAAGGGTATGTGCCGAATTTTAAAAACTCCCCTTTGGTTGCCATTTCGTTATAATCCATTGTGTATTTTACCTGATACTTTTCAATAAGCTTTTCAGCTAGTTCCCCATGTTTTCCATAATCACATTCATAAAAAATACCATCCGGTGCTAGATATCCAGATAAACCATAATTCATTTCTTCCATCGGCTCATTCCCTCTTGTTCTGTTAATTTATAATTTTTCTCCATTATTTACGAACGCATGTTCTTATTATATAAAAAATAATGGGAAAATCAACCTTAGTATGATATATTTTACCAACGAAACAATAAATTATGAATTATATTAATCTATAAATTAATAAATCTATAAATTTTTTCTCTAGATAACTGCAATGTATTCCAAAAAGTGGACATACTTCATATCTATTAATCTCCAATATCGAAATCGAAATCAAATCCGGAACCGCTGCCACCTGATCCAAAACGAAGTATGAAGTACAGTGTAGTTAAAACAAGTACCACTAACCATCCCCAGTGATAATCAACAAACATCATTACAAGGGATACTACCCATAAAACAAAACAAATAAAAGAAAACATTTTCTTTACTCCTTATTCATTAGCTTTAGTAATTCTGCAACTGATAAGTCACGAACCATTACATTAGACAAAGGCATTTCCCTTTTACTTGAGATACGAGAATATCTATCTCCTATTTCAAAATCAGAATCTTTTTCAGATAATGATGTTTCTAATGCTGATTCATCTTCTGTTAATACAACTGCAGAGGTTGACCTACCAGCCGTCTGGTAAAACACTCGAAATGCTTTCATTCTGACACGCCTCTCCTTCTTCTATACAATCAGCGAACATTACTGTATTAAATTTCTTAAGTGGATGTTCTACAAATTCAACTTTTGAATTACTTCTACCCACATATATCTCTTTGACAGTTAAAACTTGCCCTTCCTCAAAATAAGTTGCTGCATACTCTCTTTCACTGTCGTATCCATTTTTATTCAAAAAGTAAACTTTTCTTCCTGCTGGAAGTGGTCCATCATAACGATCTCCGAAGCTATACTCATCTATTCCACCTGCAAGACTCATTGGATCTACCCACATATTAATCCCCCTATACGTTCTCTTTATTTAGCTTTTCTTGACACTCTTCCTTGGTTTTAAAAAAGCCACCAAGATGCGCTTGCACACTACTAGAAGCTCTGTATGAAGTAGGTTCTATATACATCTTCACGCTAAGTTGCTTTCCTTGTGCCCATGTATGGATATCTATTTCTTTAACTAATCCTTTTTCTGCACTTTTTATTAGTTTTCTCCTGCATCCAAAACCATTACACTCCGGACACTTTATTTTTCTTTCCTCGCCCTGGATTTGGACAACAACCTTTTTATCGCCTGAGCAAACCAAACATGTTTCTGAGTTATATTGACTTCTAACAAACCAAACTTCATCACCTAGCTTAAAGCCTCCAAGCATCTCTCTTTTTGCTTGGTCTTCACCTTCTTTTTTGAAAGTATTTTCAGCATTCTTTAGTTCCATTTGTAATTTATGCATCTGATTTCTTAAATCACTAATTGTCTTTTGGGACTTTTCGTCTCGTTCTTTCGTTTTTTCATAATCACTAACCCTATTTAACAAGCGTTTTTCAACTTCTTGTTCTAGTAAATTGTTAATACCTATATTGAAATTAAAGTTTTCATCTACACCAAAATAGTTTTCTTCAAACCCATGACATTCCATATTCATTTTCCCTCTCTGTTTGAGTTATTCCCACCAAAAACGTTTCGTAAGTCGTTCCCAACCTTGTTTTTGTGAGTCCTTAATGTAGTCTTCCTCAAATAATTTAACAACTTCCATTTGAGCAGACCTGTAAGTTGTACACCATTCTTCCTTAAAGACTTCAGCAACCGCTGTTTTGTTGTGTTCTAAAATAGCTGCTTCGATTTCTTCTTCTGTTCCGGTGTACCCGTAATGCATTTCTAGCCATTGCTCAAAAGTTAAGTCTTTTGGTAATGTAGTAGTACTCATTTTTATCACTCCTTTTATGTTTTTTTACCCGTTCGGTAATCTAATAGCTCTTTGCAGATTTCTTTTAGTATAGCTTTGTTAATAATAACTGCTCCGCCACCATTCCAATCTAAACATTGTCGTGGTAGTTTCTTAAGTTGTTCATCTGTTAATTTCATTTATCTCACCTTTTCAATAATTTCATTCAGTGCAAAAGTCTTACATGTAAAGAAAGGAGAAGCGCTACAAACATAGGCACTTCTCCCTCTCTTGTCAAATAGAATTTCCTGCAACAATGATAGGTTTTAATTCTTTAAGTCGTAAACGGTTTGTACCACTTGCTGTGATATATACCTCTGTCTCTATACGAATTGCGTTCTTATTAGAATCGACATAGATTCGTACTGGTTTCTCTTCAAAGTATCCTTTTGAGAATGAAGTAGAGTACGGCTTATAATCTTTCTTTAAAACCTTCTTTTCATGCAATAACTGCAGTAATGACTGAACAGGATTCGTTCTCATTTCTTCAGCTAATCCATCCCCATAGACAGCTACTAGGTCTTCTAAGAAACCTTTTAGTGTTGTTCGATTCTGTCTATAGATGCAGCGAACATAACGATTAGAGTCATGGCCAGCTTCCACTAATACAACATCTTTCTCTAGTCGCACCTTTAACAAGTTCTCTACTTTTTTAATTAGTAACTCCCGTTCTTGTCCTTTTAGTTCAATCTCTTCGGAGTTCTTAGTAAGACGTTCTGCTTTTTCTTCTTTCTCTTCCTTATGCTTTTGCATTACATTTGACTGCTTTTTCAGTAGTCGCTTCTGTTCTTTAAGAAAATCCGCTGCCATTAAAATATTTGTTCTTACATCATTTGTTGATTCCATTAATAGATTTTTCATTAAATCCGCTCCTTTTATTAAATAGAAAAAGCAGAGGATATCTCCCCTGCTGGTTAGTTATTAAAGATTAAAATGAGAGTCTAAAGAGTCACAAAGATAATCGAATCCTTGTTTTGTGATAAAGACTTGTCCTTTTAATAGCTTTAAGATATTTCGATTTACAAGTTGGCGGTGTGGCATATTACGATTACGTCCTTCTGAACCAATCATACGATTGTCACGCATGTATTGGAACAGTTGGTTACGGCCTAAGCTATAACGCGGAAACATAATACGTGCAAAATCATCAATGGTCATCAGAGCATCTTCAGATAAGAACTCTTTATATTTCTTGGCATATGGTTGAAGTGCTTTAATTTGATTATCAACCACGCGGATCTCTTCTTCTAGTAGTTCAGTTTGCTCGCCTAATGTCTCAATTTGAGAATTAAGTTGAGCAAGTTCTGCTTCTTGTTGAATAAGTACTTCGTCTAGTTTACTTAATAAGACAACTGTTTGTTGTTGAAGTGTTAGATTCTGTCTCAGAGTTACGCCAGAAACACGTAGCTCTTTCATATGTGCCTTAACAACTTTCTTGCACTCTTTCGCTACAGGTTTACGAGATTGCAACAGTACTTCATACATACCTTGTTCTGTAAGCATCCAAGATTCTTGAGCACCACTTTGCGTCGGAACAATTTTCCGAACCTTTTCATCTTCATCTACATTTCTTAACATCTTATTAATTGATGAAACATCATACTCAATCCATTGAGCTACATCTTTAGCTAAGAACAATGGCTCCTCAAATGTTCCATAGATAGAAAAGGAACGTCCTTCAAAAACCATCTCAGAGATAGGCACTAAAACCTCAACACTTACTACTTCGTTTGTCATGTATTTTCCTCCAAATAAAAAAGCGCCGCAAATAGATGCGACACTCTTGTTAAGTATAGTTTATTTAGAGTGGAGTACATATCAAGGAGAATGAATCTAAGACTCCTTATAACAAGACTCAGTAATACAGTGCTGGGACTTTTAAAGAGAATCACTTGATAACCAAGACTTCTCTCCCTAATAAGTACCCCTACTCTCCAAAAAATTTTCTGATGGCGCGAATCTCGCTTCCAACAGTATGTCGTTAATAACAAATCCTACATTGAATTTGTCTTCTTCTAAATCTAAATAGATGGGTTTAGCTTCTAACTCTTTTTTAATATATAGTTCATCCATATCTTTAACATTATCCTCTAAGAGTAAGTGTTTCCTATCTTTTTTAGGTTCTAAAATAGCTATACCTATAGACGGAAAATATAAAAGGATATCGATGGACCCCACTTTAACGTTCTCTTCAAACATTAAGTGATAAAAAGAATTCTTAATAATTTCTATTGCCTCTTGCTTATTCATTATTAACTCCCTTCACAAGCAATCCTACCTACCTTTATACCATATTTACGAAAAAGCTAAAAGACACCTTTTTCTTACAGTTATTAAGTTAAGCTAACCCATCTGTAAATATTCGAGATAATTCTTTACAAGTAAAGATCTAATGGTTCAAATACTTACAGACAAGTTAGTTCAAGGAGGAATTAATGTGCTTAAATTTATTAACAATCAAGGTAAAAAAGTCATGGAGATGACAGATAACGGCGATGTAACTATCTTAAATGAAGAACTTAAAAAGTCTTTCTCTGAAAACTCTCTACAAGAAACTAAGAAAGAGGAGAAAGAAAATGAATAAACCAACTGAACAAAAAGAAGTGTTAGGTATTTTCATTACTAAAAATGAAGTAGCTAACTTAAATATGGAACACATTCATGTAAGTGATTTTGCTATTCAAACGATCTTAAAAACAATTCGTCTTACTCCTGAAGTTCAGGCAGAAGTTATTGATAAGATGGTTGAACGTACTCCAGGTTACTTCCAACTAGATCCAGAAGAACAAGTAAATAAAATCAAAACAACTCTAACTATCGAAACAGTTGTTGAGTACCTTCGTCTACATGAGTATATCCGTGAAGGTATTGACATGATTGAAGTTGGTATCGACCAAGAAGGTTCTATTATTGTTTCTGCTTTCTACGTAGAGCAAAATGAAACACTTGATAAGGTCTTCCGAAAAGAGTTAACTCCAGAAGAAATTGACCAGTTGGAAAAAGAAGTAAATATCTTAGATGGTCAGGTAAATATCTATGAAGAAGCTAAAAAGCGTTTAGATCAGATGAAAAAGGATAACGTTATTCCTTTTCAAAACCGTGCAGCTCGACGTCAAGCGAAAGCGAGGTTATCACACAAATGAGTGAAGAACAAGTAAAAGACAATCCAGTATACGTAGTTGAAGAAGAAGAGGAAGAAACTATTACAGTTGACCTCGAAAATCAAACTATCTATCAAAAAGAAGAAGGACTAATTATGAGTCAGGACGGTATCATCGACCCTAACATGTACAAGATGTCAAAAACATTTGGTGACTTTGATGGAGACATGAGAGCTATTGAGATAACTCCCCCAAAACCAACCTTCCAAAATGAACTTCAAGATTTACTACTAAATACAGTAACTTCAAAAGCGGTTGCTTCCCTACTATCAAAACATTCAGCTCTTGATACAGAGCTTGATATTTTAATGGAAAACAAACGAATGGGACAACTTGGTTCTATTCTAGATAAAGAAATTGACGACATGATGACTAAGCGCCGTATGGAATTACGTTCTTGCTTCATAGGAGAACAAGTTCGCTATGAAAAGGTTCCAGACTGGGCAAAGAGTTATGTAAAAGAATACATCAAAAACATGATTCATGGTTTATCAATTTTAGTAGAAGACGGGGAATAATTTTCTAGGTTATTCCCCTAGATTCTGTTACAATATAGGAGAGGATACATATGTACTACTTAGGATTAGACCCCTCAACTAAATGCACAGGATACTGTGTAATGGACGAAAAGCATGATATTATCGAAGCTGGCAAAATCGATATCCCTTCTAAGGGTGATGAAGGAGATAAAATCATTTATCAAATCGAACGTATTGAAGCCCTTTTCGAAAAATATGATATTACTAAAATCCTTTGTGAAGACCAATTTAGCAAATTAAACATCGATACATTAAAGAAATTAACTCGAGTATCGGGCACAATTCTTTATCTTGCAAAGAAACACAAGCTAGAGATTGAACTTATCTACCCTACTAGCTGGCGTAAAATCTTCCACGGTTCAGGTAAAGCCAAGAAAGAAGATACCTTCCATAAAGTTGTTGCTATCTATGAATTTGATAATCTAGAATTCAAGAAGGACAATGACTTAACAGATGCTATTGGCATTGCCTGGGCATGTGTAGACTTACATAAAGAAGGTGTAGCTGCTTGAAAATCTACCGTGGCAATATAGGTGTAGACTTGTCTCTTGAAGAGTTTTCTCAAATCATAGAAGATGAAGATAAAATTGATGACCTACTCAACATCATTTACGAATTGGAGATGGATGAAGTCATGAATTATAATAAAGAAGACATCTTAGCTTTTGAAGCAAACCTTTTTCAAGAGGTTGCAGAATACCAACGTAAACAAAATGCAAATGACGACACTGTAAAAATGGAACGTATCCTAGCCCACTTAGAAAAGTATGGACGATAAGACTCAACAATATGAACACATTGAGTCTTTAGTGTTCGAATATCAAGCAGGTTCCGAGAAGGCTGGGTTAGAAATAATCCAGTCTTTTGGTTATGATCCGGAAACGAAAGAACTATCTAAGTACCTCAACAAATACTTTGCTCTCTTACGCTTTGGCGTGATTAAATTTAACGACAGAGATACTAGGCAATTCCTCAGACAGTTTACCTCAGACGAAACCTTGCATAAGGCTCTTATCCCCAACTATCAATATGCTCATACAAAAAAAGCTACACGGAAGCTTGTTCAAATGATTAATTATCGAATGAGACATATTACAGATGAAGATTTAATAAATGATCTTTGCTTACTCTTATTAACTCAGGCTAGGAAGTATAAGAAACAAGGAAAGAAAAAGAACTTTTGTGGATACCTATTTAATAGTTATCGATACAAAGTTTATGCTCATTACAAATATCTCTTCAAAGACCTACTCTATTCACATCGTATAGAAATGCTAGAAGATTATAGAGACGAGAACAGTGAGATTGTTATAGAAGAAACCCTCCGTTCTGACCTTTACTTTCAAAATGAAAAAGAACAAATAGGACTTAATTGGATACTAGGCAAAGCAGCTGATTATCCTTTTAACCAATTAAATAATTTTGAAAGAACTCTAATCTCCCTTTATGACTATAAAGGAATGACTTATGAAGAAGTTGGCGCCCAAATGGGATATCACCGTGATACTATTTGGAATAAGCGTAAACAAATTAAGAAAAAACTAAAAGAACTAATGAAGAATCCTCCCTGCGATTAACAAGGAGGATCTTTTTTATGCTGCAGCAGATTTATTTAATTGAGCTTCCAACTCTGCAATTCGAGCATTCAAAGCATTTACTTCTTCATAGTGCTCTAATATCTCCATAAGATGGGGCTTAATAGCAGTCTTAGCAGATAGAAAATAGGCAGCGTATCTTGGATAGCGTCTCATAGCTTCTTTAAAGAATGGAAAGAAGAACTTCTCTGTCTCGATTGCTTGTCTTACTTTCTTTTCCGGAGTGGCATCACGTAATGTGCTAAAGTTATGCTTTCTATCAGAAGCTTTAAGCAGGCATGCACCCGGATCTCTTAGCATTGGTTCCAGATATAATACCTTAATAAGATCACCCTGTTTATAATTAACAGACTTTTCTTTCGTAACGAGATCCACCATTTTAGCTACCCTTTTGTTAAATTTGTCTTCAATCATTCTTAAAGTGATTCCCTCAACATCTTCAATAATATCGTGAAGCAGAGCTGCTGTTAAGATATCTTCATCTCTTATACCATGATTGAATAAATCCTGAGCTACATCTACACAATGATTGTAATAGTTTGTCCCATCATGACGTGCAAAACCTTTCGCAGCACACATCTCTTCTTTAACCATATCTAATGCACGAAGAGTCATCTCCTGTCCCGCATCTGCCATGCGTTGCTCAAATAACCTTACTCTGCTTTCACTCATATATATTCCTCCCTAATTTTACGTTGTAATAGAAACTACATTGAATCCTAATTCTTTTGCTTTTTGCTCATCGAACTTTTCATCTAAATGCATACAAAAGACTTTATTTCTTACCTCAGGTTTTATCTGTTCTTCTAATTCTCTTAATGATAAATGCACATTACCTTCGTAATCTGCAATACAGGTATCTTGATAAAAATAATCAATTTGTCCGTAATGTAGCATGTTTAAAATGTATAATGGAATTTGATTTGAATCCCCGCTATAATAAATCGTTGTATTTTTTTCATCAATACGAGCATTGATAATGTATCCAAAACAAGACAATTCAGCTACATGATCGGTATAAATAGGCGTGAAGCTGAGTGTGAAGTCTTCGTGATAAAATCCAACGTTTCTGCCGAACTGTACTATTTTGTATGTTTCTTCTTGTACACCCATCATCTTTAAAAGATTCTTAATCCTTAAATCAAATGGAGCATATACAGTCACATTCGGCGTCATTAGTTCACCCATAGAATAATAACCATAAAAGATTAAATCCCCTAGTGATCCTACATGGTCGGGATGTAAATGAGTAACCAATACAACAATTTCTTTTACATCGTTTAATAGATTGCTTTCCTTTAAACGACCAAATGTGGAACTTCCACAGTCAATTAAAAACAAATGATCATTCTTTTTAATGTAAGCACAGTTGTTTCCTTCTTTTGTATTAAAGGCACTACCTCTTCCAATAAAACTAAGCATTATTTTCTCCTTTTTGTAAAAAGCCCCCGTGTTTAGGAGGCTTCTTTTTCATCTTTGAAATATAGTTCCAACCATTCTTCTTCAGAGATTGGTACATGACATAAGTTACGGAAATCGCAATAACGACACATAATGTCTAGTGCATTCCCTTCTTTCTCAGGCAGCTCTCGACGATCTACATAATCAAGAATTTCTTTAATGTCTGCTTTAACCTGTTCAACCAATTCCTCATTATAAGAAACATGGAAAGACTTAGATTCTTGTGTATCTTTGTTTTCGTAGTATACCATACCTCTTCTAATACCAGTTAAATAGAAATACAATTGTAACTGCATTTCATGTTTCTTATCCGGCTTAGATTTTGGTAACTTAGCATAGTTCTTATTCTTAATTGACTTGAATTCGACAATAAGGATATGATTAGCTGGACCACGATAGACTTCTTTGTCTACCATCTTTGTCTTTTCTACGCCTTTCTGATCTTTGTATTTCTCAGGAACCTTGGCTGTTAAGACGATATCCTCCGCATCCTCTTCGTCATCTGGCTTTAGATAGTTCCAGATGATAGCATCTGAACGCCCACTAATGCGTAATTCCTCATCTTTCAATGAGAGTTCGGGAGCAATTAGAATTCCCATCTTTTCAAAGATATCTTCCATGCGATTATGAAAGCTCGTTCCATTCTCCATAATTAAAAGGTTTTGTCCTGGTATTGGTTTAGTTGGATAACCCAACATCTGATAAACCACAGCACGTTTACACCTTCCAATTGAAGACGGATAAAACTTACCTAGTCGTCCTTGATCGATACGCTTTTGTTGGTTAGCAGCGTTCTCTGTAGTGAGAAACTGATGAACCATATCTATGATGTCTAATTCCCCATATCGCGCTTTAATTTGTTTTATTTTTGACTCTTCAACTTCTAGTTGAGCTGTTGACACTTTATCACCTCTTTTGAAAGGAGTTTTACAATGGAAAAAAAATATGAATTTATGGACACTGACAATCTTTACGGACAACGTAAAGACGATGAAAAGAACTGGGAGGAGTTTGGAGAACTCGCCCAAGAGACCTTTAAGAACTGGATCAAATACAATGATGGAACTTCCGGTGTAAAAGCTAAGACATGGCAAGATTCTGGTCGTGGTTGTGTAAGATGCGGTGGTTCACTAATGGTCTTTGAAGAAGCTGAAAACGGAAATATTCTCTTAGAATGTAAAAGCTGTGGTTATCATCAATGGAATGCTGACATTGCACCGTACAGTCAAAAAGAACTGAAACAGATGAACAAAGAAGCTAAACAAGCTGGAGCCACTGGTGCCCGTCATCTTCCTGATGAATTATACAGAACTATACCGGACTCTCTTATACTGCAGTATGTAGAGATGAGAGAGAAAAGAGCGCAGGGGTATTAAACCCCTGCTTTTTCTTTGTTTGTATAGCCAATCTTTTCTAACGCTTCGCCAACTAATGCAAGTACAGACTCTTTATCTTCTTCGTTGTTTGCAAAATCCAAATTATCTACATTGATTAAGATTTTTGGAGAATGATCATAGTCTTGGTACCATACGTCATACTTGTCATTTAGTCGTTCCCAATAAGCCATTTCCACTTCGCTTTCAATACCACGGCCACGATTATCAATTCGCTGCTTTGCTACTTCAGCACTACATTGCAGGTAGACTAATAGTTCAGGTGGTTGAGAATGTTCTAGAATTTGGTCTAGTAACTTCTTGTATGTACGATATTCTTCCCATGTCATACCTTCTCCGCCATCCTCAAGATCTTCAGCTAACATACTTGCAAAGATGTTGTCACCGAAAATTGAGCGGTCTAAAATCCCGTGACCTTCTTCATGAACTTTCTTAATCATTTCCCATCGTTCGTTTGCAAAGAAGATTTGTGTTGTAAATGCCCAACGAGTTTTCTTCGCATAGAATCGATTTAATAATCGTTCTGCATCAGGGTTTCCTAGTTCTTCAAAAATAGGAATGTTAAATCTTTCACTTATTAAATGCGCTAGAGTTGTTTTGCCAGCCCCAACGACTCCATCTACCAATAGAATGGTCATCGCCCCATCTCTCTTTTCTTAATTGTTCTTTTTCTTTTCGATATGGAAAAAATATAGTATGGCCAAAGAACAAAACCAAAAAGAAACGTTAGGAATTGATACTTACCTTCATTTGCTTTAAATAGTTTGTACTCGGCCAGTAATTCTCCTTTTTCTACGTACAGATTTTGTAGCTGTGCATAATACTCAGCTCCTTGAGGAGTTAGCTCATACATAGACACCATCTCACGTAAAAACGTTTCCTTATCCCCTGCTTCTCTAAGCATGGCATAAATACTAATCATATGTTGAAAACCATAAACAATACCGACAACAACATACAAGGATATAAGCAATACAGTCCACATACTTATCTATACCCCTTTTCTTTGCAATATTCGATAAGGTCAGCTTCATCGCCCATTACAAACATTTCAACGTTGTCTTCAGTTTCCGTATGGATTTCAACTTTATAAACAAACACAACTTGAAAAGGGTTGTCTTCATTCATCCATGCCCCAACAGACACAGCAACAAAAGTTCCCGGGGTGTCGTAAGCATCGATAAACTCATCTACCATTGCATTATTGATTTCATGTCCAAATAGATCCGCTAATAGTTGCTGCGACATTGGAATACCATGATTTAATTTTTCGTTCCAACTATCAAGAATGCAAAGTAATGCTCCATAATTCTTGTTTATATAGCTGAACATTTTCTTTCGCAAATGAAACTCAGAAATCAATACACCACCTCCAATACTCGGTCAGACTGTTCTTTCTCGTAATGCATAATCTCTTCATCAGAAATGCATTCGATTTCAACTTTAGTAGTTCGGTATCCGTATCCTGGCACATCTTTTATTACGGCATACACTTCATATACCCCGTTACCCAATCCTGGGATAAACGAAACCATTTCATGTAACCTTTCTTGAGAACCAAATAAAAACATACGTCCCATTTCTACTTTTACAGCACCTAAGCATATTCGCCCAGGTGTTAAGTCTTCTTCTTTAATATCGAAAGAGCAATTCAATGTGGTTACTCCCCTTTCATTCTCAGAATGTATCCATTTGATTTTTACTTTGCAACATAAAAATAAAAAAGACCCAGGATTATTCTCCTGAATCTTCTATTCGTACAGCTTTTGGGAAACTTAATACAAAAGCCGTTTTACCGTCTGATGTACTTTGAGCAGTTATTTTACCGTTATATATATTCATTACTTCTTTAGCGATTGTTAATCCTAATCCAGAACCTTGCTTAGTGTAATCTAAATTCTTACCACGATAATACCTGTCAAAAAGGAAAGGAATTTCTTTCGGATCAAGAGCAATCCCCTTGTTAATAACCGAAATACAAACCGTATTATCATTAGTTTTAGAAATTACGTTTATCTCAACAGAATTTGAATCAACAGAGTACTTAACTGCATTGTCGAGGATTGGGTTTATCATTAGGAAGAAATGATTTCGATCTACAAATATCTCGACACCATCTACATCATAACAAATATCAAAAATAAATTCTGGATATGATTCCGCTTTAAATCTTAACAAGTAATTAATTAAGTCTTTTACTTTATAATAATTTGCACTATCAATATTCGATATTTGTTTTAATCGAGCCAGTTCCAAGATGGTTGACATAATTGATGTAACCCTAGCGATGTTGTCTTCTATAGCAAGTAATTTCTCATCAACTAAATCTTTATCCTCTCTACCATAAAACTTAATCATATCTACAGACTGTTTTATTGCAGTAAGGTATGTTTTTACCTCATGTGATACATCTTGCATGGAGTTTAAATTGTTCTGTACAAGTTCATTCATTCTATCTAAAACAGCATTAAAACGATTAACAATTTTAGATATTTCTTCTCCATACAAAGGGTCCTCGATTTTTGTTTGATAATTATTAACTATTACATCGTCAAAACTATTATCAATTGCCTTTTGTAGTGGTCGAAATATAAATTTTAAACCCGCCAATGCTGATATAACTGCAAAGAAAAGAAACCAAATAAACATGTACAGAGCACTCTCTAAGCCTGTCATTATTTGCATTTTCAAATTCGTCGTTATATCTCTTTTTATAGTTACCACATCAACATGATTTTCATGCTTGAAGGAATAAGAGACAATGCCGTATGCCTTGTTTTGTTCGTCAAGATAAAAATTGTACTGAGCATTTTCTGCAGCAGAGTCCATTTTTTTCATATGTGTTTTAATGGAATCAAAAAAAGTTGGAACAAATAAAGTTAAGAGTTGAGACCCAAACATATCAAAAGTATTATTTTGATCTGCAGGAGAGTAATAATTATATTCTCCAATTCCAGTTTGACCAATTTTAACTTTTATTGCTTCGCCTGGGTAACTCAAATACCGAAAGAAATTGTCATCAACTTGTTGTTTTCCTCCACCATCTTGTATCGATTCTAGCTTTTGTTGTATTTTCTCGACCCTAGAAAACATTGCCTCATATTCTCTTTGAGTTGTTAATTGTAATTCGTTGTACATAGAAAATAAATTAACTGGTACTGCTGAAATAAAAATAAGTGCGATAGTGAATGAAACAACTTGAACACGTAATTTGTCGCGCTTTACAAAATTTCTGAGGAATTTCCTAATCCTGCTTCTCATTAGGCATCCCCCTCTCCTGATACAATAGGTATAACTAATGTGAATACAGTTTTTCCATCTGTGTTGCTTTCTACATTTATTGCACCATTGTATATATCCATCACTTTTTTAGATATGGTTAAACCTAGTCCAGATCCTTTTATTGAGCTATCAAAATTTCTTCCTCTGTAATACCTATTAAATAAAAATGGGATTTCTTCTTCTTTAATTTGGAATCCCCAACTAATCACATCCACGTATAAACAGCTTGGACATCCGACATCCTTAATATGAACAATAACTTCATTGCTATGCACTGAATACCTAACTGCATTCTCAATAATAGGATTTAAAGCTAATAAAAAATGTTGCTTGTTGATACTTATAATAGGTTCTTCTACGTCACACTTACTAACAAAATCAAATTCCGGAAAAATCTTTCTCGTATATTCAAGGTATTCATCAATTAATTCTTTTACATTTTCTGTTTCTGTAGAAGAGAATTGGGCTCCGCGATCTAACTTTGCCAAATCAAGAATTGTAGACATAACTTTTGTAATTTGATCAATGTTATCATCTATCGATTTCAGTTTTTTCTCCACAGTTTGCTTGTCATCTGTTCCAAAAAATCTTAGTACATCAACAGACTGTTTGATTGATGTTAATTTATTGTTTACCTCATGAGAAACATCCTGCATTGATTCTATATTAACTTCAATAATCTTTTGCATTCGCTCTAAAATGTCGTTTATTTTATGTTTAACACCACTAATTTCTTTTCCATATACGCCCGTTATTTCTATCCTAGTTTTATAATCTGTTTCTTCCAGCTCAGAAAACGTCTTATCAAGAGCATTTCCAAGTAGACGAAATACTAAGCCAAGACCAAAATAAGAAAATATACTTGAACAGATAACAATGTATAACAAGCTCACACAAAAAATTTGTTGATATTTCTCTAAAGGCTTCACAACGGTTGGTGTAATATTTCGTTTTACCAAAATTGAATCCGTATGATTAAAATGTTTAAAAGAATATTTATAATTCATATAATGAAGGCCACTTGTTTCGTCTTTGTGAACTGATATATTGCCTACTTTTTTTATATCATCTTTATATCTGCCAGCTAAAAACTCTATTAGAGAAGATGCAATTTTAGCATTTGTATCATTCACTAAATCCTTTTCCTCGTTTTCTTTACCATAGAAAACACGCTTGGTGCGGTCATCTGTAGATGAAACTGTTATTTCTTCACCTTTAGCTGTAATGCCCTCGAAAAATTCAGGAGAAATCTTACTGACTCCTCCAACCTCCCATACCTCATTTTCAATTTGAACAGCACGATACTTCATTCGATTGTAAACCTCTTCCCCATCATTTAGAATATCAAAAATGAGGAACCATAGTAAAATAGGCATTGTAACAAAGGTGACAGCAAGTACTGCTATTGCCGTCAACTTTGTACGTAACCTATTCTCTTTTACTCTTCTAAGAATTAAAGATTTCAAGGACATAACCTTTACCTCGAACTGTTTTGATTATGTCGATACCGATTGAGTTTCTCAATCTTCGAATATTTACTTCTAAGGTGTTTGTTTCTTGTAATTCTGAAGGATCATATCCCCAGATATTCTTGTACAATTCTTCCTTAGAAATAATTTTACCTTTGTGAGTAATAAAGTATTGCAGTAGCTCAAAAAGTTGATTTGTTAAATGAACTTGTTTACCATCAACAGTTACCTTATGCGTTAATAAATTAATTTCAATATTTCCGCATTGTGTAACTCCACCATTTGAAGATTCCTTGATACTAGTTCGTCGTAAGACTGTTCGAATTCTTGCTAAAAGAACCGTTAAATCATATGGTTTTGTAATATAATCTTCCGCTCCCATATCTAAACCTTGCATAATGTCTAGTGGTTCGTTTCTTGACGTTAGAAGAAGGTATGGGACGGTTTTGTTTTGATTTACCAACCTTGCAACCTCAAGACCATTTGAAATACGAGAATTTAATCCGGCTACAGTTTGTTTTAACATGACATCTAATATCATTAAATGATAGTTATTTGACAGTGCAGCATTAACAGCTTCAACACCCGTAGTAAACCAATCCACATCGTAATTTTCGCTTTTTAAAATCATTTCAAGTGTGCTACCAATTTCATATTCATCTTCCAGTAATAATATTTTATACAAATTTATTACCTCCTACAGGATTTTCGTGTGCAAAGTATTTTAGCGCAACATGAATAATCCTGCAAGAAGAATAAACTAAATGGTAGTCGAATCTAATTTTCCATAAGTTTTCTTTTTATATGTAATGCAATCAATCTCTGTAAAAGATACTTCGTTATCATATCGTCCAACCTTGTATGTACTATCCCAAAGTCTAACGTTGTTTTCAACTCTTATAGTTGTCCCATCTTTTTTAGTAACATTTACAGTAACCGCACTAGATAAATCTTCTTTTAGAATACGGAATAGTTCTATGTTTCGCTTCATATCTTCGCTTTTGTCGTACTCGTCAAATTTCTGTTCAACAAACTCAAGAACCTCTGCGTATTTGTCTATATTTATATTCTGCAAACCATCTTTTATAATATCTTCTCCACGGATATATTTAATCATGTATTTCAATTTTCCATTGTTATTGAAAGTTTTAACTAGTTCTGTATTCCTACTAATGAAATCAATAGGTTTCTTTCCATTCACATACCAATCGAAAACTGAACTTTCATAATCATACCCCTCGCCAGGTTCAATACCTATCATTCTCTTCATTGCAACTGCTTCTTTTAACGCTTTCTGAAGATGCTCCTCCATCTCCATAACTAATTCTTCTGCAATATATATCTTCATATCTTCAACCAATGGACTAAGTTCTTTTGAACGATAATCAGAAGAAAATATAATAACATCCTTATCTACCAGGTAAACACCATCAACTTCTAAATGATTATTAAATCTGCCAAAGCTATTAGCTGTGTAAATATCCTTATTGTATCTGATGATAACAAACGGAATTACTTTAGCATCTTTTACAGCTAGCTTTAAGATTGCCACTTCCTCAAACCTATCAGATGAGTATGTTGATGCAACCTGACATTCCCATACAGACTCTTTATCTTTTGTAACAAAGGCCCTGAAATTTTGTTCAGTAAATATAGGATACAATGATTTCTCTTTTAATGCCTTACTCATTTTTTCCACCTCATCCATAATTTTTATAATACAAAAAAAGAGAGGGTGTTAACCCTCTCCTTTACTTAGCGATGAATCGCTGAACTTTAATTACGTTTTTCATTTCAATACGTGGCGTTACGCCTTGAATATAATCCGGATTAAATCCGATCCAATCTTGATCTGCTTTTTTTAACCAATCAAAATCAAAGATATTAGACCATGTAGCTATCATTTGTTCTTCAGAATAACCTTCTTCCTCTAATCGGTTATCCTCTTCTTCTGTTTGAGTTAAGATCCATTTATTTAAAACATAATGCCAAGAATCGAAACACGACCAAAGGATATATTTCTCTGGTATATCCATTGTAAGAATAACACCCTTTTGACCAGTAGGTAATAAAGCAGGTCTGTTTCTGTCAGGCATCTTATTCCATAACCAAACAGGATAAGTAGAACCATCACAATCAGGAATTCTTTCCTTCATTTGCTCCATCATCCATGCATATGCAGATTTGAATTCTGGCCATACATGTTCTTCACTTCCAGAATAAAAACCATCTTTTCTCATTTGTTGATAAATGTGCAGCGGTTGCACTGTATATACTATCAAATAAGCACTTCCAATCATGAAAAATTATCTTCCTATTATAATATAGGAAAAAACAAAAGCCCATCTTTTTGGATGGGCCATTTTTATGCAGCTTTTGAAACAGGTTTCTTTTTAATAGAAGCAATCAATCCGTTCATCATACTTCGTTCAGATTGATTTCGTTCAATAACTGCTACACCAAGCTTACGTTTTTCCTCTAATGTATCTTGGATTTTTTCATCAATTGTGCCTAGTGTTACTAAACTAATAATATCAACTACATTATGTGTAGAACCAATACGGTGTACACGCCCCGCTCTTTGTTCAAAGGTAGCTGGATTCCAAGGAGAATCATAGTTGACAAGCGTGTTAGCGAATTGGATATTCAAACCGTAGTTCCCCGCATCTGTTAACACAAAGAATTTGTACTCAGGATTTGTCCTAAACGTTTCTAGCTGTTCTTGTCGTTGAGCAGAGGACATTGATCCATTTAGTAACGCTACTTTGCCTAAGTTACTCAGCTCTTGCTCTATAAGGGTTTGCATTTTAGCAAATTGAGTAAAGATGACAATTTTATTTATGCCTGCTTCCATACGTTCTTTACATATATCCACAAGCTCAGTTAGTTTTGGAGACTTAACGTTTTCCGGAATATATTCTAGATAATGCTTAGACATACCACTCTGCCCCATTAGTAATAAAGCAGGATGATCTGATGAAGCAACCATCATATATAAGTACCCTAATACTTGATCTTCCTTCTTGCGTTTCTCTTCAACCCAATTGCCTTCTTGGTCATATTGGCCATCCACTTGCTGGGAAGACAACTCTTCTAATAGAGTTAGAAAATCTTCCTGAATCTTGTTGTATAGATTAGCTTGAGCGTTATTCATTTCAACATCTCGACGATGGAAAATCATTGGTGGTAAATCTTTTGCAACGTCTTTCTTTAATCGACGTAACATGTAAGGAGAAATAATACGACGAAGTTCACCCAATCGCTTGTTTCCAATCGGAACAAAACGACGACCAAACTTAGAAGCATAAACAATGTATTTCTTTCTGAATTCGGTAACCTTACCTAATAACCCTGGCTGCACCCATTCAACTAAAGCATATAGTTCTTCTACATTATTCTGAAGTGGTGTACCAGTACTTGCGAATCGGTATGTAGAAGGTAATGAATTAACAGCTTTATAGGTAATTGAGCCTCTATTTTTTAATCGATGCGCTTCATCAGCAATAATTACATCATAATGGAATTCCTTCATCATATCGCTCATGCTACGGACTAATTCATAATTGACGATACCGAATAAGTAGTCACCATTAATGAATTTAAGAAAGGCTTTGTTCTTCTCTTTTGTATTTTTCCCATCAATAACAATGTTGGTATGTCCAAGAAACTTTTCAATTTCTGAAGACCACTGATACTTCAATGAAGACGGACAAATAACGAGAACCTTTTTTACTTTCCCTTGCTTCCACAACATGTGAGCAGCACCCATTGTTTGCACCGTTTTCCCTAATCCCATATCATCTCCTATAATACCGCTTTTGACATGAGTTAAGAATGAGATACCTTGCTGCTGAAACTCATAGGGTTGTAATTTAAAATCTGAGAAATCATCTAACATAGGGAACTCAGGAAGTAAAACTTCTTGAATCCCCTTAATACTTTCAATAGTTGTGTGCCAAGCGGTTATATCCTCGTAGCGTTCAACAAAGGCGTCTACATGACGTTTTGGAACCATCCACTTATAATCCTGCTCAATATAATATGCACCCGGTAGTGACCTCATGAAGTCCGTATATTCGCGGAACATTTGAGTAGATAGTTTCGTTTCAATACGAATGTCTAATTGGTCACCCTGTAAACGGAGTGAAAACAATAGCGGGACCCTCCTATTCGATTGTTAGTTAAGAAACTCTATCTTTATATCTCTTCTTCCGAAGTCATACATTCGGTCTGCATCTGTCATGTAAATATCCACTATGTTGCCTTTGATAGCCCCACCACGGTCTTCTACTGTGTAGATACCGTTGATAGATGGATAAGATTCACACGTGATTCTTACTTTTGTACCAAATGGAACTGAACGGTCCATAGCGATCATACCCGGTTGTACTTTTTTACCTGAAGCAGTAAGACCTGTTACTCCTGGTTCATTTATCATATAAGCAGTACCAACACCCATAATTGTTTTAGAAACACCAGCATTATCACCAGTATCCTTTGCAGGAGCTGGGGTTGGAGCAGCGCTAGGAGTTGGATTAGAAACCGAAGTAGGTTTCACGTTGTCTGATTTTGGCTTATCAGACTTTACTGGCCTGGCAGACTCCTTCGCTTCGCGTACTTGCTTAGCTAGTTCTGCATTCTCTGCTTGAAGTTTTTGATTATCTTCTAGAGACTTTTGCTTTTCTTGCTCAATAGCTTCCTTGCTATGTTTTAGTTCTTCCAGTTCAACTGAAAGCTGTTCTGTAGCAGATTGAATTTGCTTCTTCTGCTCTTCTAGCGTTTTGTTGTTTTCTTTAGCGGTTTTCAATTCTTGGACAGTTTGGTTGTGATTTTTTTCTAAGGCTGTTACTTCTTTGTTTAGTTCTTGAATCTCGTGAAATTGAAATCCTACGCCGCTAGCCACTACGATCGCTGCTGTTGCTTTCAAACAGTTTTGTATTACTTTGCCCTTTGTGATTTTTTGTTTCATGTTGAATCAAATCCTCTCATCGTTGTATTTCTGCTGTAACATGAGTGAGAAGATTACTAGTTTATTGGTATGGAGAAATAAAAAAAGAGCCCTCTAAAAAAGATTGGACTCTTTATATATTGGCTTTCTTATTCTTTTACTTCAGGAAATTCTTTTTTTTCGAACCATTGGTGACGACAAGCACGCTTTAAGCATGTGTACTTAATTCTTGTCTTCCACTCATCTTTATAAGCACGAGGGTTTTGGCACTCAGGGCATGTATTCTCGACGTAACGATCTTTGTATGTATTACCCTTGGTCTTGTGTCCTCTTGATTGTGCATTGTATGATACGATTTGTTTGTTCTCCATATAAACTACCTCACCTCTACGCAATGTTTGCAACAGTTGTTTCTACCTTAAAAACCATTTAAATTACAATATAAAATGTCCAAGTAGAAACATAAGCACTTACACATCGATTTGGCAAGTGCTTATTGTTATCTATTTTTATTTTTTCTTGTTGTAGTGTTCTAAAAGGTCGTAGAGAAGTGACAAACGCTTTTCTTCGAAGATTTGCGTGAGTTTGAAGTCGTTCTTAACTGCTTCTACATGGTCGATGTCTCCAGCAACTAAGTGCTCGATATCTTCCATAATTGTAACTAGTTCTTTGTGAGCAGTCCCAAATTTCTCTTCAAAATCTTTTGCAAAAAGAATAGGGAATGAAGCATAGATACGATTAAATTCATTTATCATATGACGATGAATATATAACATATACTCCTTCATTTTTCGAATCTCTTGTAAGCCGATAGATACGGCTCTGGATTCTTGTTCTCTATTAATAGGAGGTAAAGGCACTCTTCCTGCAAATTGCTCCCACTGTTCATCCCCAATAGAAAGAGGAATATAGTTCTCAGCTGCTTTCTCCGCTTCTTCATGAGAAAGTGTGTTGTTCTCTTCTTCCCCGAATAGAACATCTTCTAATTTATTTTCTGGTTGATGGACTACAGCATCAGGCTCTTTCTTGTTACCGTCTAATAGTCCACCAAAAGTTTCTTGAAATACATCTAATTTTTTTTCTGATTTTTCATTGTTTGACATTGTGTTTACTCCCTTATTATATGAATGAGTTTATTGCAATTTGAACATGTATAACGGATCTCGTTTTTTTCAGGGAGCTCATTAAAACCTACTACTTTTTTAGCCGAATCTTTTTCATAGTTTGCAAGAACGTAAATCTCTTTTTTTAGATACGCACTATCACATTCGCACCTTGTAAATTCTTCGTGAAATCTCATTTTAAAACCCTTCCTTGCATATCTTTGCTGACTGATGTTAATTCTGACATATTCATCAATAATATACCAATTAAAATAGAATTAACGTTGGATGACATTTTATTTATTTACATATAAGTCTGATTATTCACTCATATATAAACAAAAAAAGAAAGCTGAAATCATATAGATTAGAGCTTTCTTAATTAATTACTCCCACCACCAAGAGATACCGCTTGTAAGTGCTTCTGCTTCTTGTGTGTAAGTAGTAGTATCTGTCTTCACAACTGACTCATTAAAATCGGCCGTAAATGTAAGGATCATCGCTAAAGCTGCAGTTGTTGAAAGACATACAATTATTTTCTTAAGCATCGGTTTTTACCTCCGTAATTTTTTTGGTATATTTTATTTCTGTCTCTGTTTTTTCTTTTCTTATCGCAAATACTAGAAGGATCATAAATAATAGAGAAGAGCTAATAGCTAAAAATGTTAGATTTAAATCAAGACCTCTTACATGCGACATGAAAAATGACGCGGGCAAATAGACTGCTCCAAAAAGAGAAATTGCTATTACGAAATGCTTTTCTCGTTTAAAACGTATTTTTTCAAAATCAAAGTTGAAAGTCCAATCTTGAGAATAAAGAATGAATGCCATTACACCATAGGTAAAACCAGAGATGATATCCATTGCGTAATTTCTCCAAATATGAGCCTTTAACTCAAGAGGGCTGAAGAATCCAAATGAGCAATATATAATTGCAATTTGAATGATCAGCGGAATAATCACACCTCCTGCAACTGTCACTACAAGTGACCAAATTACAGGAACCTTCTCTACAGCTGCTAAATAAAGAAAAGATATAACCATCCCTATAATCGGTACTAAATAACCAAGTCCATCATGCTGCTTATTAAAGTAGATTGAGTAATTGATTATACTAGTTAAAAATGAAATTACCGAAATTATAGTAATGTTTCGATGGAATCTTAAACGGAATATGGCACACATAATTGCATAGTTACCAATCCCTAAAATAGTCTGAGATAAAACAAACCATCCTAAGTTTGCAGAATTCAAGTACTTCACCCCTAAACCCTTTGAATAAGTATAAGTTCTATTACTTTATTTATTCTGCCATACTCCGCATTAATATACCAATTAACTTTACATAAACGTTCTATGACATCTTTGTCATTTTTCTAAGTATTCTTTTCAATCTGCCTTTTAAGTTTTTCATTTTCTTCTCTTAGGCTTCTCATTTGTTGGTACATCTCGATCTCTTGATCAAATGACTTTACTAAATAAATAGAGTCATCATTCTTGTATCGAAATGGAATCACCCAGTAAGGGCGATTCTCTTGAAAAGCTTCGAGCTCTTGCTTTAAAAGCCAGTCTTTTGGAATACTTATCGTTTTTTCTCCTCGTGCGTTGATAGTACCTCGTTCTTTGCATTCCATTAAGTAGTCTTGGGTTTTAATGTCTCCTTTTGCATACCACAAAGCTCCGCTGTTCGCTTGACGTCTTGCGTCTACGATTGGTTTGTTCTTCATTGTTGGTGTGGCACCCATTGACGATAATATAATAGAAGGAACTGGTTTTTCTATCGGCTTAGGAGGTTCTTCCTTTACCGGTTCATCAACTTGTATACGAGGCTTTTGAATCTTTGTTTTTTTAGTACCCTGCTTAAACAAATCAGTTTGTTTATTTGTTTTATTAAAAGCAGCGTTCCACTTCTTCGTTACATCTTTTTCAAAAGCCATGCCCTCTTTCTTCTCACTCTTATAAGTTCGGAAAGCAGCATTACGCTCAGCTTGTTTATTCGCTTCTCTCGCTTCTAGTTTTCGTGCTCTCTCCTCTTTACTATTCTTGTAAAGACGTACTCCATCACATAAATGACAGAGAGCTGAGTTTTCACACTTGTTATGCGTTTCTTCATTGCACTTATGCAACAAGACTCAACTCCTCATCGCAACTAGATGTTTGCTTGAAATTAGAAGCATCTTCATTTAAGCCTGTGATAGTAACTACTCTGTGTTTATAACAAACAGCTTGATATCTAGATGTGACTAGAATGTAATGATCTTTAACTTTAGATTTCTTTTTGTATTTCACATCACGAGTAAGATCTCGATTAATTTGCATCACAACACGTTTTTTAGAAGCTGTTCTTTTCCCTACACGTTGCTTATACCTCCTGACAGCGTGTTCCGTAATCGTCATCGTAAGTTTCTCCTTTCCTTAGTTTTATGACGCTCTACCTAAAGAAGAGAAAGATTCTTGTGAAACCACTAAATCCTTATCTAATTTAAGTAAGCCATTAATTGTTATTAGACGATTTTGCTTGTTAATAAGAACATCTAAAATTCCTTTAATAAACATGTATCGTTCTGTTGATTCTCGCTGCATATCATACAAAGTTAATCCTTCTTGCGTGGTAACTTTTCTTACTTCCATAACAGCGTTACGCTTTCTTTCATCTTCATTTTTCCCAGTCAAACCTACACGTTCAATTTCTTTTACCATTAAGTCGATTCTCTCTTTAGATGATTCTAAATCCGAGAATTGAATGCGAAGGGTTGAGTAGATATTGTCTATTCTTGAAAGGATGCTAATAGCCATCGCTGGGTTTACATCCGTCGGGATATGAATAGACTGTGTATTTTGATTTAACTCTCTACGATAAGCTGCCCATTGCTCTGCGGTCATGTCTACGATTGGGTTCATACATTACTCCTCCTTACTTTCTTCTAATAGAGATAATGTACGCTCTAAGATTTGCTTGTGTAGTTCTTCGACAGATAATGTACCGTCTAAAATGATCGCATTACCATCTTCCTCTTCTAACTTCATATAACGAAGATAAAGATCACGAGCTCTTGTTAACAATTCCTTATCGCTTTCGTACTTATCGTTTTCGCCATGCTTTCCTTTTCTTTTCATTGATTCTTCTGGTTCAATATCCAAAAAGATTTGGAAGTTAGGCTCCGGCATACGGTCCAATAAACTTGCTGTAAAATCAATATCGACACCATTCGCTGTACTGTAAACAAGTTGACTTACTAAGTATCGATCTAAGATAAGAACATCTAACTTCTCAGCTAATTCTTCAAACCAGTTAAGCTGAGCATACTTATCCGCTGCCATAATACATTCGATTGCAAGTTGCCCTGGGTTATATTCTCCATCAAGAAACTGACGGATTAATCCACCCGTTGGTGTATCATAACGATGAAATTCAGATTGTTCTACATTGTAGCCACGTTCATATAAGGCTTCGTGTAGTTTATCTGCTTGAGATTTCTTACCCGACTTATCTAAACCTTCTAGTGCTATAATAATCATGCTGCTTTCACTCCTCCTGTGCTACCAAAACCGCCAGTACGAAGATCTGAAGCGTAATCATCATCAGCTGTAAGATAAGGAAGGAAAATGCCTTGAGCGATACGATCCCCATGATTCACAACAAATGGTTCTGTTCCTTCATTACGAAGTAGGATGCGAATATGATTACCATAGAAATCAGAATCAATAACGCCAGTTGCATTTTGTAAGGTTAAGTCCTTCCCATATGCTAAGCCGCTTCTTACAAATAAAGCTAACCACTCATCTTCTTTCATATAAGCAGTTAAACCTGTATTAATAATCGCTTTTGAATTCGGTAGAATAACATAATCACCAATTGCAGCAATGTCATAACCTGCTGCGTTAAGTGTCTTACGAGTCGGTTTTAAAACCGAAAAGTTTTCGAAGTGCTCTTTAAAGTCCTCTAACACTTCAAAACCTCTAACCTTTTTGAATTTAAATAGATTTAAAATATTCATGTTGGATGTTACCTCCTGGAGAATAACGACTTAAGCCGTTTGTATCATGACCGTTTTATAATCGTCTGGAATCTCTCCCAAGAACGGACTAGGTTTTTGTCTAATCGGTTTCTGGGAACCATACTCATACTTAAAGGCAGAATGAGTTAGGTACAGTCGTTTTCCAGCTCTGGTCATAGCTACATACATTAAGCGTCGCTCTTCTTCCAAGTCTGAGAGTTTTTGCTTAGAACGATAATGTGGGAACACATCATCTTCCGATCCAATCACGAATGTTTCAGGCCATTCTAAACCTTTAGCAGAGTGAACAGATGTTAAAGTTACAAAATCGTCCTCATCTTCATCTGAATCCCCATCTAAAGTAATTTCGGAAACAAATTGAGCCAAGCTATTTATTTCTTTTTCTTGAGCATCCCAATGACGAGCATAATCACGTAAATGAGTTACGTTTTCGATTCTAGCTTCATCTTCTTCTTTTTCCTTATCAAATTGACCCATAAAATCAGTCCTCTTAATAAGTGTTTGCATAAATTTAGTAGCAGAAAATTCACCGACTAATGCTAATTGACTAAGCTCTTGCATTAACGTCGCAAAGTCTTTAATCTTTGCAACTGTCGATTTATTAATCTTTGATTGTGCTGCTACTTCATCAATGTTTTGTAAAGCAACAAAGAACGGGATTCTTCTTTCATGAGCAAACGCATAGATTTTCTCAATTGTTGTTTTACCAATCTTACGACTAGGTACATTGATAACTCTTTCAAGTGCATAATCATCTGTTAAGTTATGACTTGCACGAATATACGAAACAAGATCTTTGATTTCTTTTCTATCATAGAAAGAAGTCGTTCCTACAATCTTGTATGGAATATTCTCATCACGTAAAGCGAGTTCTAAATGCTTAGATTGGAAGTTCATTCGATAAAGAACAGCAAAGTCTTTCCAATCACATTGAGTCGCTTTTCTCATATTCACAATCATCCGAGCAACAAAATCTGCTTCCCTCGATGCATCATTGAATCGGAACACATGAATGTCATCCCCTACTCCACTTACAGAGAATGCTTCTCTTTCTAATCTCATCTTGTTGTTACCAACTAATGAGTTGGAAGCATTAACGATTTTTTGAGTAGAACGATAATTTTCTTGTAACAATATCAGCTGAGTCTCCGGATGGATCTTCTGATAGTTTAAGATGTTTTCAATTTTCGCTGCACGGAATGAATAAATAGATTGATCCGCATCACCAACTAAGAAAATGTTTCCGTGTTTTTGAGATAACATTTCAATCAAATCAAATTGAATTTTGTTGGTGTCCTGAAATTCATCTATAAGTATGTAGCGAAATGTGTTTTGATATCTTCCTAATAACTCTGGATTATTTTGAAATAAATGAACCGTTTTAAGAAGTAAGTCATCAAAATCAAAATAATTATGAATCGCTTTTAAGTCTTCATATCGTTGATAAATATGAGAAACAGCAAGCTTCTCTTTATCTCCAGTATTTTCGGTTTGTGCTTGGCCAGGACTTATTCCGGCATTTTTCCATGTGGAAACTTGAGACATCAGATTGTAAACAATTGTCTTGTCCGCTTCTAGTCCTAATTGAACAGCTGCAGTCTTCATAATTGCCTTTTGGTCTGTATCATCCATTAGTGTAAACATATCTATTCCTAGATGATGAATGTTAGTAGATAGGATACGGTTACAGATACTATGGAATGTACCAATCCAGCTTTTAGAAGCCCGACTATCCATACCAGCTACTCGTTCCTTCATTTCTTTAGCAGATTTATTTGTAAATGTAATGGCAAGAATACGCCAAGGATCTACACCCTGCTCCAGTAAATAAGCAATACGAGTAGTTAAAACTTTTGTTTTTCCAGAACCAGCTCCAGCCAACACAAGGACTCGTCCTTCTGTTGTTAAAACTGCTCTTTGTTGGCTACTATTTAATGTACCCATCAAAGGATTCTCTACTGTAGCTAACACGCTATCTCCCCCTATCTACAGTTTTGCTAATTGATAAGCAGCAAGAACTTCTGTTGATAGTTCCCATTCGATACTGGCAGCTTCAATCGCTTCGTGATCTTCTTCGGCATAATAAAGGCCAATAACAACTTCTTTTGAACTTTTAAACTCTATCCAGTCTTTTCCCCTGGCTCTCCATTTGGATGAGTTAATACACCTGTTGGATCAGTGTAACTTGCTATTGTAACAACTAAAAATGGAATCATATAAAGTCTCCTTTCAGTTCTGCATAGATATTAAAATGTCTATGTAATTAACTACCTATCAAACTTCCATCACAACTATCCACTTCAACTTCTTATGGAAACGTAAGCAGTTAAATCGGATTCGTCAATAAGTCAGCAAAAAAAATAAGACGAGTATTTAAACTCGTCTTACAAGGTGGCACTATTGCTTGGAATCTTTCGTCTTAGGCGCTACTTTATTATCTTTTACCAGTGTCATTACTGACGCTACAAAAGTAAGAACAGCCGCAATCTCCGTTTCACCTACAACAGGTAACGGTTGTTGACCTTTGGCAACCAAGTACTGGTTCAGCCAAGCTAACGCAAAGACAATAATACGAATTAATGCCCCTTTGTTATCCATAATAAATTCTTTGGACATATGCAACACCTCGAAAAAGAAAATATGGTACTTAGCTACCATAACGATTTACGGAAGCAAGAACCATATCATACTTTTTCTATTCCTAACTTAAACCACATGAAACAAGTCTTATTGAGCCTGTGGCATGTTGAATAAGTTACCTGATTGTGGTTGCTGTGCTACTTGAGCTTGTTGCATCATACGATTATCGTGAATCGCTTTAACAGCCGCTCCAATTTCGTTAATTTTTACATTTGCAATTTCTTGTGTAAGATTAGCAGTAATCTTGAATTGCTCATAAATCTCTTTCATTTTAGCTACTACAGCATCTTGTGAAGCCCCTGCACCTAATGATAATGTTGCCATTTGTGTTGCTAAATCACGTATTACAATCTTCTGTTGATCTGTAGCTGCATAAGGGTTCTGTTGCTGTGGTGGATTCTGATACTGCTGTTGTTGCTGATAATTCTGGTGTTGATAGTTTTGAGGAGCCTGATTAGGCCCCTTATCATCAGAATCAACTGGTAAATCTTCACCAGCGTATACATATAGTCCAAGTCCATGACCTGCAATAGCTTTCACCTTTGCACGTTGGATACTGTTATTGATGTCAAATGTTGTAGGTTTAGCGATTGGTTTATTACGGAAGTCTAATACTGGGAAAGGTTCAGAGACAGAAACACCATTTACGATAACTTCTACTTCTACAAAGTAGCCAAGAGCGGTTCTTATATATGGTACTAAAAGACCACCTGTTTCAGGCTCAGGGAAACGTTTTACATTAATCTTTGCATCAGGATGTTTTCGTTTAAGTTGTTCAACTGCATGAGCCCAACTCATATAAGAGAATCCATTTTTCTTTTCTAGGTATTTCGTTACATCCATACCTGCCATTTCCGCAAAATAGTTCTTTTCTAATTTAACGGGTTCTTCTACAACGTCTTGCTCTACTGGTGGAGCTTCTGTAGTTACTGCTGTCATTTGTTTTCCTCCTTGATTACTCTGGAACATATAAGTCCCTCCCCACATTAATTGTTGAGGGTATTCACTTTTTAAGAAAGGAAGCCCCTTTTTCAAGGAGCCTTTGCTCTAGTTGGGTAAGTCTTAACAATCATTCATGATGTTCGAAAACTGCTCCGGAGTTGTATGTTTAGAAATAGAACGAATAAGACAAGCTACATTAGGTTGCTTTTTTGAAGAAGTTTCTACTTGTTTAAGTACTTCCACATGTCCTTTTCCTTTGCACATACTACAAAAGCCACTCTTCACAATACCGGTGCCATCACACCATGAACATGAACGATCTATTAACATATTTAACCCTTCCTTTCAAAAGTATATATACTGAACGGATGATCATTGTCCTCACTTTCTGCATGTCTTGCGTCTAGTTTAGCCGACCATTCCGAACTGTCTAACATAGGAAAGTATGAATCTGCTTCAGGGAACGAATGATGAATACGAGTAAAATAAACACGAGAAGCCATCGGTAGGAACAATTCATAAGTTTGTTGACCACCAATAACAACGACCTCTTTATCTTTCGATTGTTCAATCATGAATTGAATGTACTCTAGGCTTTCAAAAACAAGATTCTCATCTACTAAATGAAGATGGTCCATTGTTAAGGCCATTGGGCTTCTAGTAAGTACAATATTGAATCGATCCTTTAATGGTTTATGACCAAGTGAAGCAAAGGTTTTATAACCCATAATGATGGGTTTGCCTTTTGTCTTTTTTATGAAATGCTTCATATCGTCCTTCAATCGGCAAAGTAGTTTATTTTCAAATCCAATTGCATTGTTTTCATCTGCAGCTACAATAAGGCTAATCATACTGCAACCTCAATTTTCATTTGTGGGTGTTTCTCATAGTTTTCTAAGCGGAAATCATCTGCTGTAAAACTATAAAAATCTGTTTTTTCGGGATTAATCCATAAAGTAGGAGCGGCATAAGGCTCTCTTTTAACAAGCTCTTCTGCCAATTCAAGGTGTTTGTTGTAGATATGGCAATCTCCGATAACATGTAACAATTCTCCTGCTTCTTGCCCAATATGACGAGCAACCATATGCAGAAGTATTGCGTATTCACATACATTAAAAGCATTTGCTGTAATAAAGTCCTGAGATCTTTGTTTTAAAATCAGATTCGTTTTCTTTCCATCTGACCAAAATTGCAAGTGATGAGCACATGGAGGTAAATTCATTCTTCCTGTATCATCTACGTTCCACATTTCAATTATTGCTCTACGAGTAAATGGGTCTCGTTTCAATTCTCCCAAGACATAATCCATTTGGTTGTCGTAACCGAATATAGGTTTAGATACCTGATATCCGTATGCCTCACCAATTGACCCCTTTTTCTCTAATCGAACAAAAGGAAATGTTTTTAAGAATCTAAGTCTTGTTTTTTTGAATGCCCATTGGTTCCAAATCTTTGCTCTCATATCATTTACGTTGTTAGAACGTTTGCGATAAATCCAATCTACTTCATCAAAGATAGTTTTTAATGGTAGTGGACGAGTTGTTGGTGCTGGGAATTCTTTTGATAAATCATAACGATTAACAACACCGAAAATTCGTTTTGTTGCAATTGGTGATCCATCTTCCCATACCGCACGATTATCTGGAGTCCATTCTTGAGCCAATATACGTTTTAAAGTATCCTTCTGATAATCATCTATTAAAGCCAATTTCCATCCTCCCTTTTCTTTTCTTGCTATAACGTAAGGATTTAGAAATAGGAAAGTCAACCCGCGAATTAGAGTAATTTCACTCGCTGAACATTCTCTTTTTCTACGTAGGAATCCAATAGAGAAAGTAAATAATCTTGAGAAGCTTTATTGATTTTTACTTCGTCATAGAATTTAACTTCTCCACCAACAAAGCTTTTTGATTGAGGAGCACGTAGGAAAAGTTCGCCTGAATTTTCTTTAGAGTTAAACACCACAATACGTGTTTCTCCAATCCCTGCATCAACTAACATCGTTGTGACAATACCAATCCCTTGTTGTTTGGTTGTAGGTTTAAATAGCTTCACCTTACGAATACCTAGTTCTGCATTTAAATAACCCGACTTGTTTTCTATGGTGAAACGTACTTCTGAATCTTTTGTGATAGTAGCAGTTGTTGACAATGTAATTCCCTCCAAATAAAAAGGCCCTCCACTAGGGAGAGCCATGTTTGTTTTATTTATAAATTAGCTAGCAAATTTGTAGTTAACACCAGCTTCAGCTGTATGTGTAATGATGACAGACTCCACTTTGATTCCTTTTAATGGCTCATCGTCTTCATCTTGGAATTTCGCTTTTACAAATTCTCCATCAACAAGCATTTTATGTGCTTCTTCAACGATATTTGCTGGGTTGAAACTCATAGAGAAGTAATCTCCGCCTTGCATATAACCACTAAGTTGAATCGTTTCACTGAACAGATTGATGCTCTTACTTCTTAATTCGATAGTCTTACCGTTATCAAGAATCACTTTAACGTCATAACGTTGTGAATCTGTTGTTAAGATATTTAAATCACCAATAGCAGAACGGAACGTATAACCCTCATTTAATTCAAATGCAATCGCGCGCAAGCTGTCGTAATTTAACTTTACGCGATTAGCAAATGCTACAACATGTTTGATTTCACCGTGATACTGTTCATCAATTTTGTCTTGTAGGTAGATTTCAATTTCAGAAGCAGTTGGGTAATCAAATCGAATATGGTAATGGAATCGACCAGGACGGCTTAACATAAACTCATTTACCTTATTAAGGTCGTTTACCGTAATCGCATAGATACGTTTCTTCTGAGAAGTACCATCGAATAATCCTAGTAAGTTTTCCTGTTTTTCTGCTTCTTCATTGCGAGGATTGAACATCTTTTCAAACTCATCCAAGATAATTAATGCTTCTTGTTCAATTTGTTCAATGAAGTCAGCAATCCCTGGGAATGCCTTTGTAACCATAATAACTGGGATGCCCTTTTTAACAACTGCTTCTGCAATAAGTTGAACAAACATGGATTTACCCATCCCTTTGTTACCACTTAAGATAATACCTAAGCTGCGTTCAAACTTATCATATGATTTTAATACTTTACTAATCTTTTCTGGATGACTTCCATAAATCTTTGATTCTGTTGATTCAAAGTTATCAATCTTCTCTAAAGAGAAACCTGCTCTTGGATTGAATTCTACTTTGTATGTAGCAGCTGGTAGTTTGTCATAAATTTTTAAGTCATCACCGTAGATTTTATATGTACTTCCAAAGTTAATAATTTTCATTGTATATTGCTCCTTTTTCTCTCGTTGTTTTTTGTTTTTTATTTTTGTCGTTGTTGAAAAAAGAGTCTCAAGCAACCGAAATTACCCGAGACATATTTGAAGATGTTGAGATTATCAGTCCCAACGATCAAGCTTGTAAACTGCTGTTCCTGTTTTTGTTGTTACACGAACCATTGCGTTCCAAGTTGCACCGTATTGTAATCGAACACCACAAGCAGAAGCTTCGTCGTACTCTTCAATAGTTGCACCCTTAGAATAAGCTTCAAGAGTTGAGCGAATTTCACGTAACTCTGATTTAAGGATTTCTGGGAACAATGCATTACCAGCACTATTGAATCGATTATCTTTTGCTCCATCTAGAATAAGGAATACTGCTTTTCCTTGATGAGTATTTTCGTCATACCACATAGACGGCTGGAATGTAATTGCAGTTACTTTTTGGTAGCCTGTAGATACATTCCACTTGCTAGCATTTGAACCACCACTGTACACATACCAAGAGAAAGGATTACGTTGCTCTTCTTTATCCCATTGTAAAATAGGTGGCGCATCTTCATATGAAGCTGTAAGAATAGCTGAGAAGTTATCAACGCTCTTAACTTGGTATTCAATTTCTTCTGCTAATGGAAGAACTGTTTCCATGAACTTTCTCCATGTCATAGTGACAGGTGGTACATTCATTTTAGGCAACTCTTTCTTATCTTTTGATTGAAGATGTGAGAAGACTCCTCCACTGCTTTTCGCAGTTTCTGTTTTACCTTTAGGAGTCCATTCTGTTTTTAATTCTTCTACTCGTGCAAATCGACGACTTAAAGATTTTTGAATTCCTAATTTCTCAACAATCTTTTCTGCTTGAGCAATGTTACCTGCTGAAGGAGCTGCTTGTGGACGTTGGTATTGTAATGGATGCATCTTTTCAGCAAATCGACGACTAACTGTATCGAATGACATACCAGAAGCGATATCATCAAGAAGCGTTCCAATCATTGAACTTCTAACATGACAGAAACCTGTCGGTGCCGTAGCAACAGCTAACCAAACAATGTTTTCTTTATGGCGAGAGTTTTTAACACTATCGCGTTTTGCATGTACTTCTCTAAACCATTCAGCAGTACCTAAGCATTTCTCTGAACGATAAAGAGATTCTGTTTTTAATAGTCCTACCGCTTGATCCACAACATCAACTGAATACTCCATTAATGCTCTGATAAGCATTTTAAAGTCTTCTAATTTCTCAGCCGTAACTTGATATGCAGTACGAATTATAGAACGATTTACTAATGTTTGAGGTAATGCGACAGATAAATGAGTCCATTCGCCAGTACGAGGAATACCTAATACTCGTGCATCTGGAATGAATACGCCATTCACTCTTGCATTTAGTACAGCTTTTTTCATTGCAGAAACTGCTGGTGCGAAGAAACTTGGTGTAATATCTTCGTTCCACATTGCAGAATTCATAGTTCCATCTTCATCGATAGTAACAAGACCACCGAAACGATTAATGAAAGTACGACAAGCGTTACAAGTGTAATGCTGACGAGCTTCTGCAGGTAGATTATTTAAATAGATTTCATACAATTCACCAACATTTGTAGTGAACAGTTTCTTACCTGATTCAATTGCCATATCAAAGAAGTTCTTTACGCTTTGTTCAAATTGAGGATACTGATCGTTATTGCTATCCTCTTTGTTATAACCATACCCATTTAAGCTCATTTCTTTATTCATCTTTAACACTCTCCTGTTTTTGTTAGTTTTTGGTTTTATATATAATAGTGAATGATTCTATATCACCCAACTGAAATTCCTTCAATAGCTTTATGTACTTCACTTGTAACATCATGTCTTGAGTCACATAGGAAGGTTCCATTTTGATAAGTGGTGACTACACAAACCAGTCTCCCATCTACCATGAAATGATTTACTTCTGTAGTAATATTACTCATAACTTTTCCTCCCATATTAAAAAAGGTAAGGGCGTTAGCCCTCACCTATTAAGCTGCTTGTTGGTCAATTAATTCTTTTACATCCATTAATACGCCGAATAATCCATCTGCAGATGTTGATTTGCATGGAACAAAGAATTCATTACAAACTTTAGCAACGTACTTACTTGCATCATGACTATTTTCTTGTGTGCTAATAATTACATAGTCAGACTTAAGAATTTGAGAACGGATTCTTTGCTTATGTTCATCCCCTGTAAGATGAGTAAGTTGAATCTCTTCTACTCCATTTAATGAGTCTTTGAAGTCATTCATACGTCCTTCTAACCCTACTAACAGGATTTTTTTGTTCAGAAAAGGTGTTTTATCAAGTCGATCTATCATGGAGAAGCCCGATTCTGATTCAGTTGCATTGTTTTGACGATATGTTAATCGTTTTGACTCAACAGAAGTTGTTTGTTCAATTTCATCTGTGTTGTATTTATATGTGGCACGGAAACTATTTGTAATGTTATTTGTGTAGAAACGGCCATCAATAATGTCGTCTTTACTAATTTTGAAACGTTGTGCATCTTTTTCATTAATATATAAACATGCAGGTGATTCATTTACAAAAATTGCTCCGTTGTTTGTGCTTGTAACTACTAATCGTCCACTAATTTCCTCAACGATACCCATCTTAATTTCTGCTAAGCTAGGGTTCGGAACATTTTTCCGATCCACGATACGGAATTCATAAATTGGTGAACCATCTTGAAATTGACCTTTAATACCTGTTACTTCAACTTTATTTTCATTTTCCATAGAAAGCTTACGAACTAGTTCTTCTGGAATTGGATATTTTAATTCTTCAATTACACCGCCAAATGCTTTCTTAAGAAACGTAAATACGTGTCCAACTGGATATGTATCTACCACTTCTACTGGTTCAACAACAATTGCTTCCGGTGCTAATACTTCTGTTGGCTCTAAAACAACATCTGCTTCGACACTGCCGCCTTCATAACTCATTTTGCTTAATTCTACAAGTTGTTCAATTATTCTATAATGAGGTTTAGCCCATTCTTCATATCTGTTAAAGTTTGATAATGTAACCTGTTGTAATTCATGAACCATTTTTGCTTTTAATTCTTCAAACATTTTATCTATATACATTTTAATTAGTCCTCCAATTTATCTAGCAACTTATGATGCTATTATACTTTTATTTAAAATCGAATTGTCTTGAATGACATAGATGTCATTTAAGATTCATTTAAGTTAGTTTTCATGTAATTGTTTTATAAATTCAGACAAAAGAAGAACCGCCCACTTTTCTAGTGAACGGCCTTACCTTTTGACTATAGAGCAACGGGCTCTGTTTGTTCATACATATTGTATGTTGTTACTTTGCTAGACATAGCTTCGCAGTAATCATCAAATGCTTTCTTACCCTCTTTATCGCTGCTAAATTTATCAGTAGAGAATGAAACTCCACGATTAATTTTCACACCGCGACGGATAATGAAATCATCTCGCATATCAGCATCTTGAACGATACCAGATCCTGCGAAGTGTCCACCAAAGCTTGAACGTAACATATTCATATTCGATACCTCTCAAGATATTACAGAATGTAGCCTAATCGAGTAGGAAAATATCATGTAGGGACTAATTCTGTTTTATTTTTATGCCGCAGCTTGTAATTCAGGTTTTGATGCTTCTTCCGTATCACCATAACCATCTTCATCTACACGTTCACCATCTGGAAGTTCAACTTCTACTCCACGGATTTTCGCTTCAAGTTCAGCAGCTAAATCTTTGTTTTCATGTAAGAAAGCAACAAGTCTTGCTTGTCCATTGAACTTAAGTTCTACACCATTATGTTGTCGAATTTCTCCAGTTTCTTCATCAATAATACGGTACCATCCACCATTTTTATGAATGATTTCCGCAAGAATAGCTACCTGAGCTACTTCGTCAATACGGTCTACACCATGTCCATAGATAAGTGGGAACGAAGCTTCCTTGAATGGAACTGCAATTTTATTTTTTACAACTTTAATTTTTACAATGTGACCAATAATCTCATTGCCGTTCTTAATGTATTCGCCCATCGTAACTCGAATACGTTGAGAAGCATAGAATGGTAATGCACGACCACCAGAAGTTGTTGTAGGTGTACCAGCTGGGCTGAATTTACCAATAGCTTCACGGATTTGGTTAATGAATCCTACTGTACAATTGTGCTCATAAGCAATACCTGTTAACTTCTGCATTGTTGTACTCATAAAACGAGCTAGTAGACCCATAGTTTGTTGTTCAGCAGAAGATTCTACAATTTTAGTTGGAACCATTGCAGATACAGAGTCAATTGCAATCAAACGAACTTCACCTGAGCGGATAAGACTATCAGCAATATCTACAGCATTTTCTGCAGTTTTTGGGTTTACATAGATTAATTTATCTAAGTCTACTCCGTATTGTTGTGCTAGTTCTTTGTTCATAGCATGCTCCATATCAATGAAAGCCACATAACCTTCATTTTTACGTTGAACTTCAGCTATATGAAGAAACATCAGTGTTGTTTTTCCAGCCATTGAGTTACCAAAGTACTCAATAATACGACCATTTGCTACTCCTCCACCTAAAGCTAAGTCCATTGTTAATGAACCGCTTGAGAAAAGTTTAATAGTTGGACCTGTATTAACCGAATAACCGATTGTATCTTCTCCAAGTTGTTTGTTGATTGTAGACATTAATTTTTCAATGCTCATTTATTGTCCTCCGTCGTGTTGTATTTTGTGAGAATCTCCTGTGCACGCACTAGGACTTCCACATCTTCATACAACCCGAACTGCTTTGCAGAGTCCCTTTCACTCCTAGCACGCTTTTCTACCTTATTAATAAGGCTTCCAAGATCAAGAGATTCTTCTTGTTTCATAGCTTGTTTAGTAAAGTATTCAAACTCCTCACTTAAACAAATAGAAATTTGTTCTACTGCTTCTTCATGCGGTAACGTTTGTAAATAAGAGTTATAAAGGCCCATCAGGAATTGATGAAGCCCTTGTTTTAACTCTGATCGTAATCGTCGTTGAGTACTCATATAATCACCTCAAGAAACGAATACCCTACCCTAGAATGGTAGAGCATCGTCACTAATATTCACGCCACCAGCGAACATCTCAGGGTTGTATTGCCCTTGTTGTCCTTGTGGTTGGTATGGAGGTTGTTGGAATTGTTGCTGACCTTGTTGACCGTAAGGGTTTTGACCTTGGAACTGCTGTTGCTGTCCTGGTGGTTGGTATGGGTTTTGTCCCTGGAATTGTTGTTGCTGTTGGAACTGTTGTTGACCTTGTTGTTGGAATTGCTGTTGTTGGCCGCCATTACCTTGTCCACCGTCATTATTAGAAGAAAGGAATTTGATTTGGTCTGCACGAAGCTCCCAATATGTTGTTTTATCCTTTTTAGAAGACTTCATCTTACCTTCTACTAATACTAAAGAACCCTTTTTAGTGTACTGTTGTACGTTTTCACCTAATTTACCCCAAGCTGATACATTAAAGAAATCGGTAGTTTTCTTATCTCCGAATCCGTCATCTACTGCGATAGCAAAACGACAAACTTTGTTTTCACCATATGTTTCACTCTCAGGATCACGAGTTAAACGACCTACTGCTACTTGTTTTTGATACATAATAAATTACCTCCGGATTTTTTAATTTGATATATATGTTTCATTCGCTACATAGTCATGAAGCGGTTTTAACAACGAAAATACAGCGTCTTTGTTAGACATCTTCTTCTCTTTAAAATCTTGAACAAACTCTACTTCGATTAAAGAGACTCCTTCATTACATGCAGTCGCTGCGCTTAACTCATTTGCGAGTTTTTCTTGAGCGAATTTAATTTGTTCCACTGAAGGGTAAGGCATTGCTGAAGAACATCTGCTATAGATGTAGTTCCTGCACCCAACAGCACAAACATAATCTCGATCGTAATGATTTTCTTCATATTTAATACCTAACTTCTCAAGCGTAGGAATTAATGATTTTGGTACATTCGCCCCAGTCGTTCTTTCACGCCGGTTATGAATGTATAAAGCTTTGAATTCAATAATGTACTTATCACGACCATAACGATGATTCGAATAGTCATAACGTGGTTCATGATAAGTAAACAAGATGCTTCCAACGCTCAATTTCTTATGCATTGCCATCGCTATATCACCCCTATTGTTTCTGAGTAGATTTAGATTCTCTTCTTATTTTGTTGTAGCAGCGGCGACAAACACTTGAGTATGACTCATTGCCACCTACCTGTACGACTTCTCCCTCAAAGACAGGAATGCTGTTTATTAAACGCACATTTCGATTTGCTTTGTTCTCACAATGAATGCATTGGTTCTTAATTTCACGAATACTATCTGCTGATTCCACTAATCGTTTACTTCCTTCGAATAGCTGACCTTGGAAATCTGTCATTAACCCATAAGCAATAACGTTAATCCCAAAATCATCTGCTAAATGTGAAAGTGTATCGATCATATCCTTGTCCATGAATTGAACTTCATCTACAAATAACCAGTCAGGTTTTTTCAGCATTGCTATCTGAATTAACTCCGTGAAATGAGTAATTGGTGTACAATCCATCTCAATACTTAGGGCACGAGACTTAATCTTTGTATCCCTTGTATCCTGAGAACTCTTGACGATCTCGAAGTTCTTTCCTTGTTGTTCGAAATTAAATGCGGTCATAATCAACTGTGCTGACTTTGAGCTGTTCATGCTTCCGTAATAAAAAACTACCTTGGCCATTTAGACCCTCTCCCTCTTACTAAAATCAATGTTGTTTTGTTGATCCAATCTTATTTAGGCGTTGCTCTTCAGCAATCAGAATGTGTGTCCAATTCTTTTCATACGTTTTTAAGAAGTCAAAATACGCTTTCTGTTCATCGGAGGTTGGAGTAAGTTCAAAGATATGAACTAAAGCATTAATCACATCAAGAGACTCTTCTTTATTGTCATCATTGAAGACAAATAAAAAGTGCGTTTCTCCCTGCTCTATCTTCATCTGCAATGCTGTTAAAAGCAGACTAGCGACAGTTTTTTCACTAGCATTCGGGAAGAGACGCCTACATGTTTCGATTGAAATATGATTATCGTTAGTAAAGTCATCGTCTTTGAAAATAGAAGTATCTTTTAAGTCTGTTACCGCTAAAATAAAATGATTTCGATGAAATGCAGTTAAGTTGCTTTCATGAATTGTTGATAAATTGATCAATTAAATAACTCCTCTCAGAACGTAAGCACTTAAAAATTAAAAATCAAGACAAAAAGAGCCTTCTCAAGTAGTTTTTTCTACAAGAAAAGGCTCCTTATATAAAACAAAAAAACCGCTACATTTAGCGGTTCTCCGTATCCCTTTTTAAGTGTAGAGATAAACACGTTTCGTAACAAATTTAAATGTAATTTGAGGGAGAGAATTATTATTATATGGCAGAGAGGACGAGATTCGAACTCGCGCACGTTTTACCGCCTACTCCCTTAGCAGGGGAGCCCCTTAAGCCACTTGGGTACCTCTCTGTAGTATTATGGTTGCATTAGTTACCTAGAACTAGTTCATATCCTAACCAGTAAATAGTTGTTGTATTTCTAGTCTTATAAACTCTAGGGATTAAGTTGTTAAAGAATGACTTCAACTAATATCACCTCTAATATAATTCTGGTGAAGGTGGTGGGGAATTGACCCCACGGTCTCTGCTCTTTACCAGTCAGTCTCCAATTTCCGGTTCACCTTCATATATAATTGGCAGGAGCAGTAGGAATCGAACCCACAACGGAGGTTTTGGAGACCTCTGTTTTACCTTTAAACTATACTCCTATGTGGTGGGAAAGGCAGGACTTGAACCTGCAATGTATCTTACGTCACGGTTTTACAGACCGCTTGCTTCACCAATTTGCATACTCGCCCATATATAATATGAGTAGAACAATCAACAACTCACAGCTTATCTTTCAGCGTAGTTTGTAGCAGACTGATCACCTACGCTTATTCAATACCCTAATTTATTCATACAAAGTCTGCACCACGAGGTCCTCGTATGAATTTGTTCTAAAAAGGTTGAGGGCGTTAGCCCTCGTTGGTGTCATACATGTGTGTGTGAAAAATAATGTGAGTAGAGCATCGGAATACTTCTACTCTGTTCGCTAAGGAACGTAAAAACAATGTGTGTCCTGTTAACTGTACGCCTCCGAAGGGACACTTCTTTTAAGGGGAGACGCACAGCAGATGCCGATGATAGGACTCGAACCTACAACCTCCTGATTACAAGTCAGGCGCACTAGCCAATTGTGCTACACCGGCATATAAAAATGGCGAGGGTGACGGGACTCGAACCCGCGACCTCTTGCGTGACAGGCAAGCGAACACTCCAACTGTTCTACACCCCCATAATAGAGGGGCCTAAGCCCCTGTTTGATATTAGTGATACAATGATTTGTGTACAGACAAGATATTAATCTTATCTTCTTCTGTGATAAGACCTTTTGCAAATGCATCTTCTACATGTTGATCTGTAGCATGCCAGTAGAATCGTGCGCTCGCTAAGTAGCGTACAATATCAAATGAAGTTCCAGTTACTCCATGCAAAGTTGCTTGCGTTTTGTCTATGTCGTAATGTTGAGAACGAGGACCAGATGCACCAACTAAGTAATGTCCATCTAGCATTTCTTGTGTAATTAAGTCGCCTACTTTGATCGTAGACAGGTCTCCTTGATAAGTCCCTCGCTGCAATTTATTCCCCGAAAGGTTTGTATAACTTGCACCTAGTCGCACATGAGGTACGAATTGATTAGCATATTCATCATAAACTTGTTCAGGGTATGAAGGCATCTGCCAATCTTGCACCATAGGATTTTGATTAAAATCATACTCATAGCGCCAAGGAATCTCAATTCGCTTTGTAATTACTTTCGTTTCTCGATCATACTCTAGCACTAAATCATAAAGGTTTGTCAATAATATCAAACTCCTTCTAGTTGTATTAGAAACTTATAAAAGTTCTAACGCCCCTACCAGGATTCGAACCTGGACTCTAAGCTTAGAAGGTTCATGTGCTATCCTATTACACCATAGGGGCAAAGTGAAACACCTAAACATAAACAAAAGTCCGGATGACACGATTCGAACATGCGACCCCTTGCTCCCAAAGCAAGTGCTCTACCAAGCTGAGCTACATCCGGATGATGGTGGAACTGACAGGACTTGAACCTGCGACATCCTGCGTGCAAGGCAGGCGCTCTCCCAGCTGAGCTACAATCCCAAGACGGGTTTTACTAGGATTCGAACCTAGGAATTCTGTGGCCATTCAGTGCACCAACCTCTTCTTGCTTTAAAACCCATAATATAATTGGCTGGGAATGATAGATTCGAACTACCGCATCAGAGAGTCAAAGTCCCTTGCCTTACCGCTTGGCTAATTCCCAATATAATAAATGGCTCTTGATTGACTCGAACAATCGACTTCTACCTTATGAGGGTAGCGCTCTAACCAACTGAGCTAAAGAGCCAGGCACCGAAGGCAGGAGTCGAACCTACACGCCACCGATTGTTACATCGTTGAGTCTGCCTGTTGAACTTACTTCGGTATGGTGCTAGAAAGAAAAATCAGAAGAACAACTTCCTCTGAACCAAGAGACGGCTTGGACCCTCCCGAATCTAGCATAATATGAGATGACGTATGCCGGATTCGAACCGGCGAATATCGGATAGAAAGTCCGATGACTTAGGCCTCTTGTCGAATACGCCATGAAAGATATAATCACAATCCGACACCCATTAGCGAAAGAAAATACCGAATGGGGATTCAGTAACACAAAATATAAAATAAAGGAGTGATTGAATGAGACATGGATGCCGGATTCTAATTACGGTTGCTAACGCTCTGGAATCGAACCAGATTTGCAAGGGTTATGAGCCCAAGTGAGATTGCCAACCTCCCGCCAGCTATAATATATAAGATGGAACTTGTAGGACTCGAACCTACGACCGGACGGTTATGAGCCGTCTGCTCTGACCAACTGAGCTAAAGATCCATAAATAAGCACCTTACGGGAATCGAACCCGTACCGTCTGATTGGAAGTCAGAAATCATAGCCATTAGACCAAAAGTGCATGATAAGCAGAAGACAGGATTTGAACCTGCGAGATAATTGGGTTGCAGCCAATCGCGTTAAGCCACTTCGCCACATCTGCATAATAAAATGGCGTGCATGGTCGGAATCGAACCGCCCTTCTGGACTATGACCTCCTGCTCTGATACAGTGGCTTACCATAGTCAATCTCCTCACCAATCTAACCGTAACGACTTATCGTTCATCTATGTTTCAGAATACATAGGGCCCCAATAAGCTTTCGAGAAAGATTCGTTTCTACCTGAGCTGCACATAATATGGCGGAGGGTGAGGGACTCGAACCCCCATCGGTTTTACCCTACGACAGTTTTCAAGACTGTTCTCTTACCAATTAGAGTAACCCTCCACATTAGATACGGACGGAGAGACTCGAACTCTCACGCCGAAGCACTAGATCCTAAGTCTAGCGTGTCTGCCAATTCCACCACGTCCGCATAATTTGGCTCTGACGGTAGGATTCGAACCTACGACCTTTCGGTTAACAGCCGAGCGCACTACCACTGTGCTACGCCAGAATAATAATATTTAACAACATAAGTACTTATACTGTGATTTTGTTTTCATAACATAAGCACTTCTTTTTTATTTGTCAACATTTACTTTAATTAATTGCTACCTACACAGCCTAGCAGTGATTGAAGGTGTGCATAAAGACCATTTTACTGTTATCTAGGGTTTTTATAATCGTTTATCTTTGTGTTTTAAACTTTATAAAATAAGAACTTTGAACCCTAATCCTTACACTTTAAACCTTGAACTTTGAGCTTTTCTCACCTGTTTTGATTATTTCTTAATCAAATTTTAATTCGTCCTATACGAATATTCTCTTTGTAAGTACGCCCATGTATTGGTCATAAATGTTGGAGCTGGGAATTTAACGTCCCCCGGCAAGACGTATACACGTTTTAACGTTCCGTGTAAGTAGCAATATTAGTTATAGATTAAGCAGAAATCTCAATGAAAGTAGTGGCATTCGCCTCTGACTTAACTGAGTCTACTTCAATCAAGAATGCATTAATTTCTGTTTCAAGCTTCTCAATCTCTTTACGGATTTCGATTGGATCAACCACTTTTGGATTGTAACGTTTTAAGAAGTTTTCCGTAATTTCTTCAACTTCTGCAGCATGATTCTTACGATCTTTAGAACCAAGGTCTGCTTCTAAACGCTTATCTAAGCGATTCTCCATTTGTTGCTTCTCAATCTCCATCTTTTGATTGACTACAGCTAATTGACGTTTTAATTCATTAAGAAGTGATTGCTTGTATTCGATGAATTCTTGTTGATCAATCGCTTCTGCAATTGTCATTTCAACACCAGCAATATTCACTTTCGTCGTTGCGTTCGCCAAGATTAGCTTTGATTTGATTTCGTTGCGGCGCTTAATTAAGTCCGTTACAGACTGATAACCAGCTGCAGCAAGTTCTTCAAATTCTTTTGTTGATTGATACCCTTTTGGTTTTTCTTCACCAATTTGGTATGTTACGTATTGCTTGTCATTAATAGAAGAAAGAATACGTTTATTTAACATTTTTAACTCTGCTAATGCACGATGTAATGATAATTTCATATATATTGCCTCCCTTTATTCTCATAGGTAAATTAAGGGCTCCTACCACTCCCTTAATACTAGTGAACTATCACTAGGGTCTTCCTCCTCACAGCGAAAACCATCCTAATATCTATTGAAAAAAACGTTGAATGCAATTACTAGATTACTAATTCAACCCTATGAGTAAAGAAAGTCAATACCTTTTTTAAAATTTTTAAAAGTTTTTTTGCAAATAAAAAAGCAGACACAAAATGTGCCTACCTTTTCGAGAATTAATATCTTGTTAGATTCGCATAAGATAGAGAAACCCAACCATCATGCACTCTCGCCCATCCACCGCTAATATCGTAGATGTTCCATGTGTCTCCACTTGAGATAGTACGAATAATATCTCCGTCTGTCGAAGGTTTAGTGCGGACGTTTAAGTTTGCAGTAGTTGTGATTTTTCCGATTGGATTACGTTTTCCTGCTAAGTCTTCAGGTGTTCCATTAGAAGAACCTCCTGCAGGTGTAAACTTAACATAAGCAGGTCCTGCTGATACCCACTGGTTTCCTCCAACGTTGTACATGCCGTTAGATAATCCCCAAGTCTGGTATGTTTCGCCTTTCTTCACAGTTTTAACAACTCTTGAATCAAAGCTAGCAGATTCACGAACGTTTAATTCTGCAACAAGAATCTCAACAACACCAATACCATCTGTAGAAGGTGGTGGTGTTACTGGCGGCGCTACAGTTGAACCATTAAGTTCAGCTTGTACTGCTGCTAAGAAACTATTCCATCGTCCTTCATCTAGGATACGGTGCGGACAATTCTTAACTGTTCTAGAATTACCGTTTTTAACACCAATCTCTGTCCAACTCTTATGAGTACGAACACGATCAATTCCCCATCCGCGCTCTCTTAGTAATTGAGCAACGAATTTAATAGCTAATGCTTCAGCTTTTGTATATCTTGAACCGCCAGATAATGAGTAACAGATTTCAACACCGATAGATTTTCGGTTTCCGTTACCACCACCATCACCACAATGCCAAGCATTACGATCAACCGGAATACCTTGAATAACTTCGATATCATCTACTGCGAAGTGGAATGAAACCTCGTTATTGTTTCCGATCATGTAGTTTACCTCGTTCTTAGCAGGCGCATCATTATAAGTGTTATGCACTGTAATGTACTCTGCTTTCATAGAATAAGGACACTTGATTGGGTATTTGCTTGTAGCCACAAGATTTTGTTTAACTGAAATGGCCATAGTCGTACACCTCCGTATAGATTGGAATGCACGACTAAATTAACCACTTCCTAAATTTGGCTCAAGGTTAAACTTAAGCTACTTTATTGAACTCTCCTAAACGAAGAGAGATAACATATCCATGTTGCTCTTGTGTTGCTCCTTCAATGCCTAATAGAGTTGCTGAATGTTGGTTGCCGTCCAACAATAGAGCTTCAGTCATAGGCACTTGCCCTTGTGCTACAACTGCTCCGTTTTTACCTACCATTGTTACTAGTTTATTTGTTACAGGGCCGTTTCCTAATTGTAACTCACTCTTTAGGTCAATTCGTTTGCCGACGGATTGTGCCCAAGATTGCGGTGAGTAGCCCGTCGCAAATCGAATAACTGTTTCAGTCTGAGTTAAATTGCCTGCACCGTCTTGTAAATTGCCCATTACTTGAACGGTTTGTTTTTGCTCAGTTTGTGTATGGATCCCTGTTTCTTTTAGTGTTTGATTAATAACACCTGCAACTAATCCATTTGCCGCTTCTGTCAACTCTTGACGAGAAGTTGGTAATACTTGCGTTTGATTACGAATTTCTTGAACAGCTCCACCCATATCTTTTGCTTGAGAATGAACTAGTTCTTGATATCCTTGTGTGTAGTTAGTACCTGCAGTAGGATTGATTAATTGTTTCGCTTCTACAGGATTGTATTCTTTATTCATTAACGCTTCCGCAGATACCGTTTCTTGTGGAGCGTTTACTACTGGTGCATTTTCAACTACTGGAGTTGTTTGAGTTTCTACAGGAGTAGCTTCTGTCTTAACAGCTGCATGTGCATTAGCTAATTCTTGTTGTCTCTCAGCATATACTTCTTCATTAATTGGTAAGAAACTTGTTACTTCACGAGCTTCCCCTTCTTTTTCATAAGGGAATAATGCTACTTCTTCTAATCGATCAAAGACTAAGAATAGTGATTTACGTTGAGTTCCTTGGTCAACTAATAAGTTAACGTCTGTAATACGAGCTAACCATTTAGAATTACGCATTGTTTCTTTTGTTAGTGTGTTTGATGCTGTTGCCATTTCAAATACATCATACATTAATGAAACACGTTTCAGTTGTTCTTCTGGACGAGTGAATAATCCTAAGTGAACAACTTGTCCAACCATTGCTTTAGCAGCTTCTAAGCTAAACATAGATTCTGCCATTGGGTGTAATGGTAATGCAATTTCATTAGTTAAAGGGAAATCAGATGGGACTTCACCTTTAGTTACTACTTCTACTGATGTTTGTTCAGTTTGTGTTTCTGCTGCAGGTGTTTGAGAAACTGGCGCCGGCTGCACAGTTTGTTCAATAACACTAGCATCTAATTTAAATTGAGCGTATGTTTTTCCATCTTGCTCTTTCATCGTGTAATCAAGAATAGTAGCCATGTAGTTGTTTGGTTTAAGAGCTGTTTTCTCGTCAACACCAACTACAACTGTACCGTTAGCATTCTGCGTAAATAATCGAGCTATTCCATCTGCAGAACTAATTCCGTATTTTTGAGCCATTACAGCTTCTTTTTGATTTGCGAATGTACCAACAAAGCTTGGATGAAGCATGAAACTAGATACGATAAATGGTTTCTCTTCCACTTCTTCTTGTGTTGTTGGTTCTACTACTTGAACAGGTTTCTCTTTAGCTACAACCTCTTTAGATTCAGCTTCTTTAACGTGTTCTGGAACTTCACCTTTTTCTAAAAGATTTGTAACGTTCTTTACAACCCAGTGATCCTTCTCTAATAATTGAAGGTTTTTATATGTAACATTTGTGTAACGAGCACGAGAACGCTTAGTTACTTCTCCAAATGAAACTACATCACAAGTAATGAATCCATCGTTCTTAAGATGTTTCTGTACATGCTCTGGGAATTGCTCTAACTTAATTGTCTTAGCAATAGCAACTACTTCATCATCTAAGCAAAGCATTAACATGAATGAACGCTTCTCGCGGAAGATAACACCACCACGCTCAATGATTTGATTCATGTGTTCTTCTTCTTTAGCTGTAGAAATAAGACCAAACTCTTCTACATACTCAGTTTCATCTACTGGTGCTTCTACTGTTTTTACTGTTTCTTCCGTTACCGGTTCTACTTTTACTGTTGGTTCTTCAATTGGTGTGTCGATTGGTAATTCTACTTGCTCAGCTTCTTCTAATTCTGTTTTAGTTTCGCCTTCCATATCTTCAACAGTTTGAATCTCTTCAGTATTCATGTCAGCTGCTTCGTATTTTACAGCCGCTTCATCTTCTTTAACTTTAAGAAGTTCTTCTGCTAATTTAGATTCTTCTTCTTTAGCTTCTTGTTCCATTTGTTGATTGTATAGAGCAGCTGCGTTGTTTTGGTCTAGTTCTGCTCCTAATACTGTTTCCTCTGTTACAGGAAGAACAACATCCTCTGTAACTGTTTCAACTGGTGCTACTGTTTTTTCTACATCTGGCACTACTACAGTGTTAGATGATAATGCACTTAGGTATTGTTCAATAACTGTTAACATGCGTTGCTTAACAGCATTGTCCTCTTCGATGTTTACTCGTTTTAATAAGTGATCAAATTCTTGTACGTTCATTAATATTCTCTCCTTTTCATATGAATCGATTTGTTTTTGAATTGAATTTACTGTTTTCATAATCTACTTACTCCTCTCACGATCTGATTGACTTAGATGAACGTAAGCAGTTGTTTCTAAAAATGCAATAACATGGGCAATAGTTTTTTTGGCAATAAATTAGGCAAAAGAAAAAGCCCTTCGGCAAAAGGACTCTTTCGTTTAACTAATTAAAAAAAGAGAGGGCGTTAGCCCTCCCTCTTAAGAATGGTTTCTTACTTTTCTTTTACAGGTAATACATACATCAGAATAATAATCTACTTTGTGCTTTTTTCTAAGCTTGCAAATAACTGACGTTACCTTTTTACACATTTTTGGCACCTCCTTCCGTTACTGGTCTAACTGGTAATAATGTAGCTCTTGATGAATGAGTAAGAGCGTTAAAATTTGTATAGTGATGATATAGTCTTCTTTCTGCAAAGATCTGATTTAGGTATCCCATCGTAATCAATGCAGCCATTTCATTTGATTGCATTCTTTGTGGTTGAGAAACAATATTCTGCCCACAACTTTGTGAAGGTAAGAGACTTTCATTGTCTTCTAATATGTCTGGATAAACTCCGGCAACCGGTGCAAGCATCGTATCGTTATGATGTAATCCAACTACACAATGACCTGCGTATCCTGAACGGATTTTTTCTTCATCTGTTCCTTCAAGTAATACACCGTCAACTCCACAATCTATGTAGATGATGTTATGGTCTTTCAAAAAGTATTCGTGCATAATTTTTCTCGAAGCATGATTATCAACTGCGCCAATTAATACACGGAACAAAACACGAGAAGAATCAAGAACATATGTCTCCTGGTTAGAACGGAAACAATTCGATAATTCTTCAACAGACTCTACATATTCTTCACGATGATAGATAGGAAACTGATAAGACATTCCATATCTCTCTGCTAATACCTTCGCTTTATTCTTATCTAAATCTCTAGGTAAGAATGGTTGTCTTTGTAAGTTTTTTTCTTCAACTCTATCTAAATCAACTAACGTATAATCAAATGTTGTATGACTTGAATTTTTAGTCAAAGAGGATATTAACTTAGCTAATCGCTGAGTTATATATCCCCCATTTCCTCCACAACCAACTTGTACAATATCAAAATGCATTGTTCTACTTGGATAAAATTCTAGCGCTCTCATTTAATCACCCATTCTTTGCGCCTTTTACGATAGGCACAATTAGTTTTTTATCTGCATCAACATCCATATGGCAACGTTCTTTAGAAAGTTCAGGGTAATCTAATTCCAACCATTCACGAACTTGTTCTAAAGTCATATCGTTTTCTGGTGGATTATATTGCTGTGCAGCATAGGCGATATTCCAAGTTGTATCTACTTTTATATTCTTTTTATCTACTGGCTTAGTAGTCTTCTTATCTTTCCCCTTTGCCTTGCCTGCTGCTGGTTTCTTTTCTTCCTTATTAACTTGAACTACAGGTGGCTTTTCTTCTTTCACTTGAACGACTACAGGTTGTTCAGTCTGTGCTACATTATCAAAAGGGTTGTTACTACTAGGGTTATCAAATAAATTTGTACCTGCTGTTGTTTGAAATAGCCCATCAAATTTTTTAGATTCTGTTGGATCTAAGAAGTCGTTCTGTGATAAATCAATCTTGAATAAGTCGTTTTTCTCTGTCATATAAATACCCTCTTCCTATTGAATTAATATTGGCGATCTATTTTACTGGGAAATACACATTAACGAATCTTTGAACTAAGTCCACTGATGTATAATCTTCTTCGATTAATTTGTCATAATTAAAATGGGGTTGTCCCTGCGTCTCACTAAAGATTTGTCGCAAAGGCCAACCCCATTTATTTTTATTCTCTAAATTGTAGTAGTGATCTGTGAATGCTGCAGAAAGCCAGTTATGAATAAACGATGACATCTGAGCTAAATCCTGCATTTCTGTTAAAAAGAAGAAACACATTTCTCCGTCCTTTTGTACATGCGAGAAAGGAAAACGATACAACTTAGTTGTGTCACGAAATACTTTATCTCGGAACGCATAACATCTTTTATTCTCAAGAAGATATTTATCTCCATTCGGTCTAAATACAAAAACAAACAATAAGTTTGGAAATGGAATTTGCTTATACTTTGTTGAATGATATGTTAAGTTATGTTTGAATTCTTTCTTCTCCATGAATAAAACAATCTTTCCATCTGGTAAAGCCATGTATTTTACAGTGCCAGGTGGTAGTGCTGGTGTTTCAAAAACAGGTATATCCAACTTCTTTGTATTTGTTTTTGTTTCATAGCAGTTCTTCTGTACAAATTCAAATAGTGTGTTGTGGTCTATATGGAATGAGCGCTGTGCTCCGTTCTTCTCGTATTCGACAAGTGGTAATTTTTCGTCTCCAATTGTAATTTTAATCATTTTGTAATTCTCTCCCTTCAACTAATGAGTTAATAGAATCGTTGACATCCCTAAGTTCTATTAGGAATTCAATCGTATCGTTTATATCAAGACCTCCATTGTCTTGCATGCCTATCATGAAAGTACCAGGTTGGTTTGCGAAAGTAGAATGAACAGGGTCATCGCTACATGCAATTTTAGAATCTGGTAAGTAAACAAACTCAACTAAATTTCCGCAACTTGTATTTGTAAGTACTTCAATATTTCTTGTGAATTCAATAAAAGTTGGTTGATTCGCATAAGGTAATAATGAAGGAACACGTATAGCCCCAGCTATATAGTAATTCCATCCGTCTGCAAGCTCTTCAGAAACTTCATGAGGTACATCAATCCAATCAAAATCAAAATCGAATAGGTAAGGTAATGCCTCTTGCAATTCGTGTATGTATAAATCGCATTCCTCTGAAGTGCATTGTTTTAAGAACTCAATTAATCCATCATCTGTAATGTCATACGCTTTAATTAGAGTTTGAACGAACAGGTTTCGTTTAGCTTCTAATACGGGAAACTTTAACATGCGTCCACCTGCTTTCTCCTTTGTATTTCATCTACTAATTCTTTATAGAATTCATAATATTCTTCAGCAAATTTTGAATAAGCGCCCATAAATCTAGGTCCGAATTCCTCAGTGGTATGGAATTCAAAATCGCACCAAAGTATATACGTATACTCCATATGTTTTTCAAATTGTGTATACCTAGATGAATATCCTCCGAAAAACTGACTTGCAAAATACGTTTCGTAAAATTCTTTAAAACTCATACATACGTCACCTAAATTATGAAACATATCATCTATTCGAACCTTTAGTTCAGTTTCCTCAGCTTCTGTAAATAAATGAAGATGATCTAACAATAAACCGAAATGAAAAATACCAGCTACCTCAATCGGACAATGATCTTGAACATTTCCTTGAATGTTTCCAATACAACGGCCGAAAGCTTCATTGGGATAATCTAAACACGTTGAACTCGTTAGATTCTCTAATACTTCGGGTATATAATTACAAAAAGACATCTGCTCACCCAAACTAATATAAGTGGGCTCTACAATGTCTCTTGGGTATTCAACAAAATTATTTATATGTGTTTGAGTTTTAACATAGGAATAATAACGAAGTGTATCTCTGTAGTATCCTGCTTCAAGATTATTAATCATATAAAATCACAATCCTCAGCTAAATGTTCTTTTAATTTCGAAGCTTGTTCCTCCACTCCTAAACTCCTACCGAATTCATAATAGTAATCACGGCCATTGCTAGTAGTTGGTTCTTCAATGAGTTCTTCGAGGTCATGAGAAATGTGCTCACAAGCCATCTCTAATACTTCATGAGATGTTTTGTCTATCATTTCTTGTGGAAGTTCCCCTTCTGTAAATAAGATCTTATATATAGAAGAAATTTCATCGTATTGCTGTAGCCATTCCGTAGGAGCAGCTTTATCCTGATTACTTTCAAACGTTTCGATAAGAGCATTTACATTAATTTTATCCGAAGGAATCCTAGTTACAATAACATTGCTTAACTGATTTATTCCATGCAAAGTCGGTTTCATAAACAACCCTCCAATAAAAAATTATTTCTTCCTACTTGTATCAATCTAGTTTTTCTAGATATTCTTTGATCTCTTTTATTAATTGATTCACTTCCTTGGGATGTACTTGTATTTTTCCATTTACCAATGAAATATTACGTCTTGATATTTTCCCAGTTATAATACAAGCCTCACTATACCGTTGTAGAACAAGCATTTCATTTACTACAGTAAATTCTACAGGCACTGCTTGAATTTCCCATACGTTTGCTAATTCTCTAGGAATACCTATACGTCCTTTATTGTCTACATATTGAATAATGCCTGTGAATTTCATACTTCCTCCCGTTAACAACCTAATGTCTTTCTTTATAAATCAATTTTTGAGCAAAGTGCAGTAATTCAATTTCAATATTTTGAGGTCGAACACCCTGGTCCAACAGCTGGTTTACATGAGTCTCCATTTGTTTTTTTAATGACTCCATTATCTCTTCTGCCTTCATGATTATTCCTCCTAATTAGAATTCATATCATATTAAGCATTTGAAATGAAATTATTCAATTTTATACTTACAAAAAAGAAGACCCTTAGAGTCTTCTTAGTGTTCAAGATTTACGATACCTACATAAGATCTATCAGCTATAGTTGGTATTACTTTAAGCCCTTGGAAGGTTTCTTCGACTCCGTTGTATTGGATATCGTTATATCTTCTTACATGATGATGGTCGTCACGATTAAGAAATATAGCATTCGGATGCATTCGGTGACTACGAACAAAATCATGATACAATCCTGATAGTCTGTTCATAGTATCTCTGCTACGTTCATTTTCTCTTTCCATAATCATGTACTCCATTATGTTGTCTGGTTCTCTCATGTAAGGAGAACGCAAACTATGATTCACATACGTTGTTTCAAACGGTTGATATGGCTCAGACAGATACTCCATCTCAAAATATCTCGGTCCTGTATTTACATAAAGTCCCGGAGGAGTAATTTTTAATTCACTAAGCGAAACCATTTTAAATCACCCTTTTTAAAATGAGAAGGGGCGTTAGCCCCATCCATTGTTTTGAGAAGAACAATACAAATCTAGTTGAAGATAAATCATATATATATGTTCTTCTATACTCTACTCACTCTTTGTTGCTTGATTTGATCTTTGTTGTAAAATAAGCAATTATCTATATAAATTCAAGGGTAATTTCTGGAATTAATATTTTTTTCTAAAAGCGAACACAAACAAAAAAGCGACCCTATTAACGGATCGCTTGATAATTCATTTACTCGTAGACTTATTATATGTTAAAGAAATTACTCTTGAAGTATTTTAAATTAGATTCCCCTAGAATTCAGTTTATTCCACTAAACGTTAAACAGAATTACCAAGTGTCTCCTCTGTTCATATACTGAACATATTCATAAGATTTCTCTTCAGACAGGTTATTGTTTTCAGTATGCAGTAGACTTAATCCAAATGCGAATGTACCAGTTAATGCAATACTCAATACCAATATTTTTAGTTTTTTCATTATTTTAACGCTCCTTTTTCAAAGTATTGTTTTTTAACATTAATACTGCGATGATAATACTCACTTGCTTTAACTGTATTATTTTCGTCATAGTATTTTGTAGCTAGTTTTTCGGTATATTCTTGCATGCACTCCAATAGGTTTTCTTTCTCAAAATAAGAAAGTCCTTCTTGAACGACTACCTCTAATTCGGCAGCAGGTACATTTTCATTTAACTTCTGTAGGATTCTAAATCTATGTAGATATTCTGCATTGTTTATTTTATGGCAAACATCTAGCCCTCTTTCAATTAATTCTTTAGATTGCTCATTATTACCTAACTTATAATTCTCTTCTGCTTCTGAAAATAAAGCTTTGAAATGGTTAGGAATATTAAGAGTAACCTCCGAAAGATGTCTAATTGCTAAAGCAGACAAGTTTTGGCTCGCATATAACCAGCCTAGATTGCTTCTTACTCGTAGGATTAATTTCTTCTCGTCCATTTTATTTAAAATATTAATAGATGAGTTAAAACTTTCTTCGGCTAGTTCGTATTGTTTTAAATCTACACAAGCTAGACCATACACATTTTCACAAGATGCAACATTTATATCATATCCTTTATGTTTAGAAAAAATTTCTTTAGCTTTATCTGCATATTTAATGGCTACTAAAGGCTGATACGTCTGATAATTAAAAGTTGAAAATCTATAATAAAACTCTGCACGTTCTAATATGTCTGGGATATTATCTAACATCTCTTCAGCTTTTAAATAATGCTCTTTTGCTTCAGAAAAATTTGTGAGGACAGTTGAATGTATTGCTTTGAAGAAATGATAATAGTAATTTAACATTTGATCACTTGGAGCATTTAGCTCTTCAATTCGGTCGAAACTGTCTTTCCCGATTCCAAAATCATCAGTTAGTAATTTATATCTAAAATCCAATAAAGAATAGTATAGCAATAGATTCTGATCCTGTTCAGCTAAAGCATTAATTTGAGTATCTATCTCTTTTTTTAACTGAGTGGCTTTTAAAATCTGTTGCGCCCTCATCTCTTGATACCATTCATTAAGTAGCTTGGTTACTTTTTCATTACTAACTTTGTAATCTTGCATATGCCACCCTCAACCCCTTTTATTTATTTATAGTAAGAATACCATATTTAGTAAAAACGAGTAGGTAATTTTATATATTTATCAACAATTTTCAGACAATTTACTTTTGCCGTGATTTTGCAAATCATACTGATATGAACCTTCATACTTGTCCCCTGAAAAATCTACGATAGTTAATGTATGAATATGAGGAAAATCCTCTTTTAACAGTTCATAAATTTCCTCAATAGACGAATAAAAAGGCTGATCCTTTCTTGAACGATAACTGTTCAAATGGACTTCGCCTTTTCCGTCACCTATATTTATAAATTTAAAGAAGATACGCTTAACATTTTTTTCAGGATCTTTGTACTTAAAACGATAATCTCCGTCTACGACATATGTTTCAATTCCTTCTTTATCTAATCGACGAATATTCTCCTCCATACTAAGCCCCATCCAACTAGCTATCATTCTTCCGTATATATAAAAATCAGCTTCACAATTTATAGACATTTTTACCGCTTCTAATAAATCATCCGTCGGTAAGTCAGTAGGTTTTGAAGCATATTCCCGCCACATTCTATACATATAAAAACCCCCACTTAATTATACTTCTATATTTAATACAGCTATTTCTTTTTACGTGGTAATCCATATTTCGTACTTTGGCTTAGGCAACCTTTTGCAATTTTCTTTGCTTCAGCTGAAGATATTTTAACTTTTACGCCCATCGTTACCGCCTCCTTAATTCCTCATTATGCCCATTTGCAGAAAAATTATACATGCTGTACTACTTCCCCATCCCCCAACATATGATTTTTATATCTAGTACAAAAAGAATGTGTCCCAAACTTAAAATACGATTTTAGGAGTGAAATAGGATGAGTAAAGTAAAAGAGAGGAAGATAAGAAGTGACAAACGTAAGGACGTGAAGCCGACTGTTGAACTCAGTTTGTATGATTGCGTTTCTCGAATCTCATACATTACTAATACACCAATGAAAGATGTTGGTGAGATATTCTGTACGCATGGTTTGTATTCTAAAAAAGTTATTGATTACTTGTCCAAAAAGTTCAGAAGAGGCTACAAATTTAAGGATACTATATATATGGGTAATAGAGAATTAATGTCTGAACGAGTTAGAAAACATTCAAAATCAACAACAAGAATTACAATGCGTTTTAGACAAGAAACATACGATCATCTAGCTGATTTAGCATATGCATTAGATACAACTGTTTCAACAGCTACAGCTATTTTGCTCGATGCTGCTGTTAGAAATACGGATATCGTCAACGAATACGTAACTAGGTTTGTTGAAGAAACCTTAGACGATAATAGAAAAGACCAGCTTAAGAAAGTTCTTACTTACATAAGAAAAGAAAATCCTTATGAAACAAACGAAATTACATTAGCTCAGCTAATTAGCTACATCCTAGATGGTTTTAAAGGACATTCAAAACACATCAAGCAGACAATAGAAAGCTGGTTAGACAATGTAACTGAGAGGGACTAAGCTCCCTCTTTTTCTTCGTTTCTTCCCCAATAAGCATCGGGGCCCTGTAGCAATCTTTCCATTAATTGTTCAAACTCGCCCCGATTAATAAAGCCTCTGAAGGTAATAGATTCGAAATCTTCGATGCTACCGTCTTCATGTTTATAGCATGTCCACCATTCGTCTCCGCCATTCACTTGATTTACAAATAATAATCGACCATATGCAAAAGCCGAACGAATAGACCAATTCCCTTGTTTCATCTTCTGTTCTAATTCTTCAAGACTTTGGCAAGTATAAAGACCGTAATCATAGTCGAGTTCCATCATTGGATCGTCTTCAAAATCACAACCACCAATCTTCAACCAACTATTCTTCTGACACTTCGCCTTTACTTCTTCTACTGTAAACATAGCTTGGCTCATATTATTTTCCTCCAATTATTCTTCTAAGGGACATATCTATTTTAAATTGCAAGCGCCTTTGTTCTTCTTCTTTTTTATACTGTGTCATAATCTCATGAGCTTTCTTCCATGAATATACATACGCGGGATCTCCACCATATGCACGACTAATCACGCCTGTACTGTCTTTATAAAGATGGGATTTATTAAACCAAGGTAAAAATTCTTGAATGGTTGTCCCTCTTCTACAAACTCGTAATCGCTTAGGTGTCATAGTCCAATATGTTTTATAGATATAAGGACGTAAATATCTTTTTAACAAGTGAAAAGCGTAACGAGGTTTTGTTAAGTTTTCGAAAATAATAATTGTCTTCTGAACCTTATCTTTTTCTTTGCCAAGTGTTTTTAAATCTACTCGGAACTTTTCTTCTTTGGTTAACAACAGTCGCCGCCATCCTAAGTTTTGTAATTCGTTCATTGTATGATTCTCTCCCTTCTACAAATAAAATAAGAGCAGGCATAGCCTACTCATTAACTAAGTACATAATCATTGTTCACTACAAGAAAGGTGCGGTATGGAGGTAGATCGTCGTAGTTAACCGCACCCTTCTCATGAGACAAACATTAACAGTTTGAAGGACGCCAACCCTTCTTGTAGTAAACAATGTAGAGAAAGCAGGCTTATAGCCTACTCTCCAATTAAATGCATACGTAATTGAGTAAGAACCTCACCCAGCCAATTCTTACCTTGCCATGTACTTTTGTTTTGTGCACGAGGATCTGTCTCTAATAATCCAATTCCCCAAATTTTATCGTATGGACTTGCTTCAACAAGTTCAGTCCCTTTTGTAGATTTTAATACTTCAAGCATTTCGATGTTTTGGGTAAATTTTAAATAATTTGCTCGATAGACAATCTCTTTACAATTATCATTCCATAATTCCGCATTAAAAGGAGTTACTTGGCGTCCTAATTCTTTATGTTTACGTGGATCATACCCTGCATCTAGAATTAGTTGAGCGGTCTTGATATCTCCCATCAACATTGCTTTGTGGTACATCATATATTGCTCTGCACAAGTAAAGACTTGTCCATTCTCCATAAACATAGATTTATGCCATTGTGAAAATGTTGATTTATTTTGCCAAAAGAACGTGAATTTTTCAGTCATTACTACTCTCTCCCTTTGATTAAGTAAGAGCAGGCTTTCACCTGCTCAATTACTATTGATCTTCTTTTTTCTTTGTAAAGATATAGTAGCCATTGATACTATTGTTCGTATTTTCATTAGTGTTAACAGAAACACTTATAACTTCTAAACTAGGATTATCTGTTAGAAGCTTTTCATATCTCGGAGGAAGATCAGCTTTTCCATTTTCATGTGGAATGTAATAAAGCTTGTCTTTTATTAACATCTTATAATCAATACTAATAACTTGATCATCCTGCTTCTGCATATACGGATCGTTATTACATCCTGTTAAAATGGTTGCTGCTAATCCTACAGTTAATACGGTTGCGATTAATTTCTTCATACTGCAGCACCTCTATTTAAGTAAACAAATTGTTCTACATATTCACGGTCTTTAGAAATCATAGGAGTCTCATGATCTACTGACCATTTACTTCTTAAAGCACCATTCTTTTCGTAGAATTCTTTAATAATGCACACACCACGTTTTTGCCATACAGGTAAGTCATTCCAGTTGATGTTTTTCTCAGTCATTAACTTGTCCTGCATATCCTTACCATTAAGGCCCTGTAACTCTTTATGTGGGAAGTTAGCTTGAGCAACCATTGAGATACTATTCTTTGAAGCATCTTGTTGTCTCCAAATAAAATAGTTTGCTACTTCATCCTGTGGCAATACCTGTGCACGACCATCAAATGTAGCAAGCGGTTTGTCTGGATACTTCGCTCTCATAACTTCATTAAACTTTGCAGTTGCCATAGAAGCTGAAACAGAAGCTATCTTTTGAAGGTTATTTTCAAACCAAGATTGAGTTGTAAGCTTGTCATAGTTCGTAATAAGAATACTAATCTCATCCGACTGATGATAAACCAATTTTGCACCCATGATGTTTTGAGCTAAGTACTTGCATGTTTCCCAAAATGCTTCTGCTAGATCTTGATCAAAAGGCTTAGTACAACCTTTTGTGTATGTATGAAAGTGTGCTCCATCAATCCTTACAATTACGGGCATTCTTTCAGGCAACTTAATACGATATGCATTCTCGTATTTCTTCATGCGATCCCCAAATTTGTCCATTGATTACCCTCTCCATTCCACTCTTTCAAAACGATTAACTTTTCCATATGCTTCTTTCAAGAAAGCAATGCGGTCTTCGCCATCTGCTTCTACGAATTCTTGCATATCCCATGCTAATAACGCTTGAGATGTGATTTCTTGAATATATTTGATTAATCTAGTAGGAGCATCATCATTTTGAATAACCTCAAGTGCATTTGATGATTCTTCTAAAATCACATTTAGTAATGCCTCAAGATTTCCTTTGTCGATACCGTAAATAACCGGTGTTAATGGTGACTTCATTATGATTCCTCCTTGAGATTTCTTGCTCTAGCCATTGATTTTGGCCCAATTTGGATTGTCTGTTTCTAATACCTCTGTTAACAAGTCACGAATTTCTCTAATTTTCTTTTTATCTATGATAAATACAGAGCCCGTATCATTTTCATGTTCATCATAAAAAGAAAAACAAAGTCCTTCTCCAATACCTGATCCGGAGACTCCTACATTCATAGAGTCTCCTTCTTGTTTTATAAAGTTAGGTGATAACTCATCTTTAATTTCCATTGATTTTACCCCGCAAATTCATAAGTATGTATTGACACATTAAATACTTTAGTAGCTTCTTCTAAGATGCCTGTTACTACATTCCAGTCTCCACCTGCTCTTGCACAACCCATAAACTTAGGTACACCAATCTTTAGCTGAGATAAGGAACGTTCTCTTAACAAGCGGTCAGTCAAGTAACTGAACAAAGCTTTTTTCAAAGCTTCATAGTTCGTATATAGTTGTCGATCTGCTCCGTAGTAAAGTTGCCCATACAAGTTAACGATTTCTATATTTTTTCCGTTATTGTGGACAGCTGCATGAGTATATGTACCTAACTTTTCTTCAGGAGAAAATGGAGAAGCACAATCTACCTCATACACAATCGGAAATTCTGCTCGAATTTGTTTAGCAATACCGCTTCCCATCGTAGACTGACAATTGGCTTGATGCATTACTACGTCACAATCTGAACGCAAGATATCACCTTTATGTTGAATGATTAATTCTTTCGGATTAATTTGTACCATTTTCTTCTCCTTCTTTATGGCATAGTCTACACAGTTGCCTGTACCACCTGTTGTACCGTCCCATACAGCGATTAATTCATCACATTGATTAACCATGTACTCATTACGTTTTTGCATCAGGTAAGGCTTATATAGTTGTTTAGAAACGTATGTAACAACATCAGCTTGTTCCACAATACTCTTCCACTGATCTTGCGATGGTTTTGGCCATTGACTAGAATGTGCAGTACATGGAATAGCCGATTCTAAAGTAATGTTATATCCTTGTCTTTTTAATTTAAGGACAACTAACGCATAAATCGTGTCTCCACCCAATGCCATACCACTTATTGCATGTACCTGTTTCCCTTGATTTAAATGGGAAAGAAGATGTTCTCGTAGTTTAGTAGCGATAGCAAGGTTACCTGGTGAAAAATAATCGTACCCATATAATTTATTTGGACGATGTGCAGTTACTGCGATTGTAATTTTTTCTGTCATAGCTAAATCTCTCCTTTAATTAAATTCAAAAAAAGGAGGGGGCGTTAGCACCCCTGGGAATCAATTTTGTTTGATTGCTATGTTAATAGCTTTTTTGAAGTTGAATCTGTATTTGCTATTCATAAAACCTATTAAGTAGTCATGATAGTCCGGTTCGATGTTCTTAAGATATGCTAATTCTCCATTAAGTTCTAAAGCATATCCTCTATCTCGTTGTCCTCGATAGAATTGGAATAACATCGTTTTAATTCTTCGCTTACGCTTATGACCAACTGTAAGGTTATGATCTTTGTTGTACATAATGCCAAGGTTCCAATTCTTTCCCGATTTTGAACCATATCTCGTTTTTGAATCCTTAATAGTGAATGGAGTTCCTTCTTGGGTTAATATTCCTTTAACTAATTGTCTTTTTACAAAAAAGTTCTGGAATAAAATTAATATAAATGCCTATTACACAGGGGCTTCTTTTTCATTATTACAACATAGTTGCAGACTAACGAGGATAACTTTTACAGTTTATTTTAGAATCAATTACAAAATAGTCTTGGACTATCTGTTCATAAGTTGATATGCATTGTATTTCCTCGTCACTGTTTCATTTAGCACATTGAAAATTTTCTCTGCATTCTTTAATGTTAGCAACGTATTCTACTAATAAATGATATCTTTCTTTTGCAGAAGTTTAATATATGAACCTAACTGTGTTCTAACTTCATTATTTTTTGGTTTCCTCTTCCAAAATTAAATCTTCTTTCTGATACTTTTTCTCCAAACTCTTCTTTTTCGAATATTTCTCTAAGGATAGAGAATATTCTTCTTGCCAGTCATTTTCATATTTGTTTTACCGACAAGTTGCAGCTCTATTCAAACTATTCAGGTTTGCTCGGATATGATTTAGATTTTTTATGCGTACAATATATGTTCTTATGAAAAAACGGATACCTTATGAAAAGGTATCCGTTTTACTTCTTATTTTGATATAAATTACGCAATTCTGGTTTTATTGAAATACTAGTACGCACCATTTTTGCTTATTGTTCTGCATCTTCCAAATTAGAAGCATGACCTAATTGTAATAACACCCCTATTGCAACTGTACCTGTCCAATTATGTCCACTAGAACAATGGAAATGGCATCCACCACATTGAGATTAGCCTCCAGGTTACTAGGAAAATCATTACTAATATAATTTACTAATTTATCATGTGCTTGTTTTTTTATAGTTACTTTCCTTTTCTCGCAACAAAATATTTGGTACAACACGTATATAAATAAGCTCACTTATAAGTTCAACAATAGTTTGAGTAACAATTACAGCTGCTACTAGAGTGCTTATATCGGGCAATGCTAATCCTAAAGGAAGTACTACTAAAGAGTTTCGAGTAAAACTACTAAAAATAAGTGTTCTTCCTGATCCAACATCTAATTTAAATAATTTGGCAATATATTTAGCAATGATTGGCATAATTACCATGAATGCAATATATACAGGAATAACTTGAATAACCTGATCTATAAATTCAGGAAGTTTTCCTATTTGGGATGCAACAACTACAAATAAAGTCCAAGCCATAAAAGGAACAGGTAACCAAGCCGATATGTTTAAAGCCTGTTCTCCTACTGGAGATTTCCGAGCTACTATTTGCACTAGTATAGCTATACCAAGAGGTAGAATAATAAGCCCAAGAAAAGCCTCAATAAAAGGACCTGGTTCCACAATTTTTGCTGTGTCACTCCCCATAAATAACCATAAATAGAAAGGTAATAGTAACATTTGTACAATAAAGAGTATAGGTGTAGAAATTAAAATTAGTTTTTCATTTCCTTTACCTAAAGAAGTAAAGACAATCACATAATCAATACAGGGTGTCAATAATACTAAATAAACACCAATTAATAACGGTGGATTATCTGGTAAAAAGCTAGCTAGAATCCATACCACTATTGGAACCACTATAAAATTAGTAGTTAATAACGCACTAATAAATCTAGAATTTCCAAATGCATCTTTCAATGACATAAATGGTATTTGTGAAAACATACTATACATCAATAAGGCGATAGCAAATGATATAGCGGATTCTAAACTACCTCCACTGTTTGGCCAGATAAACCCAAGTATAGCAGCTACTATTAGCACTATAAAATATAGAGACACTTGCTTTTCTTCAAGTTTTTCTCGTGTAATCATAAAAAAATCTCCTTTATTTAATTCATTTACCTCAATACGCATTTAAAGTAGTAATAACCTTTTCACTAACACAATGTACTGTTTGAGCTAAAACGAAAATTATGATAAAAATAGTAAGAATGGGAGTAGTATAAGTATACTAATTTCAAATTTTGAATTTCTCCTTAAACTAAAAAAGATATATGTGCACAACATCCTCTTACTTATGTAATGTACATTAAGATACTCATATCCGCATTATGGATATTGACTCCGAATTTAGAAAGGAGGTCCCTTTAAAGTGAATAAGGAAGAATGGGAAGCGATTCAATCCAATAATAAAAAATATGATGGATATTTTTACTATACTCTTTCTACGACTAAAACCGTCTGTCGTCCATCATGTACATCTAGAACCCCAAATCCAAAACATGTTTCTATTTATAAAAATCTAGATTTAGCAATTGCAGCAGGATTTAGACCTTGTATAAGATGTAAACCTGATTTAAAAAATTGGAAAGGCTATAAAGAAGAAGTATCAAAAGAAACTTTGCTATATATCCAAAAGAATTACAAAAGTAAATTTAGCTTAAAACAAATAGGGGATGCTTTAGAGAAAAACCCTTACTATATACATCGGAGTTTTAAAGCAATTAATGGTATTACCCCTCTGAAATACTTGCATACATTAAGAATCGAAGAAGCTAAAGGATTATTAAATAATAAGCACCTTCTTGTAACAGATATTGCACTAGAGGTGGGGTATAATGACAGCACTCAATTTTCGGTGAAATTCAAGGAATTCACAGGATTATCACCCACTAGTTACAGGGATTCATTTGTTAAATAATATGGGACAGATTACATAAGTTCTACATATTTAATAAGAGCCTTATTACATTTTATAATGTGATAAGGCTCTTATTTTTTAATACATTCTATTTCTGTAATCCATTAATAATTGTATCTGTATTCCATTTCATCATTTTCAAGTAAGTATCTCCATCCTCACCTGATTTACCAAGCGAGTCTGTAAAAATTGTACCAGCAATCGGTACATTTGTTTCTTTTGAAACAGTTTCCATGCTACGTCGATCTACACTTGTTTCAACAAATAAAGCCGGAACTTTGTTTGTTTGAATTAAACTTACAACATCTCTAATTTGATCTGGCGTACCTTGATTCTCTGAGTTAATTTCCCAAATGTATCCCGTCTTAATGCCATATGCTTTTCCAAAATATTTAAATGCACCTTCACTAGAGATTAAGAAACGCTTTTCTTCAGGGATTTGATGAATTCTATTCACTGTCTCATCATGCAACTTTTGAAGTTCGGCTACATACTTTTCGGCATTTTTAGTATAGAACTCTTTATTTTTAGGATCTTCTTTAATTAATGCCTTTTTCACATTTTCAGCGTATACAATACCATTTTTAATATTCATCCATGCATGTGGGTCTGGCTCTTTTTCTAATCCTTTTGTTTCTAAATAAATAGCTTCTACACCTTCACTTACTTTATAAACAGGTGCATCTTTCGCTGATTTATTTGCCGTTTTTAATAGCTTTTTAAACCACGCTCCACCTTCTTCTAGGTTTAGCCCATTGTAAAATACCATATCTGCATCTGTCATTTTCATAACATCTTTTGGTAGTGGATCATACTCATGCGGGTTAGCTCCGATTGGAACAAGACTATGAATCTCAACTTTATCTCCACCAATTTGCTTCACCATATCATATATAATGGAGTATGTGGTTACAACTTTTAATTTTCCATTCCCCTCTTCTTTTCCATTTGTGTTACTCGAACACGCTGTTAATGCAAATACGAAAATACAAAGTATCGATAATAAAACATTTTTAAATTTCATCTTTATCCTCCAATCAATTATGACAACTCTGCTCTATTTTTTCTAATTTTGATAGCTCGCCAAAACAAACCTTGTGACGGTGAGAAAAAGAATGCTAATGCGAACAAGAATGTTGCGACAAGAACAATTGTTGCACCTGAAGCAAGATTATAAGAGAAACTAAAATATAACCCTACTACAGATGAAAGCGCACCAATGCTTGCTGCTAAATAAATCATGACCCATAAACGGTTTGTTAATAAATACGCTGTAGCCGCTGGTGTAATAAGCATCGCAACGACTAGAATAATTCCAACAGTTTGAAGTGAAGCTACTGTAACCATTGTAAGGAGAATCATTAAGCCATAATGAATCCATTTATTCGGTAATCCATAGCTTTGCGCCATCGTTGGATCAAACGTGGATACGAGTAATTCTTTGTAAAACAACATTACAAGACCAATAATGACCACTCCAATAATCAATGTCATCCACATATCAGAAGAACGAACCGATAAGACATTCCCGAATAAAATATGATACAAATCAGAACTACTCTTCATAAAGGTAATTAAAATAATCCCTACAGCGAAAACAGATGTAAACATAATTCCTATCGCCATATCATGTTTAATACGACTATTTTGACTTACAAATCCGATTCCTACTGCAGTAATAACACCTGTTAAAACCGCTCCTATAAAATAGTTCATTCCAATCATATAAGAAAGCGCTACTCCTGGAAGAACAGCATGCGAAATGGCATCTCCCATTAAAGCCATACCTCGTAAAATAATAAAACAGCCAATTACGCCGCAAATAACTCCTACCATAACGGAAGTTAATAACGCTTTCTGCAGAAAACCGTACTGCATTAATGCATCTATAAATTCTACAATCTTCATGATGAATGTACCTCCGCTGCATTATTAAACAATATGCCGTGATTTACATACGCTTTTGACATAACAGTTGGTTCTAATACTTGCCTTACTTCTCCGTAATGAATTAAGCTCTTATTCAATAATAGTAATTTATCAAAATAGGACTCCGCTTTACTTAAATCATGATGTACAACAACAATTGTTTTCCCTTCTTTACGTAATTCTCTAAGAATTTTAATAATTGTCTCTTCACTCGTTACATCAATTCCAACAAACGGTTCATCTAAGAAAAATATCTCCGCCTTTTGTGCTAATGCTCTCGCTAAAAAAACACGTTGTTGTTGTCCACCTGACAACTCACCGATTTGGCGATTTTTAAACTCTTCCATTCTGACTTTTTTTAGACATTCAAATGCCCAATCCCGATGTTCTTTCTTTGGTCTTTTCATCATTCCTAAAGATGGATACGTTCCGATTAGTACCACATCTAAAACTGTAATCGGGAAATCCCAATCTATATCACTTCTTTGCGGTACATATGCAACACGCTTTCTAACGCTTCGAATATCCTCACCAAGAATTCGTACATATCCCTTATCATTTGGGATTAAATCTAAAATAGCTTTCATTAAAGTAGATTTCCCTGCTCCATTTGGGCCAATAATTCCAACTAGCTTTCCCTTTTCAATCTCAAAAGAAACATTTTGAACCACTTGATTCCCTTGATATGATATAAATAAATCTTTGACAACTATAGCCTCAACCATTTTTTATGCATTCCCCTTTCTTTTTTTCGTTTATATAATTATTTTGCACAAAGGCAACTTTTTAACAAAAAAATATATGTTGTATCACATTATACATATAATGTAAATTCTATTCCATATCCAAGTTTCCCTAGTGAAACTTTTTTATATGAGTCAAATTATATAAGCTCGGTGAAAATTTGTAAACTGATTTTAACTATTTTATGAACATATTGTGAAAACTTATCCCTCAAGAATAAAAAATATCATACTTTTCTTAAATTATTTCGACACATATATTAGCCAATTCTATTAGTAATAAATAATAAACATATTATTTATTACTAATAGAATTGAGAGCATACAATTGTGCAACCCAAATGATTTAGATGTGAAAGCCAAGTTTATGCGTGGCTTTGCTGATAAAACAAGATTACAAATTCTTAAATGTATGATGGATGGTGAAAAAACAGTATCTGAAATTGTAGAAATCATTCAAGGAAATCAGTCGAATATATCCCAACATCTAAACTGCTTAAAAGGATGTGGCATCATTCTTGGTAGACAAAAAGGAAAATATGTCTACTATTCCTTACGCAATACGCAAATCGAACAGTTACTCACAATGTTCGATATTGTTTTTCATAAAGTACAAAACAAAGTAGCAGCATGTGATAAAAACGATGCTTGTTTATCTCAAAAAGGAGAGGACTGTCCTGACAGATAAGAAAGAGAATAAAAAACAAACAAATTGCTGTCAGGATTCCACTTTAATACTTAAAAAAGAAGAGTTAACAAAAGAGATTTCTTGTTGTAGCAGTGAAAACGAAACAGTACAAGAAGAAATAACTAAAGAAACTTTGGCATGTTGTTCCTCTAAAAAAGAAATTCCTATTATCTCAGGTATTAAGGAAACCTCTTGTTGCAGTGGTAACAACGATTCTATAACAAAACGTTACTCCAACACCTATACTGAATTCTTAATAGATGTACTAATATTTATTAATAACTAAAAGCTCCTAACATATTAGTCATATATAACATGTTAAGAGCTTTTAGTTTAAATGTACCACTTTGTTTTGTATTGTACTATTTTCTTTTAAGTTCACAGCGTTAGTCTACAACTTTGTTGTAATTATACACTAATTCAACTATTTCTTCATGCCTAAATGGTTGTTTGCTACTAATTAGCAAGTCATCAGCATACCTAGTGTAAATAAAGGATTCCCCACTTCTTTTTGCCAATGCGTTGTTGATTTGAGTATCTATACTAATCATCAACCAATTTGTAAGTATCGGAGAAAGCGGAGTTCCTTGCGGTAATTCATTTTCATGACAGGCTAAACCACATAAACTACTAATAAAACTCTTATAATCTGTTTCAGTCATTAAGCTGAATGGATACAGCTTTTTTAATTGGATAGTAATAACTTGTTCAGAACAATTGTTAAAGAATTTCTCTAAATCCATTTTGAGAAACCAATTTGATTTATTCCGTTGGTGACATTGTATTGCTTTTAAACAGTCACGGTTTGGGATGTATGCATAAGCTGAATCATGTGGTACTATACCAATGCTTTCTAAATCAAATTTAATTTCTCTCATAAAAGATTTGAGTTTTTCTTCTGGTGCTTTAATTGTTCTAAATCCACCAGTCATTTTAGGTAGATTAAAAATCGAATACTTAATAGCCGACTGATTATTGGTTAACCAGTCTTTTATTTTCTTTGTTAGTCCGAGTATTTGTTTATTTATTGCTTCGAACTCACGGTACTGCTCAATTGTTATTTCTTCGGATTTTAATTTGGTAGTACTAAAACGCTGATACTTTGAATCATTTTGATTCTTTGTGTTGTGTGTATAGTACATATCAATACCCTTTCTTTTTTTATCTTCTTGTTTAATAGTTCTTCGAAAGCATGTTCGTATATTTGACGAAGTATAGTGCAGTTCTCTGGATCTAACTCCAGCTCCTGGAGCTGAGATGTTGCGCAGCCTCATCCGGGGCACCTGAAGCTCCCCCGGAGATGGGTGCAGCGCCAGCTGTTACTGGCCGTCTGGGTCCAGATGCACATTTCTCTCTCTAAAAGTGTGTTTCTCTTGCTCATTTGCTAAGAGATTTTAATTTGTCAGATTAAAATTTACAACTATTAAACTTAATCCTAAAACGCTTTAGCTAATACAATCTTTTAAAAGTGTTTTGTCAATTAGTATTTTATGGACAACAAAAAAAAAGTAGGGGCGTTAGCCCCTACTAAATTAATCTTCGTTAACCATTTCATATAACTGTTCTTCAGTGATAACAGTTACACCTAAACTTTGTGCTTTTGCTAATTTACTTCCTGCAGCTTCACCTGCAACAAGATAATTCGTATTCTTAGAAATTGAACCCGATGCTTTACCACCATGTTCTTTAATAAATGCTTCAATTTCTTTACGAGGACGAGATACCTTACCTGTAATAACAAATGTATTACCTTCTAATTGATTACCAGAAGACACTGCAGCTACATGTGTAAGTGTTAAACCAAGGGCTTTTAACTCCTCAATCATTTGAAGATTACGCTCGTTATGGAAGTAGTCATAAATACTTTGTGCTACAGCCAAACCGATATCTTCAATTCTCATTAAGTCTTCTACAGATGCATTCGCAATATCGTCAATATTGTTGTAATAACGTAGAAGTCGCTCTGCAGTTCCTTTACCTGAATGTCTCATACCTAATGCATAGATGAACGCTTCAAGTGTTCTTGATTTAGATTCTTCAATAGCAGCCAATAGTCGGTCTGCTTTTCTTTCTCCAAATCTATCTAATTTCAATAACTCGTTTCTGTCTAATCGGTATAGATCAACGAAGCTATTGCGAATTAAACCTGCTTCAAATAATTGTTCTGCAGTTTTCTCACTGAAAGAGTCGATATTCATCGCTTCACGAGAAGCAAAGTGAGTAAATTTACCAACCGATTGAGCACTACAGCTATCAATATTCATACAACGTAGATGAGCACCGTCTTGAACTAATACAGTTTCACATTCTGGACAGTGAGTAGGTGGCACAATTTCAGTACCTTCACTACCTTCAACGATTCCCATGATTTCAGGAATAACATCATTACTACGACGAACAAATACTTCTGCTCCAACCTTAACGCCTTTACGTAAGATGTCATCATAGTTATTTAAAGTAGCCTTTGTTACAGTAGTTCCACCAATATCAACAGGCTCAAGATGAGCAAGTGGTGTAAGTTTACCAGTACGACCTACTTCCCATGTAACAGAGTTTAAAGTAGTTGTTTCTTCAACCGCTTCAAACTTGTATGCAATAGCCCATTTAGGGAATTTTGACGTATAACCTAGTTCCTCACGAATATGTAACTCGTTAACCTTAATAACCATTCCATCGATATCCCAGTTTAATGTAGGGCGAACTTCTTTCATTTCTTCTAGCTTCTCAATAATTACATCAATAGAGTCTGTTACATAGAAGTACGGATTGATTTTAAATCCTTGTTCTTGAAGGAATGTCATCATTTCTGCTTGAGTTTCAAACGTGATCCCTTCGCTATAAGCAATGTCATACCAAAATGCATCTAATGGTCTTGAAGCTGCAATTCGTGGATCTAAGTTTCTTAAAGCACCAGCAGCTCCATTCCTTGGATTCTTTAATGGTGCTTCCCCTTCTGGTAAGGAAGCATTATAAGCTTCGAATCCTGAAATAGGCATAAACACTTCTCCGCGTGGCTCAATTACTCCCTGGAATCGAATATTCAATGGAATAGAACGGATTGTTTTAATTTGTTCAGAAACAATTTCTCCTATTTTACCAGTACCTCTTGTTCTACCTTCACTAAAAGAACCACCGCTATAACGTAAAACGTTAGCTAATCCATCCATCTTTTGTTCTATAGTAAATGTAGCGTTCGGAAACTCACGCTTAACATCTTCCACAAACTTTCGAACTCCATCATAAGTTTGTGATTTCTCTAATGAGTAAAGTGGCATTGTATGTTCTTTCTTCTCAAACTTATCAAGAACTTCCCCACCAACTCTATTAGAAGGAGAATGAGCTACTGTCCATTCTGGATGAAGTTCTTCTATCTTTACTAATTCATCATAAAGTCTGTCGTACTCTGCATCGGATGCAATTGGCTTATCCATTGTGTAGTAGTGGTGGTTAAGCATAGTAAGCTCGCCTACTAAGTGAAGATATCTTGCTCTTAAATCAAACATGTAAAACCCTCCTATAAAATCATATGTAAAGCAGGCTTATATAGCCTGCTGCTTTTAGTGAGCCTTGAAATTGTACAGTGGTTTAATAATCTCTGCAATCTCTAATGAGTCTTTCGTATGCTCAACGATTTCAGCCATAGGTTTATATGCCATAGGGCTTTCATCTACTGTTGATTGTACTACAGATGTAGTCCATACATCCTTCATTGTTTCCTTGTATTCTTCAAGAGACACCAACTCTTTTGCTTTGCTTCGAGACATTAATCTCCCTGCTCCGTGTGGGCCTGAAAAATTCCAATCAGGATTTCCTTTACCATAAGCTATAATACTACCATCACGCATATTTAAAGGAATAATAACGCGCTCTCCTGCTTGAGCAGAAATAGCACCTTTGCGTAGAATCATATTATCCATATCAATGTAATTGTGAATAGTCGTAAACGAGTCTGCAACTTTCCAGTTCATTCTCGTAACAATTTCATTAACCATTGCTTTACGGTTTAACAAAGCATAATGTTGGGCAATTTTCATATCGTTCATATAATCTTTAAATCCTTGACCTTCTAAGTAGGCAAGATCCTTTTGGATTTTTGGTTTCTTCACCATACTTAACGCCTCTTGGATTTCGGATTGGCGGCCGGCTGCTATTAATTCAGCAATAATACGGTCTTTCTCATCCTTAACATTTATTAACTCATCATAAGCCCGATTTTGATAATGTTCTGCAATTTGTTTACCTAGATTACGAGAACCAGAATGAATAACAAGTACAACTTTATCATCTAATTCGTTCAATTCAACGAAATGATTACCTCCCCCAAGAGTACCAATTGAATCTTTAGCACGATCTAATTTAAAGGGTGCTCTTACGTCACGAAAGTTCACTTGTTTTGAAAGTGGATGGCGTTGACTACTAGAACGAACATTGAAACCGCTCGGTACGTACTTGCGAATAATTTCGTCTAACTGGTCAAAATTAATTTCTGTTTTGTTTTTATCAATAATTGCAACTTCCATCCCACACCCGATGTCAACTCCGACAAGATTTGGGACAATTTTATCAGTGATTGTCATTGTGGTACCAATTGTACAACCTGCTCCTGCATGAGTATCGGGCATAATGCGGATATTACTACCCTCAGCAAAAGGCTGGTTACATAATTCAATAATCTGACCCATAGCTGTATCTTCTACGTTGTCTGTGAAAACTTTAGCGCTGTTATATTTACCTCTTAGTTCTAACATTGTATTCACTCCCCTTTTTTGTACTAATTATTTCTGTGGGCAATATGGTTTTCCTTCTTGATTCAAAACTGGGGCAATTACTTTAGCATAAGCTTCGCCTGTTTGCATATATTGACATCCAGTTTCTTTATCTTTAAAAATAGTTATATCACCACTAACTCTATCCTCACCAATTACTTCTAACCTACCTAGTGAAGCACCTGCTGAACTTTCACATGCTCCTAATAGCATAACTCCAAGTAATACAATACCAATTGATTTTTTCATAGATATTCTCCTTATGAAAATAAAAGCGGTTTTTACGCCGCTTTATTCTTTAGATATTTACAGAAAGTGCTTTTACTACGTCACTAACAAATGCCGGATCAAAACCTGGTTTCACTTCAATAGAAGCTTCACCAATTTTAATGCGTAAGAAATCATCTTTATCTGTGTTGATATTATCTTGTTTGTTTGTTGACTTCTTAATAGGTTCTCCCGCTGAATTTAATAACGGTAAAACTAACTGAGTAGTTTTCACTTCTTGTGTTTTTGCTGCAGCTTTACCACGAATTAGGTCAGCCACTGTTTCTTCTACTGTTTTATCTACAGATCTAGCACCGTGTACTTCTCGTAAAAGTGCGATGTCTTGAATAAAGTAGATACGGTGTTTGTATTTATTTCTACCGAATTTGTGCCCATACTTTTCTAAAAGAACAGAGTATCGACATAAAGTTCTATTCGAAATATTAAGCAGCTGAGTAACATCTTTCGCGAAATACTGCTTATCTGTTACCTCTTTCTTTTTAGCTTGTGCTACTCGGTAACTTTTAGTACCAGTATCTTCAATCCCAAGTTTCTTCATCCAATAAACAAGATTAGATTCGTGGAAGTCCTTACCATTGCAAAAATGATACTTACTTTCCCCGCTAGCTAAATATTCCGCAATTCTTTTCTTCCATAACCTTGTTTTGTTTCTAACTACTTTCGCCATTACATATCTCCTCGTGTATTAGTAAGCAGAAGCGGATTTTACTCCGCTCTTATTTAATTTGAATTTCTAATAAGTTTAACAGTGATATCAAGTAGGACAGCTGAAAAGAACACAATGCTCAAGGAAAGAACTAGTTTAGTTATTTCAGTTGGTTTCTCTGTATAACATATTGCTTCTATAACGAGTACTAAAGCCCAAACTAGAAGCAATTTCTTTTCTTTTTTGAGCATATTTACGCCACTCCTAATTGAACATTATCTTTCTCAATTTGCTTCCAGATATCTTTGTTGATTTTCTTCGGAATCGTAATCGAATTAACAATAAAATCTTTTTGGTTTCGTTGCCAGTTCATCTGACCTTTTATACCAACCTTCATTATCATTCCTGCAACTAACCCCTCTTTTACCTGCTCATAATGGGATGGGAACAGTGTTAAACTACGTTCACCCTCTAATGTATCAACTCGTAAGAAAGCCATGTTGTCGCCCTTCTTCGTGCGTATAACGCGTGCTTCTGTAAGAGCTACCATTGTTGTGTGAGTAGCATCATCTAACCCTTCCCAATCTGTAGGTTCAGCTAATCGATCAAGAACATGTCCGCTAATGTATAAACCAAGGACTTCACGCTCTTTTTCGAACTTGATACGGTCTGTATACTTTGTAATCTGTTCAATTAGTTCTGCATCTGGTGCTTCACCACGAACATCATACATATGGGCTAAATACTCAAAGCGGTTATTACATAACCCTTCAGATAAAGTATCAAAAGCACCTGAGTAACATAATGATGCAATTGCTTTCTTATTGAAGTTCTTCTTAGGAATACGATTGATTACATCTTTTGCTGATGTAAATGGACCACCAACTGCAACAGAACCTACTACAATATCAAGATCAGGAGTAGCTTCAATTTCATCTGCTTCTTCTTGTGAGATTATAGTTTCTAATCCATCCGCATCACGAATAGCAGGAGCCATTCGTGGTTTTCGTTCTTCAAGAATTGCTTCTAGCGTTGCTTCTCCAAGGCCTTTAATAGCACCTAGTCCAAATCGAATTGCATTCTCACCATCAATCGTAAATCCAATTTCTGAACGATTAATATCTGGAGGTAATACTTCAATTCCCATATCTCGAATTACTTTTACTAATTTAACAACCTTATCTTCCTCTGTGTAGAATACTTGAAGTAATGCAGTCATGTACTCTAGAGGATAATTAGCTTTAAGGTAAGCAGTTTGATAAGCGATATATGCGTAACATGCAGCATGAGAACGGTTAAATGCATAACCCGCGAACGGACGTATATCATCACAAATCTTTGTAGCTACCTGAGCTGGTACGTTATTCAGTGTTAATCGATTATGAAGTTCTTCTAGTGCTGGCTCTAAGATTTCTATCTTTTTTTTGCCGACCGCTTTACGAAGAACATCTGCCTCCCCTTTTGAGTATCCTGCCATCTCAGTAGAAACCTGCATTACTTGTTCTTGGTAAATCATAATAGAGAACGTATTGCGTGTGATTTCATCAAAAGCAGGATGAACTTCAGGTACTTCTTCATGACCATTCGCCAATGCAGTATATTTAGGAATATAATCCATCGGACCCGGGCGATATAATGATACGCCTGCAATTAATGTTTCAAAATCTACCTTGTTTAGACCCATAAACATTTTCTTCATTCCATCAGATTCAATCTGGAATATTCCATCCGTTTCTCCTCTTTGAATCATATCGAATGTTTTTTGGTCTTCTGGTATCAGATTATCTACATCAATTAAATAACCGTATCGATCTTCAACCATTCTTCGGCAAAGTTCAACTACTGATAAGTTTTTAAGTCCTAAGAAGTCAAACTTAATATATCCCTTAGCTTCTAAAGTAGGACCATCATATCCCGCAACACTTTCTCCGCCTTTTCCTCTTACAAGTGCTACTTCATTTGTAATTGGTTCAGCAGTAATAAGCATTCCGCAAGCATGAATACCTTGAGTACGTGGCATACTTTCTACTTCTAGAGCTAATTCAAATAATCTTGGATACTTTTTAGCATAAGCCTTCACTTCTTTAATCTCTTCTAAAGCTTCAGAGATGGGCATTACTTTACCTTGATGAGAAGGAATATATTTGTTTACTTCATTGATTTCATTGTGGTCAATACCAAGTGCTCGACCAATATCTTTTAATGCTGACTTAGTAGACAAAGTACCAAACGTTGCAATCTGTGCTACTTTATCTGCACCATATTTCTTAGTTACATATTCAATTACTTCGTGTCGTCTTAAATAATCGAAATCGGTATCTATATCTGGGAAACCAGGGCGTTCCGGATTAATAAAACGTTCAAATAATAGATTGTAACGAATCGGATCTAAGTTAGTAATACCTGTGACGTATGCTACAAGCGAACCTGCAGCTGAACCCCGACCAGGACCTACTAAAATACCATTACGTTTTGCATAGTTAATATAATCCCAAACTATCAACATATAAGCACTGATGTTTTTGTTTTTGATTACTTCTAGCTCATAATCAAGTCTTCGTTTATATTTTCTATACATTTTGTAGAAGTTTTTCCCGACAAAGTTACCCTCTGCAATCTTCTCCATTAAGCCTTTATTTGAAATATGAGCAAGATAACTATCGAAATCAAAGTCCTCTGGAACTTCAAACTCTGGATACTTAATGCTTGATTCATCTAAATCAACATGACAAGAATGAGCTATGTTATAAGCATTAATCAGTGCTTCTTCTGGCATTCCCATCGCTAACATTTCTTCAGCAGAATAGAATACACAATGCTCATAAACGTCGATATCTGATTCATCTTCATCTTTACCTTTATTAATAGAGGTAATTGCTTTATGAACTGGACGATCTTCAGGACGTAACATATGTGCATCTGAAGTTGCTACTAGAGGAACGCCTAGTTCTTTTGACCACTCTATCAAAATATTATTTACAAAGATTTGTTCTTCCATTGTGCTAGGTTGAATTTCTAGATAAAACTCGTCAAAACACTTTTGGTAGAACTTAATATGGTTCTTTGCAACACGGAATTTACCTCTACGAATTAATTGTGGAATTGTTCCACCAAGACAAGATGAAGTTGCAATAATTCCTTTACCATACTTCTTAATGTCACCATAATCGAATCGAGGTTTTCCGTAGAACCCTTCTACAGAACCAATCGTTGTTAATTTAATTAGGTTTTGATAACCTTCATTGTTTTTAGCAATCATAAGCAAGTGAGCTATTCTAGGAGACCATTCAAATAAACGCTTTTGTTTGTCATCTTGCTTTCCTGATAAATACCAACGAGTAGATTTTTTCAGTGCGTCAAACGCTACTGGATCCTTTTCATATAACTTCGCCAAGAACTCAATATGTTCAGGCTTCGTAGTTTTACCCTTAGTGAATGAGTCTCTTTGCTTCTTTTCAAAAGCTATATACTCTTCACTTTCTAATTTAGCTAGTTCTTCTTTTGTACGATACGCAACATCAGTGTAGTTGATTCTATCAAAATCTGCTTTTTTCCACTGTTTTCTAGGGGCGATGTATCCTTCCATTCCAAGAACCGGATGAATACCTGCTGCCTTACATTTTTTGTAGAACTGAATATGTGCGAAACACGTACCATGATCACTTACACCAATTGAATCCATACCAAATTCTTGAGCTAATTTTATCATTGGATCAATACGACAGAATCCATCTAACAAACTACCTTCTGGTGTATGTAAATGTAAATGTGCGAAAGGTACTATTCTGTGATTCGTGAGTGTCATCGTCATTCTTCTTCGTCCTCGTCTTCATCATCTTCGTATTCATCATCTTCGTATTCATCAATACCATTAATATTTGCTACTATGCTATTGATATATGACACAACATTTGTTTCACTTTTAAACTTATAGAGACCACCTGGATTCTCATCCATCTTGTTACAAATCCCATAATAGTTGTACTCATTTTCTCGTGTCATATTTTCAAAGAGATAGATTGCGACTAATGCGCTTAATTCAACAAGGCCGTCGTATTCGTAAACATACTCATCCGATGAATCAAGATACGCTGATGAAAACATATATGCTTGCTCTACTATGAAGAAGTCATGAAACTGTAAAGGCAATGTAGAATTCCCATTGTGACGATACTTAAACATTTCTTCACGCTTAACTCTACCTTCAGCGGTTAATTCTTTCTTTTTCCTTAGATAAACAGTTAACACTTCGCACAATAAAGGAAAGTTATTAATCATTCTGTGATTGCTTATGTCATAACAAGATGAAGCTTCCCTTTTAAACAATTTAGGTACAACCATTTCCTTGCCAACATCTAAAACCTTCATAGAAGAGATGAGAACGTCTTTACCTGCGTCTATTTGTGTTAATTGCTTCGTTGCTAATTGATTAATCCCATACAAAAGGGATTGGATAAGAAACTTATCGTCCATCTACTTCTCTCCTTCCGGAAAACAAGGGTAGCCGTAACTACCCTATATTTTCTTCATTACCAGCCAGTTCTCGAATGTTGAATATTCTCCGTAGAACTATTGATGTCTCGCATCATTTGCTCTAAGTGGCTAATAACTTGATTGATTTGAACTTGTTGTCCATCAATACGGTAGGCGAATGCTCGTAATCCTTCACGAGTAATTGGAGTAGTTGCATTTGATGCATCGATAATTTCTTTTTCAATAACATCCGAACCATCTACAACACTTTTTAGCATTTGTAGTGCGAATTGTACTTTATCAGCAACGTGACGAATATCTTGTGCTACAAATCTTGCATTTGTATTTCCCCAGTCAGATGCTAATAAATTGCTTCCACCGGGTTGTGGGTTGTAATTATTCATATTCATATCCTCCGATTACTTCTGATAACGATCTGTTAGTTCATCCAGCTTCTTACAATGACCACTCACAACATCTGTTAATTGGTCAATTTCATCAGTGTACTTATCAACATCAGCAATATTACGTTGAACCTCTTGCATGTTGTCACCGATTGTCTGAACTTTTGCCGTTACCTCATCCGTAATAGAAGCTAATGAGTTTTTAATATGAATTGGTGCTTCTGGACCAATCTGTTGTGCTAAACGAGACATCAGCTGCGGAATCTGTTGTAAGATTTTTTCAGCTGAACGTAATTCACGTCCACAAGAGTTTAATTCCGAGTCAATTTTATCCGTTGCGCGGTCAATTTGAGCCTGAACAGTCATACGAATCTCTACTGCTATATCGTCAACATCATTACATAATTGACGTACTGCACTTTTCCCTACTATCATCTATGTTTTTCCTCCAGTATGTTCATTGTTTAATAGTAAGAAGCGGGAAGAACCCGCCTCATATAACTAGGCTATTAAACTAAGCCTGCAACTACTTTACCTTCTTCTACTTTGAACGCAAGTTCGAAACCTTCTTCTTCAACTAAGTAAGAAGCAAGTGAAGTTAAGATGAAAGCTGTGTATTCGTGAGCGTATTCTACAGGCTCTGTAAAACCTAATTCATTCGCTTTTGCATAGAAAGAACTTGCGAATAAAACTTCATATACTTCAATTACTTTAGGATCTAAGCTGATTACCTGGCCAGCAGCATCGTCATGAATGATATCATCAACAATTGTATTAAGAATGCCTTTGATTTTATCTTCAGTTGTTTTAGCGGCTTGTTGCTCTTCTACTTGTCCTTTGATATGAGCAGAAAGGTTAAATGCTGGCTTAGCTTCAGCTTGAGCTTTAATACCTTCTACAAGTTTTTTGTAATTAAGTTGCTCTTTAATAGAAGCAGATACATCAACTTGTGGTTCTTGCTTGATGTAAGGAATAATTACTGGGTTAATCTCTGCTTTTGGAGCTTGTTGACGAATAAAGTTAGAAAGTTCTTGAGCAGAGAATTGAGAAACTGATTTTACAGCAGGTGCAAGCTCTTGTTTTACTTCTTCGCGAGCAACTTCTTCTACAGAAGAGAATAATGTTTCAAGTAATGCCTCAACAATAAGACGAGGGCCTACTTCGTTAAGTGCTGCAACAATTTCTTCGCCTTGTGGATGAACTTCCATTAATGCCTTGAAGTCTAATACTTCTTGTGGAGTTGCATGGATTAATGACTTTGCTACTGATTCGATATATTCCTTAGTTAATGTTAATGTTTTCATAATTAAATTCCTCCTGAGTTATCTCTTAGTGTGTTTGAGTATTTGTTACGGGTTTTACATAGCGTTCGATACCTACAATGTCAAACACATGAAGCTCTACTCTAGTTGAGAAATGCTTAATAACGTTTAGGACGTCTTCTTGTGTTTTTAAAGTACTAGGATCTAAGATGTACTTACTTCCTCCAATAAGGAAATCAGATACATCAGGAACAACTACATCTGGTACTACATCCGGAAGAATACCTTCTACCGGTTCTAATTCTTCAGTTGTCAACCTGTTCATCTCCCTCATGATTTGGTTTACTGTTTCTTGGTTTTTGTAGTCTTTTAGATTACCGACTGTCTTTCTGTCTTTGGTGACTGTCTTTTATGAAACAGTCGATAACCTAAATCGATAACAAAAACTTTATAGATGACATCTACTCAGGTACTTATACTTTTGGTTAGCTGCCGAGTTGTAGTAGATCATAATATACCTACCCTACTGCCGAAGATAAGACTTCAACATGTAGGATAGGATAAATGTAATGACACTTTTACTTTTGTATAAGTACCTGAGAGATTATGAGTCACCGCTGTTTTTACATAAGGTTTCCCTTCATACGAACACAATGCTAATCCTGCCCAACACTGTATTGTCCGTAAGCTACGTTCTCGTAAGAACCAGGACTCCACCCGACCTTTTTCTGCAAGAGGTAGTCGTCACCCCTCTAAGACTCCTCTCCCGGACGTAAACAGCGGAAATTCCTTGACTGATGGAGAGTACGCTGATTTTATGCATTGGCTCAGCTCACCTTACCTCTTATTTCAAGTCGATTTAAGGGCGCTCGACTATTATTCTTTTTTCGCTTGTACAAACACAACCATTTAAAAACGAAAAGTCAATAGGTCAGGAGAAAATAGTATTCTTAAATTTTTGGGTAAATAAAAAAGACGCTATTCAGCGCCTTCTTCTGGTAGTATATTAATCTCTCTAACTAATACACGAAAAGGTTCATATCCATGCGGTACAATAATATCTGTGCCTGCTTTTGATAGAAACCTGCATTCTCTTTTTAAAGCAAACAGTTTTCCACTTGCAATTACAACGTCACCTTTCTTGGCTCCGAGATTTCTCCATAGAACACCAGGTACTAAAATTAGTAATTCACCAAGACCATCTTCAAGTGTTACATAGGAAAGATCTCCTTCTGTTTGGTCATTGTATTTATACATGTCAAAAACAAGTTTGATTTTTCCACCACAAACCACTTCTTGTCCGTCTTCTCCATCTTTCTGAAGAATGTAGGAGAATCCACTAATATGTGGTTGTATCTGTTTCATTAACTTAGCTGCTTCTTCATTTGTTAATTGCATGTATATTCGCCCCTTTCATATTTATCTAAGAGTTGGTTAACAAGCCCGTCTGTGATCTTATTATGCTCTCTTGGTATGTGCTTTAACTCTACATTAGGGATACTATCTAATTTGCTAATTAAATCTAAAACATATTCTTTAAATACTCTTTGCTGTGGTAATTTTTGTTGAATGTGTTGAACCATTGATGCACAATCAGTTAGAAATATTATTCTTTTAGCTGAAGCCCTATACTTCTCAACAAATAGTAACGCTTGAAGCAATCCATGATACTCAGCAAATGTAGAATTAATATCAATCTTTTCACCAGAAGGTAACTGAATAGAATCACCAATAAAAGAAGATTCATGTGTTAACATCTTCTGATCACCATAAATAGCAAATGCACTTGCAGCGATAGATTCCTGACTAACATCATGATTATTTCTTACACCACCATCAGTAAAAACAATAATAGTTTCATAGTTCTTTCTGAATGCTTTTCTTGTTTTTAACTCTTCTAACAGAGCGCCTACATCATAGCCATTTTCTTTAAGTTCTTTCAATAGCATATCTTGCTTTTTAGAAATTTCTTTTGCTTTGTCTTGCTCCCCGCGTTCCATATGTTCTTCAAAAGAAAAAAACAGATGGCTAAAATCCTGAGCCATCTGCTGATTTGAATTAAGCAATAAATTCATCGATTACACTCTTCTTATTTAGGAACGTACGAGTAGTACCTTGCTGTGTGTCAAAAGTAACTGCAAAGTATTTTAAGCCGGGAAGCTCTTCGTTTTCTGTATTAGCTGTTAATAAGATATTGGCAAACTTAAATAGTTCAGTAGCAGCAGTAATGTTTGTCATGATATTTTGTGGATGTGATACAGCTGCTTCATCACAACTTAATTCAGTTGGAAGCTTATCTCCACCTTCAAGAATCTCTGGAAACATTTCTGTAACCGTCGGTGTGCGGAACCAATTGTTGTCACCATATGCATCTTGGTTATAGATTTTCCCAGGAACAAAACCACAAACAACCTGACCGTTTAAGAATTCATTACCACTACTTAAAGAATAGATACCACGCATTTTCTTTTTCAAGTTTTGAACTGCTTCATGAATGAAGACACGAGTTTTGTTATTATCCACGCAATCAACAATAACTGGAATCTGAGTGTTAATGTCATTACAACTAGCAATTACGATATCTTCTAACATCTTAGTAGAAGTAATGTATTGGTCTAGGAATCGGATATTTGTCTGGAAAGCAACTCCGTATCTAGTAGATAAAACTTCTGCTTTGTTACTATCAAGATCTTTTTCTACAAAGTTTTGGCGATTAAGGTTAGATAAACTAACTTCATCTTGGTCTATGATAAGTAATTTATGCTCGGGTAATCGCTCAATGCGACGTAGTTTATTAGTAATAGAGATTTGTCGTGCTAAGTTTGGAATAAAGTAACCACCTGTACCACCAGCGCCAACAACAACAAAAACTTTTGCCATTTGATAGCTAGTATTTAACGTAAAGGTTGGTTCTAAATTTAATTGGAATGCCATTATTTTTCTCCCTTCCTGTATAGCATAAAGTGTCGGGGCGTTAGCCCCGCACACATTTATTAAATTGCATTTTGTTTCATACCATGAATGGTAGATTCAATTACTTGTGAATAACCATGTCGTTCATATTCCGAACACAAATCATAAATATTGTCTCGAATATCTAATTTGTTTTTTTCATCAGCTAAGTTCATAAACTGAATCACTTCAGCACCTTCAAAACCTGAACCTGTAATTGTATGACCTGACATTAATACCGAAGAAAGATCTTCTTCAAAAGCTGGGTTAAATGCATTCGGATCGTGTTCAAAATCCCATCCGATTTGGTCAAGTCCTCCATCGAAACGGGAGACATATCTGTTGCTACGGGGAAAGGTTCCTCGTCCGCCTATTGTAGGTATCGCTGGTACAATTCTTTTTGCAGTATGTTGATCCATCCATTCAGCAGGATAGTCAAGTTTCTTGAATGGTCCTTTAAACATATGATGTTCTTGATTGATAGAAGTTATTGGTTCTAAAGTTTCATCTTCAAAAGTAATAACTTCTGTCGTAGTCGTCGTTGCCATTGGCCATTCAAATAATACATCCGGACTAATTTCAATTTTTGCATCACCACTTACATAACGGAATGCAAATTTTGGTTGTTGATTTGTAATATAGCCCCATACTCCATAAAACTGTGTAGCATTTTCATTCGCATTATCTGTGCTACTAAAGTATGCGTTCATGGTATGGTGACTGTGTGTTTCGCAAAGAATACAGAGATTAGTTCTTAACCAGTCTACTACCGGATCTTTGTGAAACTCAGAAAGACCACCTTGGTTTTCTTGACGTGGCACATAAACAACAAGTTGTCCTTCAGACATTAATCCTTTAACTGGTGAGTTATCAGAATACACATCTGGTAAACGTTTATTGTCTTTGTTCCAGAAGAACAATAGTGATGCTTCTGTTTTATCTTTTTCATAAACATCTAAATAGAAGCTTAGTGCCATTTGTAAAAATTTAAATGGAATCTTTGGAACAAGAAGTTCTGGGCCTTCTTCCATTGTCTTTAAACCTGGAATTGGTTTCTTGTATTCTTGAACCTTTACTTTAAAAATAGCAATTGGTGTTTTCTCAACACGGAATAATCCGTTTGCTGCAGTAACGTAATTAATCTTTTTCAAAGTGTCTGTGTTGTAATGGTCATTGTAAGCAAGATACCCTGTTACTTGACTCGCTAGTAGATTTGTAAGATTAAGTGTCATTATCTTTTCTCCCGTTCTTTTCTTTTTCTATCAAAGATAGTTTTATACACTAGTATAAATCAGAAAACAACAGATTCCCCTACTAACAATGGTAATACACTATAATCTAGGGGAATCTATTAATTTCTAATAAATTAACGTATATTCCATTAAAAATTAACGGAATATCCCCGGTAAATATGTTTTGATTGCAGTGTCTACATCCATTGTCCCAGCTGGTTTTAACGAGTCAAACGGATAAGAGTACGCCTCCCCTGCTTCTTTTGCAGCTTTTAGCTTATTCGCTTCGTTCATCATGTGATAAATAGCCGATTCTGTATTTTCGGTGTTCCCATTAGGATGTGTCCATTCAAATGGTTTTACACGATTACCTGATAAATCATAGTTAAACGGCTGTGAAAAGAATCGAGCCGGAATACTTTGAATTGATTTAGGAACAGGTACCTCAGGTAGAGTTCTACCCCAACAAATACCATGACTCGTACCAATATTACAAAACGGTGCATGTAATACCTTATCTTTTAATGACAGAAGTTCATGTTTTAGAACGTAAGTTATTGAGTGAGTTAATTTCTTTTTACCGTTTGGATCTGTCATTACTTCGAAAACCCACAACATAGGTGGAATTGGTAGAGTAACTTCAGTAGGTAACCCACTACTACGCCCAATATCAAATTTAACAACACGCTCTGTTGGTGGTGTCGTTAGCACATATCCTTCATAGTGATTTTTACGATAATACTTAACAACTCCCCATTGAGAAGGAAGCAACGGTGTTTCCATTGCTTGTTCTTTCATGAAGATTTGCTGAATTGTTTCGATGTTTGTATTTTTAATTGCTTTGATACCATCTTTGTTAACCGTCTCTACAGTTACTTTTTCTGGCTCTAAGACAATCGTAGTTTTTGGTGTAACCATATTTTCTCCTCCAAGTTATCCTGTGTAATGTTGCATTGTAAGAATTGCTCTTTGCCTTGACATCTCTCTGTGTCTGAAAGAATAAATCGTGTAGAGTCCAGCGTTCAATTGAAGGGCTTTAAAGATCTTATCAATATCAGTATTGATATAAATTTCACTTATTCCCTCTTCATTCATTCGAATGCCCGCATGATTGCCTGTGTTATCTTTAAGAATAAGATAACCATTTGGATGTCTACCCGTTTTCTTTAGAAGTTCTCTATTGAATGACAGATTGCTTTTCTCAAATTGATACTCAGCAGCATGAATAAACACTGGTCCTGTCTCCTTGTCTTCTTCATTCTCGAAATATGTAGAAGAAGCCATGAAATCGTCGATGATTTTCTTGTAATCCAATGTTTGATCTTCCTTGATAGTGTCAATAATAGACTTAAGAGTTTCATTTTCTTCTAATTGAATATCTTCCACTGGGTTATCTAAAGAATCCACTAGATTCTTACAGATTCCCATATCTTCCACTAATTCCTCAGGGATAAGTGCAAGGAAGTCTTCATAAGAAGCCTTAACAAAGATGTTGTTGTTGATAATGAATGGGTTTGCCCCTTCTAAACTACGCGGTGATTCATCGTCATAACCCGTGTATTGACCAACACCTAAATACTTTAACACTTCCGTATCAGTTGGAAGTGTTTCAGAAATCATAATTGGCTTAGCTACATAACTAGAATCATCGCTTATATCGTGCGACGAATAGATATGTACGGACGAACCAATATACATTAAGTCATCTAGTGTAGGTGTTTTAACAAATACCTGACGGTTATGTTCTTTACATAGTTCACGTAATTCATCATCCTCAATCAACGCAACCGGGATAACAATTTTGGAAAGAATCTCTTTAAGATGAATAATTCCAAAACGAATATGTTCTTCACGAAGAGATGCTTGAAGTCGTTCATCAAAAGCTTTAACTGCTTTGTTTAATGTTTTATAATCCTCACGAAGATCATCGATATATTTCTTTTCTGAATTCACTCGACTTATTAAACTACTAAAATACTGAAATTCAGTAGTAACTCCAACAGGCTTACCACTTCTGTCTTTTGGTAGGAATAGTGGCCCTGTAGCTGGAATCTCATTCGTTCTAAAAACAAGACTTTTATCTTCCCCTGCTGTACATACATCACTAATTCGTGGGTTGTAGTTATTAGCACGGAATCTTCTCCAGAAATCATAGTTATATGACTGAAGAAACGAGTCCCTAAAACGAGCCATGTTTTTATATTTATTATAGGCCTCTATCATTTCTGATGTGTTTTCATCCATTTTTAAAGTGAAGACATCACCATGAACCACATCACCATTAACTTGCTCATGAGCAATGTTGTAGTAATCCGAAAGACCTTGCATTATTTTATTTGTTACCTCAAAGAAAAACTGCTTCGATTGCTCCAAATCATTAGTAGGAAGTTGTTCCAGTTTTCCCTGAAGTTCTTCAATAATCTCACTAAACTCGTTACCTCTGAGGTGTGATTTTAAAGTGAATAATATATTGAATATTCCTCGGCGAAATTGGACATCATTATTAATAATCATCCAAACTCTCCTTTCCCATTAAATATAATCAACATCGAAGGAGAAGACATTTGGCGTTTTATCAAGTTCGGATAAGTATCCACGATAATTCTTGTTATGTGCCTGTATGGTCTGATCCATGCTATTGATGGAATTTGATGTTGTGTTATTTAAGATTGCTCCGAACTCTTCGAATGTTGATGGTGCCATTAAATTACTAACTACTGATGTAACTTCAGATGGCCAGAAGTTAGACTCTTGAACTACTTCAAAACTTTGCATAACCCTCATTGGTAAAGGTAGTAGGGGAGATACTTTATCTTCTGAAGTGGTTTCAGTTTCAACAACAGATTCAGCTTGAACAGTTAAAACAACTGGTTCTTCCATTCTGCAAACCTCTCAATCTATTAAATTCAAACAAAATATGAGGGAAACCAGTGTATTAAACTAGTTTCCCCTATAAAATAATTTATTTCATTTGTTTTTAGTGGATAGAAGGAAAAAATGTTAGTTTCCCCTTAAATCTACTAAGCTACTTTAGCTAAACCAATAGTAAACTTACGGACAAACGGAACAACATTACCTTTAGTTCCGGCTTTTGCAGTGAAAGTAACAACGTTTCCTTCACGAGTAATAGTCGGATTCTTTAGCTCTGGGAAGTTTTCAATCATAGCTGCTTCCAGTGCTTTCATATCAGTATCTGCTGGTACATCTAGTTTAGTGTCCGCATAGATAACTTCTAACATATCAGAACCTTTAGTTCCTGCTTTTGCCGTGAATGTGATTGTGTTCCCTTCACGAGTTACCGTAGGGTTCTTTAATTCAGGGAAGTTCTCGATCATTGCAGCTTCTAAAGCCTTCATGTCTGTATCCGCTGGAACTTCTAACTTCGTATCTGCATAGATAACATCTAGCATGTCAGCACCCTTAGTACCAGCTTTTGCTGTAAATGTTACTGTGTTCCCCTCACGAGTGATTGTTGGGTTTTTTAGTTCTGGAAAGTTCTCGATCATCGCTGCTTCTAATGCTTTCATGTCTGTGTTGGCTGGAACCTCCAATTTAGTATCTGCGTAAACTACATCTAACATTTCCATAGTATCTGCTCCTTTTGTACCTGCTTTAGCTGTAAAAGTAATCGTATTGCCTTCTCGCGTGATTGTTGGATTCTTCAATTCTGGAAAATTCTCAATCATCGCTGCTTCTAACGCCTTCATATCAGTGTCAGCTGGTACCTCTAATTTTGTATCTGCATAAATTACGTCTAACATGTTTGTCATTTAATTACTCCTTCATCGAAACCATTAGTTTTGGTTTTTTCAATAGTTTTTTTTGATTTTGATATTTTTTTTGGGATTTTTGTAATGAACTAGACTCTAACTTTTTATCCCGAAATCCACTAGAATCCACTAAAATAGGTCAAAAAAAAGAGACCGCTGATGCGGTGAGCTTATTCCCACCCAATCAAAACAGGTCCTTTGAAATCTACCACTCCACTTAATAACTCTAAGTGTGGTGTTGTACATTGCGGACAAACACTAAAAATACCTTCATAGTCCGTATGCGATTGTGGCATACCCGCTACATTGGTGAACTCATCGATTAAAGCAAGTTCGGAACCACACATAATGCAGCTAGAAGTAGCTTTCGTTCCTTCACCTTTTAAATGTTTTTTATAGTCCATAGGTATCAACATCAGTTCGTAACTCATTCAACTTATCCTCCCAACGATAAAGACCTGATACAGAATCCTTATTTGTTACTGGCTTTAGTTCTGCATAGATAGTTATCAATTCTTCCCCTTCTAGACATACGAGAAAATTTTTCTTTTCAACGTAGTAACCTCTAACGGAGATATATTCTTCTTTAAGTTTGGATGCAAATCCATTTTTATGACAATACAATGCAAAATAATGCTGTAAACGATTTTTAAACTTTGGTGCATTCTCCAAGAACACTTTGTATTGTTCGTAGTTGCTGAATGATCCTTTACGTATCTTTATTGCATGTAATGTCGGATAACTAACAAGGTTGTTGATTATATCCTCAACCATACTAGTCTTAGAAATGGTTTGAAAGATTTCAGTTGAGTCGAGTTTATTAGTAAGTTGTTGCACAGGATCAACTCCCCTTTATGTTCAACTGGCTTCTTCATACTCGACTTGTGCTTCTGGTTTAGCGTACATCTTTAGTTGCTCTTGTTTTCTTACGTGTCGAGGAAGGAACATCTTCGCGCCGTTTAGACCATACGCAATCCTGTTCCAATCTGTCAAGATGGTTGTTTTGAGCAACTTTGGATTTTGAAGAATAACATTGTATGCTTCACGTAATGTTAAATCATCAAGCTCAATCCCTTGTTCTGTAAGGAAATCAATAGTGCTTCCACGTTGAGTTAATAAATCATCTAACCCATCGTCTGTTAACGCTAACAAAGCTTTGAACTCAGTAAAAGTAAAACGATCGCGTACAATGTGTTTAATTGTTGCTATCAAATCATACTTTGCTAATTTTTCTGCAACCTTTTCTCCTTCTGCGCTGTTGATTGTGTAAATAGTGATATTAAGGTTTTCCAAAAATACTTCCTCCTGATGTTTGCTTAATGTAGGTAACATAAGCACTTGATTTGAAAAATGCTAGTAATTTTATCAAAAGCACCACCACCTTTCATAAGTATTTGCAAACATCAGGAAATGCAAAAAAAGTAGGGGCGTTAGCCCCTACCTGATTACGAAGAATCGTATCTCATTAAATTTTCCCACCTTTCAGATAAATGACATTATCGATATATTTCATTCATGTGACATATGAAAATATATCCTAATTTGTCGAATAAATAATACATTAACAATGTGAATATGCTTTTTTTGGCTAAAATGACATTTTTGTCATCAAAAAACCGAGGAAAATAATCACAAAAAAGGTTATTGCAATCGCTTTTTATCCCTTGTATGATGAAATTAAGGAAAATCAACAGCATTAAATCAAATTTGTCAATACCCATTCGACAAATTTTACATAGATTAACCTTAAAAACACAAAAAAAAATAGGCCACGATGTTCGCGCATCGCAGCCTAGGACAAAAAACTAAAAAAACCAAGAACACATACAATTTCGTTTCGAGTCAAAATTGTAATGTAAAAAATAAAATTTCGATTTGTACTTATTGTATCATGAAAAACTATCATCTTCAATAGTACAAAATACGGTTCTTAACCTTTTTAGTCTTTTGTCCTTAGTAAACTATCAAACTACTAATGGATCAGGAGGCTTTTTTCATGTCTAAAAAAAGAATCAACATAAAAGACGTAACAAACGAAGAGTTTTACAAATTACCTAAGGTGCTTATCTGGAAGAAACAATACCGCGAGAACTTAAGTAGCGGTGCTAAATTACTATACATGCTAGTAAGAGATCGATTCAATTTATCTCTATACACAACGCAAATGTCAGTAGCTAATGGAAGTGAAGCTCCTGCTTTTGTAGATGACAAAGGAGACATCTACTGTATTTTAGATAATCAAGAAATTGAATTCTCATTAAACATATCAAACAAAACTGTTACTAAGTTCATGGACGAGCTTATAGCTGAAGAACTAGTATCGACAGAAGCAGTAGATGGTGGCGCTAACAGAATCTACTTGAATGAACCAGATTCTAGTGGAGCGTCGTTGGCGCATTTTCTAGGTGAAAAAGAATACTACAAACACGTTAAGATGCGTAAGAAAAAGAAGAAAGAACCATTAAAAACTCTAGAAGAGTGTATAGCTGCTGCTATGGATAAGTATGGTGTAAAAAAAGAGGGTAGTAAAAATTCCACCCCTGGGGACGGAGAAATTCCGGTACCTGGGGTAGGAGAAATTCCACCCCCTAGTGAAGGAGAAATTCCACCCCCAGGGGATGAAGATATTCCAGCCCTAGGGGAGGAAAAAATACACACTAGTAATCTTTATTCTAATTATCCTTACCCTAATGAGATTTATCCCAACGAGAAGGAACCCAACTTAAATAAGTCTTCTAAAGAAAATAGTGGAGATCCATTAGAAGACGAACAAGAAAACACTATCGTTTCTCGACGAACTAATTATGCCTTATTAGATTCTATTCTTGAACAAGTAGGAATATGTCCAGATTTAAAAGCACTTAACGTTGTAAAGAAGACACTTGCAGAAGCTGAAATTGCATCATTCCACAAGGTAGATGTATTAAATGCCATAGGTAGACATGCTATGAACGTTAAAAAGTATGAATCTCAAGGCGAAGTAATTGAATACGAACCTGCATTTTTCGCTAATAATCTAGTAGACCGTATTAGAGAAAATGCTGCTAAACGTCAAAAGAAAGTGATTAGCTAACTGCACAAGGCTAGCTTGAAATAAAGCAGAAATTAGATTCCCCTAGAATAAATTAGAATGTAATAAAAAATCATAAAATGTCGTGGAATTCTACTATATTTTGTTGGTAATGTGTGCTAAAATGAATCTCGAACACATATAATAATAGTTTTTCGAGAGGAGTTTCGATTTATGACACAAAATTTAATTCTTGGAGTAGATGCAGGTCTAAACGCAGTTAAAATCGTTGGACCTAAAGGAGAAGGATCATTCCCTTCAATTACTATCCTTGAGCCACCAAAAATGATGAAATTCGGAAATGCATTAGGAATCCAAAACAGATTTGAGTTAACGATTAATGATGAAAGATATATTTTAGGAGACCATGCTAAGTTTATTGAAACATTCAATCCACTAGGCGTTGATAGCCATAGTAGCACTGGTTCTAAAAATGATGAAACTGCATTTATTCGCGCATTAGGTGGAATTTGCTTATACTTAGACAAATATGAGAAATTCGATGATGAAGATATTAATGTTTATCTAGCTTATGGAACACCACTAGTAAGCGCTTCTGAATCTGAAGAACTTGAAGAGATTGAGAAGAGATTTAAAAACAATGGTAACCCAATTGAAGTTGTATTCAATGACGTTCCTTTAAATATTCGCATTAAAGATATTATTGTATTGCCAGAAGGTGCTGCTGCATTCTTCTCAAATGAATTCACATCTCAAAATGTTTATGTTGTTGATGCTGGTTCACAAACTATCAATCTTGCAGCATTTGTTAATGGTATTCTTGTACCAACAGCGGCAGATACTATACATAATGGCGTAGAATTCTACAAAAATATGTATGGTAATAGGACAGCTGAAATGATTGCGAAGAAAGTTAAAGGTTCAATCGAAGCTTTAAAATGGCCAAAAGGTTCAACACTTCATGTTTGTGGTGGGTATTCAGAACAATTAGCAGATGCATTCAATGAACTAAAAGACAACAACTACCAAATGGAAATCATGAAACCTGAGCTTGCATTATCAAGAAAGAGTAAGAGTCTAAAACCAATATACGCAAATGCGGCAGGACTATACTTTATTGCTAAAGAAGCCTTCGCTCCTGCGGTAAAAGGGTGATTTAATTGGCTAGAAACGAAGGTACTAATAAGCCTAAAAAGAAAAAGCCGGCTAACCAACAACACAAAACGGTTTACTTCAATACTCTTAATGTGAATGATGCTAAGCTATATGATTATGCTCAGAGTGTTGGTGTTCGAAATTTTAGTGGATGGATTAAAAGTCTAATGTATCAAGAGATGGTTAGACGTAATGGTTTGCCACCTAATCCATATGAATATATTTCTGCGACAGTTGAACCTGAAGTACAACAAGTACAAACTATTCCAGTTCCAGTTAAACCTGTGAAAGTAGACAAAGTTCAGAACAACACTGAAGAAGTGAAAGTTTACGTAGGTGGAGAACAGGTAGAGGTACAAGAAGTAAAACGAAGCGTTGAAGAACCTGAAGAAGTAGAAGAAGAGATCATTGAAGAAAAAAATGATGAGGTTCTAGAAGACACTGAAGAACAAGAGGAACAGAAAGAAGCTCCTCAAAATAGTGCTCGTTCAGCAGCAGCATCTGCTATGCTAGGCATGTACAAACGACAATAATCAAAAGAAGTCTGGGAGAAATCCCAGGCTCTTTTTTTGTTACAAAACACTAGATTTCACTAGAAAACAGTGTATTCTAGGTTAATAAATTGTATCTTTTTGAAAGTAAAAAGGGAGGGGCGTAAAAAATACACCCCCTATATCAACGCTCAAATTTAAGAGCTACATCCATAACAGATCGTTCCTCTGGAGTCATCTTCATTAGTCCACGCATTGCTAATTCTGGATTTGAACCATATAATTCATAAACCAACCTTTGGATTTTTGTGAAGTTGTTAATTGTATTTAACTTCATCTTACATTGGACAACCATAACGTATCTGGATTCTTTATTTGTGACAACTTTATTACCTATTGTTAGTTCAGTATTCAAGCCATTTTCAAAAGAAGCTAATTGTTCGAATCCTAACAATCCGTTCTCAGCAAGAGCGTACATATCAACTTTGAAATTTTTCCCTGTACCAACTACTTCTTTTTCAATAAATCTTGAAATATCTTTAGTCATCGCTGTTATTTCTAATCCGTCTCTTAAAGACTCCATGAAGATTGCCACTTCGTTAGTTCCAGCCTGCATTTTTGTGTTTGTGTTTGTTTTTGTATTCATTTTCATTATTTTATTTCCTCCTCGTGTTGGGTGTATCTCATCATGGTGGGTAAAGATCTGTATGTTGTGAGTACGACATTATCAATATATCTAACTAAAAACTAATAAAAAAACGTGGATTATAATGTAATCCAGTGTAAAAAAACAAAAAACAATAGAATCTACTAGTTTGATTGGATGATCAATATAATGATCCCGACTGGCTTGTTACCAGTTATATATATTGCTTTATATTACATATTCAATTGTAAGTGTACGAGTTTCATTACTACGTATAATAATAGATATATTATTAGTATTATTTTTTTATATTATTAGCCAATAAGTGCAAACAGTTCATTGCTTAAAGAAGTTAGTTTATTATATTCACCAATTACAGCATCTTCAATTATTCTTCTAGCTTCCGCATTAACAGGATTAGCTAAATCTTTGAATCTACCATCTCCCATTTTTTTAGAAGGCATTGCAACCATTAGCTTACCACTTCTGTTTTCTACAATCCTGATATCATTCAGAGCTAACATACCATTTACTACAATATTACAAATCGCTTTCATGCCATTACCATCTTTAATTTTCATTTTTACATCTGTAACAATTAATCCATATTCCATTATTAACATCTCCTTTTAAATTATCTCTCTGTATATTAAAAGTCTCAAGTTTGTGTATTTCATCCACATTTTGTCCTTTTTCTATGTTTATGCCCTAATTTTTATGTATGAGTGATAACAAAAAAAGACCACCTTTCCCCTAGGTGATCTTCTCCTTTACTGCATCAACTCCATCGTTTATTATAATTGCTTTTTTATTGAATCAGATAATACTTGTACTTTGATATCTTGTGCTAATTCTGATGCTTGTGTAGCAGCTTGTTCTACTAATTGCTCTGTTTTTTCTACTGAAGTTGCTTCAACACCAGCATTTACGCCACTACGTAGTTCTTCAATAATCTGACCTAATGGTCGAGGCGTTGCTTCAGTTGGTTGAGGAATATCAACTACACCTTCAGACGCAGCAGGTACAACCACAGCAATGTTATTTTTATCAGCAATTTGTTTTGCAATTTGTTCAGTAAGATTTACTGGTGTTTCTATTGCAACTGTTTTTACTCCATCGATTTGGTTCTTTATATTTTCAGCTAAAGATGGAGCAGGGGAGGCGATTACCACTACCGGTGCTTCTTCATCACTGTTTTCTTGATTAGCTCGTTGAATTTGAGAAGCAATGCTTGTGGATAAGACTGTAGCTTCTGCTGCTAGTTCAGAAGTAAGTTCATCACGAACATCGCGCCCTTCATATTCTTCTTGTTCTTCTTCATCATGATCTTCGAATTCATCATCATGTTCTTCATCACATATTTCTTCAATACGTCCATTGATTAATGCGAAGATATCATCGAACTTATCTTCAATATAGTTAGCGATATCGTTTTTGATATCACCAATCTTTTCTTTTAATTCCTCTAATTGCTCTTTTTCAGTTAGTTCTACCATTAATAATCCCTCCGGAAGTGTAATTTTAGCTTTTCAAACATAACGGTTTGAGTGCAAAAGTCAATACAAGTTGACTAATAAGTACTCTATGAAAAAAATAATATTGTTTTACAAGAAACTTAGATTCGACATATAACAGAACAGATGTCTCCTCCCCAGAACAATAAGTCTAGGACACATTCCTAAGATAATTTAAGAATTGTCGTAACATGGTGACAGGTTTAGTTTTCTGCAAACGCAATTACTATTTAAATAAAACGATAGCAATAGAAATTGAGTTCATAGAAAACAAAAAAGGTAGGGGCGATAGCCCCTACATGAGTTAATTATTTTTGATTCTGATTGCCTTTGTTTCCTTGGTTACCATGATTACCATTGTTGCCATGATTTCCTTGATTCCCTTTGCTAGAACCTTCTTCAACATTAGGGATAGTAGTATCTACTTTAGAAACATCAGCAGGTTTTTGTTTGTCTAAGTGCTTAGCTGTTTCTACTGCTGCAGGTACAATTTTATCATACTCAGCATTTGCTTTGTCTAGTTCAGATTGTAATTTAGCTTTTTCACCTTTTAATACTTCTTTATCTGCATTTGCAGTCTTAAGAAGAGTAGTAGTTGTATCTAATTCAGCAATTTTGTTATTTAATGCGTCGATCTTTTCAGCAAGTGCTTGTTTAGTTGTTTGAAGTTCACCTTTTGTATTAGCAAGTTCAGCTTCATTAGAGTTCAATTCAGCATTAACTGCTTCTAAATCTTTAGTTAGTTTTGCAACTTGTCCTTCAATTGCAGCTTTTTGTTCTTCTAAGTTTTTAATGTCTGCATTTCTTTCAGAGATTACATCGTTTGCATGATTAATTTTGTCTGATGCAGCAAACTTAAGACCTTCAATTTTATCAAGTAAGTAATTTTCGTTACTTTCATACGTATCAACTTTTTCAACAAGTGATGATAGGGCAGGTAATACATATTTAGATACACCAGTTCCTTTGTAATAACCAAGTGAGCTTGCAACTGCTCCGATTGCTCCTACAGATAATGCTCCAACCATTGTGAATGCTACGATTTTCTTTTTCATAATAAAATTCCTCCAATAATATAAGTTTAGTTTTGTAATGTAAAAAACCACGAACCTATTTGGCCGTGGTTTAATATATTCATTAGAATATTAGTTTTCAATAGATAAAAATTAGCAATAAGCCCCAGATCTTACTTTCTTTTTCTTAGAAGGTAGTCCATCCGTTTTTCTAGGCTTATTTTTATTTGTTGGTTCACCTACACGCTTTTTCTTTTTCATATGTATCCCCCTAGTTTTCTTTACTAAGAGTATATGAGAATGTGTCCCAGGATATGTTCCTAATGTAAAGAAACCAATCGCATATTGCTAGAATACTTACGAATGAATTCGTCTAGCTCGCCCAGACTTTTGAAAACTTCATTGTATTCAAAGCCATTGTCGATATTTTCAAGTTTAATATGAAGAAAGTCATTTGTTACTTTGTAGACCAACTTTCCAAGGATACCAGTGTCAACTACAACTAAGTCTCCAAGTGCAACATGTTCACTATGGATCACCACAGCTCACCTCGATTCTATGTAGAGTTTGATTAATAGATTTGTTAGCCAATATAAACACCCCCAAACATTTGATAATTCTTTAATAAATTAAACAACCCCAACCAATATGGAAGGGGAGGAGGTATGAGAATCTAATATTATTCGTTAGATTCCCCTAGAATATAATCTTTCTAGGTTAATATGTTACTTTATAGTTCATTCCCCTAGAATGTAAGTTTTATTGTTGGATGTGTCGTCTCCCCGCATGGGTAGGTGTAGTCAACCGTATATATGGTTGAGAAAGAGTTACGACACATGGTTAATAATATATTAAAATGGTAAATTGTCATCATCTATAGGAGTAGGAGCCCCTACGTTATAAAACTCAACTGGTTCCGGTTTAGCTAATTTTAAGAAAGAAGGAATGTCTTCTTCATTACAATAGTCTGGAAGCGGGTTTTGGTGTGATTGATAACCAGCTTTAAGTTTTCTGATAAACTTTTTATTAAGATAACGATACTTGTCTTGGTCACTAGTAAGCGTAAATAGATTGCGTAGTTCCAATTCAAACTTTCGCTTATCACGTAATTCTTGTTCTTTGGACTTAGTTTCTTCATATTCTACATACGTCATGATTAATTCGTAAGGAGAGTACACACATTTCTTTAGCACTTCAAGATATTCTAAGCCATGTTCATCTAAGAAAGCAGGGAAGTTATTACCCATATTCAGATGCTTATAAAACTTACCGAAGAATCCATGTGGAAACGTCGTTGCAAACATCACATCATAAAGAGAATTGTTAGTAATGAATTTGTAAATAGGTCGGAATAAGTCAGAGTAAGGGAAACTCATTTTGAATTCTCCGAAGTACGATACATTGTCATTAACAAATAGATTGTGACGATACATCTTCTCATTAGCTAAGATGTTGTGTAGTTCATGAGATACGAATTCTTTTCGAGATACATTTCCGTCAGCAGCTTCTGTATATGCCTCAAGATAAACAAGAACCATGTTGTACAGATAGCTTCTAAGAGCGAAGTCATATTTAAATTTCTCAACAGTAGTTACATACTCTATTAGTTCTTCAGGGGTATTACCTTTTTGTTTGAATACCCATGTTAATATATTGAAGGAAGTATACTGAATTGAAAAACCATAGCGTTTCTTGAAGTAGAATAAACGAACCAATGTACTCTTAGGTGTAATTGGACAAACTACAGACAATCGTTTTTTCTTAATGTCTTCAATAGCAAACTTCGCCGCATAAACCTCTGTACCTCCAAAATTAAAGAAGTGTCTGATTGAGATATCAAAGTCCATAATTCGTTCAATATCACGACATAGTATTAATTCAATTCTAGTCATTTTATCGATACCTACTTCAAAGATATATGGAACAGAAATGAAGTCATATGTATAGTTTCTTTCAAACTTCTTAATATTGAAAGTAGGGGAGTAGAATGGACTACCACTAGCTATTTTTAATTCTTCTCGTATTTCTTCAATAAATGCTTCAACATCTAATCCTCTGAAAGCAGATACAGGAACTTCCATGAACACATCAATATCTTTAGACTTATATTTGTTTTCAGTCACAACATAAGATACTTCATTATTTAATTCTGGTTGATTCTTCATATATGAATCTGAAAGAAAACCACCAGCAATGGAATGTTTCATTTTATGTTCTACTTCAATACGTTCGTTACGTAATAGAAACTGATTTAAACGTTTTTTAAAATAAACTACAAATTCATTTGTTTTAGCTAAAGTAGATTTTTCAGACCAGTTAATTTCAACCTGCTCTAAATCGTATTTCTCAACTAATGGATCAACAATTGTTTCAACGGTGTTTTCAATTGTGTTTGGTGTTATTAATCCAAATGGTAATGCTTCAATTACTGTGCTCATATTTATCTCTCCTTAGTAAATAGAATAAAAATCAAAAAAGGGGAGGGCGTTAGCCCTCCTTGAGTTATAAATCATAATTACATTCATATCCAACCGTGTATCGATCAACTAATACCATCACTAAACGGGTCTTTTGTTTAATACTTAGTGTTTTGGTTCTAGCTACTGTAATCAATATATCTCGTGCTAAGCACTCATGTTTATCTGATTCATCAACTGGATTATCCTTAAAAGATTGGATAACATCATCAATAACCTTTTGGTCTGGAACATTTACAGTATATTTAGTAACTGCTTCTTGTATGGAGAACATTTCTCGCATAGCTGCTTCATAGCAATCATCTGCTAAATCACCCATAGGTTATTAACCTCCTAAGTTAACCATCGCACGATCTACTACATCAGTGCGAATTAATTTCTCTTCTATAAGTAGTTTCATATTGTTTTCAATAAGTGCTCTCACATAAATTCCCCTTTATAAATTCAAGATAGCCGTTCGTCCATTCCTACCCATGTCTAGTTTTTCATCACATGGAGTACATAAGCTGTAAGTCATGTTCCAAGGCATAAGCGATAAATCCTTACCACAACATTCACAAGATAGACATTGCTCAAATTTAGCCCACCGCTTTTCTTTCTTAATAGCTTCCTTGTTACCAATAGGCACTAAACTATTTCTCGGAGCAGAACCTAGTATTGAAAATATGTCGTTCTGATCCCAAGGAATAGTTTTACTTAAGCGACTAGATAATATAGAAAGTGTCTTTTCTTGTAAGAACCAAGGCTTTCTTTGAGCAGGTTTATTAAAATCCTGATTAGCTGTTAAATCTATGTTTGCTTTCAATGTTTTTTAGAGAAGAACGTAGATATCTTCTTGAAGAAACCGGGTTTTTGTTTGTTACCCATCATAAAGCGGTTTTCATGTTCTTCCAACAGAGAAAGTTGTTCTTTTAATTCATTAATATCTTCAGGGGTTTTAATCGTCATAGAAATATTTTTACCCTTAGAAGCTTGTACTTTGTTAACCATCTTATCTAGCGTAAGGTCACAATATTCATCTTCCCAATCGCCGATGAAATAGAAGCGGTCAATAACCGTTCTACTTTTTTCATCTTGAAATGTTCCGAAGAGGATAGGGTCCTTATCGCGGCGTTCCTTCGTTACTTGTTTTTCAACTTTACCTGTATAATCCGTGAACACAACATAGAACTGATCGAACTTATCTTTAATAGTTTCTAGAACAGCAACAACATCATCAGGTATTTCTCGTTCGTAACTTTCAAGATCCTGAATCTTAACTGTATCTTTAGAAATGTTCTCGATAAATTCTTCGATGTCATCACGGTAAACAAATGTATCGATACCAGCCTGCACAATGCTACGTTCTTTTTCAATTGTTTCTAAATGAAAGATTAATTTCTTAATAGCTTTAGTTTGGCCAGTGATTTTGTACTTATTCAAAAGGGTAAGACAGTTATCATAGATGTTTACGAGTTCTTGATCATCTATCGTATTCTTTTTACCTTTTATAATTTCAAAGTATTCGCTTGGCGTTAGTTCTTGATTCATACCATTTTCCCCACATAGTTAGACATTTGCTCACGAGCATTCTTCATAATGACTGTGCGCTGTGCACGTTTATCTTTATGAATCATTAAACCTAACTTTTCACCTTTGTATGTTTTCTTTAGTTCTTCAATATCAAGAAGGCAGGCGATATCCTTTGCATTCTCTACATACATATCCATGATACGCTTATGTTTGATAGCGATAATTAAATCAACAGTCAGTTTCTTAGCTGATTCATAACTACCGGTAATGAACAATAACTTTCTAATCAGTTCATCAAAGTTGAGTGTACCTTCAGTGTTAAATACGCGTAACATATAAGATACAACTTTTAGAACAGCAGGTAATAGCTCCGGGTTACGGATTCGACCAACTGTATCAGCAATACATACGGTAATGTAATCTTGAGCCCAACCGACACTCGGAAGAAGACCTGGTTTTCTTATGTAATCACTACCACTGTATTCAAATTTACCTTCCATAAAATCAACAGCTTTACCATTCTTCATTGCAGTGAATGCGTCGTGGAAAACCATGTGGTTAGCTACATTGAATAAGATAGCCTTCTTATAAGATTTTAAATTAAAGCGGTCAAGAAATTGTTCTGCAATTGGAACACCTTCTGCTTCATGTGCAATATAAGTAGGAGTACCTTTAACAGGGTGAATACCTTTTGTTACATATTTACCAACATCATGAAGTAAGGCAGAGAACATAACTACTAGTTCACTATTAACAGGTAATTCATCTGCAAGATAACGAGCAGAATCAATAACTTGCATAGTATGTTCAAATACATTTCCTTCTGGGTGGTACATTAAGTTCTGTTCAAGTTCTGATAAGCAATCAATCTCAGGGAAATGAACATCTAATACATTTGCAGATTTTAATGCATGGAAGAAGCGGGAAGGGGTACGAGCCATGAATGCTTTCTTCGTTTCTTCTAATACACGTTCAATAGGTAGTGATAACAACTCTGTTTTAAGTTGATTCATCATCGTCGATGTTTTGTATTCAATAAAGAAACCATATTCTGCAGCAAATCTTGCCGCGCGATACACTCGAAGCGGATCTTCGCAAAAAGCTTCAGTAGTTGCACGGATTGTTTCAGTTCTTAAGTCAAGTTCACCATAGAACGGATCAATTAATTTATTTGTTTCTAGGTCGATAGCCATTGAATTAATAGTAATATCTCGGCGGGCTAAATCATCCTCAATAGTGATATCTGGTGATGCATAGATAACAAAACCATTATGACCTTCAGATACTTTTCGTTCTTTTCTAGCTAATGCTACTTCACAAAGTTCTCCATCAATATCCATACGATAAACAGGGAAGTCTTTACCTTGTAACATAGCAGTAGGGAAGAGACCCTCGAATCCTTCTTGTGATATACCAGTCACACAATAATCTTTATCTTTTGGTTCTATGTCTAATAGTAAGTCACGAACAGCTCCACCTACTAAATAAACCTTTGCATTGCATGTTTTTAATGTTTCTACGATTTTAGTTAATTCCACAAAGTTCACCTTCTAGCATTTTCTTGTTGTTACTAATCCAAATTAATGTTTTGTCTCTGAACTCTGTATTGTTCGGTCCCCAGTGTTCAGCTAATAATAAGATAGAAGCAGGGAGGAGGCGGATAACTCGCTTCATTAAATCCTGCTCCGGTGTACGTCCAGTTACACTAATAAGACAATCGTGAATAGTGTTATTTATACCTGACATGTTATCTCTCCTTTAATAATTTATGTATACAGCTCAAGCAACCCTTGAAGTTCTCCAATTAAATACTGAGTTTCTTCTTTAGTTAATGAGCAGCCATTTAGAATAGACTTACGTTGACCATTCGCATCGTAACCGTCATTTCGAATATTTAACTCAATCTTATCCTTACGCTTACGCAAGATAACATTGTGTCTTTTAGCGGTAAACTTATTAGGAGTACCGGGCGAATACGTAACATCTGTATCTTTTCTAAGAATAACAACATCCTTTATATCTACGCACATAATAACAACTCCTTTTATTTCTTCCAACCAGTGGTCCAGCTGCAACCACATTTTATACAACTATATTCATATTTTCTTTCTACTTTGACTAAAAAGAATCCACGCGTTCTAGTTGAATAACTTCCTAAACACGGGGAACCGCATTCTGGACAAGAGGAATCCTTACGGCGCTGTTCTTCTTCAATCTTCGCTTGTGCAGATGTTTTAGTTATGATTTTTTCTGACATATGAATTATTTCTCCTTATAATGCTTCGAGTATTCTCCATGTGTATCATATCCACACCTTGTACAATACCCAGCTTGTTCTATATCATAACTCCAATAACCAGTAGCAACTGTGTAAGTATCCCAATCATGGCCTTTATGTTTACATATAAGACGTTTAATAAACTTAATCATATTTGAGCAATCTTCAGTGCCTTTTGCAGTCCACCATTTTGACACCATAGAGTTAAGTTTTCTTCTAATACTTCGCTAACCTTATCGCAAAGCAGGAGAATCTCTTCCGGATCATAAGCATCTTGTTTAACATCGTTACGAATAGATTTAACTAATTCCTCAATCTCCCCAAATGACATAGGGCGTCGTTCTACAACTTCTACAGAATCAATCTTAGATATCCGTAATTTATTTAATCGGGACTTAAACTCTTGACCATTTAAAGCAGTGAACTTAAGTACCTTTTCAGAGTAGCCAAATACCATATCCTCATCTACACAATTCTTAATTTGTTCAAATGGAACTTTAAAGACCATTCGTTTGCTGTTGTATGTCCATAGGCTAATAGTGAGGATAACTTGTTTGGTCTTATTTAATTCCGTTAACAGTTGCTTGTAGTTTCTGAATTTCATATTCTATCTCTCCTTAATAGATTAAGGTCTTTTACCTTCATCTAACATTCTCTTTAGTTCCCGTACCTGACTTAAAGGAACCCTTGTGCAGTAAATGTAGAAGGGCACCGGTTCCTCATTTGATTTCTTACAACTTTCGCAATACCAATTCTCATACACGTATTGATAATCGTTAATTGTTTTCAAGGTATCACTCCTTATTAAAAGCGAAATGAATAGCTTCATCTTTATCGTCAAAGACAGTTAGCTTTTCGTATGATTGAGTGTAGCCACAATTACCTTCTGAAACAAAACGCTTCGCTTCAGCTTCAGTTTTGACTGCAACTCCGAATGGTGTATCCGTCGAGCGCATAGTTCCGTCACCATCAGATAGTAATACATATACTTCTTTTTCTTCATCTGCACTTAGTAGGTCAGATATTAAAATAGGTTCAGACTTCCAAGTAACAAACTTGTACTCTCCTAATTCAACAGCTCTACATCTACGTTGTTCTTCCATTGATATAGGAGTCTTAGTTTCAATCCAATAATCATACCCACCTCTAGTTTTACCGTGAGGGATATAGTTCGTTTCTTTATCTCGATGTGGTTTATTAACAAATACATTTACCGAGCCGATTTCATTACGAACTAAATATGTAAAACCTTTTAAGAATAGGTATCGTAGTTCAATTTCTTCTGCGTATGTTAACACCATGACTTTTCCTCCTATGACTTTAACTGAACGTAGTTTAAGTGTGTGTTAATAACTTTGTAGTCAACGTACTTAATAGATTCTTGTCCGTCATAATCGCTTATCGTCCAAGGTCTAGAAGTATCAGCTTCTGCGATCTTGATATAAGCCCAAGGCTCTGTACCTTCAAGAACACCATGTTTAGCATTCTCTTCGACAAACTTTACATATTCCGCATTAACGCGGCCGGCAATATTCCACAAAGGTATACCTACTTTATCTATAAGCCTTTGAAAATCTCTCTTAGGCTTAAACGAACCAAAACTAGGTTGAATGATTACCTTAACGATAGTCACTACGCAACAACTCCTTTATACTTTTCCTTTGAGTAGTTCTAAGATGTCTTCTATATCTTTCTTCTCAACATAAGTAGCTTTTGCTCTATCACATATAAACCGAACCTGTTGTAACGTCTCAACACATTTAGCTAATTGTTTAATACCTGCAGTTTCATTACTTTGTAACTTATCAAGAATAGTATGATAGTCACCATGTTTCTCTATATAGTAATTACAAGGACCAACAGTTAAGGCACCAACAGGATCTTTCTTCTTCCATTGTTCACTAGCTACTTGCATGACATAACCAAACTGGTGTTGATTCTTAGATACAAACTTTTGAACATCATCCATAAACTGCTCCTCCTTATTCGCAAACCTGCTCAAATTTTGTAATAACTTCATACTCCCAGTGGTACACACCTTGAGCATCTTCATTCACATTTACCGAATCCTTCTCAATTTCCTTAACGGTAAATATATCCCCAATCATAAAATCACTAGCAAAGTGTTTTTCAGTAATCACTATCTTTTCTCCGACAATAGCTTTCCGTTTAACACTTGAAACTACCTTCGTTTTCGATTGCTTCGGAAGCTGAGTAGTATTGTTGTATTTAGGTGTGTGATACCAATTGTTAGGCATTATAAAACTCCTCCTTATGTTGTGATACACTTAATCCTTAACAACAACTTCATAGTATCCATCGACAAGTGAAGAGTGAGGGATATGGTCAATAAAGTTATCACTTTCATATAAGACTTTGAAACATGGTCGGGGCGGATATCCTTCGGGTGTGAACATAATAAACCCTACAACCTTCGCTTCTTCTTTAGAGTGACGGAAGTTGTATGAATGTAATGACTTCAAATAAATAGGTTGTTCTTGCATATTACTTCCTCCTAAACATCATGACTTGTCTTCCGCATGAATCAGTGAATGTATGATGTAAGACACGACCTTCTAACTCTTTAACATCTACATGTTCACCTGTATAAACATTAATAAAGACTTGTACCATAGCAGCTACTTTCTCATGCTGTGCAGAACCTATATAAACTTCCAACATAGTAATCTCTCCTTATGGTTTAACTTTGCCTTCGATTTGTAGTTTCATTACTAAGTGAGATGCTAAACGTTGTTCATTTTCAGTGAGTCTAGCACCAGTTAGTTTCTTATATATAACTTTTAGTTCATTACTAGTGAAATTCATATTACGTGTAAGATTCATATTCTTGTACACTCCTAAACTTTTTTATGAAATCGACCGAAAAACACCGAAATGATATATATTATATAGTGGGCGGGAAAATTCCCCGGAAACAAATCTACTGCTTCTTCTCTCTATATATAACCCACTATATAGACTCATATATACATACCTATATAGACATAACACTATGACATAACGACTATATAGAACTACACATCTACTACTATATAGAGACCTAATACTAATAGATAGATTGCTACTATATATAGATGCCATCGATTTGGTTCCATTCAATAACCTCCAAACCCTTGATACGACTGTGTTTGTACTTTTCTATATATGACAAACACTTAGACTATTACCCTATGATTATGTGTATCTACTATATAGGCATTCTCTTTATCTACTGCTATATAGACAGAGACACACACCACTATATAGACGTCTACTATATAGGGAGAATCACATACTTTATGTTTATGTACAGGTAGGAGAGGGGATAGACCACCACTAAAACCTATGGCATTCAGAAGGCTTAGAAGGGGCGGAGACCCGCTTCACCCCCATCGAGAGGTGGTGTTTCAGCCTATTTTGAAAAAGCCCCCTGTAGGGAATTTATACGTAGTTTGTTTGTCTACTATATAGGTAACGAAGGCATTGACTGCGCCGACTGCTAGTTGCCATTCTTCGACCATCTTTTTTGCACGACGGTATGCGACGTCTTTCGGATTGTTGACCCAGTTGATGACACGTCGTTCTTTGCGAGTGACGGTACCGTCTATATCTATATAGATGACTTCATACTTGGTGAAGGCCCAAGTGCGTTCGTAAATGTTGACGATAAATGTTGGCATAATAGTAATCTCTCCTTAGTGAATAAAATTAGATACATGCAGGGATCAGTTTGTCTGCATAGAAAACGGGTGTCGGTAGTTCTTCCTTCGACAACCAAGCGAGTGAGTTTCCTGTTTCGATTAATTCTTCCGGTACGAATAGTTCTAGGTATGGACTGTTTAAGTTGACGACTGCATCCATTTCGATGTCACCTTCGATGACGAAAGCTAAGTATTTCTTTGTATAGTGATTTAGTCCGACTACAACGACATCGTTCATGTTTGATGTCATTGCATAAGCTGCTGAGTGAGCAGGGGTAAACCCTGGATTAAGCGGTGGATTCTTCATGTGTATTTCCTCCTATATAGTAAGTATCAGAGTCTGGGGCTAACGCCCCAACGCTACTTATATAGCTCATGACTATATAGAGCGGGATCCATGTAACCAAGGCGTTCGAGTTTTTCATAGGATGCCGCAGCTTCAGCATGTGAAGAGTAGCGATGAGATATGTGTTTGAATGTCATCCAAGTATCAGAGTGATAGAACTGTAGTCCTATATAGTAGGAGCTGTCATCTACTTTGATAATGGATAGTCTCGTTGAAAAGTGTTTCACGTAATCCTCTTTCCGCGTTTGTTATTGTTCCGGTTTAAATAGACGACTAAACCTAACCATCTCGTTAGGCAATGTCTAGACTTGTAATACAGTCGTGGATGTGATATAGGACATGGACGTCGTTAGTTCTACATTTGACTAAGGGGAGATAGTCAAAATCAAAATGGACGTCGGTAGTCCTATATTTAAAAAAGGGGAGGGGAGTGATCCCCTCTTATAGTTGTGGTGCAGGTTGTACCACTGTTTGTTGTGGTTGTTGCATAGCCATCATAAATTGAGTCATCTGTTGCATCATTTGCTCCATGTTCTTCTCAAGAGCTTCAATACGAGAGTTGTCCTCTAAAGGAATCTCTACAGTAGTTGGTTGAGGTGGAACTAAAAAAGACGACACCTGTTGAGGAGTCATCCCTTGTTGTGGTTGCATAGGATTCTGTACCATTGGTTGCATACCAGGCATAGGCATGAACATGTTCGGTGCAGGTTCCGAAACAAACATATCTTTAATCTTAGAAACAATAGAACCACTGTTTCCTTGATAATGACGTTTCACTAAGTTCGCCATTTGACGTTGTTGTTCAGCTTGCAGGATACCATTAACATGTGCCATCTGAGCTTGTTGCATTAACTGGTTATAGTCGATACCTTTCTCTGCACATAGTAATTGAGTCATCATATTGTTAGCTGCACCCTGTACGTCTGATTGAAATTGTCCATATAAGTTATTCATGATTAAATCTCCCCGTTCTAGTTATTGTTAATACACAAAATGGGAGTAGGCGTTAGCCTACCCAAACAAAATCCTCGGTATCATTGCTGATTTGAGAAACCTTACCTTCATTGATATAGTCATTCAGGTTATCTACTTCAATTAAAATGTGTTCAATCTCATCCACTGTACGGAAAGACAACGCACCTTGATTGGCATTGTTCTTTAATACTTGGATAGCATATTCTGCTTTCTCACGATAAGATGTCCCGACTGGGGCAAAAGCATATATAGATTGACCATTGAAAATAATATCAGTCGGCTGTACAGGTTTACCTACGTGGTTATACAACTTGACCGTAACGTTATCAACTGCAAGTTCACCTATGTTGAACGTCTTAATCTTTAAGTCATCAGCATATAGAATACCTTCTACTTGATTAACTCGTTCAAACTTAGATTCAACTTCTTTCTTTGTTGTACGAACAGTAGTATCACAAGCAGATTTAGCACCTATGATACAAATACGAATAAATAAAGCCAATGTTAATAACATCCCAACAAATAAAACCCAACCGTTACCTTCCATGACGATCTCTCCTTAAATTGCAATAGTGTATGTGCCATAAGGATTGGTAGGTTGATCAGAATCTATAACAGAAACAATACTGATTATGATGTCACCTCCAACTCCTCTTAATGAACCAATGACAGAGATACATAGCTCTTTGTCAATTACGATAAATCTCTCATCGTTATGTAAATCTAATATTTCATCAAACGCATTCTGAATCATCATTACGACTGCACTTTCAAATACAACACGGTGCTTACTGCGTTTAATAGAATGATAGGAATACTCAATCACTGTCGGTATGCCATCAATAGTGATGCAAATATCTTTATTGTTATCAATCTTACTTTCGAACTTTGTATAACCTTCGAATAAGGTACTCATGAAATTTGACCTCATCTTCCTATTTAATTGTGATAAAAAAAGAAGCAGGGATTAAACCTGCTTCGTTAATGATTCAATATACTTTAATATCTGTGCTTTCAACTCATACTTGAGCTGAACATTCTCGTAGTATTGTACGTTACCCTGTGTTTCAAATGGAGTCTGTCCAGGTGTGACCAGATAAATTGTCCCTGGATTATTCTTTGATTCTGCAATAGTGACACGAATAGAGCCACTTACTAAATACAGAATGCAATTGCAGACAATACCGTGTGCTCTTTGTAAGTCGTTTGCAGGATACACCTTAATGTCGTTTAAACCTAATTCTTTGTTGTGTGTTCTTACTGGTACGTTTACTGTGCGGTACCAAACTGATTGTTGGATTTCTAACATGTTAAAATCTCTCCTTAAAATATATTTAGACACAAAAAAGGAAGAGGACGTTAGCCTCTTCGACGTTTACGTTGAGCTATGATATTGTCCGCTACAGTTAATCGAATGCAAAGAAGTCTATCCTCTTTTGACATTGCTAACCATTCTCTAGTGTTAATCTTCATTATGATAACTTCCTTTCGTCTACAGGCAAGAACCCTATCACTGTAGAGTTCTGCCTGCCGTATTTGGCTATATATTCAAATGTGTGTTCCCGATTGTTGATTGTGCATGTTCCGACTAGTGTATACTCATTAGGAAGATTGAACTCCTCGATGTTCTTGAACACGACTTTTTCACTGCCACCATCTACGCGTAATACACGTAAGGGCATACTCTTTATATTTTTTTCTTTCTTTATTTGAAGACCATTCCATACATTGGACATCATGATGCCTTCAAAGCCTTTTTGCATTAAGCAACACCTCTGACCGCTTTATCTACTTCTGCATAATCAACCTCCATAAGACCAGCAATCATACGTGATGCTAGAAGACTTGCAGATTTAAGTACCTTCGTTACGCCATTACAGAAATAAGTGATTTCGATAATACCTTCCTCAATCTTTCTGGCTACTACAGCAACTAAACCTTTTGTTTCTTCTTTTGCAAGGTAAATAGAATTTTCGTTCGTTGAGATTTCTAACATGATGGATTCTCACCTTTCGGATTTAAGTTTTTGTGTAAATAAAAAAGAGAAAAGGGGATGCCTTCTCTCTTAGATTGGTAACTCATCTTCTTTAATTTGTGGTTCAACTTTATCTCCTGTTTCAACTGGTTGCTCTTCTTGAGCAGGCTGTACAGGTTGTTGTTGCTCCATATTTTGAGGTGCAGGTGGCGTATAAGCAGGAGCTTGTTGACCAAACTGCGGGAACTGCATTGGTTGCTGTTGCATAGGCATTTGCTGTTGCGGTTGCATACCAAATTGTTGTTGAGGTTGTTGCATTCCGAATTGTTGCTGTGGCATTTGTTGTTGCATAGGAACTTGTCCTGTCAACATCGCTTCAGCAAAACGAAGAATTTGAGCTTTAACTTGTGGAGTTAAGTTAATGTGCTCCCAATAGTTCTTCTGTCCTGATTGTGCATCTACTCCATTTTCAGTTGAGATAGTCTGTACGAATGGTGCTTGTGTACGAGGACTCATACGAACTTGGAATGAAATACTACCAATAACAGAACGCAATAAACCATTGAACAAGATACCATGTGGCACTTGGTTAGCAGATGCAGGTTTTAATGAGATATTCTCAATACCTAACTGCATATTGCTTGGTGCATTCGTTACACCATACAGATAACTACTATTTTGACGATACCAGAACGGGTCAGACTGTTTCTGTTGCTGTTGACCAAATTGTGGTTGTTGTCCATATTGCGGTTGTGCAAATTGTTGAGTTGTCATAATAAAATCTCTCCATTTCATAATTAAAATTTTTAAATCAAAAAAGGTAGGGGAGTTAGCCCCTTAAGTAGTGCACTTAAACTTTTACCTACTCTATATTTAATTAGAGGAATTATTACCTCAAGAAAGGTAAAGGAGTTATCCTTTTGGGTACAGAACCAAACGCCCAGTTCTATATCCGAACTATTCTTTACATCACTTTCGGATAGGGCGTTAGCCCCTATCCATTACGAGGGCACGTCCAGTTAAAGATTTCCGCTCTACATTTCATAGGCGGAAGTATAGGCGTTAGCCTGAACGTTAGTGAGGGTGCGTTAGCACCTATACGGTTGACCAATGCGTTAGCAGTGGGCAACAGCCCCGGCCGAAGGCCCGGGTAAATCCCGTCCTTATATCTACGTTCTTTATATAAACGCACATATAAAAACAGGAGCAGGGAAGAACCCCACTCCTATAAATCATCTTACAATTACTAAGTTTTCTACTGCTCGTGTAACTACAGTGTATAACCATCTGTTAGCATTCTTATATCCATCAACTCCACGATTAAATACTCCACTTTCATTAATTACATATACAGTCTTCCATTGTGAACCTTGAGATGAATGTCCAGTAATAACATATCCAAATTGAACTTCTACACCTATTGGAATCTCACGTTTTCCTTGAACTCTAAGCTCCTTGTTCTTCTTACGAATCTCAGAAGCTGTCTTTCTTTCAAACAATACATCCTCGTTTACTTCAATGTAACGATGCCCATCGAATGCTTCAGGAGTAAACTTGAACTTGATATTTCCATTGTTTAGTTTCTTAATTTCAGATACTGTGCCACGCATACCGTTAGTTACTTGAATTTCACCATTGTTACCACCATCAATATTCTCTTTGATTACAACAGTTTCACCATCCATAAGAACTGGTTCATTGAAGCCAAGGTGTGAACGAATAGCTTGGTTTAGACTTTGACGAGTCTTATTCATACCAGCAATCACAACACCACCATTAGCAACTACCTTTGCATATTGGGCAACAGATACTCTACTGCGGTTAACAACAAATACTTTCCCACCAATGTTCTGATCTCTGTTAGGGAAGATGTAGGGTGTTCCATTTTCTGTAGCCTGACGAATAGCCATTGATAAAGCAACAATTGGATTATCTGCAGCTTGGCGTAATACTTCAGTAAGGATTGCATCTGGATTAACAAAGAAGTACTCTTCATCTTTAACAGGAGGTAACTGACCAGGATCTCCAACGATTAATACTTTGCATCCAGCTTTCTTAGCCATAGGAAGAATTTCCTCTGCCATACGTCTACCTGTCATAGAGAACTCATCACCAATGATTAGTCTTACACCGTATAAGTTTTCTGCAGAAGGAACAAAGCGAGTACGTCCATCTTTCATTAACTCAGGTACAAAGAATAGGCGATGTAGAGTAGAACAAGAATATCCAGGTGTCTTTTCTTTTAATACAAGTGAAGCAGTACCAGTTGGTGCACACATACGAACTTGGTCCGCTCTAATTCCAAGCTCCTCTAATATAAAATCAACAACAGTAGATTTACCTACACCAGCGAATCCTGCTAATTCAAACTTTCCATAACCATGAGTAGTAGAGTACCATCTCTTAATCTTGCTAACTACCGATTGTTGACTAGGTGTTAATACAATATCTCTTTTCTTCTTGCGTTTATTTGGTTGAACCGGTTCAGTAGTTTGATCTACATTGAATACAGGTTTAGGGCTATCTATAATATCTTCTGCTACAGTTACAGCATCAACGGGATTAGTAACTGGCTTTTCCTTCTTTGTGTTTAAGTGTTTAATTAATTGGTTTGTTGTCATAATAGTCATATCGAAATCTCTCCTTATAATTGGCTTTTTAGTTTTAAGTCTTTAATTTTTATCTGTCTATATAAAAGAAAAAGAGCAGGGAAGAATCCCCGCTCTGTTAAATCGGTAGAACGATGTCACCTAAGTCTAGAGTTGCAGCTTCTGGTTGTGTAGGTGGTTCTGGGTATTTAATTTCTGGAATAAGAATTGACTCATCAAACATTGATGGTGCTGATACAATAGATTGAACTGGTCGAGCTTGTTTCACTTCTTCAACTACCTCTAAAATCTCCGCGTATAATCCAGTAAAAGTAGAGTTAGGAACATTCTTCTTTAAATGAGTTAATACACGAACAGTGTGACCCATATACTTTTCTAATTCAGCACGAATTGTTTTGTTCTCTCTATTGTCAGCAAGAGAACCGATAAATTGACCATCTTTATAAACAAGATAAGATGTTGTCATTGTTTCTTCATTTACCTCAACTTTTACATCCATAACACCTTCATCAACAGCTGCTTCTTTCATGTTCATGATTCCACACTCTTGTGCAATGTGAGACGCCTTTAAATCACAAGAAGATGCGAATGGACATCCTTTACATGGCTTATCAATACGAACATATAAGTCATACTGTTTGTTACCAAGTACATATTCTTGTGGTGCAGGATCTTCTACGATATCTTCCACTACTGGTTGTGGAGGAATGAATGGTGCTGGCGTTTCATTTGTATGTTGTACAGCTTCCGCCGCTTGTTTCATTAAAGTTGGCATCATAGCATCTATTTGTTGTTGTACTAATGTATTAACATCTACAGACTGTTCTTGTTGAACAGGTGTAGTATTTGATTGTTGCATCCAAGTTAAGCCTTGTTGTAAAGCTTGTGTTTGTTGATTAAGAGCCTGTGCTTGTTGGCTTAATGTGTTCATATACATTGCAAAGATTTCGTTGTTATTCATATTCATTTCTCTCCCTTTATCTGATAAAATAAAAGGGTAGCGGATTAACTCCACTACCCAAATGATTGTTTTAATTATTAGAAGCGAACGATTGCAGTCGTTCCTTCTTCGCCAAATGCGATTTCTGTAACAGGGATTTCGTAGATACCAGCCATGCTGAAGTTTGTTGGAGCAAACCCCATGTATGCTGCATCTTCACGAGTAACTGTCATAGCGTCAGTAACTTGTGCATCTTTGTTTAAGAAGTACATTACAAGGCGAACAGAGTCTTGCTGTTGTTCTGGTTTAATCGCAACTCGCACGTTACGGTTAACAGAAACAGTTTTATTCGCTACTTTTGCAACCGGGTTCATAACACGAACTTTCACTTGGTTAGAAACTGCAGTTGGAGCTGCAACTTTCTCAACTAAGCTAGATTGTAAAAGAGTGAATGTAATATCTTGTGGAACGAAATAAGTCTCAGAAACTCGGCCAGAGATTAAAGAGTTCATTTCTTCCGCAAATACTTCGAATGGTAAAGCAATGAATCCGTTAGATGCTACGAAACGATATTCGCGGCCATCTTTACGGTAAGCAGCTTTACCATTTGTTTTTGCTTCATTAACTAATAGGTATAGAGCACCAACTAATTGACGAACATCTAAACCTAATTCTTTTGCAGTTGCATACATTTCTTTACGAAGTTCTGCTTTGTATAGGTCACGAGCCATTTTGTATTGAGATAATGTAGCATCGTAGTTAGCACGGATCTTAGCAGTCTTCTTCGCTTTAGTTAGAGATTGCATGTTTTTCTTACGGAATACACCAGCTTCTTTAAGCTCAGCTTCAGCTTGCATCATGAAGTCTTTCTCAGCAGCCGCGCGAACATTCTCTTTTTGAGTGTAAGCATTGTATAGGTTAGCAACATAGTACTTCACTGCATCAATTGATTGTGGAGCAACTTCCATGTGTGTAGCAATACGAGTACGAATCTCATTCTTAGCAGTATTGCTGTGACCTGTTTGGAACTTCTCACATAATGCTACGATAGCTTCTTCTGCATAGTTGAATACAAACTCATAAGCGCTATCATTGTTAACTACACCAAACTCATCTTTCTGAGAAGCTAACCATTGTGGCTTCTTAACTTCGAAACCAGTGATTACAGCTTGACCAGACATTTTATCTTGACGTACAATTGGGCTGAAGATGTGAGCGTAAATACCTTTTTCTTCAGCAAGTAATGCAAACTTAGCCTCATTTGTTAATTCTAATTCAGCTTCCTCAAAGAAACGACCTTCGAAGTTAGCGAATAGTTTGTTGATAAGAGGCATAGATAGGTAAGCACCACCGTGTTTAGGACGGTCAATTTCCCAACGACCAGCAGTACATAAAGCAAGTAAGTCAGCTTCAACTTCCGCACGTTGAGCAGCATTTAATACTGAACGAGAAAGAAGGTCAGTTAAGATCATTGCACGGTTAGCAATTACACCGATTAAGCTTGCTTCAATTGTATCAACAGTGATTTGTTGAGATAGACCAGCAACTACTTCTAAGAAATCGTGACGGCGAGCAGTACCATTCTCACCTTTTAATTCTTCTGGATTGAAGATTACATTGTTACCTTGAACGATAAATCCATTTACTTCTTTAGCTTCTGGTTTAGTTTCTTTAGCTTTAGCAGCTGCAGTTACATAAGTAGGACAACCTGTACCGAATTCAACAGCAACACCATTCTCGTATTTAACATAAGCATCAACGAATGGAAGTACAGCTTGATTACCGTATAATTCAACTTCTTTACGGATACGAGCATTAACCATTAACTCATCAAAGATAATGATTGAAGTATCACCATCATGGTCAGCACCAGCTTGTTGTGCAACAACCCAAGAGAAAGCATCGAAGAACGTAATACCTTGCCATAAACCTTGTTCAACGAACTCAGCATACTCTGGAGATTGAACAGCAGTTACAACTGGAATCTCATGAGTAACTGTAACAGGGAAACGAACAGATAATGCTTTACCAGTTTCTAAGAAGAACTTGTCATCTTTCTTAGATGGAGCAACTACTTCATAAGCACCTAATACAGCATCTTCTTTAGTTGCAGTGTAACGACCATCTTTCGCAGCATTGTAGATAGCGAATACATCTGTGAACATATAACGAGTACGAGCTTGAGTAGTGAATAGTTTAGAATCTAATAATTTGTTAAGCTTCTTAACTCCTAAACCAACAATCTCATCTTTAATGTATTGCTCATCAAGAATGTCACCAAACTCTTGAGCAAGACGTACATAATCAACCGCCGCAAATTCTGTTTCTGCTTCTTCTTCAGCAGCATTAAGCATTGTTAAGATATCAGAAGTCATTTTCTCTTCGATAGAATTCTTCACGAAATCAACGCTGTTTGTAACACCTTGTTTTAATTCTTCAACAGATAATCCCATTTGTTGTGTAGCTTGAGATGCAACCCAGATACCGTCGTTACCATCTTTACGTTGTCCAACTACGAATAATTGGAATCCGTTTTCTTGGATGTCAGCTAAGATATCTTCTGATTTCACCATACCATCAGTTAAGATGATATCAGCATTGAATAATTCACAGATTGGGTTGAACTCGAATGAAGCACCTTTAACTGCGTTAGAGATACGTAATTGGAATGCATCAAAGCTATTGATTACTCCTGCAGAACGTAAACCTTCAGTAACGCGTCGGTTGTGCCATCCTTGTCCATCTGTAAGGTTACGGAATAGAAGATCTTTAACAGCATCTTTGTTATCCCAGTTATTGAACTTCTCAACACCTACAAATGCATTGTCTTTATTTAATACGTTTAACATGAAGTCTTGATCCATTGCGATTTGAGCAGTGAAATCATCAACTAAAGCGATTGTGATTTTCTCACCATCGTTATTTGTTACTACGATGTAAGCTGGTTTAATTTCACCAATTACATTACGAGTTCCAGCAGGGAAGAACTCAACTGTGTGGTTGTGGCTGAATGTGCTTAGTAAACCTTTATCAGCTTTAAGACCATTAGAACCTGCTAACATGAAACGTTTGTAAGACTTAGCAACATCCATTACATTGTATCCAGTTGCTTCACCATTTAATTTGTGCTTTTTACCATAAGCGCGCTCATCTTGACCAGTTCCTAAGAAGTAAGTAATTACATCTTCTAGAGTTTTGAAACCAACAGCACCATTAGAACGAGCTTGAGACATTGATTTAGCATATGTTTTGTAAGAGAATGTTTCTTCTTCAGATACAACAGAACCAATTTCTAATTGACCATCTTCACGGTGTAATACAGATACCTCAGAGAATACCGCTTTTAATACCGCGCCGTTTACTTCTTCACCAAATGGTAGAGAAGCAGATCCGTCAAATGTACACATTTCATCAAGAACAACTGCTTTTTGTGGTTCTTCAATACGTAGAGTCATACCATCTTTGCTGTACTCTTTAACAACATTGATTGTTTGAGTCTTTTTACCTTTAGCCATTGCGAAACGGTAAGCCGCTAAGCTACCAGACATCTTTTGGAATAGAGAGTTAACATTAGTTAGGTTGCTTACATTAGTATCCTTAGCAATGTAGAAGCGAACACCATCACGTAGAACTACTTTCTTGTTGTCGTCTTTTCCTACTTGAACCATTACATTCTCCATTAATTCTTCTACATCGAAGTCTACTAATTTACCTAGTACTTCACCACTAGATACTACATAGATATCACCCATGTTTAATGCTGCCATTAATACAGTCTCACGAGTCTTTTTGCCATGTACTTTAGCCTTAGCAGTAAGACGGCCTTTTAAGTTTAACTTCTCTAATGCTTTGAACTCTGCTGATTCCATGAACTTAGGGAATAGGCCAGGCATAACTACCATTAAGTAATCGATTACTTGCTTACCAGTAGCAGAAGAGAACTGGATAGATACTTCAGTACCATCTTCTTTAGTTACTACGAATTTGTTACGACGAGCATCTACAGTTAATGCAGTTGCATCAGTACCAATGAATTGTGAGAATAATGGAGCCTTTACACCCATACCGAATAATGCTTTAGCGATTTGTCCTGAAGCGTTTTGTACTACCTGTAAGTTACCTGCTGTGAATACTACTGTTTTGTTTGTCATTTTAATCTCTCCTTTAGTTGTGTTGTTTACAGTTGTGTTAGTGTTGTTAGTCATAGTTGTGTTCTCTCCTTTGATTGTGTTAGTTCCTTGAGTTGTTGTAGCTGTAGTAGTGTTAGTCATGATAATTCCTTTCATATGCTCTCATTTAATTGGTCAGGAGCTAGACCTATATTTGTGGGTCGGTAGTAGGGGGTGGGCATCGAAAGTCCACCAAGTACAACCCATATATACCACCTTGCGCCTCAAAAAATTTAAAAAAATCCAGCCTATATAGGGCAACAAGTCAGGAAGAAAGAAGGCGGTTATCCGTAGGGCACAGCCCAACAGCGGACGACTACCTTCTTTTTATTTGTGCCTACAGTCAGGAATGAGCGAGCCGGTGATGAAGCCAATAGTATTTGATTGAGAAAATGTGACAAATTGGTTAGGTTATGGCTGAAGTCAGGAAAGGAGGGTGAGGACATGGAAGGACTTATGTATGAACGATTTGAACAAGACCTACTTGATCATTGGGTGAAAAGTCAGGAGTCAGCAAGGGTGGGACTAAAGACCACTGTTGTATGTCTTCAAATGAACAATGGGTTTGAAGTAGTTGGACAATCAGCATGTGTGAATCCAGATGAGTACGACTATGAACTTGGTGTCTATTACGCTACTAAAGACGCGCTTAAAAGAATCGCTGACATTGTAGCTTACCTTGAACATGAAGGTACATTTTAGGCATTAAGTCAGAAGAGAAGAGCGTGGAAAGTAATCAGTGCTCTTACATGTTTTAATCTTTTCAAAATGAACCGCACTTAAAAACCTCGATATAACATCCACTCAAATAAAACACATACAGGAGGAATCACAATGGATTTCGGACAAGCATTGATCTCATTAAAAGAAGGAAAGAAAGTAGCACGTAATGGTTGGAATGGTAAAGGAATGTGGATTGTACTAATGCCTTCATTATTCCTAGAAGCAGGTGTAGTAAATGGACGTACATCTAAACATTTAGGACAAGGTGTAGATTTAGATTCACAACCTTATATCGCAATGTTCACTGCTGAAAAGAAATGGCAACCAGGTTGGTTAGCAAGTCAAGCAGACCTATTAGCAGAAGACTGGGAAGAAGTAGCTTAACAATAAAGAGAACCAGTCAGGAGAAAAGGAGGGCGGTAAAATGTCTGTAGAAAAACGTATGGAAGAGTTACGTCAAATAGAAGTAGAAACACCTGAACAGTTAAAGGTAAGAGCTACAAATGAATTAGTGTTACCTTCTACTTGGAAAGTGTCTAATGAGACAAGAGGAATGATCAATCAGTCTATGGAGATATACAATACAAAACATGGACTATATGCTTCTGTTCCTATGCTATGCCAAGGTGAGAGTTGCCCTTATGCAAGTGTTTGTCCGTTACTTGATGGAGGAATGGACCCAAGTGGTTCTCGTTGTCCTCTTGAGATTGGACTTATTATGAAACGTGTAGATGAATACCAAAAGGAATTCCATGTTGCTGATGATGACGTAGTTGATATGAGTTTGATTAAGGACTTAGTAGATTACGATGTTCAGTTATTCAGAGCAGAGAACCGAATTGCCATGCAAGGTGACTTCATCGAAGACGTAGTTGTTAGTGTAACGGATAACGGTCAGGAGATAACAGCCCCTCAAATATCTAAGGCAGCTGAGTATAAAGAGAAGATTATGACGAAGAAACATAAGGTTCTTCAATTGATGCACTCTACTCGTTCTGATAAAGCAGGAGATAAGTTAACTCTTACATTGGACCCAAGTTCTTATGCATCTCAGTTAATGTCTCAAATTGCATCCACTATGGAGCCTGGACAGATATTTGATGCAGAGTTCGACGAGGTTGGAGAATAGTTTTCAGCCTTGGCAAAAAAACTTTTAGAATTGTATTAATCGTGCTGGGGGCGATTTTTCCCCAGTGCGAGGAATCAATTGTCGAAGACGTTTGATAACGCTCTGGATAGCGGCGCTTAGTCGAATCATTTTTATCATACACGGAAAGTAGGTGGTATCTATGACTGCTAAAGAGCATGTAATTGACACTTTTGCTACCTCTAAGTTTCTACAAAAGAATAGGTCAAAGATTGCAATGGGTGCTGTTGGTTTTGGAATAGCTAAATCTATTGTCGATGGAGAAGAAGATGATTTGCTTACTTCTGCAGGTAAAGGAATCAAGACAGGGGCTGTAGTTGGTGGTCTAGCTTATGGTGCAGAACACTTAATGAAAACTCAAACTGTACAAGACCTAGTAAAAGGTGAGATTTCTGATGTAGGAAAAGAAGCTATTAAGAAAGTGAGCAAGGGAAGTAAGATGCTTTTTTCAGGTAATAAGCTTGGTACTGCTATGAAAATGGGTATGTACGCTGTTGGTGCTGCTACTGTTTTAGATGCAGGACAACGCATGGGTGAAAACCGTGAAGCAGAAAAGATTAAGAAAGAGCAAGAATATCGTCTTAAACAAAAAATGAAGAAACAGAAGGATAAGAATAAGAAGTATTCATATGGAAACATAAATCAAGGAGAAGTCGTATTTGACCTATTTGAAGCAAGAACAGGTCATCACAAAATGGGCAACGCTAAATTCAATTAAGGCGGTGTAGTTTATGGCAAGATGGCATAAAAGCGCAGAAAGAGTAATGAATGCAGTTAGTAGGAAGATTAATAATAGTCCTGAACTGCTAGAGCGTATGACATCACCAGTTAAAGGTGTTACTAGAACAATAGAAGGTCCTATTGCGCGAACTCCTAATTTTGTTCCTTCTAGCTCAACAAACTTGATGGACAACATGATCTCTAAGGCTACTGCGCCTAGAGATAAGATTCGTGCAACAAGGGCACAAGCAAGAGCAGGACAAGGTTCTAAAAATAAAGGAAGTCTTAGAGATGCAAGCCCAGAACAAATTAGAACTAGGAAAGAAGCAGCAAGAAGAAGTAAGTCAGCAAGAGAGACAAGAAAAAGAGTAGCAGGTTCACAAGAAGCTCTAAATGGTGCTACTCCAAATGATAAATTTCTTGGCCGTATAGGTGCTACTGCAAAAACCTTATTCGGTTCAGGTATGGAGAATCTCAGAGCAGAAGGTAATTTAAGAAAAGCAGGTATAGGTGCTTTCCAATCATCAGTTGCTTCAGCAGCTGTAAGTGGTGGTATTGGTTATTTACAAGGAGATGATCCTTGGGAAGCAGCTAAAACTGGTGCAATACGAGGTGCTTTTGCAGGTGCAGGATACCAAGGTCTAAAGGCTGCTACACACGCCAATAAAGGCTCTATAAAGGGAAATCTTAAACACATAGGTTCTACTACTAAACAAGTTTACCAAGCTTATACGCCAGCAGGAAACGCTGCTATGAGGCAGAATGGCGTGTCCAACCAATTAAAACGTGTACTAGAAGCAAATCAGATGACCCAAAGAACAAATAACATATTCGGATTTAATAAGTAGGAGGTAGACAATGGCTATTTTAAATTCAGTCAAAAACCTTGCTAAGATAGGCGTTCAGAATACAAAAATCGGCACAAAGATGGCTGCCAGTAGTGTTAAAAACAGCCCGAAAACAATTGCCAGTGGAGTTAAGAACGCGCCGAAGAATATTGTTAAGAGCACCTTTGTGGATACAAAGGACAAAGAAAAGAAGTTAAGTAATTTCTACACCGGTAAAAAATTAAATCCAAAACATGTTATGGCTGTCGGTGGAGGTTATCTTGCTATTAATCAAGCTAAGTTAGGTTTTGAGCACAAGACAGTAGAACCTCTTAGACTAGCAACTATGAATAACTATCAGGAGATTGGTGCGCCGGACATCATGATGTATGACGGCGTAGGACAAGAGCGTGCTCCTAAGAACCTAAACGCAGATGGTAGCATTGTATTTGGTCTTCACAATAATAGAAGGGGGTAATTTAGATGTCACTAAAAGCAGTTTCTAGTGTATTAAAGTCAGTGGGATCTAGGGGTGGTAAGAAACTTGCTACAGCTGGTGGTCTTGCATTCGGAGCCGATACTGCAATGAACTTATATGGTGGCGATGACTTAGGTACATCTGTATTAAAAGCTGGTGTTACGGGTGCTTTAGCTGCTTCAAACCCTCTATTATTCGGGGGAATAACTGTTGCAAGCATGGCACAAGAGGGCTATTGGGGCATACAGCAATTTAATCACCAAAAGAAACAATGGTGGAATGCACAGTATGCAACAAATAACGTAGTTGGTGGTAACTATGTGGATACACAAAGAGCCCAAACTATGAGACAGGCAGCTGTACAAGCCATTCAAGGAAGTAAGATGAACGCAAGGAGTGCGCTTGGCGGAGAAGCTAAGATATTAAACCCTTACGCATCTAGAAGATATTAAAAGGAGAATAGAAGTATGAGCAAATTTACTAAGTATGACCAGGAGATGCTCGAAATTATTCGTGACCCTGTTAAGTGGACAGAGCATCACTTAGGGGAAAAACCACGTTGGTATCAAGAGCAAATCCTTCGACATCCGCATCATCGTAAAGTTTTACGTTGTGGTCGTCGTATCGGTAAATGTATAGAAGAAAATCAACGAATCATCAACCCGAATACGGGAGAATACCAATCGGTAGGAGAGCTTTACAATGCTCAAGTTAATGGTAGCGCTACACCGCTGCTAACACTAAATGAATCCTATCAGTTAGAAAATAGTGAAGCATTCTTTATTGAAGATAATGGTGTAAAAGATACATTCGCTGTTGTAACAAAGCATGGAGCACGAGTTGTTCTTACAGGAAACCATCCAGTATTAACAGTAGACGGATGGAAAGAAGTAGATGCACTTCGCATCGGTGAAAGTATTGCTACGCCTAAATTCTTACCTGTATACGGAACAAAACAAGTCGATAAAAACAAGCTCCGTATCCTTGCGTACATGCTCGCTGCGGGCCGTTTTAACAAGGATAGTATTAGCTTCCAGGCACGTTATGAAGGCGTCAGAGAGACGTTACAGGAGTCCTGTGAGGCACTTGGTATTAGAACATATCGTGAGCGTCATAAGAAGGCGACAATCTACTTAATGAACTTTAGTAACTTCGAGTTTTACAGAGAAATAGAAGCGAAAAAGATTCCTTCATTTATCTACGAGTTAGATAGAGAACACTTAGCATTCTTCTTAGGAAGTCTGTATTCTGCAGGTGGTTGGTTCTTTGCTGGCCGTATCTGTGAAATCGGATATGCTACGAAACATCGTCAATTCGCATTAGACTTAAAACACTTACTTCTACGTTTTGGTATCCAAGCGAATTTACTTCAAAAAGAAATGAACGATTCTGTTTATTACCACCTTATGATTTACCACCGTTCCTCAATTTTATTATTCCTCGAACATTTAGCTACACCAGAGCGCAATTATGAAGAAATTCAACAACGCGCACTTGAAATGAACTCTTCTGAACCAACACTCCCTAAAGAAGTATGGAAATACATTGAAGAAGAACGAATTGCTAAAGGAATCAAGAAAGCTGAAGTAGTAGGAAAGGGTAACCGCCGCTACCGTACAGAAAAAGGTATCTCTTTAAGTAACGCTCGTGTATATGCAGAGAACTTACAGTCTGCAATGTTACATGACTTAATTAACTCTCATGTATTATGGGAGGAAGTAGTGGAGATCATTCCTTTAGGTAAGAGACAAACTTATGATGTTTTCGTTCCAGAGACTCATAACTTAGTAGTTGAAGATATCCTTGTACATAACACATGGACAATGTGTGCTCATATGTTGTGGGTAGCATTCACATGTAACGGTGGAACAAGAATGGCAAAAGGAGCAGCTTGTGTTGTTGCGACCCCTTATGATAACCAAGCACGATTAATCTTCGACCAATTAAAAACCTTCATTGATAATAACCCCGTATTACAAGAATCAATTTCTTCTATTACTAAAAACCCATATGTAATTCAATTCAAAAACAAATCCGTTATTCGACTATTTACAGCCGGTACTCGTTCTGGTTCAGAGGGTGGATCTCTTCGTGGACAACGTGCCGATTGGTTGTATATGGACGAGGTTGACTACATGGGCGATAAAGATTTCGAATCTATTTTTGCCATCGTCAACGAAGCTCCTGACCGTATTGGATGTATGATTGCATCAACTCCAACAGGTCGAAGAGGGATGTTCTACAAAACATGTACTCAAATGAAATTGAATCAGGAAGTGGAAATGGATGAAAACAACCGCTTCAATATGAAAACATACAACCGTAAGGAATCTGAAGGTTGGGCGGAGTTCTACTTCCCGACAATGGTTAACCCTGAGTGGGGACCTAAGATGGAACGTGAGTTACGAAAACTATTCTCAGAAGCTGCTTATGAGCATGAGGTACTTGCAGAGTTTGGTACAGAGATGGTTGGGGTGTTCAACAAGGATTACGTTGACGAAGCTTCAAGCATTGGTTACAACTACACTACATCACCTACTCATAATGGTCCTATTGCAATAGGTATTGACTGGGATAAAGCAGGAGCAGCTACTCAAATTGTTGTTACTCAATACAATCCATTTGAGGTTCGTCGTCCAAGACCAGAACTTGGAGAAACAGAGCCATCATTTGGACGATTCCAAGTTATTAACCGTATTGAAATCCCTAAAGGGGAATTTACATACGATATTGCAGTTAAGAAGATTATTGAGCTAGATAGTGTTTATAATCCATTTGGTATCTATGCTGATGCCGGAGCTGGGGAATACCAAATCGAATTACTACGTAAAACACTAGGCGATAAAGTTAAACGTGTTCACTTAGGTAGTTCTCAAATGGTAAGAGACCCACACAGTAGAGAATTTGAGAAGAAACCATTAAAAGCATTTATCGTTGACCAAACGAAATTAATGTTAGAACGTGGACAACTTCGAATTCCTCATCGTGAAAAAGATGAAACATTAGCAAGACAAATGACAAACTATCAAGTAACTCGTTACAGTCCAAAAACTGGTGAACCTACTTTCACAGATGTAGATGAGCATGCTTTAGATGGATTGATGTTTGGATTACTAGGATTCATTAATGAAAAACCGGAATTAGCTGCAACTGTTATCAATAAGCCCAATGCTAAAACAATAGCGAAGGTGAAGAAAACATTTACTGATCCGTTTAAACAACAGGAACGTGCAACTAGTTCTAGTGATTCAGAGCTAAGACAGAAATCAAAAACAACAAAAGTAAGACAAAGAGCTACCCAAGGTTTTGGTTGGGGTAGACGTGGCACTAACATGAATATGCCTTCCCGCGGAGGGTGGTAATAAAGGGCGACAGGTATCCGCAATGGGCCTGTCGTCTTTTTTAATAAAAGGAGGATAACAACATGGATGAAGTTTTAGGAAAGAAAGTTGAAATAGATACCGAATTAGAACGTTCCGTTATAGAGTACAGACCACGAGTAAAGTACGAACCGAATAAACCGTTCACTGTACATTTGCAAACAGAAGAAGTTATAGGAGAAGACCCGGAAGGACTTGAAGAAGATGGTTCTTTTGTTCCTGAAGAAAAACCTGCTAAACAGTACGATAAGTTTGTCGATACATTAGAGCAGATTAAAGAACTTATTGATTCTGTTGAGAAGAAGATAAAAGACATGCAGATTCCTATTTCGCAAGAGGACTTAGAAAAAATCTATCAATCACAACCATCATTCGACCTAAGCATAGCTAACAATGGTTTTATTGATTTTGATACATACAAGAAGACATTTGAAGATCCAGAAGCTCCTGCAAACTCACTTATCCAAGACATTGTTCATTCATATGCAGAAGATGTAGAAGGTAATTTGGATCTTGAATTTTATGAAGACCTAAAGGAATTACAATCGACGGTAGAAGAAGGATACTTCCTATTTAAAGAAACTGTTTTAAAGAATTACCTTGATGGTGACATTCCTGCTGAACCAGAACGAAATAAGGACTTCACTGAACAAATCGAAGAAGCGGTTAAGAAACAAAAAGAATGGTTTAGACAAGTAACAAAACTATATAAAAACAATGAAGGTACATACTATGAATCTCTTAGAACAGAATATGGTTCTCCTGAATTCTTCAAAGCAAGTGATGAGTATATAAAAGCAAAACGTCCTTATGATATCGCAATCCGTGAGGGGAAAACAGTTAATGAAATGATTTCTCTTGTAGATGGTCTTCTTATAGGTTCGGAAGATTGTTCCGACTCTATTAAATCCGGATTAGTTTTAGGTAGCGAGATTGACCGCGAAGAGGTTATGAATTTATTAGAAAATCAAGCTTCTACTAAAGAACAACTTACCGATTTACTCAAATTAACGCAGTTATCCTTGAAGCTACAACTTAACCAACAAATTGAAGATAAAAAACAATATCGAGATGTGTTAAAAAATATCAACAATCTTTCTCGTAAAAAGCGCTCACATGACGAATTACTTATGGCGTTCGAACTTCGAAATAAGATGTATCTAAATATGTATGATTCATTGCAACATTTAGAATCTCCAAGTAAGGCACCTGGGGTGGAATCATTCCTGAATCAGATGGCTGGAGGATTAAGTCTTGTACAAGGGCAGTATGATTCATTCCTGCAAGATGTGTATGCAATGTATATGTCCGAATACGAAGTAAGAAGAGAGAAAATCGATAAAACGTTAAACAAGGAAAATGCAAGAGCCGGTTATTCTTTGGTATTAGAGTATCTATAAGAGAGGTGTACTAAATTGAATATGATAGAACGAATTCGTAAAGGGGTTCGATTAAGAACTATTAATGAAGCACCTTCCGCAACTAAACGTGACCCGAAGAAAATTGCAGTTAAACGTTTAGGACAAGCCATCAAAACTGCAGGTGGGGGAGGAGACTTCGAGAATTCACCAGTTGATTTAGCGGAAATTGGCCGTGCGTATTATACGGACAGTTATATTCGCAGAGCTGTAGACAAACATGCAGCCTTAATGTTTAAGAATGGCTGGGAGATTTCGGGTAAAAACGATCAAGCAGTTGAGTATGTATGGACTCGATTAAAACTAATGTCAGAAGCAACAGGTCAAAGTATAGATTCATTCTTACAAGAGATCTCTGATAACCTAATTCTTTACGGCAATGCCTACGTAGTAAAAGCTCGTGCAAAGACGGGTGGATTACCATCTGGCGTTACAGCTGTAGGATATACAGGTAAACAACCAATTGCAGGATATTTCCCATTAGCTGCTCCAAATATCACAGTAAGTCGTGATGAAAATGGTAAGATTCTAGCTTATGAAGAAACTGCAGGTAGTGGTGGTGGAGAAGGTGTCCAGTACAAACCGGAAGACATGATTCACTTCACTTATCGAAAACCAAGTGGTCGTGCATACGGTGTACCATTCATTTTCAATGCTTTAGATGATGTTAAGTTACTTCGCCAAATTGAAGAGAACGTAGCAAGATTAATTTACCGCAACCTATTCCCTCTATATTTATACAAAGTCGGTATCGATAAACCGGGCTTTGAAGCAACAGATGAAGAAATCGAGACACTTCGAGAAGAAATCCGTAACATTCCTGTAGATGGAGCTTTAGTTGTTCCAGAGCGTCACAATATTGAAGTAGTTGGTTCACAAGGACAAGCTATTGATGCAAATGGATACTTAAAGTATTTCCGTCAACGTGTATTCTCCGGATTAGGAGTAAGTGACACGATCATGGGTATTTCGGATACCGCTAATAAATCCACATCTGATAACCAATCCTCAGATTTAAATGACTCCGTGAAAGACTTCCAAAAAACATTCGCTGATATTGCTAAGTTCTCAATTATCAATGAGCTTCTTTTTGAAGGTGGGTTTGATCCTATTTTAAATCCAGATGATGAAGTGGACTTTGTATTCCACGAGATTGAGTTCGATGCAAAAATCAAACGCGAAAATCATGTCGTTCAATTGTTCATGCAAAACACAATTACGTTTGAAGAAATGCGTCAGTTACTTGGTAAAGACATAACAGTAGATGAATCTCGTCTTTATGGAAATATGTTTAGCGCAGCAACTAGTGCTTCTGCAGATAGTGAAGGTGCTGCTAATCAGGGTAACAACAAAGACCAACCAGAAAATCAACATGGTAAGCAGACAAGCCCAGGTAAGCCCAAAACATCTGAGACAAGAAACAAGAGTGTTTCAGTTTCAGAAAACACAAAATTGACCGAGGCTGCTCAACTGGTTAACTTGTCTGAGTCATTACAAGTTGGTTCATTCACTGAAAAGATGGAGAAATACTGGTCTGATGCAATGGAAGATGTCCAAGATAGAGTTTCTAATCAACAGGACACTGAAACCATAAATGCATTTACTACTGGTCTTATTACTCGACTATTCCACGAAAAGGCTCGTCCATTTGTAGAGCGTTCATTCCTATACGGATTCCAAGAAGGATTAAACCAAATGGGAAATCAGTTAACGAAATTACAGCCGGGCGATGTAGAGATCGCGGTAGAGAAACATAGCCAATCATTTAAGAAGTTAACACAGGATATTACAACTTCTGTATCAGCTTGTTATGAGAAAGACACTCCAGTCGCTCATGTCAACCACGCATTCACGGCTAACCGTTACCGAATAGGATTTATCGCGAAACGAATTGCTTATGAAGCTTATAACTATGGGGTTGCACTAGCAGCGGAGAGAGCCAAGAAAGACATGGTTTATGTTAAACATAAACCTAATTGTTGCAAGACATGCTTATCCGCTCCTGCTGAAATCCCCTTAACTGATGGTTGGAGAACACAAATACCACCTCATCATACCAACTGCGAATGCACAATCGTAATTACAAACAAGGAGGTCATCTAAGATGAACATTTTAAAATGGAAGGGCCTTGATATAGACCCTAAGGAAATTCATGAATCTGTAACTACGAAAGCTCAAATCTCTCAAATTGATACAACATTCAATGAATCTACTAGCGAAAGTGGAATTACTGTTCTTTATCCAAAGATTGAAGCAATCCATGAAGGACGAACTCGTAACTTTAACCGCTATACTGCAGAAAAACTAAAAGGAAACCATGAATTAAAAAGTGGTGTTTATAGTTGGACGCAACCTTTCCCCAAACCGGTTATCCACAATCACGACGTTAATACAGAAGCTACTGGTCGTGTTTACTCCGCTTCATTCACTGAATACACTTCAGCTGGTCGCCCCGGCATTATCGTAACTCCTAAAATCACTCAAGAAAAAGCAATCAAAGATATCTTAGAAGGTCGTTTACTAACTGTATCTATCGGTGCAACTACAAATGCTGCAGTATGTACAGTTTGTGGAACAGACATCATCAACGAAGGTTGGTGTGGTCATATGCGTGGAGAACAGTATGACGGCAATGTATGTGAATGGGTTGCTGGTGACTTATTCTTCGACGAATTAAGTTGGGTAAACGTACCTGCTGATTCTGATGCAATGATTACAACGAATGGATTAACTAACAACACAATGTCTACTGGTGAAGGTGTTACAGATACAGGTGGAGGAATCATCGTAACAGGGACAGTTGAGGGCGCCAAGATCGATACTTCGACTTCAACGTTGACTCCTGATTCTGGAGTGGTTAAAAGTGTAAGTGAATCAAATGAAAAGGAGGAAAACATAGTGACGCAAGAGGACAAAAATGTTGTAACAGAGCCAGTGGTAGAAGAAGCTGCTCCAGTTACAGAAGAGAAAGATGAAGCTACTCAAGAAGCAACTACAGAAGAAACTGTTGTAGAAGAGACAGTAGAAGAAGCAACTCAAGAAGTTACAGAAGAAGAAACTCCAGCTACGACTGTTGAAGAAACGCCAGTAGTTGAAGAGCCAGTTGTAACAGAACAAGAAGAAACTCAATCTGCTGAACTTACTCAAGTTCAAGAAGAGTTAGCTGAAGCTAAAAATACGATTGAAGAACTGACAAGTGCAAATGAGAAACTTGCAAAAGATCTTCATGAATCTACTGTTGGTTTCCTAGTTGATCTACGCGTGGCAGTAGGTAAAGAATCTAGCCGCGAAGAAGCAACTGCAAAATTTGCTGCTCGTTCTATCGAGTCCTTACGTGATTCTATCTCTGACATTCTAGCAGAAAAACCATCTATTCAGACGAGTCGTACTGTTGAACGTGTAGAGAAACCAGTTGGAAAAGTTGTTACTGAAAGTAAAACGTTGGCAACTGAATCAGTAAAGGTTACAAGTAATGAAGAAGCAATTATTCGTCTATTAACTGGACGCAGATAAAACCCCCAAATAACAAGGAGGCACATTCAAAATGGCACAATTCCCAAATGTGAATGGTTCTTACAAATTCAAAGGTAAGACACATACTAACTTAGTAATCTCTGAAGGTATGGCTCCGGCGGAAGATTTAATTATCTCTCGTACTAACGGTGCAGAAACTTTCATCTATGAGTACGGCCCAGAGGGTAACCAAACGGTGGTACTTGCAAAAGGTAAAATCGTTGAACTAGTTGGCGCTGAGTATGATCCTGAGACAGGTCATCAAAAAACAGCTGTTAAACAAGCAACAGATGCAGCTGAAAAAATCGCTGGTGTAAACTTACACAACGTTTATTCTCGTCGTCGTGATGGTATGGTTTCTACTTTAACAAAACCAACTGTTATCACTCGTAACTATGTTGAGGTTCCTTTATTCGAAACTGATGGTACTGCTGATTTAGCTGCTGCTCAAGTACTTGCAAAAGCAATGAAATTCGGTGCTGCTGTTTCTGAAAAGAAACAAGACGCTACAAAATTAATGCCTGGTGACCGCGTTGTTTCTGACAAAGACGGTAACTTCCGTAAATACGTTAAAGGCACAGATGCTCCAGAAGCTATCGTTGGACAAGTTTGGGCGAAAGAAACTGAACTTCCACCAGCTGGATTCCTTCAATACTACTCAGAATTAGTTAACCCTGAAATGGAAGCATTCTTAAAACAAATGTCTCACGCTCCATCTCCAGGTGCTCCTGGTACAGGCGTAGGCGCATTCCCTTATGGAACTTCTTACACTGAAAAAGGTTGGAAGCCTGAATTCGAAAAAATGTTAGGTGCTAAAGGCTTAACTGGAATTCCATTCTTAACTGACGGATTCTTCCGCGCTCAAGAAACTCGTAACTTCGCTGTTGCTACTGGTACTGCTGGTGCAATGACAATGAACGATAACGTTGAAGCTGTTCGTGGTGCAGAAGGTACTACTTTCGTTGCTACAGATAACAAGGTAGTAGTTGGTGCAGGAGTTAAAAACGCTGCTGTATTCATCAAATTAAAACAAAAAATCGATACTACTAAACTAGCTGACGTAGCTGCTCAAATCGATGGTAAAGCAGTAAATGCTAACGACATGCATGTTGATGTTACTCACAACACTGTTGTTATCTACTTACCAATCAACGAAACTGATGCAGCTGTAGAACACACTGGTTTAACTTTAACAGTACCAATGGTAGTTGATCCAATCGCTGGAATTCCTACTGCTTGGGACCACAAAGGTTCTGTTGGTGCAGTACGTATTTTACTTCAAAAATAATCATCTTCGAAATACCCCTCACTTATTCTTCTAAACATGTAATCTCCTAAACAAATAACCTAATAGTTTAAACTTTACGGTCCTGAGATCAACAGCTTAAAAGATAAGTAGACACAATTCCCATTTAAGGTGGGGGCTGGAAAGTCTATAATCCCCCACTTTAAATTTTACCCACAAACACTCAGGAGGATACATATATCATGGAAAACACTCAAAATATTGAACTTCATGAGAAGTACACAAAAATGATGGCATATGCAGGAAAAGTACCTGCTAAGCAACGCGTACAAGTAAGTGAAGCATTAACATCGGCTGATGCAAACATTTTAATCCCGAAAGTAATCTCTACAGTAGTATTAGAAGCTGCTGAACCTTTAACATTAGTTTCTAACCTATTCCAAAAGGTTACATTAAATGAAGGACGTTCAATGGAATTCATCCACTTCGGAGCAATTCGCGCATTCGAAATTGGAGAAGGACAAGAATATCCAAACCAAGCACTAGACTTAGCTCAAGGCGGAATTGGTTCTGTAGATGTTAAAGTTAAGAAATACGGTTTAAAAATCGCTATTACTGACGAAATGATTTCAGACTCACAATGGGATGTAATCGGATTACACCTTCGCGCTGCTGGTCGTGCAATGGCTGCTAAGAAAGAAGAAATTTGCTTCAACGAGTTTAAGAAAACTGGTCACGTAGTATACGATGCTGATTTATTCCCAGCTGGTACTGACGGACACCCTACAGGTCGTGGATTCGATGGCGAACTTAACGGTACATTATCTGCTGAAGATATCATCGACATGGCTGTATCAATCATGAGCGCAGGCTACACTCCTACAACAATCATCATGCACCCTCTTTGCTGGTCTCTATTTGCTAAGAACGCTGCTCTAGAAGGCACAAGCGTTGCTGCATTTGGACAAGGCACTTCAAACTTTGACCCTCGTACATTCAACACTTCAAACGCTTTAGGCTTAGAAGTAGTATTCTCTCCATTCGTTCCTTTCGATCAAGCTAACAAGAAATTCGATTTCTTCCTAGTAGACAAAAACAACGTTGGTGTAATGCTAGTTAAAGACGAGATCTCTACAGAGCAATTCGATGATCCAACTCGTGACATCCAATCTCTAAAATTACGTGAGCGTTATGGCGTAGGCGTACTAAACGGCGGAAAAGCAATCGCTGTTGCTAAAAACATCAAGTTCGCTAAAACTTACCCAGCTCCAACTCGTAGCTTTGCTGATATGCCTTTACCATCTGATATGACAGATGCTACAAAACGTAAAGCACATGACGTTATCTAATTAAATAACAATTATGTTCCTACGGAGCTCCTACAGTTGATGTAGGGGCTTCTTTTATAGGATAAACCAAAACACAGAACCGAAAGGATGACTTATTCATGACAGAATTAAAAGTATTTGTATCTCCGCATTTTTCAGAAGAGGAATTTGAAGACACAGTTAGTGGTCTTACATTTAAAAAAGGTCGCTCAATCAATGTTCACTCAATTGATATTGCAGAAAACAAACTATCTGGTATCCAATCTGCTTTACGTAAGAACATCTTACTTCCTTATGATAAACAAACTCTTGAATTTGTTAATGGTAAAAACATTGCTAAGGACGAAGAAGTAGTTAAACCAGAAGTAGTTGAACCGGCAGAGAAAGAAGAAGTTGTTGTTGAAGCAGCTGAAGTTAAGCCAGTTAAGAAGACTCGTAAAAGTACTAAAAAAGAAACTGAATAAGCGAGGTGAGGTAGATGCCTTCTAATGCATATCTAGTATTGGGTGTTAATCCGGTATCAAATGAATCAAATGTAGAGCTATCTACTACAATATCAATCACGTTCGCTAAACATATCAATCTTGATACGTTAAACAATAATACGATTCGCCTAAGAAAAGTAAATGGTGATTTCGTAGAGTACACTGGGCGATATAACAACGTGAACAAAGTGTACGAAATTACTCCTAACGCTCCACTTGAACCTAATACACAGTATCAAACAATGGTAATGGGTGGGGCAAGTGGTGTTGTTTCAATCGATAACAATTACCTTCCTAGTACAAAGACATATGAGTTTGTAACTGTTCAGAAGAAGGGGATTACCGCTTTAGAGAACTTAGTATTAGCACAAGATTATTACTTTGTTTCCGCTAAGTGGGACTTACCTAATGGATTAGTGGATGGGGAAGAGATTTACTTTAATGTTCGACTATCTACATCTAACAATCCTGAAGCTTATGATTTGTGGCCAAAGAACCCACTAGAGGGTAAAACAACAAGTCTTAGCTTCACTATCCCTTATCGTTTAGAAACAGAGAAGAATTATTATGTACATGTTCAAGGTGTTACAGGTAATAAGGAAACAGCTTGGTTAACAAGTCAGATTTATATCGAGAAAAGAGGAGAACAACCCGTAACTCCACCAGTTGTAGAACCACCAACTACAGGTGAAGGTGGAGGAAGCGGTGGGGGAGGGACAATAGTTGGTCAGTTATCTATTGTCGATCATTTCCCTCAAACAGGAGAGTTACAAAAACCTTCGGAAGTAGTTGTTGTGTTTACAGATACTATTGCTAGTAGCTTATTCGGTGAAGACCAACCCGAAACAAACCCTTTATTCTACGTTGTAGAAGCTCCATACAAACAACAGCTTTCTTTAATTGATATGAGAGGTGCATATAGCCCTAATAAGGCTATAAAGGGTCGTATAAGCCTAGATGAAGAGAATGCTAATGTATTAGTCTTTACACCTGCAGAAGGCCCTACAGTCTTTAGACAGGGCAAGGAATATACAGTAGTAGTTTCTAAGAATCTAAAGGGCGAAAACACTTTACCTACTGGAATGACTTATACATTTAGTTTTGTAGGTACCCCAGAACATCTACATGGTGACATCACTCAAATCAGAGAAGTGTTGAAACAATTTGGATTAAATCCATCAACTCGATTCCTTCAATCACTAATGAGAAAGTACAGTCAGTTTGCATGTGATATATGGTTTGAATCACCAGCATTTGATGAAGAACTTCATAAAGATGGTGACGCGCCTTATTACATTAATGAATATGTAAACACGCAAGTAACTATCGACTCATTACTAAGTGGAGGAAGTGCTGTTTCTTCAAGTGGTGATGAGAGCATTAAGTTAGGTGACTTGTCTGTAACGAAGAAAGCAGGAAGCTCAAGCTCAAACAATGTGTCTTCTATGATTAGAAAATTACAAGGAGCATTAAAGCCTTGGGAAGATCTTATTCATGGCCATCACAATAGAGGATATGCAAAACCAGGTAATGCAGTAAAAGGTGAATCAGTATCACCATATCCTGATTTCGTAACAAGAACTACACTAAAAGACTTCGATAAGTAGGTGAATAGATAATGAGAGTAAGTTTCGACCTATCTAATGAATTCAAAAAAATCTTGGAAGAGTACGGTCATGACGTACTAGTTCTTAGACAAGATAAGAAGCTTTTATGTTCTTGTTATAACGAAGTAACCCAAGAGGCAGATCGTAATTGTCCGATTTGTCTCGGACTGGGTTATTCTTTCATTGCTGAAAGGCATACAACAAGAGCCGAAACGATTGCTTTAGAACCACAGTTGGCAGGACTCTTAAAGGAAAATCCTATTGGAGATGTATTAACAGGAGGTAGAAAGTATTACTTCCAACCAAACATGATAGCTAACGAAAAAGACTTGATTGTAGAAGTGGATTGGGATAATTTCGGACGACCTTCTTATAAAGATGAAGGTATATGGAAAATCACAAACGTAGACCACACTCAGGATCTTGGAGAAGGAAAAACAATTTACAAGGTCTACTATGCTACTGTACAACCTGTAAGAAGTAAAATACGTGGCATTCGCATTTCAGAAATAAACGGCGTTAAACAATACAATATTTTATTGGAGGGGTAAGAATGTATAAATACAATCAACTTATCTTCCCTTCTCACATGGAAAAGAATACTCGCTTTCTAGTGTTAGCGGGTTTTTCTTTTAATGGGCCAGTAGGGACACCTTTTATTATACGAGAGAATACAGACCCATCTTATATTCTTGGTGATTGTCGTCTAACGGAAAACGTAAGAATGGCAAGAAAGTATGGGATTACACCACTAATCCTACGATTAAATGGAACACATGGGGAATGTGTAGTTAATCATGATGAATTAAACACTCCGGCACTTCGATTTAAAACATTAGAAGCAACGGATGAATCAAACAATATCAGTATTCACTTATTCCCAACTCATATGGTGGTTAAAGGTATAAATAATAGTTACTCTTATTTATTTGCTGATTATAAAGGCTTAGATGAATTAGCTTTTGCAATCAAACAAGATCTCTATTTTAAGGCAGGGGAAGTGGACGTAGAAGTCGTTAATCAGGTTCCTGTAGCAGGATTATGTTTGGCAGAAAGACACGTTCGATTTACAGGCGCGGACGATGGATTCCATTATGTAAGTAATCATGATGATTCAGACTCAGACGATAAGCTCCAAATGCAGTTACAACTATTAAGAGATAGTTTAATTGATGAAGATGGAAGCGAATTGTACTTTACAGGCGAACTAAGTAGCTTTCAAATAGATACACTTCTATTCACAGACATTCCTTACGAAAAAGCATCTGCTGAACTAACCTCTATATTTGGAGAATTTGCTAAGACGAAAACAAGTGAACAATCTATTTTCTGTTCAGCTGTTTTATGCTCCGACTTGTTCTCAGAAAGTCGTTATGGAGTGACAGGTGAAGATACATATGAACCTCAGATACAAACACTTCTAGAAAAGGCTTCTATTAATAAGGAAGAAAGTCATCACTTAGAACATGTAGAAGTTGTAGTTGGTGTACAGGATTCAGAAAATCCTAAGTACTTATCTATGCCAGCCGCAGCAACTTACGCTTGTATGCGATACAAACTACCTAATTTCCACAATTCAGCCACTAATAAGCAGCTACTGTATATAAATACGTTACAAAGTAGGGAACTCAAAAAGGTTGAAGTTGCTAAATTAACAAGTAGTGGTTATATATGTATCGTACCATCAATTAAAAAAGGATTTGTTCCTTTTTCCTCAAAAAATCTTTACCCTCAAAACACACTCTATTCAAAACCTCATTACCTTCGAAGTATAAGTTACGATGTTAACCGAATCGCTGGATTCTTCAATCAATACATTGGAGAGCCATTCAGCTTCGTATTGCTTCAATCCATCATCACACAAGTTGATGCCTTCATCGATAATCTTTCAGAAGATCATCCAATCTACAGAAATATAAAAATGGAAGTCTTAGATTATGACCAAGTGAATCTTACTCTATCAATCTCATTTGAGTTGTATGGAGAAATTGAATCGGTTAAAACTTCCTTTACTTATGTTCCATCAAGTGAGGTGAATGTTTCATGGTAGTAGAAATCAATAAGCCGACTCAAGCAAATGGTTCTATGGACTATGAAGACATGACAAAGACAATCAAGTATTTATTAGATGCCGCATGGGGTCCTAAATGGGGAAGTTTTATTCCCGACGGACCAAATGTAACAGATGACAAGCATGTAGAATATCCAATCATCGTTCATTATCTTAGCGTAATGCAACCGGGTTTAATCGGTAAAAACACCAGAGAAATTAAACCACGTCAACGTTACCTTGCTTTTAATGAGGATTCTAACGGAACTCTACCACCAGCAACTAAGATTTATGGACAGGTATTTGATGCAGAGATTGTTTTTGAGATTTGGGAAGAAACCAATGCGCGAGTGGACAAGCTCACAAAAGAGTTTCGTCAGACACTTGCAACATACACGGGATTCCTTAAAGAGAAGGGGCTTAAAGAACTACAATTCGTAAGGATGGAAACAGACTTATCTAAAGCAAATATACGTGATGCGAGCAAGACTCGTAGACTTGTTTATTTTGCTAAGTTTGAAGAATTAACAGAAGTCCCTGTAGATATCTTCCGTGTGATAGATGTCGTAGAGAAGAGACTCCAAGAAGCAACAAACACTCAACTGGGTGAATAGCGCTCGGCGCTTTTCAAATACAACAAAATAAAGAGGGGGCAAACCTATGCTTTACGAAAATCTTCCTGGTATTAATGTCACGCTTAAAGATGGTGGCTTAATTATCCCAGAACGAGGCGGATCAGAGTCGATCCTAATCATCGCTCCATCTCTTGCGAAAGATGCTCCTGAAGAACCAGTATTAATCCGTAGTTCATCTGAACTTGTGCAAGCTGGATTCGGTGATTTCTATGTAGCAGGAGAAATTAACCCGATTGCTGCAGAGTGGAAAGCTGCTACTGATGGCGGAGCTAGAATGGTATACCTAGTAGCTCTTAAAGAAATCAGCACAGAGCGCGCTACTGAACTTGAGCAATTTGCAATCGATGCTTATGTAGCTGCAGGACACACTTCAGAAGAAGCGCAAGCTAAGTTTAAAAACGTTTTAGTGGGTACTACAGAAGCAGTTCGTATCCGTCGTAAGTTTATCTATTTCTATGACTTACTAATGAGCGACTTACTTGATTTCACTGTAGATCACGTAGTTCTTAAAGGAGTTACGCTTGAGGACGAAGCAACTAACCTAGTTGGTGATTTCTTCCCAGAAGTTCAAAACTCTGAAGACTTCCCTTACATCAGTGGAATGGTTACTTCTTCTTATGTAATGGAATCCAATTCTATTGTTTATCCAGTAGAAATTACAACTGGAACTAACGATAAGCTAGTAGTAAAAGTTGATGGAAAAGATGTAACGTTTACGCTTCCTGCAAAAACTTACAACGGCAGCACACTAACTATTAGTGACTTAGTAAAAGACTTAAAAGCTGTTATCGATGCAGATCCAACTGGTATCAAAGCTAACGTAAGAGAAGACAGTGGTAAAATCGTTCTTTACTTCGATGCTCCTGCTTCTGTACAAGCTGGTACAACAGCTACTGGTCTTCAATTAAGTAATCAAGTAGCAACATGGCAAAAAACTAGCTTTGGTGTAATCCACCGCGGTTCATTCGCTCAAACAGTTGCTGATTATTGTTCTATGAAGACTTTAATGAAGTCAGCTGCTATCGGATATATCGGTGTTAAATCTCCAGTAGATACGAAAGTTTCTACAATCCGCAAATATGTGGACGAGCTAGCTAAGCTTGACACAGAAATCTCTCCTTACCTTCAAGTAGTAGGGTCTGAAGTTGGAGTAATCATGCCAACAACAAACTCAATGCACTATGTAAATGGTGCGACTCACTACGCTGCATTACTTTCAACTCTTCGAAAAGAAAGTGCTCCTACAAACAAACCAATCAAAGGTGTTAAAGCTATCCGCTTTGACTACTCTCTTCGCCAACTTTCTAAACTGACTAGCAAGAAAATCGTTACATTCCGCTTGAAAGATTCAACTCAACTAGTTGTTACAGATGGAATCACAACTGCTCCATCTATCTTTATGGCTGGAAAAGTACGCGAAAGTGACTTCGCTCGCTTATCTACTCTTCGCATTACACAACTAGCAATCCAAGTTGTTCGTGAAGCAGTAGAACCATTCATTGGTGAAGCGAACGAAATGCCACAGTACAACGCAATGAACACTGCTATCAAGTCAGCATTAGAAAAAATCCGCGAAGCAGGCGCTATCCAAGGATACAAATTCTCAATAGGTAATCTTGGAGTTTACTTAGATGAAGCAACAGTTAATTTAGAAATCATCCCGGCATTTGAATTACGTCGTGTAGAAATTCAAGTTAACTTAGCTCCTCCTGAGTACATGCTGCAAAGCCTTGGCCAATAAGAACCATTGATAAGAAGAGGGGAATCAACGCCCCTCTCTTACATAAAAGAATAACAGGAGGTTACTAACCTATGAGTACAACAGCTTCTCGCTATAGCAAAACATTCACTACTTACGGTGGATCAGACATCGTATGTACATTTAATGGACAGGTAGTTGGTCAATTACAAGCTATTACTTACTCAGTTACTCGTGAAAAAGGTCCTGTGTATGTAATGGGTGACCCAAACCCAAAATCTTTCTCTCGTGGTAAACGTGGTATCGCAGGAAGTTTAGTATTTACTATCTTCGACCGTGATGCACTGTTCAACCTTAAACAACAAGCTACTGTTCACCGTCATGGTTTAAACCAAACGGATGCACTTGCTAGTAGCACTACTCAAGTTTTAGATGTAGATGCAAACGCTGCAGCTTTAACTCAACGTAATGACCTTGTACAAGGATGGCAGACAAAACGTAAAGCCAACTTCATCGACGAAATCCCTCCATTTGATATCACTATCAACTTCCTTAACGAATATGGACAAGCTAGTAAAATGGAAATCTACGGTGTAGAGATTCTTAATGAAGGAATGGGCTTAAGTGTTGATGACAACACTACAGAAAAAGCTTGTACTTTCATCGCTCGTAACATCGTTGAGATGCGTCCACAAGATGATTGGGAAGTAGAATAATAACAACTAAAGAGGTGCTTCGGCATCTCTTTTTTGTATTTGGTAGCAAAATTATTTTCGAGTGGTTATGTTCCGTTTATAGAAAATAGAAAGGCAGGTGTCTTCATGACAAGTAAATACCAGAAGACTTATACGAGCTTTGCAGGTACGGATATTGTTGCTGTTGTAACTCCCGAAGGCGGTAAGTCTGTAGTATTAGGTCAATTACAGACAATCTCTTATTCTGTATTTAGACCAACAGCTCCAGTGTATGCCTTAGGACAGATTGCAGCTAAAGGTGTTGTGCGTGGGGCAAGAACGGTGGCAGGAAGTCTAATCTTCACTGTATTTGACCGTCACGTTTTATATGAAATCATGAGAGAACATAATAACAATTCAGGTAATTGTCCTATTAATAAAAGTGATGAACTTCCACCATTCGATATAACGATTAACTTTATGAATGAGTATGGACAGTCTTCAAGATTAGTAATCTATGGGGTATATCTTATCTCAGAAGGACAAACGATGTCGGTTGAAGACATGATTACGGAAAATACAATGGAGTTCATTGCTTTAGATATAGACACAATGAAACCAGATGTTTTTGATGAAGGGTGGTAAGAAGTATGAGTGATGGAGCTTACACACCGACAGGTCAATCTAAAAAGGGTTATGCAAATTATTACTCAGGAACAGATATTAGAATCTATTTCGGAGACAACTGGATAGATGAAATTGTAGAGATTGAATGGACAATGCAAGAACAACTAGCACCAATCTACGGATTTGCTTCATATACATGGGATAAGGTAGCTAGGGGAAATCGTTTTGTTCAGGGTTCTTTTTCTATTAACTTCAAAGAAGCTGGTTATTTACAAACCGTACTTAATAGTTTAAGTTCTGAAATGACAGACGAACAAGAGTGGTTCAACCTAGCAGAATTTAACGGTGATGGTGGACAGAGTGCCCACAAAAACACGAAGGTTGAAGATCTGATAGATAATTTTCAGGCTTTAGCAGATGATTACGAAAATGCACTGTGGGGAACAAACTCTAACTCTTCTAAGTTAATAGATAGTCGTAAAACTGATACATTCTTTTATAGCACAAATGAAAATGCAAAAAACAAGGCTTTAAAGGAACATGGTTTCAACATTCTATTAACTTACGGGAATAATCCTTGTGCTGTTAGAGGAGCAGGAAGCTATAAGACCGCTCAAACAATCGTTGGGGTACAACTAACAGGTGTTTCACAAAGAGTTGATCCATCTGGAAACCCTATTTCTGAAGTATATACTTTCATTGCAAAAGATATCTCAGGAAATGTACAAAAAGCGTACTAGGTTAATTACAAGGTTTACATAATAAGATTATAGTAACCTTTAAATTTTTATATTTATGAGAGAAAGAGGAGGAAACACAATGGCAAAACGTGTTGAAAAAGAAGAAGTTTTTACAGAAGATACGCAAGAAGAAACTCCGGTTGTTAAAGTAGGAGACAAATTTGATGAAGATGATGTTTCAAAAGCGGAACAAGAAATCTTCCCAGGTGGTCCAACTTATAACGAACTAGAAAAATGGAAGTCTATGTATGCAGGAGAAGTATACTTGACTGAATTCGATGATGAAAACATTTTTGTATGGCGACCAATTAAGCGTAAAGAGTACAAAGATGTTGCTAAAATCCCAAATGCAGATAACTTCTATAAAGAGGAACGTATCTGTGAGAAAGCAGTTCTTTTCCCTGCTAACTACGGTTTCATGCAAATGACAAATGGTAAAGCTGGTATTCCGACACTATTACACGAATTAGTATTAGAGAAGTCAGGATTCGCAGCTAAAACAGGCGCAATGCGCTTAAGCTAAAAGCTAAGGAGGCGTAATATCGCCTCCTATTTTTATTGTAGGGAGGAAACAACATGTTAATCGATCCTAATTTATTGAATGACAAGGTAGAAGAATTACCTATTGAATTTGAAACATATGAAGAAGTATACTTCAAAGAGCAATTGCGTGTTTGGCATGAGGAACACGGACATATCTTTATGCAAGAAATAAGCGACGTACTATTTTTCTTCCGTGCATTAAGCAAAGAAGAACTAAAGATTGCACAGGAAGTATACAACGATGAATATGAACGAACGGAATACATTTGTAAAACTTGCGTTATCGAACCAATTATTGAAGATTACTCGTTAGATATTTTTGCAGGTGTACCAGAGGTTCTTTGTCGTTCTATTTTAGAAGAATCGGGATATACAAAGGCACAAAAAGTTAAGATCATGATAGCTAGATGGGAAAAACATATGGAGGATTCAGAAAACCAACTTCCATTAGTAATAAAAGAAGCATTTCAAGATATCCCATTAAGCGAAATAGAATCATGGCCAATGGCTAAAACAGCAGAGTATTATGTTAAAGCTAAATGGTTACTAGAAAATCTACGTGGATTACAATTAGTGAATGAAGCAGATATGCAACAACAGCAACAGTAAGGTGGTGAATAAGTATGGCTGATAAACGCTATACGGGTGAAGAGAAAGAGAAGAGTCATCTGCTTAGTAATATAGCAAAAACAGGTTCCCTTATCGGTGGAGGAGTAATGGCTTACCGTAACCGAGCAATGATAGGTAAAGCTATGTCTGATTTATCTAGTAATGCAGCGGTCACTGGAAGTAGGGTATTAAGTAAGGATGGACATGCATACAGTGCTTTATCCGATGCTAAAGTATTTATGAAAGGAATATCAGACGCTCTTGGTGACAACCCATCTGTTATTAGAACATTACGTGGTGGGTTCGATAGTAATATACAGGAGAAAATGCATAAAAACTTCGAAGCTTCTGTCCGTAACAGTATCAAGAAGAGACAAATGCTTACGAATCGCCCAGGTCAAAATAATACAGAATTCGTTAGTCGTTACTATAAAGAATTCCACAAAAGAAACATGGGTGGTCTGAATAAGTTTGAATATGCTGCTACTCAATCATTCCGTCAAAATAAAATCCTTGAAAACCTACGAAAACAATCCTCTATTAAAAACAATGGTGGGGACAAGATTCTTAATGCTCTTACCCATTACCACAATCAAAATAAAGGTATTTTCAACAGTCCTGCTGATCACGTTGATGACTTCATAAAGCAACTTGAGGATGGGAAGTACGCTCATAAGGTTAAATTCCAAGATGATTCACAACGAAATGCATTTCAGAAACAAATGCTTCAGACTCTTGAACAGTATAAAGATACTAAAAAAGTATTTGAAGGGAATAAAGGCTCAATCCTATCTCAAGCGAAAGCGATGGAGACTGCTTCTGCTTATGGTTTCATTCAAGATGCACTCAAGCAAACTGATGTATTAAGTACTCAATTTAAGAAAAAAGGGTTTAATCATACTACGTTAAAAGATGCTGAGAAGTTTGACATAGCTACTAAACGTAAATATGGATTAATTGTTGATGATATTGATGAAAAAGGAAATGAAAAGTCTATTGATGTTACTAAGGAGTTAAGAAAATTCTTAGACAACAACAAGCATAATGACGATTTAAATGCACTGTTAGGTAAAAAGGGAATATCTTTTAACTTTGAAGATATGATTCTTGATAAGAATTTATACACTCATGCAAAAACAGGTGAGATGATAGATAACCGACATTTAAAATCCGGTGCTGTTAGTGCAATAGATTCTTTCCAAGAAAGTGTTAAGGTTCCGTTCCTTAATATTAACCCGGTTGATTTAACACCTTGGCAAGCATTCCGTTCTGGTCAAGCAAAAGAGGGGCTTCAAGTATTAGGTGCTGGACAGGTTCATGGTTTTGTAAGGAACTTAGGCGAGCAATCTTTTGATGGGGTAGCTAAAGCAACTCAAGAAGGAGCTATCCGAAACCCTCTAAAGAATAGTGATCATTTCTATACTGGTGGAAATGTTTTTCGTTATACAGAAACAGGTGGGCTAGATTTAGTTGATGAAGGCCTGTACTTAGCTCCATCACAATTTGGTGCATTCTCACGTATGCATAAAAACATGACTAACTACAGTGAGAAAGATGTAATAGACGAACGCGGATGGGTTAAGAAACTATTCGATGTTGGATATCAGGAAAATGAAAGCCGAGCAGAAACATACAGAAAAGCATGGGATAAGCTTGCAGATCCAATGTACGGACCAAATGCATTAAGAGGTTTAGTATATGATTTACATACCTCTAAAGAAAACCAGTCAGATATGATTCGTGATGTTTACAATGTAATGCGTGTTGGTATGGATAAGAGCGCAACAAGTCTTACTCGTGAAGCTACAGAAGTTCTTTCTCCTCACGTAAACAAGTTATTCGATCATATCAAAGTAAATGGAGAAGCCTTCGACTTTGCTAGATTAACTGATGACGACTATGTAAAAGATGCAGCTCTTGTATTTAATAAAGAACTTAAAAATCAATCATCTAACATAGGAATGTACAAGTCTCATACTCGTTCTGTATACAATGAAGACTTGTCAGGTAGGGATGCTTTAAAACATTATGAGGATCCATCTGTTAAAGAATTAGGAAGATGGACGCAGAAATACATCAATGACCCTGAAGGATTTAATTCCTCAAGGGAAGCAGCAGTCGATAAAAACCTACCATCTTTAATGGAATTTATGGTTCCTACATTTGGTGATGATGCAGCACTTATTCCTGCAACTGAAAAACTTCGACGTTCATTCCATCAATATGCTTTAAGGGCATTAGATAATGAAGCAGGAGACTTTGCTCCGGATGTCGTTAAAAATGGAGCAAGAAAAAGAAGTTCTCTTGCGTATTTAATCGATGCAAGAAACAAAGGTATTCTATCTGAATCAGATGTAAAGAATGCGAAGGACTTAGAAACATTAACTGACATTTTAGGTTATGACAATATCCACAATATTGATGCAAGACCTCGTGAAGCGAAGACATTCCTTGAGGATGTAATGAACATCCATAAAGGCGATGTTGGTTATGACGATACTAAGCTAATGTTTGAAAGCGGCGGAGTTAGTCTAAATGGCTTTGGTCAAGACCTTCAAGAAGGTATTTTGCGTGCTCAACCTATTACAGGTAGGGCCCCAGAAGCAGGAAAACCTTCTCCTAACGGTGCAGACTTCATCATCATGCGTAAAAGTGGATTAGGTAAAGCTGGTAAGGAAATCGTATCAGAGTTAAACATAAACAACCTAAAAAATTATGGTCCAATTGATGATGGTTGGGATCTTGCGATTAATACAGAAATGTATGCAAGAAACGCTTCCTCAACATTAGTTCAACAAGGTCTAGCAGTTTCAAAAGAGATGTTAGCAGGAAGACACATTAATGGAGATTCCTTAGAAAATGTAACTACTTCAACTGCTATTATGTACGGATTAGCAGAGCGTCTAGATAACCAGTTAGGTAACTTCGGATTGAGTTTATCTCAGAAGAATCTAGGTTCTTTCCAAAGTATTATCGGCAATCAATACTTACGTCGTATTGTTCTTCCATACGCAGCATACCAACAAGCTGTTTACTTTGATGGATTAACAGGAGATACGGTTAGTGATACAGCTGCAGATGCATACGTTAATACTCATACAACTCTTCAAAGTATTAAAGAAGGACTTGGTATTAATAAGGCATTACGTCCTTGGGCAAATGTATTTAAAAATGCAGGTGCTGACCAAGTAGGAGAATGGCTGGGAGTTAAGCAATTAGACTTCTTAACATTTGGCATGTTTAGTGATTTCCGTAGCGGTGAAGACACTAGAGAGTATTATGAATCTGGTGAAGATGCAATCCGTAAAAATAGATACTGGGGAATCGGTTCTCCTTCTCCTTGGGCTGGTGGAGGAATCGACCACTTTGAAGCCAACTGGTATCGTAAATTAAAGTCTGATTACAAATTTACAGACACTATGTATGGTAGTGAAAGTGAATATTGGGCGAATAACTGGATGCCTACCTTAACTCATCCGTTTGCTCCTATTAAACACTTCTTAACAGACCCTTATCATTATGAAAATAAACATGAATTAGACAGACCATATGCAATCACTGGTGGTTTTAGTGAACTACAAAACATTCCTATCGTAGGTAATCTTATTGATGGTACAGTTGGACGAATCCTAAAACCTCGTAAAGAACACAAGGGGTTAGAAAAAGCGCATGAAGAATACATTTCTTCTATTAACCAATACATCCAAGATAAATACAGTCCAGTTAAGGATGGTTCTTATGTAGGTATTTCTGGAACAGGTGCAGTCACGCAGTACAATATGTATGCCGATCAAGGGACAGGCGATTACTTTGGAGGTTCAGCAGCTAACTATGGTGCTGATGCTGGTATTGTTAACTACGGTAATGGAATTACACCTGCTTACAAAACAAACGTTGCTGGTGGTGGAATAGGAGGCCCTGTAGGTGATATAGGAGGCTCAGGTGGAACCGCAGTAGGTGGAAGTCTTATTGGTAGGGGCATGAGTGGTGCTACAAGAGCTCAAAACATTCTAGCTGAACAAAACTATGCACTTGCTCAAATGGGTGATGGTGTAGAAGCTGGAACAGTTAACAGCTTAATGAAACTTAGAAACATGGGGATCCCTCAGGATCTTGACAGTATTGGTCAACTTGATAATTTAACAGGTTTGCTTAAAGACGGATTCTACAGTGCATCCGAGTTAGGTGGTATCTATGGTTTCTTAACAAAAACAGGAATTGGATATGAAGAGTCATGGCGTGGAACAACACTTGCTCCATCAACATTAATGACTTCTCCAAGTCGTGCTTTTTGGGATATGAACCTTGGTGGTGCCGGTGGTGCACTATCGGAGATTGGTCGTCGTTATGTTCCTCGTGACCCTAACAAAGATTATTATTCTCCAATTCGAAATACAATGCCTGAATGGTTGCCAGGTATAGACTCATCAACAGATTTCTTACATGGTGATCCATATACGAAAATACAGAAGGGTGAAATAAGGCTTCCTGGTAAAGCATATGAAACTCTTTACAAACTTCATCCGGACGGAACTGGTTCTGGTGAATTTGCAAACTATGGTGTGTTTGACCGATTCCGTATCTTAGCAGATATCGATCCTGATAGTGAACAGTACAAAGTAGCTAAGCATCAAATCTCATTACTACGTCAATCTGGTGGTCTTACAGAAGATATGGCCAAAGAAGTTGAGGAGATTAAGCAACAGGTTCACGATAAACAGGACACATATCACTGGTACGATAAGAAGTTTTCAAATGCTGATATCCAAGAGAAGAATGTAACAATCTCTAAAGTTATCGATGCAAATACGTTCATGGTTCGAGAGTTCGATGCTCCAATTAAATTAGCTGGTATCAAATTAACACAAAAAGATAACCAAGATGTAATTGATTGGATGGGACAGTATTTAAAAGTTGGTGCGAGAGTTAAGATTGGTATTGCCGATGATCCTGTTGCACGAATGAATAATGATACATATGGCTCAATGGATGCTGTTGTGTACACGAACCAAAATGAAGAAGGTCGTTTCTGGTTTGAGACGAACAAAGGCCAGTCATTAAATGCTCTTATCGCAAACAGAACTTGGAAGAATCCAGTTCAGATTAAAGATGATGGCAGCCCAACTTCTACAAGAGCTCTTTATTCAAATGACATGGTAACTGTCGGTAAGTATACTGAAATGTTAACGCATGATATTCTCCCTAAAATACCTTTCGTCGGAATCTTAGCTGATAAGTTCTTACAGGTACGTACACCGATTGAAAGTTATAAGAGAGATCAAGTATATGGTTCAGACTGGAGACCTTGGACACAGCCATATGAAGGCTGGATTAAACCAATGGTAAATACGGTTGCTTCTCAAAACCCACTTATTGCAGGTGCAGAAATGGCAGCCATTGGTCACCTTTGGGGAAAGACAACAAAAGCTAAAGGTTTAGGACGTGTCGCTGGATTTGCTATCGGTGCCGGACTTTCTACTCTTCGTGTACTAGATGAAGGAGCAGGAAGAATTCTTCCGGGCTTAGACAACGTTTGGATTCCACAAGAACGTGAAGACGAACGAGAAATCAATCAGTACTTTGACCGTTTAAAATACGTTAAGTATCGTGGTCTTTACGAGAAAGCTAGCCAACTTGCTAAAAGTGAAGAGGGCGTAGATGTAGAAGAATTCTTTGATGCTGCAGCAGAAAAAGGGCGAAAAAACAAAGGCTTAAAACGTTACCTAACAGACAAGAAGAAAACATTGTCGTGGGCTAAAAAAATGGGTTATGGTGACACCGAAGCCGTTAAATCACAAATCCATGAACTCTCTGGCGAAATAGAAGATATTTCGTCTGCAAAAGAAGCCTATCAAGCAGGTAAGTACACATCTTTAGCTATTAAGTATCGACAAGAATATGAAGGTACTCTGTATAGTATGGGTGAAACTGGAGCCTCTGATAGAACATCGTTAATGAGAGCCTTAACACCAAAAGAGCGAGAATACATTCCACGATTCCTTGAGACGACTAGCAGTAAAGAGCGTCAAGAGATTCTAAAGTATGTTCCTGAGGACATTAAGAGAATCTTACAAGGTAGCTGGGGACTTAAAGTAGATAAGCAAGAAGACATTGAAGATTACTTTGATAGTCATTATCTGCCGAGTGAAAATTGGTCCGGATGGAACGCAAGTACAAATCTTGATGATATAAAAATCAAGGTTATGAAAAAGCAAGGTGTAAATCCAACTACTTCTGGTTATTGGAGTAAAGACCAAGCTAGAGCGGAGAAGTCAGGAGAAAAAGCAATACCAATACACTCTTTAAGTAGTTTGATCGATACAGGTCGCTTGCGTGAGGTGTTATCAGGAATGGGATTATCAGATGTAGATGTCCAATTAACAACTTCTTATGGAGAGGGACCAGGTGGAATCAATACTTCCATCGACATCATGAAAGATATGCGAAATGAAATTTTAGATGGTCTTAATGCAGGAGTACATTCCTCATTATTCTAGAATACATTAAGCGGCGTTCAGTCTTTTTAGACGGGCGCCGTTATTTATTAGGAGGGTATTATGGAAGGAATCGAAAGAGTACCTATAAAAAACAGGGCATTAACACCTGCTTATGAATCTGCTGATGGTTCAAGCAAGATCAAACTGGAGAACGCAGCAGAACGTACAGCTGCTGAATATAGACAAAGCGCAATAGCTCAAACATATAACGAATTAACAAAAGACAATCGTATTAGTTCATTAGGCATTTGGGAGTCAGCTCGTACTCCAAATAGTTTTAATGTTAATGCTCAACAAGCATTGAATCCTTTTATGAATTTAAAAGGTAACGACAACGTATTGTTCTTTGATATAGAAGCAATCGGTACACCTGAACACATGAGAAGTAATAAAGGTCTAGATCTATTTGCTATGACTGAGTTATCTTTTGGTGGAACTAAGTTTAACGGGAAAGACTTTGTTAAAAATAAAGGTTCTATCGTATCGATGGCAGTTGCTCCAGGAAAAGATGAATATGCTCGATTAAAGCAACAAATCAATAGATTAAAACAAAATCCGATGATGGCAGTTTCACAGGATATGCACCGTACATTATTAGACTTAGCTAAGTACTCTGATGCAAATAAATTCAAGAGTGCTACAAGTAACGGTAAAGCTTATATGTCATTATTAGGGCATTCTCGTGTCCCTTCTGCAGGTACAGCTTTTACAAGAAATACAATAGACGAAATCGAGAGAGGTCTTAACAACCTTTACCACAAAGGAACAAAGGTTGAAGATGCACTATCTATTTTCCAGAATCATATCAAATCTACGAATTCAAAGTTAGGTGGATACAACATTCATCACTATGACTTACCAGCTATTATTGGTGCTGCAGGAAATAAAAGTACAAAAGAATTCTTTAGAAGTGTGGCAAAGGATTCATTAGATTTTTATCACGGATATTCTGCTACTGCTAAAGATCCTTATTCATTAACAGGTTCAAGTTTACGCCAAGAACATATCCACCAATCTTTATTAAGCAAGAAAAAGATTAAAGCTAATCAATCTTCTTATTTATATCACTTAGCAAAAGACGATATCCAAGCGAATATTGAAATTGCAGGATTCACCCACAATAAAATCAAATCATTCATTCAAGAAGCGAAGAAATCTCCAGCTTACGCCCTTAACCCTTCTACATTAAAAACAGAAATCCTAAAAGCAGGACAAGACGTATTCTCTTATCAAAGTGGTTATTTTGACAAAGAGAAGCACAAGTACAATCTTGTAGGAACGGTTGATGGAGATGGAAAGATGAGTCCTCGATGGGCAAACTTAAATACATCTCTTCCTTCAAATGAAAATTTTACAATTAAAGAATTCTTACAAGACGTAGCACTACCAGGAACAAAGAAGAAAGGATTCGGTGCAAGACTTGATTCTAAAGATATAAAGGGTAAAAGCATCTTATTAATGTCTGAAACTCAAGAAGGACTAGCACAACAAATTCATGGTTCTTTCATGCCAATGGATGATGCAATTTCTAAAAGCCTGCGTGACTTAAAAGTAAAACATGACGCTTCCTTCCGTGAATATGAAAGAATGTTCGATAATAACGGATGGAAGAAGATGAATGAATACTACAACTATCTAGATAAAGCAGGTAGTGTAGGAGAAGGTTTTGACTGGAAATCACACGTTGTTAAAAATGGAGGAACAGAAGAACTAGCTATGAAGTTCCCTCATATGGTCGCACGACTAGAAGGGGAAAGAGATGTATGGGGAACAGCTATGAGTACTCTAAAAGCTTCAGGATTAAGCGACGAACAGAAATCAATTGCTCTTCGACACATTAAAAACAAGTTAGATGAACAAGGTGATAACAAAGCTCATGTAACTGCTAAAGGAAATAGATTTTTCGATTTTGCTTTCGGAGAAGAAGATAAAACAATTTTCAATGCAAAAGATACGAACTCAATCAAAGGTTCTTTCCGTTCTTACATTAATGGAAGAAGAAGAGGAGATCGTATTGGAAATCCTGAGAAGTCATATAAGATGGCTCGTATTGATGAATTACAGGATATTATCATTAACAACTTCAAACTTTCACCAGAAGGTAAAGCTTCTAACGATGTGAAATATCTTATCGGTCAGATGAAGCAGGAAGTTATGTCGGGTAATAAAATCGAAACAGCTCTTACTGAAATGTCTAATCTTGTTCGTGACAAGGTAGAAAATATGGGTACAGATAATTTCGTTCGTGAAGTAACTAATCAAATGACGGACAACCGAACAACTGCAATCAAAGGACTAATGAAGAACCTACCAGATGTTATGCATGAAAGCATTGAGAACGCTCGTTCATACAAAAATGCTAAAGACATATTAAATGGTAATAGCCCACTAAAAGGATTTTTAAGAGAGCAGGATAGTCGCATCAAGAGATTATTTGAGAAGAACTTCGGCACACATGGAATGAACGATGCAGACACAATTAGTAAAGCAAGTGGTATGGCTGCTAAGTATGAGGATCTTGTTGGTAAGATTTTATCGTCTTACAGCAACGACTTTAATACTCAAATTCGATTCATGGATGGCGGAAACCCATTGCTTATCTTAGCTGATAAAAAGAGCGGTATGGACTTAAGTGAAGTAAAGACATATGAAGAACTAGTTCGTAACCCTAGATTAGCGACTATTGAACTTCCATCCTTCGATAAAGACATGAAGGTGAAATACGGTGGAAACCGAAAAGCTTCTGTTATTCGCTCTGGTATTGGTGCAAAAGGAGCTTATCATAGTACATCAGTTACAGATGCTCTAAATATGATTCTTGATTATTCTAAGAAAGCAAAAGAGTTAGCTGAAATTGCTGAGGGTACTGGAAATAAGAATGCATTTGTTCAAATCAGACAAGGACTTCGTTATCGCGTTGGAAGACAAGTAGACCCTGTTCCTACTGATGCAAGTCGAAAGCTACATTTCGATGATAAAGAAATGTTTGATATTAAATCAGCTATTAGTGGTGAGGTTCGTTCAAGTAAATGGGATATCACAGGCTATGCAGAAGCTTGGTATAAAGCAAATCAAAAAAGATTAGGTTTGAACACCTCTGCTGATGTTATTGCTCAAAATGCAAAAGAAAAAGGAATCACATTCTTTGAAGCAATGGGACAAAGAGCAAAAGGTTACGCTACTGCCGGAGGACTTCTTGATTTCGCAAATGGTACTTCTGGATTAAAAGGAAGTATGTTTGGTATCAATAACCGTTCTGCTTCAAAAGGTTTTGTTGGTACTGCAAATACAGATGCTCGTACTTATATGGCATTAGGTAATTATTATGCTGATTCAGTAGAGAACCCACATAAGACAATCAACTACCGAAAAGTAGACCAAGAAGTTGCGTCAAGAGTATTACGTGGATCTGGTAAAGACCAATCGTTCCGTACAAAAAACAGCTTTATTTCATCTGCTGCATTTAAAGCACTTGATGATGCAAATGAAGTCCGCGGTATCACAATGCAAACAGGTTATATGACGGATGAAGAAATTGCATTAAAGCTAAAAGATGCTAACAAAATCAGTGAATACAAAAATATGATTGATAAAGCACAAGCTAAAAATCAAATCTCTCCTGTTGAAGCAAGACAGATGAAGAAGTCTTTAGATATGGGTATGCTTTCTACAAGTGAAGGTTTAGCATTCATGGACCACAGACTAATGAAAGCTTTTGATGGAATGGATGAAGTTCGTATTAATATGAACGCTGAGAAAGTAATGTTTAACAACTCCATTGAAACAGCCATTGAAAAAGAAGCAGAGAAACAAGGGCTTGGTAATGGTTTGTGGAAAGATAAAGGAATCACTTTTGACAAACCACTAGAAGTTGATATTAATTCAATGTTTAATGAGAAAAATCATCTTACTCTTGGAAAATATGAAATTAACAATATCAAAAACGAGATTGTTGATGAAAAACGTTTTAAGAAAGGTGATAAGGTATCTATCCTTGGATTCAACGCAGATGACATTGATAAGAGATCACTTGTATTAGGTAGACAACGTAAAACAGGACATGGTTTTAAAGCCGTAACTGAAGGTGGTTTCCGTGCTACTATGACTCCTATGCTTGGAGAAATTATGAGTGATTTATATGGCGTAGAAGGAGTAGAACAAGTAATTTCTCATCTAGGAGAAAAGAAAGGTGCTATTGACCTACCTGCATTAATTCGTGGTTACGATACTCAGATTCGTCAACAATTCGGCGGTACAGTTGAAAAGAAAATCACCGGTTATGGTTCAGAAGATAAAGCATTGTCTTCATTCTACAAAGACGTTGAGCAAATGCTTGGTATTGAAACTACTAACCAAAATGGTCAATACGTTGTAGATTCCAACTTTGGTTTAGACGGAAAACAGTTGGATCAAAAAGGCCGTGAAAAACTTTCAGCTAAGTGGATGAGTGAATTAGGACTAAATCGTGAAGTATTCGCCGATATTACAATGGCCCATGATGTTTGGAATCGTCAGGGTGGAATTGACCGCGGTAAGATAACTGTTAAAGAGATAGACATGTTAGATCGTTCTTACACTCGAACAGGTATATATAAACCAGGAGAATCTTCTGCACATGCTAACTTCATGCGTGATATGGTTTATGGTTCTCAAACTTCACCAGAAATTAAAGCACAACAAAAAGTGTTTAATGAAATGGTTAAAGTTGCTGGTAACTATGATAGCGGTTGGACCCCTAAGGCAGGGGATGTAGTTATTGATTACACTTCTGATGGTATGGGAGTAATGACTGATGTAAATGCACAGATGAAAGATGGAGTACTTCATGTAAGTAAGGATTCGTTCGAAGCAATTCCTCAAAAGTCTGGTCATAGTCAAACATTCACTGTTGGTGACTACAATAAAACCATCATTAATGCCGGAGCAACTGAGTTTAATCTAGAGTCTGGTGGCAAAGGTAAGAAGATTCAAGAACACTTACTTAGCACAAAAGGAACAGCGTACTTAAAACTTCCGGAGTTCGCAGCGAACCAACACATTCCTCTTCTTGACATCAATTCAATGAAGCTACCTGGTGATGTTAACTATGTTGAGAAAACAGAGTTCCTTGATACATTAAAAGGTCACTATGCTTCTATTGCGAGAAAAACAGAAGAATATAATGGTTTATTTACAACAGATAAGTTCTCTGCAGAAGATGTAGCTAAACGACGTGGAGTTCTAGAAACAGAAATAAACAGAGAGATAGCTAATCTTACTACAACTCTTGGTGATTCAACTTCAAAAGAAGGTATGGCTAAGATCATGGCAAGAAGACTTCCAATGTCTTCTCAATACCAATTCGGAGGCGTTAACCCTGCTCTAGCTTATCAGAAAGAGGGCGAAAAGTGGGTAAACAACGGTATCGCTAAAGAAGGCGAAGTTTACATGAACGAGAAAGATGTTCGTAATTTAATTGGAGACAAAGCTGAAAACATTGCGAAATCTTGGGGTACAGATACAACGAAAATCAAACCAGAGGACATGACAGAGTATGTTATGAAAAACTGGAACAAAAACGATGTATTCTCAACTACTATTCGTTATCCATCGATTGACGTTGGTACGACTCAAGCTCTTAAACTGAAAATCAGTGATGCTGTTGGTGAAGGGCAAGTAGTCGGATTACGTGGTATGGCTGAACGTATTTCTGGTGACTTCGATGGAGATAACTTGGCGGTATTCTTGACTCATTATGGAATAGATGATGAGAAACAACGAAGTGCGGTATTGAATGATATCACTAAGCTACATAATTCTGATAAAGCGAAGAACCAATTAGCTGCTGATGTAATCATGAATAGTATGGAAAAAGACTTCCGTACAAGCGTATCAAGTGCTACTGGTTTAGATGCAACTCATAAAGATGTAATCGCTGCTTCTGAAGCGTTCTTCTCAGGGAATAGTACTAAAAATCTTACTCTCGGAAATCTACATGGCGCTGAAGCACATGAAAAAATCCGTGAATCACTTCAAAGTACAGGCGTGTACGATGATTGGGGAACAGTTAAGAATGGTGAATTCGGACTAGGTAAAGCTGAACACGAGAAATCAATCTTAGCTCGTGCAACTTCTTCTACAATTGGTAGCGTAGATAATACACGTATGAGAATGTCTGCAGCGTTTATGACGATGGCGGAAACAAAATACAAGCTATTTAATGAAGCAGAAGGAGCAATGAAATACTCTAGGGACGATTATGTGCGAGAAACTGCAATGGTGGATGAGTTCCTTCGTGAGTACTCTCAGAAGTCTATCTCGGCTAAGAAAGTAGAAGGTTCAAAGCAAACTGCAGAAGAAGTAATGGGCGACCTTTACAGCATGATCGATAAAATCAATAATCCTAGCAACGGATTGGATTATGATTTAGCTGCAGCTGACCTAGTTGAGCGTGGTCTATTTAAGAGCAAGCCATTCCTAGAAGTAGGAAAAGGTGAAGTTTACAAAGGATCAAATCAGGAATTCATTAAGAAATCTCTTCAAATCTTAGGTGGAGCAGAAGAAGTTTACAGTGAAATGGGTGTTCAAGGATACCGACAATCAAGTTTACTTGTAGCTGCTTCTCAAGGTATTGGATTCCATAACTTCTCCAACATGGTTAAAACAGGTGAGCACATCCCTGGTATGGATGCTGTAACTGAAATCTCTAACATTGCAAAAGAGTATGGCAATGCAAGAATGGCTAAACACCAGGAATTCTTCGAAAAATCTGTTCAGCGAATTCATGAGCGTAGATACGCAAACATTGAAGATCGTTTAGATGATGCAGTTAGTTCTGTTGAAATCATGGGAGAAAGAAAAGCTGTTGAACCAAAAATCATGTCAAATGAAGCAATGCCGCTTCATCGTACAATGAGAGATGAAATGAATGAGTCTCTTTCAGATATTGCAACTGCTGGTAAGAAAGCATTTAGTGGAAGCGCAGCAAGTTTTGCAGGGGTTGGACTTCTTGGGTTCGGTGCATTATGGGCAACAAATGCTCTAATGAAAGGCGCACCTACACCAGAAGGACTACAAGAAATGGCACCAGTATCACCAGAAACTTTAGGAGCTCCTACAGCGCGTGTAACACCTAACCAGAACGGTGAATATATCAATATATCTGTTAAGGCTTCAGCTGCTAAGAGAATGAATCATAATGATCTAGCAGCAATGCTAAACAACGAAATCATGGCTATGTCGAATGTCAAAATGAGCACGAATGTGAACGTAAATGATAATTCGAGAAACATAGATAACAAGTGGTTAGAGGGCGCAGTTGCAAATGCAATGAATAAGGGTTATGCATATTAATAGACAAATGAGAGTTAACATTTTGTTAGCTCTTTTTGTTTTACTACAACAAAAGAGGTGACCGGAATGAAAGAGAAAATATTAATTACCTCTCTAACTAGAGTTAGAAAAGATGCGCCTTGGCGTGTTGGTATATACATAAATCAGAACTACACGTTCATTAATGTAGGGAGCAAAGGAAATGTGGCTACTAGCCCAAGATTTAATATGTTCCTTGCAGAAGTGGAAAAGAAAGTATCTCGCTACCCTGTAGATATTAGTTTTTATTCAATAGCGGATAATAGAGAGATGGAAGTCACTACGATGCGTAACCAAATCATCTATTTAGATTGTGGTTATAATTCTCACAGACTATTATCAAGTGCTAAATTTTACTACGAAAAAGAAGTACTTGGTAATCCATTAGAAATAGCGCAACAAAAACCAGAAGAAGAAAACAATGAATTCTTTAGTGTGATGGAAGAGCATAAAGAACAAGTTGAGACTTCGGATTACATTGCAATCGGAAGAGTAGAGAAAGTTACAGATGGTGATACAATTGATGTAAAATTGGTAAAGCTATCTGACTTCTTATCTACTAAGTTAAATAAAGAACAAACAATTACAATTAGATATAACGGTGTAGACACACCAGAAACACTTCAACCTGGAGAAGAATCATACAAAGACCCTAAAAACACTAAGTTTGGGAAAACGTACGGTGTTACAATGCAAGACATGTATGAGGTAGGAGCAGAAGCACATACATATAACAAGGATCTCTTAGGTTGGAAAGACAACCAAAAGCCACTCGTGATTGTGCATTTTGACCGTAATAAACATGGAGAGGCACCTAAGCAAGACAATGGTTATGGTCGTTACATAGCAGATGTTTATGCAACGAATGAAAAAAGTGCTGATATTGTATTCGATAAGATCATTAACAAAAATGATAATAAATTTTTACACGTAAACAAATCTCTTTTAGTAACGAAATCTAAGAAGTTTCCTCAAGTCCCTCTTGGTCTTTTCCCATTTGAGCATGCAAATACTTTAACGGTTCTTAATCCTTTAAACTGGATTGTTGAATTAGGATTAAAAGCATATGACACAGGTGCTGGTTCTCCTTCAACAGGTGCAAATGATGAAGAGAGTACTCCTGATATTGGTAGTGACGAACCCTACGATGAAGATATCAATCCTGAAACGACAAACATAAAAGGAACAACAACTCCTGCACACAACGCTTTAGACTTTTTTAGCCCTTATGATGATAGAGTGTCGATTTTTGCAGAAGGTATAACTTCAGTCGAAGATTTAAAAAGACATTCCAAAGTTAGGATTGGTGATGTAATTCTTACAATTCCACCTACTGCTATTGATGTAAACAAAACTTCGAACATCTCCAAAATAAAAACACTTCGTACAAAATCCTCTGTATTAGTTAACCGCGGTCAAACACTTACTACGTTAAGCATGGATCTTTATTTCCACGACTTAGAATCAATTAACGGTAAGAAATACCCTTGGAAGAAAGAATACGGAAAAGGAGAAGAAGCTAAGTATTTTTATGTGGATGGACTTAGACCACTACTTGCACAATTCGCTAAAGCGCCGTTTCTTCCTATTGATAACTACTACATTAATGATGTGTTAGGCATTCGTGATGTAGCTTTAATGAATATCGAAGTAACAACAGTCCCTAATTTTCCAGAGTCCTTAACTGCCAAATTAACGCTTATTGAATTTAATTCAGAAGCATACTTGATGGATAAAAGTACACTCGGCGATTCTATAAACTATCCAATGCTAAGATGGTATTACAACCAATCCCTAGCACCTCGCGGAGATAAGTACCGTTACTTCAAAGGATTAGAAGGCCAGCTTAAAAGTGACATCAAATTTACCCTTGCTGATGAATCATTCCTTACAGCTCGAAGAGACGCTATTAATTACATGAAGAATGCAGATTCTCCAGAATTAAGAAAAATCGAATTAGAGACAAAGGATGAGGGGTACAAAAATAAAAAAGAAGATGCTTCTGTTGTTAAAGAAATCTTAGATCAATACGACCGTTATAAGGCTTCTAAACCTAATGAAAAAACAATTATTGATGATCTTCGAATGGGTTTTGGTGATACTAACTATTGGTACATGGTTAACGAACTCAAAAAGAATTACAAATTAAAAACGGAAGAAGCAGAAAATATTTTACGTGAAGGAGCAGAAATATTTTCTACGATTTATGATGGCAAATACAAAGGTTCGTTTGTTTCTCTTGTTAATCATGAAATCTTTATCCCATACCAGTCTCGCATGTACTTTAAGATTCGATTTGATTGGTCAGGTTTATCTGCTGGGCTTAATTATTATGATGAAGATCCTCCGGTAGATTATTCAAAAGATCCATACAAGGGGAAAGAAACACAAGGTCTTATCATCTTAAAGAAACTTAAAGATGCAGGTAATCAAAAAATTCTTGAAAACAAATTCAAGAAGTATTATGAGAAAGAAAAATTCCGTATTCCTGCTAATGATGATGCAATAAAAACACTTAAAGAAATTGCAGGTAGCGCAAAGAAAATGGAAGATGAATTAGCTAAGTACAAAGATGAATTTGATGAGTATATGAGAGTTATTGAAGCTAGTGAGCGTATGATTCCAATGAGAGAGTACCCGATTTCTGGTAAGGTTATCCCAATCTCTATCAATGCTCGTTTCTCAAATGAGTTTAGCATATCTCATGTTCAGTCTAGTGAAGCTGCAACTCTACAATACATGGGTGGTGGAGATCCATACATTGATTTACTCTTGGAAGTAGATGAAGATGGTGCGAGGGATTTCAACAACCTTATTGCGACCTCTGACCAATACGCTAAGAAATTTAATCAAGGTATTACAAATGGGTATATCGGTATTGAAAATGATCTTTCTCAATTATTTGGTATTCGATATGTAATGTTTGAAAGTATTTCTGTTAATACTGTTCCTAACTTCCCAGGAAGATACCAAATCATGTTACAAGGTATTGGGTTTGATAAAACACAGCGTCAACGTGAAGAACTAACTGCATTACCTGGTAACAGTAAGCAAATGGATCTTGAGAAGTTGAAGATTAACAAGACAGCATTTATGAATGACCGCATGATAGAAGCTAGACTTCATAAGCTAGAAGTTTATCCGGACATGGAACTTCCTACTTACGCTCAAATTAATGCAGTATTACCAGAGCTGGATGCAGGTATAAAAGAATATCCGAACATAACAAATGGAACATATCTGGATCCAGATTTCTATTTCTCTACAGGTAACACATTAAGACAGTTAATTGAAGAGTCATACCTTGGGAACCATCAACTGAACATGTTTGATGCTACAGGTGTAGCTGCTTTCACAAGCAATCAGTCAGAAAAACTATTTGACACAACTGAAGAGGATTGGGCAAAGCTTAAGGAACTAGAAAAAACTGAAGGTGTAGGGCCTCTTGGCTGGAATTTTAGTTGGGGTAAACAGGAAGAGGCTAAGAAAGCCGACGCTCCAAATACATCAGCAGGAACTGTTATGGCTGACCAAGGCGGTGCTGCAACGGTAAAGAATGCAGACGTTCAAAAGTTTTTAACAGATAAAAAAGATGATAAATTTGCTTATGAAACTTTCCCGACTATGGAAGAATGGAAAACACTCTTCCCTGATGGAGGAAATGATTATGGTACATTATCTCAAAAACCTAGTGGGGATGAAGCACTTATCTATCAAGAGCTTAATAGTCTAGTTGATAAGTACTTTAAGAAATATTATTCAGCTCCTGATTTCATTGAAGAGTGTCGCGGGGATTTAAAAGAGGCGGACAAAACTAAAAAGGTAGTCTCTTATCAACCTGCGGAAGATATTTATTATGCAAGTTTCAAAGTAAGAAGAAGTAAGATGAGAGGCCCAGATACTACTGCGATTGGTGATTTAATCAAGAAAGAAGTCATTAAAGAGCCTAAAAAACCGAATGGTATGGATCATATGGACTTCGCTAAAACAGAATCAAAAATCACAAAAGAGAGATTCATGACACTTATGAAAGCATTCCTTGATAAGACAAGTCAGTGGAAGCATTTTAAAGGGACAAAACCTAACGTTAGTAAGGCTGGACGTGTAGGGTTAGCGCAAGTAGATGTTTCTTCAGCTGATATAAAGGTTGATGAAGTAAAACGTTTAATGTACAACTGGAGATACAATTTACAAACAGCAGTTAAGCAACTTGCGGAACACTACGAGAAGCTAGATAAGTTAGACAAGGATCGTGAGAACTATGAATCTTATTGTCGTCCTTGGGATGGAATGTTCGCTCTATATGAAAAGCCAGATGCTAAAATTAAATTTTCTAAGGATATCGAAGATAATAGTTTTGCAAGCGGCGTTATGAACCGTTTCAACCATTATGCGACTAAGCCATTTAATACATTTAGTGGTTACAATAAGGATGTCTATAAAGGATATGCCGGATTAACTCTAGATGAGGGCATTACGATGGGTGATGGAAACAAAGATGACTATGTTGATCAACTCTTAGAGCTAGAATACTACGACTTATCAGTATTAAAAGCGAATAATTTAAAAGTTGATTCTGATAAGAAAAATATCAAGAAGGTCATGAAAAAGCATCTAGAAACCCTGGATAAACAATCACTGTACTCGATTTATGAGAAGCATTTAAAAATGCTATATGAATTAAGTAAGACAGATGGATGGGTTGAAAAAGGTATAGACTTTCTCGGGAAATACAATCCAGGTAACCTTGCTACGTTTGGTGCACTTGGAAAAGCCACCGATAAATTAACAGACAAATTCGCGGGTAGTAAAAAAGATAAGAATGGATACGAGTATTCACAAAAAATCTATGAAAAAGGTGCTAAACTTTACGAAACAATTCATGATGTTGATAAGACAGCTGTAGCCTCAACAGAATCAACAGACCTTCGTTTGTATAATGATGTTGATCCACGAGTACTGTATGAGGAAATGTTCTACGACTTAAGATACCATGACCAACGCGGAAGAATGCTTCGTGCATTCCCAGGATTCCAGATGTTTATTATCCATGAAGGTGATTACTTTGGTAAATATAAGTTTTGGGATAATATGTACGGTTTCAATGCTATTCAAAGTATAGACGTTCACCGTTCTCGTAAAATTGCTGCAGATACTGCAGTAATCTCTATGACTAACGTATACTCAAACTTAACAACTCGTCGTACCGATGTTGACTACGTAGACCGTCAGTTAAAATGGTGGGATAACTATATCTGGAATGAAATTCCTCAGGATTTAATTGATAAAAAGGAAAACGAAATTCACAAGAACCTTTTCCTAGAAACAGGAGCACGTATTCATTTAAGAATGGGTTATGGTGCTACAGCTAGTGCGTTACCAATTGTCTTTAATGGTACAATTTCAGAACTTGAGATTGGCGATGTAATTGAAATAGTTGCTCAAGGTGATGGGGTTGAATTAGGAAACGTAGTATCTGGTGACCCTGATGATAACAACGATGGAATCTTCAGTGTTACTGAACCACGAGATTTAATTTGTAGTCTTATGAGTTCAAAAGGAAGTTGGTCTAAAGACTTCATGAACGGCGTAGTAGATGAGCGATTATTTAAAGACAACCCTCTAGGAATCATGCATTTTGGACAACCATTTGATTCAAAGGGGACAATTGATTCAAAACCTCTTGGTAATTTAATATGGTTCAACGATGAATATGGAGAAGTTGCTCAAAATATCTACTCTTCAAATGGTACTCCTACATTTTCGGAATGGTTGCACCCTAATGGAGAACGAAATAATATTTTCGAAGATTTTAGCTGGAAACGTCTATCGGAAAATAAGTTTAAAATCTTTAACCCAGGAGATGCAGACAATGTAGTTGTTAAATTCTACAACAACACAGTTTGGGATATTATACAAACGATTACCTATTCGACTCCGGACTATATATCTGCTGTTCATCCGTTCGAATTACGATCAACATTATTCTTTGGTAAGCCATACTGGCGTTGTGCTTTTGAGTACGATTCTCGATATGAGTTTGACCCTATACAGAAAACATGGTCAAGATATCTTACAGGACAACCAAGACGTCCATACATGCAAAATAAATTCTATATGTCGGCTTATGATATTATAGAGAACAATATTAAAGCTAGTGAGGATAATGTTTTCACAAACATTATCGTAAACTATGACGGAAAACAAACACCTGTATTGTATGCGGATGCGGATATTCGTTTGGACAAACAGAAAACAAGAGTAGTAGAAGCTGACATTGTAGCAAAGTTTGCTGACTTCTACACGTCAGAAGTAATGGCTACATACTTTGGACAGTCTACTCTTAGAGATAGCATGAAAGATATGTACAAAGGAAATCTGTTGGTATTAGGAGATCCTACTGCTAAACCTCATGACATGATGTATATCAATGATGAGATTAACGACCTTCAAGGAAATGCGTTAATTAAATCGGTAACACATCATTTCAGTATGGATACAGGATTCGTCACTTCTATTGAACCAGACTTACTAGTTGTAAACGATGACCAAGTAATTCTTGAAATGAGCAAGTGGTACATGAGTTTTGGACAGTCATTGGCTGCTACAGCTGCAATACGTGCAGCAGCCAATAAAGCTGGAAGAAACTTAACTAAATGGCTTACGAACTCAAAAGGGGTCCCTGCTAGTGTAGGTAAATGGGTGTCTACTAAAGGATTTAGGCATACAATAAGTATGGCAAATAGTAGTGGAGACATGGATAAAATCCTAAAGACTCTTGATGAGATTGTCTCAAAAGGAGATGGAGATGTTAAGGCTCTACAACAGAGGTTAGTAACCGAGTTCGAAGACGCAGCTAAAAACATGACCAAAGCTCCTGGAAAATCAGGTTTCCTTAAGAACACAAGTAAAAAGGCTATTCTACAATCAGGAGCTGCCTTTGCAAAAGTTCTATCAAGCTCTGATGATATAGCGAAGATTGGTAAAGGAGCATTAAACATGGTTAGAGGAGCAGCTTCCTTTACACCAGTCGGATTCATTATTAATGCAGGAATATGGATTGGTACAGAAATGCTGTTTGAACACTATCGCCGATTCAAAGAAAACCTTCAGTGCGTTGTGGCGATTCCGTTAACGTATAGAGGGAAGGAATTGACGGCAGGTATTAATAACCATGCAGGTATGATCTATGGTGATGCACCAGGTCGATACGATAAAATGTTCAGTGCAACGTTATTCCATGATGATGGGGATGCAGAGTTCTTCGGTAATGCATTCATAGAAATAGCTAACTTCTTTACCGGTTCCGGAGGAGAAGATGGTGTGTATGCAAAAACTGAAAAAGCCTATCAACTAAATAAATTAGCTAAGAATCAACAATAGTAATTGAAGAAGAGGTGAATAGCCTCTTCTTTTTTTGTGTTAACTATAGCGAAAATCAAAATAAATGGTTAGCTTATCAAAATAAGGAGGTATAACTTTATGGCACAAAAAGACAAACAAACCTATAACACGGAAATGTATATAAAGAAAATAAAAGCAGCAAAAGAAGTGTATGAAGAACGTAAGAAATTCTTGCAGAGTTTCTCACTTAAAAAGACAAAAGAGAAACCAAAAGAAGGTGGTGGGGAAGTTGCGGCATCAGGTGGTGGCGGTTCAGTAAACTTCAATGGAGAATTGCCTACGGTTGCTCAGTATACTGGACCAGATAATTATTATGACGAAATGATAAAAGACACCTATCAAAAAGGAATTAAAGCTAAGGTAGCTGGTACTGATGAATGGAATCAACACATTAAAGAACAAGCAGCAAAAGCTGGCGTCAATCCTCTTATGGTTAAAGTAATTATGGCAACGGAATCTGGTGGAGAACACAGTTCAACGCCAAACCCTTGGAACTGCGTTGGCTTGATGCAGACGGAAAAAACTATCACTGGTGAACTCGGTTTAGACTTCGCCAAAGCATGCAGTGATCCAATCTATAATATCTATGTAGGGTGCATGATTCTTAAAGAAAAACATAATTATGCTGGAGGCGTTATCTCTAGGGGTAAAAATCCATATGCAGATTTTAAAAGCCGAGGGTATGAGTTAAAGCAAAATGTCCACGGTATCGCTTGGTTATATAACGGTTTTAGTGTACCAAAGAGTGCAGCTAACAAGGTTTTAAGTGGTGGTTATATTTATGGAAACCAAGTAGCTGCAATGTACAGAGGTTTTGGAAGAGATCCACTTGCAGACACAATTTTATCTCTAGACGTTTTATCTGGTGGCGGTGGTGGAAGCCCATCCTCTGCTGGCGGTAAAGGAACAGGTGGAAAGTGGGAGTACAACAAAATTTTTGCAAATGGTGATGAAGTAGTTAAATTCTTAAACACTGTAGATACGAGTATGATTAATGGGGTTTTTGTTCACCACACCTTCGACCCAGACCATACAAAGGCTAAAGGTCAGACACTAACAAAACTAAACGATGATATGAAAAAGTTCCACACAGTATACCAAGGCTGGGATAATATCGCGCAACACTTCACTATTGGTGTGGATGGACAAGTAATTCTTGGGCGTGATATTGCATCTGTTCCATGTAGTGCATCAGGATATAACGGTACAACTTCTAGTCATCCCGCCATGTATGAAATGGTAGGTAACTTTGATATAGGTAAAGACAAGTTGGAAGGTAAACAGTTAGAATCTGCTGTTGCTATTGCAAAATACTTTGCTCTTAAAGCGAAGGGTGTACAGTTCCACCGTGAAGGATTAGTTAATGGTAAAGAACCGAAAAGTTGTCCTGGTAGTGGAATTAATAAAGACTGGTTTATGGGATTAGTTAAAGGTAGTGCGAAAGCAAGTGCATTTTCTGCTCAATCAACAACTTTATCGGATAAAGATATCGAAGAGAATTATGCAGCAGGCTGTGACCTTTCTCAAGATCCGATAATAGAAGATGTCATGGATACACCATACAGGTTACCACCAACAGAAGATGAATTAGCACATGCTAGAAGTTTTGCAACGAAGATAAGTATCCCTACTGCACAATTAAAAGAGAGCAGAATTATTGCTCCAAAGTACCCAAGGTCAAACTATGTGGAAGACTTTAAACTGTCATCCAGTTATGACATGAAGAAAAATTACTCCCCATTACCTCCAAATGAGTTTATTCATCTAAATGGCCCTCAAGAGAATTTCTATACAAGTGAAGCAAGACAAGCTTTCCGTCTTCTTAAAGATCGACTTGGATATAAAACCTTAAGAATAGCTAGAGGGTTTGATCCTTCTGATGGAGAGTCTTCTCATTCTATTGGTATTTCTATGGACATATATGCTGATTCAACAGAAGAAGCAATTTATATAGGTGATACTGCATGGTTGACAGGATTCCGGGCTATTGCGGTTGGTCCTAAGTTTGTTCATGTTGATATTGGTCCTGAATCAGCTTGGGGATATGACAATCTACCAATTTATCAAGGACCAGGTACATTAAGGGCGGGTGAGTTCAGTTATGGCTACAAACAAAGAAACCTATAATCTCGAATCATATAAGAAGAAAATTAAAGCAGGTAAGGAAGAATATCAAAAAAGAAAAGAATACCTTGCTAAATTTGAACTTCCTAAAACTAATGATGAAGAGGAAGAAGAAGTAGAAGCTCCTGATGCTAGTAAAAAGCCTGAAGACCAAGGAAACGCCGTAAAAGAACCTGAGGGAGGAGTTGGTAACTTCACAGGTTCGGGCGAACTAGGCGTTCCTGCAGAACCGAAGTCGTATAGATTTACTTCCGTTATGGGAGCACGTTGGGGAACAAACCATAATGGAGTGGATTTAGCTCCAAACACACCTGGCGATACCAACTGCAAGATACTTTCTGCAGGTGATGGGGTTGTTCTTCAAGCTAGAAGTGGGGTAGGTGGATTTGGTACTTGGATAGTTATTAAGCATAAGGATGACTTGTATACGATTTATGGACATATGCCCCCTAATACACTAAAAGTAAAAACCGGAGACACTGTAAAAAGAGGACAACATATTGCAAATATGGGTATGCAAGGGCAGTCAACGGGTGTCCATTTACACTTTGAGGTTTGTACAGACTTTGTTAATAACAGAAGGGGAACTACAAAGAACCCTGAAGACTACGTTGATATTCGAGGCAGTGCTTCAGCTATCCAAGTAAATTCTATTACACCCAAGGCTAGCTTCTCAGCAAAAGCAAATGAGAAAGAAGAAGGTAATGAAAAACCAATGCATGCTCTTTATGAAAAGGATGGAATAGAACTATCAGAAGAAGAAAAACTAATTGATCAGACATACAGAAGTTCTTTCCCATACCAATCTGTTCAATTCATAGGGGATTCTATTAAGAAGAGTGACATGACAAGAGAGTACTTTCTTCTTAACCGTATTGGTTGGGCTCGAACTACCAAGTATGAAAAGATGGTTCCCTTAAATAAGGAAAGGTTTATTCATAGTGATAAATACGATGGTCATGAAGGAAATCTTTATTCACCAGATGCAAAAAGGTTGTTTGAAAGCTTGCTTTTAAAAACCCAAAAACCTTATTTTGAGGTTATTAGTGGTTTCCGCTTTAGCAATCCCGGACAACTTTCACCACATGAAGCAGGTTGTGCAATTGATATTCTTGTTAGAAGTATAGACGAAGTAAGAGAAATTGCAGACTGTGCATGGCAATTAGGTGTAAGATCAATTGCGATTGGTGGAGACTTCGGAAACAACAAAGGGTTCATTCATATAGATATTGCTCCAAAAGGAAAAGACATTAAATATGATGGAGTTCCTATCTACGGTGGACCAGGAAAGTGGGTAACTCAATGAACTTTAATAGCCAAATACATCAGTCTATTTATAGTAAGGTAGTCTTACCTTCTTTAAATAGATTACAAGGAACAATCGAAGGTTATGTGATCCAAGTGGATTATACAAAACTAACATGTGAAGTGGTCTACTCCGATGAAAACAGTCATGCTTTACGAACAATGAAGAACGTATCTTTACCTAAAGATGGAGATGGAGTATTTACACAAGCTGTTAAAAATGGTGACAGGGTTTCTATCTCTTTTAAAAACAAATCAAAAGAGTCCCCCTATATATCTACAGTGTACAAGGCGAATCATAGTGACGAAAATTATCTAAGTCCATACGGCGGAAGAACAATTCGTCAATCCCGTATTTTTTAGAAAGGAGGATTCCGATGAGTGAAGCATATGTAAACAAGACATATGGAGATGGAGATAAGGACATTCATTACCCTTATTGGCGACAAGTATTACAGAATGAACTTGTTAACTTCAAGACTAAGAGCTTAGAAAAGGAATTGGAGAACTGGCAATTTATCAGCGAAGACGAAATTGCACTTAAACATCCAATTACAGGATCAACCTTTAAACTTTGCGATGATGGTTCGATTGAAATGTTTGTGAATGAAGACACAGGTATTCGATTGGATGCTAAAGATAATGGAATCATCTTTTATGGTGACAGTATTCATTTTGCTACAAAGGAAATGAGGATGCACACAAAACCATACGGATTCATTTGGAATAATCACAATCTAAATCCTTATCTGTATTATGGCGATAAGGTAGGAGAAAAGAGAAACATTCCAAAAGCTTCAATGGTTTCTATGTTACAAGATGGGCCAAGCAATATTAATGTTCCCTTGTTCCAAGAGCAAAAGAGAAAACATTATTACGATGAAAAAGTTACATCTATGATTGAAGATCTAGGAATAGAAACTTCAAGAATAAAGAGGGGAGGCTAGTCGTGGACTATCGATTAATTGGCCTTGAAACATATGGCCATCGATGTGAAATTTGCGGACACTCTCTAGTAGAAGTTCATCATATCGACTATCAAGAACAGCAAACATTGGAGATTCAAATTCGAAAGGCTATCAAGGCGGGACAAGATATAACAGAATTATTAGAAGCCGCAAAAGAACAAGGATACGAGGAGTGGGATGGAAATCAACTATCGAAAAATAATCAATCCACTAATCTATCAGTATTATGCGGTAACTGTCATTATCTTATTCACCGACTTGACGCAGGCAAGAAGTTACTAAAGGTATTAGAAAGAAGGAGATAAAAATGAAAGTCGATTTTCGTTTTACACCGGAAGGAGATTTAGAACTTGGTTCTCCTAGTTACAACGACTTTGATGAATTACTCTATGTTGATTCAGTAGGGAATATCTCAACAGATAGCTCAGAAGGGTTGTTAATAAGAGATATCCCACTACAAGTATCTTACTTAAGCGAGAAACAAGTAATACTCAATCGATTAAGAACAGACAATCCGGATTGGTTTATTCATAAGGATATTGGAGCAGACTTATCTGAATTGATTGGTCTTCCGAATACAAGAGAAACAGGCGAATTAGGAAAGTCCCTAATTGAGAAAAGTTTAACTAGTGACAAGTTTATACTTCCTAGTGACTTAAATGTTAGGCCCGTTCCTGTAAGTTCTAGTGAAATACTCTTCTATATAACTGTTAGAAGAAAAGTAGCGGATCTAGTTGTGCCAGTTCTATTTGACTTAGAACATGGTTTGTTATCAGAATATGAGGTGAACAGTTAATGAGAAAATCAAAAAATGAAATGCTCGAAGCCGTTTTAACTCGACTTCGAACAGAAGGTGGAATTACTGAAACAAGTCCAGGTTCCATCGCTCGAATGTTTTCAGAAGTAATGATAGAAGAATTTAGTCCTTTCTACGATGAATTAGAGTTAATTATTCAAATGGGCTTTATTTCAACATCAACAGGTGGATACTTAGACCTTATTGGTGAACTGTTAAATTGTACTCGTGATGGAGATGAATCTGACGATAACTATCGTGCAAGAATCTCTAATCAAGTATCTGTTGAGCAGAATGCAAATTTAATTGCTATCCGCTTAAAAACACTTAGAATAGACGGCGTTGCAGATGCTCAATTCAAAAGATTTACAAGAGGGACAGGCTCATTTACCTGCTATGTTACTCCTCAGGTTTATCCAATTGAAAATGACCTATTAACCCGTGTAGAAAGCGTTATAGATGAAGTAGCTGCTTATGGTATGAATGTAGAAGTAAAAACAAGTGAGTATAACCCCGTGGATATCACCCTCAACTTAATTTTCCACTCAAAAACAACTACTCTTGAAAGACAACACATCCGTAACAAAGTCATTCAAAATGTTGGAGCGTACATGAAACAATTAAACATGGGTTCTCCAATTATTATCAATGAAATTATTCAGCGAGTAATGGAAACAAGTGATCAGATTTTAGATATGGAATTTAAAAAACTTGTTGTTAATGAAAAGGAATACTTCATTAAGAATGTTGAGCCTTCATTAGAAGAACGATACTTCCTAAGAAAAATTAACGTAGCATAGAAAGCAGGTGGCACCATTGTTAAACAAGCATACAACAAGTATGATGTCCATGCTTCCGCAATGGATGAAGATGGCCAAAGACCCGAAATCGGTAGGGGCCTTATTTTTAGATGCATTTGGTGTTGAGCTATCAGATATTGAACGTTACATAGAGCAAGCTTGGAACAATATGTACATCGGTACAGCAAACTTACAAACAGCTGACTATTGTTATAAGATTCCGCTTGCTACTCGTGACGTTGTAGATATTGAAACACTAGATCTTCACGTTCGTTTAGTTATTGATGGTGTACGAAGAGACTGTATGCCATCGGATAGTTTACGACTATTTTTTGAGAGTGATGATAACACCTACATGATTGATACTATTGAAGGTTATGTGTATATCAAAGTAATGGATTATTACATGAAAGATAATATTTTTAAACCATTCGATGCAATTGAAGTAGGGGATACCCTTCACTATGAGTATATGCTTCATCATATCTGGAATGTATTTGACGAGTTTGGTATGTTGCTAGGCATTTCTAGGTTGCCGGGCGAAAGAAACGAACCTTTTAAGAATCGTATCTTAGATGTTTTTAAGAATCCTGGTGGAGCAACAAAACAAGGGCTTATTAATGGTATTAGTAGAGAACTAGGTATTGATAAGTCACAAGTCAAATTAGGTTCATTATCTGATGATCAATATGTTCAAACAAAACTTATGAATACAGATGGCACTCCTTCTGAAACATATATCCAATACGTAAATCAGATTAATAGTAATCTAGGTTTCTCTTGGGATCATATGAACTGGGGAGAAGCTTATTGGCGTAGTATTGAAGAAAACAATATGGGGTTTCATTATTTACCTCATATCTGGGATGGATTCTCTGCTTCATGGAAAGATAACGAAGTGCAATCAGGTATTGGTAGTGGTGATGACTTATTAGTAACTGCTCCAAAAGAAGAGTCTTCTGTTAGGGAATTTAAGACCTATGTTGGACTACATGGTACAGAAGAACAAATTGAAGAGAACCACCCAGAGATTCAATTCAAATATAAGATAGTGGCAAAAGGGAAAATACCAAATGATGAATACGATTTAGAGGATTATAAATATACAGTAATGGCTTCTGAAATTATTCCGCTTCATTACGTATTAGTAGCTTTACGTGAATTCCTATATCAAACTCACATCACTTGGGACAATCGTTACGGTTATACTTTTAGCGATAATACATCTCCTGGTATGGAAATTGTTACAGGAGAAGATGTTCTTCACAATAATGAAGAGCCACAAATTAAAATCCATGTAGAAATGAAAACTGCTGATAGAACAGTGACACCTGTTTTAGAAGAGCTTATAGTGGACTGGATCGATCAGAGTGATGCACCACAGTCTTACAAATTAACAACTGATGAGGACTTTACTCTAAACAATACAATGATCCAAACAACGTTAGCCGATGTAGAAGTTGGTAACGGTTCTGTAACTCTTGGTAGAGGTTCATTCTCTGCTGTAATAGATACAGAGGGTTCATTTTTAAGAGGATCACAAGGTATATCCGTAAGAGTTAACCGAGAAGGTTCTTTATCTCTTAACCTACCAAAATAACAAGGAGTGGATAAATAATGGCTGAAACTGGATCAGTACAAAATGCAGTTGGGAATAATATTTATCCCGATTTAGTTCTTACTCGTTTCCCTGAATTATTCGATGAGCGTAGTGGTTCTAAATCAAATCCCAACTTGCTGCGATGGACAAACCTTAAAGACTATAACATGGCTGAGCACGTAAACTCCCTACAAGATGCTGTAATGGCGGTACAACGTATGCTAGGAGAATTAGCTCAAATGCCAGCTGCACCAAAGGATGTAAACGGAAAACCGATTACAGACCCAAACGTGTTAATAAACCTTAAACGAACTTCTACTGTTAAGTCTCGTATAGACGCACTTGAGACTCATGATTGGTATGCTGAATTTGATAAACGATACGGAGGACCTACATGGGCTTTCGATAAGGATAAGACTACAAATGCTACAATTCAGCAGCACCGTCATTTAGGTAGTGCTTCAGGAATCCCTGGTATGCCAGAGAAGATTATGCTTACACAAGAAGTACAGGGTAAACTTCCAAAGGCAAACGTTGATTTAACAAAGACTACTACAGGTATCACTGGTTCAGATATTTATGTAGAATCAACTTCAAATACAAAAGTAGCTGATGCGATTAACGACAAAATTTCTGAAACAACAGGTGGAACAATTGCACAAAATGCAGAGCTGAAAGTATTAGGGAAGACAAACACTCGATGGACAAGAGAGTTCGATTCGAATGATGCATCTTCAACTGGTAACACTGCAGTAGCTGACTCAAAAACATTATTAAACAAAGCAATTGAAAGTGGTGCTACTACTGCGTCAGACCTGCTAAATGCTCCATTGGATGGTATGCATTATGGTCGTTATGTTGCGATTGTAAGATTATCAGCAAGTAGTCTTCCTTCTAATGCGGTTGTTGAGATTTCTGCAGTTAACTCAAAGACAAGCCAAGTTATTAACAAAGCTACTTTAAACGGAACAGACTTCGATACAAGTGGACAATATAAAACATTCTACTTGATCTTCAATCATGACGGTTCTACAAAACTACGTGTTCGAAAATTAGCTACAACTTCTTCTGTAAAAGTTCGTTTCGATAATGCAATTGTTGAACCAGTTCACCCAGCGGTATTTGATCGCTAAGAAAGGATGTTATATAAATGGCAAAACGACCAGAAGGGTTATCTCCTAATTTTAACTCCATCGTTTCTCCAGACGTTCCTTCCTCATTGATTTTTTCATGGACATTCATTAAAGAAAACTCTGGTGATTATCAGAAGAATGCAGAAGTAAAGGTATATAAAACGGGCTCTAACACAGCCCTTATTACCTTCTCTACAGGAACAGATCAACAGGTAGACATAACCTCTCATCAGGGTGTTCTTGACCTAGAGCAGACTTATGAATGGGAAGTAAAGGTAACAGCTGCTAACGATTCCACTGCTTTTAGTGGAAGAAAAAGATTTAAATTTGGACCTGTATTTTTACAAGATGGACTTGTATGGCCAGATGGACCAAACGCATATGAATACATCGGGACTCGTAAATACTTTGAGGAAATTAGAGAAAATGCTGCCTCAGTATTAGAGGATTACGTAGTAGATTCTATAGAAGAAAACGATGCACTAGAAAAAGCTTTGGCTTTATTTACTCGTGAAACTGTTCCTAGTCGTACCGATTTTGAAAACCTCGAAAGTATTCTATGGTTAATTGCAAAAAAAGAAGATACGTATCGAGATGAAATTCAAAGACTTATTGAAGATGGTCTAGGTGCTCAAGATATTCATAAGATATATACACTCTTTGACCGTCTTGTTAGAATTCCACCAAAAGAACCAAGTAACGTGTACTTAACATTTGGAGGTTTTGAACCGCTTTATGTAAAAAGTGGACGGGCATACAATAATGGTAAAGAGGATTTATCTGTTGATGTTAATTGGCAGCCCTCAGATCTTAAACCAGGTACATGTACAGTTAACTTTTTAAATGAGCTATCAGAAGATGTATCGTATTATAAGGTTGAGCTAGAGGCTGGTTTCACTGATAAGGCTTGTACTCATACATTATTTTATCGAGTAGAAGATGTAGAATCATTAGGAAGAAAAATTAATATCCCAATGGATCACATCAACTTTTTGCATCTTTCTTCCTCAAAAGAAACACGTTATGTTTTACGAGTTTCTGCAGTAGATAAAAGAAAAGAACAATCAGTACCTTACTACAAGCCCTACAAAGTGGATAATGTTCCCCTTGGTGTAGCAAGTTACAATCTGCGTGTTCAACAATACGATTTATCAAATCAATGGATTACCCAGTCTTACTACGACATTTACAATGGTCCAAATACAGCTTATGTTCATAATGTAACGGGCAATGTAGATGGTGTTTACCATTATGCTGTTCGTGTATTTGATATAAACGGACATGTAAGTGATTGGTTTTGGATCTTAGATTATATAAAAATTGATCCGTTAAAACCTCCCGCAGCTCCAAAACCTCGTATGGCATGGTCTTCACAACATGAACTGAATTTCGTTTGGGATGCTGTTCCTACCGCTGAGTATTATGAATATTTACCTACGTGGTGGTCAAATCCATCTATACAAAGAACAAATAACCTAGACTCACCTCATGAATGGTTAAATCCAGATACAACATATGTTGAAAAAGTAAGAGCTGTAAACCGAGCAGGCGCATCACCTTGGGCTACTGTTAGTGGTAAAACACAACCAAGACCAATCATTGAAAAGGTTCAA